ATTCTTAAAAATGAAGGGAACCCATGGTTCCCCTCTAACCCCTCCTTATTCCATTCTTAATAATCCTGTCTATATTGTAATTTTGTTTTTTTTGTTCTTTTTGGATTTACTTCTAAAAAATTGTTTTGTTTTCGAAAAAAGGGTTTAAAAACATCTTTTTTTCCTTTATATTATGAAAACGTTGTGCTTTTTTTTAACGTTAATAACACCATCTTTATCGTTAAAAAGTTTTTTAAGGATGAGAGATAAAACTGATATTAATACAGCTATGCAAAAACAGTTTAGTTTGAAGAAAACTTCCTACCCCGAACTTATAACAAAAATAGAAAATCACGAAGTATCTAAAATATACTTTTCTCCGAAATATGACAAAGTTATAACAGAAGATATACAAGACACACATGACGTATTAAATGACTTTACGCTAACAGAAATAATACCTCCGCTAAGTTCTAATCTAATAGAGACGTCTATTAAAAATAAAGTAGAACCCATATTTATAAAACAACAAGATCCTAGTCAAATACAAACAATTGCGTACGACGTATTAAATGGACTAAATAACTTATTCGTTCCCTTTATTTTTATATCATTGGCTATATCGTTCTTTCGCTCATTAATAATGTCAGATGGTAAATCAAACAATCTATTCGGTGGAGGAATGCCAGGAATACCAGGTTCGTTGATTATTGACCTAGAGAAAGACAGAGAACTTATGAAAAAAACAAACATTACACTCTCGAGTTTTGCAGGAAGTCCTGAGATATTTGAAGAGTGCACGGAAGTAGTGTCTTATTTAAAGAATTCGACAATATATGAAAACGCTGGAGCTGAAATTCCACGAGGGATTTTACTGGAAGGACCACCAGGAACTGGAAAAACACTTTTAGCAAAAGCAATCGCTAGCGAAGCTGAAGCTAATTTTATATCGATCACAGCTAGTGAATTTATTGAAGTATTTGTAGGAGCAGGAGCATCTAAGATTAGAAATCTATTCAACGCTGCTCGTGAAAATACACCATGTATTATTTTTATAGACGAAATAGATTCTGTAGGTCGACAACGCGGAGCAGGAATAAATATGGGAAATGATGAAAGAGAACAGACACTAAATCAGCTGCTAGCAGAAATGGATGGGTTCTCAGACAACGAAGGAATACTTATTATGGCAGCAACTAACAGGAAGGATATTTTAGACGCCGCATTATTAAGACCTGGAAGATTCGATAGAATAATTACAGTAGCACTACCTGATAAAAATTCAAGAAGAGATATACTATTAGTTCATTCCAAAAATAAACAGTTAGCAGAAAATGTTAATTTGGAACTGATCGCCGAATTAACAGCAGGATTTTCAGGAGCGCAAATAAAGAATCTATTAAACGAAGCAGCTATTTACGCAGCTAGAAAAGGCGGTATAATTATAACAGAACAGGACATATTAAACGCGTTGGATAAATTAATAGTTGGGCTAATCCGGAAAAACGACACAAGAAGCGACGATTCAAGGAAAAGAATTGCTATACATGAAGCTGGTCATGCTTTATTGTGCAATGAATTTAAAGATTATTTTGAACTTAAAAAAGTCACAATTCAAAGTACATATAACGGAGCTGGGGGGTACACATTATTTAACGAATATCAGAATATAACTGAAAGTGGTCTTTATACTAAAAATCTTCTTAAAAAACGTCTTATAGTAGCAATGGGAGGGAAAGCTGCAGAAACCATATATTATGGAGAAGAATACGTATCTGTTGGCGCAGTTCAAGATCTGAAACAAGCAAACTCAATGGCTCAACGAATGATAGGTAATTATGGAATGGGAAAATTACTAGAAGCTTTTTATAACGAAGACATTGACAGCGAGAGAAATCCGTTTCTTGGACGTAGCATAGGATCTGGGGCAAAGTATTCAGAAAAAACAAAAGAAATTATGGATACGGAATCACTAGAACTCGTTAGAAACGCCTACGACGAAGCAAAGAGAATTTTAAGCGAAAACAAAAATAAAATAGATATTGTAGTTTATAAACTATTGGAACAAAATACATTATACACAAAGGAATTCGATGACCTTTTTTTATAGAACAATTTTCTTAGCTATCCAAGTTCCTAACGTAACCCACATTGCAGTAATGCTGGCGCTCCCATTAACTATAGCCCAACGAAGAGCTTGACAATGAGGCGCAGGAACAATAAATGGACTCATTAAGAAACCGGTAACTGTTAACGGCGCGCAAAACAACACATATAGATGCGAACAAATGTAATGGAGCGCTATCCAGAATAAATATATACCGCAAATCTCAAATGCGGATTTGAGATAAGGAGAAACCTTGCTCTTCAAAGAAGATAATGTGTTAGGCGTTCCTTCCATTTCTGATGTAGTGACGAAATTATATAGGCAAAAGCTTTTGAATCAAATTAATCGCAAAAATAGTAATCAATTTTTTGCGATTAATTTCTACTGTCCGCATGCTAATCGAAATTGTATATCCCATTGTTCAAGAAGCTCATTTTTTATTTCAGGTAACAATGGATGCGATTCCCAAAAATATCGACAAAAAGCCCATTGAAACCCAAATCGTTCTGGATATAAATCAGAATAATTTTTTTTCAAAAACTCACAAATGTTTTTTGGCAACAAATCCTGGTTTGAAGTTGGCAATACATAAGCCAATTGCAAATAAGGAGAAAATGGTCTTTGTATTCCTCTCTCTATAAAATTTGTTTCAAAATGAGGAACGTATTTACATAAATCTGAAAAAAGAGGGGGGTAACTATAATTGTATTTCCAACGCCAATCAGGACATGCGTTTGTATAATATTTATATACCCATTCCAAACCTTCCAAATAGTTTATACAAACATCTTTTATATTGCTGTTATTTAAAAGCGTTTTATAATAACGTTTTTCCCAAGATGACTCTTTTGGATTGATATACTTTTCCTCAGCTCTATAAATAACTGGAGTATTCAATAAAATTTCTTCTTTCTCCAAAGGTGTAGTTTCTAAGTATTTTCTTCTATCTAATTTGTCGCGAACTGAATATTCCGTCAATAAAAACTCATGTTCTCGTTTGGCTACTTCATTTACTAAAATATTAACGTTTCTCCATAATATAGAACCATTGCTCTTAGATATAAGGTAACGATCCGGATAATTTCCAATGCACAATCTATAAATATCTAGCAACCCTTGTATTCCGTGAGTGCGAATATTCATTGATGGGAAATGTGGCAAAAAATCATTTCCTAAAAAAAAGCACAAAAACACATAATCATGAATTCTAATAGGGTCTTGATACTTACATCTCATTTCCGATAATATACTATTTGATAAATGACGAATATCTAAAAAACTCGGCTCGTTGGAATTAGTTACTTCAACTGGCAGAGAACTCTTTAAAAACTCTGGTGTTTCTCGAAATACAAAAATATTTTGACAGTACTTTAGATGAAATATTGAAAGCATTATTAAATCTGCGTCTAACCCATAAACCGCAACATTATTGTTAATTATGTCATTAGTCCGCATATGTTCGTATAATTTATGTTCTCCTTCGCCAGGTTCATTGGAACAAGAAACAATTACATTCTTTAACTTATATTTAGATTCTGAATGTTTGAACGAATAATCAATGCGTTTGGATAATTTGTTCATAAACTCTGTTCCTGGGGTAATAGCTGAAGTATTCCACGAAGAAGATTTCTTACCAATATTCATGCTTTTCATAAACCAAGTTTTATAACGCCTAGTTCTCTGTTGTTCCATTTTAGCAAACGGAGCAACTCCATCAAATGCTATGTATGCTGTATGAGTTGGTTTAATTAACTGAATGTAGAAATTAATTTTATCAATAACGATTCCTATAACAGTTTCTTCAAAATCTTTTGGCGATTCGCATTTACCTTCTTGTATTTCAGATTCTAAACCATAAACCGCGTCGTAGATAATAGAATTGCAGTCCATATACAAATGATGGAACAACAAATTTCTAGTGAAAAAATAATTCAAACTTCGCACTATGTTTGAATAATTCTTAATAATATGAGAAAAATAGCTAGGTATGCCCATTATAACTATAATTAATAACCCAAATTAATTTTAAATCATTTTTATAATTAATAATTTTGCGCTATAGAATTGCAAACATAAGCGAATAATAAATAACCTAGAAACTATTCTCTGACAATAATATAAGAATAGAGTTTAGAAACATGAATATAAATATTATTTCTTTCGCATATTTATTTGTTATATTGTCTCCATTTGTTATTGCATCCTACTTCACACTAACGTCATTTTTTGACCTCGATTTTAAAGGAATAATTTATTTGGCTGGACTAGTATCTGCTTGTTTTTTGGGTGTGTTTTTAGGGAATTCAGGATTGTTATGGTTTGTCCCATATCAAAAACCAAATAATGCAATATGCAACATGATATCGATCAACCAGATAACTGAAATATCAAGATTGCTACCCCTAGGTCCTATTATTCTTGGATATACATTCGCTTATATATGTTACGCAATCGTAAATTACAATTTTATTCATCAAAACGTTAATACTATAATTTTCTTTACTATTTTAATATTATTTGATATAGTTTGGAGAGTAAGAAATTTTTGCAATAGTTTATGGCAGGTTTTGGCGTCGTTATTTATAGGAGGAATAGTTGGATTATTGTGGGCATTTATCGTAAATTCAACAAATGACAAAAAACTGGTTATAATCACTGGAATAAATAACAAAGAAATATGCAGTACTCCAAAACACCCCAAATTCAAATGCACAAAATCAAAAAAAACATTAGAACAAAAGGGAGGATGGGATCAATCGTCGATTCCAAGGGGGCGTCCTAATACGGCACCTACAGCCCAAACTCGGCTTTCACCCCAGAGTAAGACATCTAATTCAGCACTGCCAAGCACACCGAATACATGGCTCTTGAAGGGAGTGGAAAAATAACTTGTTTTATAGTTAAAACTATTCTCTGATGTTAATATAAGAATATAATTTAGAAACATGGATTTAAATATCGTATCTTTTGCATATTTATTTTTACGTTTAGCGCCATTTGTACTTGTATCTTTTTTTTCATTATCGTCAATATTTAACCAAGATTTTAAAGGCGTTGTTTATTTAGTTGGCTTGTTGTTCACATGTTTTATTAATATTCTAGTGGGAAACTTGGTACATTTTCAGCGACCTCCTGAAAACGAACGACACTCTCTATGCAATATGTTATCTCTTAATCAAGGAGAAGATATATCAAATTTGCCTCTAGGTCAAGCAGTTCTTGGATATACTTTTTCTTATTTATTATTTACAATAATATCTTACGGGTACGCCAAGCAGAACATTGCAACATTAATATTCTTTCCGATACTTATAGTTTTTGACATATCATGGAATATTATGCATACTTGTTATACACCTATCCAGCTAATATCATCATTAATTCTTGCTGGGTCGTTGGGAGCATTATGGGCTTATTTAATATCACTAACAGATAGCAAAAATCTACAATACTTTGCAGCGGTAAACAATAAAGAAGTATGTAATGCACCATCCGCGTCAATGTTTCAGTGCAGAGTTTATAAAAACGGAGAACTAATATCTAAAAACATGTCAACGCCTTATTCGAGCAACAAAGACACAGATTATAAAAAATAAATGTGACAAATAACGTTATTATATAGAAATAACGTTATTAATTATTGATCAAAATATTGAATATTATCCCTCATCCACGTTTTAATTGTTGAAATAACTCGGGTTCTGTGCATAGAATTAGCTATGGCGCTAACATTAAATGTTTTATCCTGAAACATTACAAAAAAATTTTGAACAATATTTATAGTATTCGAATTGGCATATTTGTTATTTAATTCTTCGTATGAAAACTGCGAATTGCCGACTCTACTGTTTACATCATTATGAAATTTAAACAACATATTTTTAAGATCATCTTTAGTTTGAATTGCGTTAATATTTATTTTACTCATATATTCAGATGCATGTGTTGCGCATTTTGGGCAAGGAAGATTACTACATATCGATATTATATTGTTTATTAAAACCACCCTTAATGTTAAAAAATGTTCTTCCTTAATTTTATGAGCTAACGTATGAAATAAATACCATGTTGATGCTCCCCATTTTATTTTTTTAGGATCATTCTTGGGAACCACATTTACTTTCTTAACCTCATCAAATGATTGTTGATTATGAATACGTTTTGAAGAAAAAGGCATTAATGATACATTATTTATATTATTAGTTGAATGTATAGGATTAACAAATTGCATAAACATTTATATATTTTATATATATTTTCAAAGTAAAAAAATACTAAATATTCATAAAAAATATAAAAATATCTCTTCTATATATAAATCCCTACATGGAAACTAAAGATCAACTTGTTAAAACCATAAGAGATTGGGTTAAATTAGATAATGACATAAGGAAACTTCAGAAAGAATTAGCGCAACGAAAAGATGACAAAAAGAAAATCTCTTCTACACTAATCGAGGTGATGAAAAAAAACGAAATAGATAATTTCGACATAAATAATGGCCAACTATGTTATTCTAAAAAAAATATTAAGAAACCCATAACCAAGAAGGTTTTATTAGATGTATTATCAAAGTATTATAAAGGAGATACTTTAAAAGCAAATGACGTAAAAGATTTTATATTAGATAATCGTGAAGAAACAGTAAAAGAAACACTGACTCTTAAAACAATTAAGAACACTTCCTAGACCAACCCAAGTTCAGGAATAGACGTTACTCCATTGTGTTTAACGCATTTAGCTATAATTACTGGATTCTGTTTGCCTTCAAGAATATCTTCTGTTTTGTAAACATTATTGTACTTATCAATATAATAGACAATACCACACACTTCTTCTGCGACGACATCCATCTTCTGTATGGAGTTATCAGCTGTCTCATCAGATTGAAAGAAGCCATGAGGCGTTCCCTTTACATGAGTACCACAGAACTCACATTTGGTTTTTCTACGTCTTGTGCATTGTTCTCCATTTGCGCGCTTTGCATTGCACCGATTGCTTATTGGTATAGAATTCTTAATGCGTTTTCTTTTAATCAAATCGTCCTTACCCAAAGTAAGCCGCTCATAATCGTAAACAAACTCCAACAGTTCGTTCACTTTATGTTTATCTTCAAATTCCAACGTGGTAATCTTATTACGAACATCATCCTTAAATGAAGTGACATAAGTTTCTATCTTCTTATTTAAACGTTTTTCCATAATAACCTGTGGTTAATACAATAATAAATACAAAACGTTTAATTCAATTTTTTTAAATTATTAACAAAAACAATATAAAGGATTCGAAAAATTGAATCAAAATTTTCACTCTGGTTAATTGCATCTGAATCAATCAAATTAAAATGGTTAATCTAATTATTAATTACGATAACGTTATCGTGATTAAACCAAAGGATGTCGTAGTGTCGGAAGTATTAAATTACGCAAAATCACTGGAAGGGGTACCATTCAGATGGTACGATTCAGACCTAGATAAGTTTACAGGGGATGACAAGTTTTGGTGCGAAAACTTGCCCGCTCCCTCAGCAGAAGAAATCCGTGAAAATGATAAAAGCATACTATGCAGTGGATTTCCAAATCTATTAAGACGTTTCAGAGGATTAAGTATTCCAGGAACAGGAGACCTTATGAGAGGAAAATACGCTGAAATTTACAAACAATACCCTGGAGGAACAGGCGCATGGTTCGCGCATCTAAATCAGAACAAGCGACTCGAGAAACTAGATATATCGAAAAGGTATCCGAAAGGAACATTACTAATCGCACGATTCAAAAGCAACGAGAAGGACCAAGGACATCTTGCGGTTGTATATGAAGATGCCGACGATTCGAAGACAATAAGTGAACAACTTATTATCCACGCAAGTCCACATGAAGTGGATTATGGAAAAAGACACGAACATAAAAATCATGGCTCAGTGATTATCGAACAGTTTCAGATTTCGGACAAAGTGTGGAGATGGGATAAGATTAGTTACTATAAGTATGTATGTTTACCTGAAAATTGGTTGCTGTTTAATTAATATATTACGAGTCCCATTCTTCGGATCTTATTTTTTTTCCACCGTCATAAGGAATCGCATAGTTATTATTAAGCAACCATTGATTAACATGTAAATTTTCTAAATAAACGTCAGCTAATACTCTGCCGTATTTCTCCACTCCAACATTCTTTAAAGTTACAATTTTATCGAATATCAATCCATGAAGAGCGTCCCTTGATTTAATTGCTAATTTTTTTTCAGTTTCTGTCAACCCTTTAATTTCTGCTGAATCTATTCCTCGTAATCTGACAGAAAACCGATAAATAGGCAAACTACCATTTGTTAATCTTGAAGCAATAGTAATTGTATCACCATCATAAACCTTTATAACTTTACCATATTCTATTGGGGGAACAAACCTTGTTGTATTTTTATAATCTATATTTAACAAGTAAATGTCATTCACTTCTTTAACTGCGGTTCCGTAAGAGTTTTTTGGACAGCAGCCAAACACATCCCGAGAATATTTTAACATATTAAAACAATTCATCCTCCGCAATAACAAGAATGAAAAATAAGAAATTATTTTCATTCAATTTTTCAAGTATATACTAAACCAAGTTTATTTCTCAAACATACTATGTATTTTCTTAAATACATCACTAGCATCAATGCAAGCAAACCGTAAATGCTGCACCGCCATTCGTTTGTCCGAGTTTTGCGAATACGCCAATCGAATTGTACTCTCAGTATTATGTGGATGAAATTTCTTGAAACCACAATAAGTAAGCACTTTTTCTTTAATATAATACTTCTCGTAAAGAATATATTCTAATACTTTCCCTATGGTATAATCTTCATTCTCTAAAATAATATCAAAGGAGTAATCCATAGTAGTTTCGCTATTGTTGATTGGAACGCCATCAGAATCTATCAATTGGATTAACGTTATCATTTTATCATGCAAAACCTTTGCCGCTTTTTGTATTATTTCTCTGTTCTCAAACACTCCAATTGTTTGAACTATAAAATCAAAACTGTCATTTACAAAATGGCGCTGCGCATCAAGTAAGTAAAAGTTCTTCTTTTCAAAATCTATTTCATCTTCAGACAATTTTTCAGAAACTAGTTTATTGTTATGCTCGTCCCAAATACTTTCTACCTTCTTCATATCTGGTGTGTTACCATAAGAGCATTTGGAAACAACATTAAACATACTGTTATCTTTAGCAGTATGAACTGAAAACTCAGCTGTCAACTTAATTTGTTCCCCAGGAATATTTTCTGCTATTTTAGGACGGATTCTTGCAAAATCTATGAACATCTGTGTCTTTGGGTTCGGAGGAAATATGCGGACAGTTTCGCTCTCTGTCAAATAATTCCCATTCACTTTATTGCGAATTCTAAAGTGTTTTGTAGTAACTATAATCATTTCATCAGTTTCGTTCTTTATATCTAAGTCAAGAATATAAGCTCCAGGTAATATTGCCAAATCTTTTTCATGGATAGGAATGCAACTTAAACGTTGCTTTAATATCTCATTATGTAATCTTGTAGTATTTACTTCAATCTTACATTGATTATCATTATATGTTTCAGTATAGAAAGATAGAGTTGGAATATCGGAGAGAATAGTTCTACGAAGAGCATTCGCTAAACTAACGTTTATTCCCGAAATTGTAAACGTATACACATCTCCTACTTCAGAAATATTTGAGAGGTTGGGGTTCATTCTTTATAAAATAAGGACCTATTATTTTATATGTTTTAAAACAATAATGTTGAATCAATTTTTTAATCAGTATAACTAACGAGGATGAATATGAATATGAGTTGAAGCATTATTAGGTTGCTGATGATCCTTAGCAACTGTGTTAAAATGTTGTACTCTATCGTTATCATCATCATCTGCATTGGTTTTGTATGGGTAAAATATGTCATAATATTTGTTATAATATGGTCCATGATATGGACCGTAGTAAGGTCCATAACGGGGACCATAGTACGGGTCATAATATGGATTATAAAACAATCCTGCTTTGGTTGCCTTAAGGTCATCGCAATTACTCACATCAGTCATATGTGTTTTCGATATTTTATCTACATATAAAGTTGGATTTAATACACATGGCAAATAATTCATAGATAAATCATTACACCCTACAAAATTACCAGAACTATCTGATTGAATACACGATATAATAGTGTCCGCGCTATCGAAAGTAATTATCTTAATATTGCTAATTACATTAAAACAAAGATCGTAATGAGAACGGATAAATCTATTTAAATGGTTTAAATTATTCTGCATTCCGTTCATTGTTTTGATTAGATTGTCGCATTTTTGATTTAAGAAATAGTTATCATAAGTTAACGTTTGAAATATGGTTTTTCGGGGATTGGGAATGGATTGCATTTAAATAGATAATTCTATTTATATGATACCTAAACATTATACCATTCTAAATAATATAAGCATTAATGCTTTGTAAAATAATATAGCAAATACTATTTTACAAATCTGAAATAAATTATTGTCTAGAGAACAAAAACACCGCAATTAATATAAAAAACAAGATGAATGGAAACAATACCAAAATCCATGAAACTATTGAATATCCCGATCTGCATATTATGTTTAATAACCATGTCCAAAAAAGTATGTATAATATTTTTATTATGAAAATAAGAGTTACACTGGAAGCTTCGCAATTATAGTTTCCAACGCAGTAAAAATAATCGCCGCCTACATTCTGTATAGACATTATTATTAACGCTACAACAGATAATGCTAAATAAACCATAGCTGGTGTACATAAACTTTTTAATCCAATTAAAGCCATTATATATAAAATATAGAAATTATGCTAAAGGAGAAATAGTATTACTAAATCCGGTTATTTGAACCGACGCAGATGGATTAACTTGAGGGTTACCGTATAATACATCAACACTGGTTTGCGCGCCATCTGAATTGCCAAAGGACATGAAAGGACTGGTTGAAAATGCTGGTCCCAACAAAGAATATCCTCCTTTCATTTTTCTTTTCCTTCCGCCAAATTTAACATCTGGCGCATTTCTTGCGCTATGCATTACTGATGGATCATTAGGGTTATTAACTTGGTCATTTATAGGATAATAGTTGCTAGTTGATAATGACCCGTTAAAACTGGCGCCACCAATCATTGGTCTTTTATTGCATCCACAATCGCCTCCCTTGTATTTACGAATAGATTTTCTAGATCTACGCCTCCTACTTCTACTTTTAATTTTTCTAATTGTTTTTTTATCCTTCGCCATATATATTTTAATGATAAAAAAATATATACCTAAATATGCCGCGTTTATATTATTCGATATCTACATGAGTTAACATATGTCTTCTGCAACAAACATTATTTAAACTCAATTCGTCTAATACTTGGCCTTCTGGAGTTTTCTCTACATTACTTTTTGTTAAATAAATAACCTTCTCTAAATCCATATCTCTAGATAATTTTATTCTGCGAACCTCTTTTTGAAAATACCTATACTTATCAGCCAATACCATACCACATGTAAAACATTTAACTGGAATGATCATTATTCAAAAACAATATATAATATTACTCCATAATCTTTTATATTGTTTCAATTTTTTCCTACTAAAATATTTTCTTATTATAAGAAGAATGTCTAAATATTTAATGGGTTTAATATTGTTAGTTTCCTTGACAATTTTAGCAATATACGTAAACGCCGAACAATATTACATAGAAAATTTAGAAAACGATATTTCGAATTTTAAACCAGGGGACATAAACAATTGGGTCGATGTACAATACCATGATGATCCTAGTACTTTTGAAAGCAAAGACGATAAATCAACTTATGTTTATGATAAACGCGTTGGCCGCATAGTCGAAATGGAAAAACCAAAAGGAATTGCTACTAGTGCGATTTATTATAGACCAGACCAGTATGTATACGGAGCAATGACCTATGTCCCAACATACGAAGACAGTATTTACTTAAGCAAGAATGCAAGTTTTAATTATGCAGAAAGAAATACTTCTTCAGATCTAGGCGGACTCTGTAATTATCATAAAAACGATACTGATGCACTAGAAAACGCTTGCAATAAGTTAGAGCCCACTGTTTGTGCATCAACTACTTGTTGCGCTTTATTAGGAGGATCTAAATGCGTAAGTGGTGACGAAAAAGGTCCAACAATTAAAGCCAATTATGGCGATACTTCTTTGCAAAATCGTGATTATTTTTATTACAGAGGAAAATGCTATGGTAATTGTAAAGATCGTTAACTAATCCTTTGTCATTATTTTATAACCTTTTGTTGTTTTTTTTCTGACAATAGGTTCCTTTATGGTTTTATCAGAATGAATTTTATCATGACATGCTTGGCATAAATGTTCTAAATTAGCTGGGTGGTTTTTATGAAACGACCCAATAAACCCGTTATCATCTGCTTCTTTTTGTTGTTGCAAATGATGAATCTCTTCGGCTTTATTTTCGCCACACCTCTCACATAAAACTGATTTTACCTTTTTCGCATTATAACTTGTAGTCGGACTAGACAACGATCCTTTATTTTCCGGATAATATTTATTACGTAAAGAATACGCTAACTCTATAAAATCGTCTTCTAAGTAAAGTGATTTGCATACTTCCAATCCATAGTTTCTTGGACCAGATCCGTCTCTTAACTTACGATCATATATTAAAGCATCAGATTCTCTATCATATCGAACAGCCATATGCTTTACAGAAACCGTATCAAAAGAAGTAACTTCTTCGTATCTAAGTATTTCGTGGAAATGTGTTGCGAAGATAAACGACGATTCTTTGTCTTTAAGTTCCATCAAACCAGCAACAAATATACTAAGAGCTGACTCTGTTTCTGTTCCTGAGCATAGTTCGTCTCCCAATATCAAACTATTTTTATCTGCCATTTTTAAAATAATTCTCAATTCTGACATTTCTACAGCAAACGTAGATAAACCTTTAAAAATATTATCATTTCCTAATATTCTAGAATAAATTGCGGTATAAGGTTTAAAAACAAACGTAGAACAAGGAACAAACAACCCTGATTGCGCCATTATAATCGATGAGCCGATTGCTCTTATCAAACTTGTTTTACCAACTGCGTTAGTTCCGTACAATAGTATACCTTTATTATTCAATCCTATTTTCACATCATTAGTTACATATATCTCATTTTGCTGCAAATGCTCGATTAAACAGTGTCTTATATCTGTCATGTTTGCGTAAGAGTTTTCTGCAACATTATCAATTTGTGGTCTACAATAATTATACTGCTTAGCCAAATATGCTTTACATTGCAAAACATCTATTTTAGAAATGTACTTAGTTATTTTTTCCAAATCTTCTAGCCATTGTTCTTCTATGTCGTTTAATATTTTCAAATATGCTTCGACTGTTAAACCATTTATAGCGTCTTTTAATTGTAGTATTCTCCTACAAACTTGTGTAAGCTGTGGTATTTCAATATCCATAGTTTGAGCAGAAGCACCTGCGCTTTTGAACTTTACCTCGGATAAAACAAAAACAACATTATTACCTAGATTTACAGAAGAGATTCCATCTCCAATTAATTTGTTTAGAATGGTTTGCATAGTTTTAGAACGTTTATTTGTTATTTGCAACCCTGTTCCCATCTTTTCTGTTTCGTGTATCTTAATATATTCTGTATCCACCGATTTTTCATGTTTCTGCATTAAATTATTTAAATAATTTCGTATGTCCATAAACGTATCAATGCATTTCATATATTCGTCATTAGCTTCGTCCAATTTGTCAGAAACGCCTTTCTTAATAATATTGATGTCAAAATTGCTCATAGAATTTATGCGCTGGCAAGAATCAATTATTAGCTTGTCATTTAAGAAATTGCATATACTCGAACACATGTTATCGATGAATTTACAAGTTGTGCTGTTTCTAATATCATCTGTAAAATCATCGCAAAGATAATCGCAAATATCAGGCATTTCATATAGAACTGTATTCATCTGATTTACGTAATCTACTGTTTTATAAAGCTGCGCTATTGATGATGGATAAATTTTCTTAAGAACTATTTGTCGAGATATTTTTTCTATATCTTTAATCTTTGTCAATAACTTTCGAAACAATTCAACCATAAAATAGTTGTCAGTATCTAGCATCTTAGAAACAATATCGTACTCTTTGTTTAACCATTCTTCATCAAACGTTGGATTTGTTATTTGATATTGAAATTTACGTTTCCCAATAGAAGAACAGCATTTGTTTAGAAAAGTTAATATAGAAGAGTATTGTCCCTTTCCTCTATCTTCAATGGATCCTTCATCTATAATATTTAATTGTAATAGAGTATGATTTGCCAAAATTACTCTATCAGTTGCATTATTAAATAATGGAATTTCTATTTTTCTCACCAGATCAGGATTGTGTTCTCTAATAAAATTTAACAAGTAACAAAACGATTGTGTTGCCATTGTATTATCATTAAATTCACTACATAAATCATATGTCTCTTCGCTATAGAATTGCGTTAATATTTGCTTAATATACCTCTGGTTTTCACAGTTAACTAATACTTGATTTTTTATGTCGCGTGTATCTACTTTATGTATAGAACGAGCAGTTATTCCCGAATACTGTATTATTTTTTGTAAATCATTATCATCAAACGGAGAAATAATAATAACTTCACTTGGCGAATAAACAGAAACATAACGTTCTAGTTCATCAAATGTTGTATTGTTCATCAAAAATGTAGTGCGATTTTCAAATATAGAAGATTTCCCAGTAAATATATTAACAACGGATACTCCAAAAACAATTGTCTCTCTAATTTTTGACATATTATCTGAACTTGATTTTAATAATGGCTTTGATAAATGCATCCAAACACACATTATATTATTTGTTATTTTAGGTGAACTATCCGTATCACAGCATACATAAGTTCCAGGAGAATAAACCTTGTCTAATATTCGATCATACTTACCATCTTTTCTCTTTTCTTTCTCTTGTACGTAGACCACAACAGTATAACCATTATCGGTTAATTTCGGTAAATATTTATCTAGCAAATATGTTTGAAATCCAGCCATAACTACCTGACCATTTTTGTCTGTTACATTTTTTTTGGGGCCGATGTTCATTTGACAAACTTCTGAAAACTCAAGTATCTTATTATCTATATATTCACCTGTTGTTAATGACATAACGCTATATACCTCAAAAAAACTTCCGCATTGCATTAACACCATGCTTTTTTTTCCATATTTTTCTTCATATTCTTTTGAATATCTCAAATAATCAACATGAAGCTTCTCGTCCTCTTCTACTGGTTTTTTCGATTTCGACATTTAGATTCCGGGTTATATATTAACAAGTGGTGTGTTTATATTTTTTAAAAAATTGAATTAAAAAATATACTTGTCTAGTATATAATCACATTAACTACAAAACCAATGATGATGTTAGTAGACGAAGTAACAGATATGAACGAATATGGACATTTTGTTGACATAGACCTTTGTCTGAATCACAAATTAAATGTAGAAACAAACAAACCAAATACCGTTAATGTTAAAAAAGATAACAGTAACTATGTAAAAGGGCGGACAGATAAACCATTCTTAACAAGTATTAACTTGTTTGGCTTTGTTACCGCATCAATTCTATTCTTTAAGATCTGGATTTTATATCCGAGATCTTAAAGTAAATTTTCTAAGCTTATCTTCTTTTTTTGCCAAACAACATAGGACCAACAAAAATATAAGCTAAATATAAAATATAAAATATTACTATGCTCATTATTAACAAATTAAAAAACTTAACAAATAAACAGTAATAACTGTTATCTTCGCTTTTGCAAGTTACTGTGGAACCAAAAAATCCAAACACGCCCGTGCCTCCTATTCCTCCGTTGCCTATTCTTCCTCCTCCTCCTCCTTTGGCCATGTTATATAATAACGCGAGAAAATATTTACTTTGCTCCATTAACGAAATTATAAAGCAAATTTTCTGGGTTATGATTTTCTAAATCCCCGCACATTAAAACAGAGCTCTCATACATTTTTCGCAAAACATCAGTGGGGGCTATTGTCCCTACTTTTATAAGCCCACACTTAATTAAATGTCTCTTAACATCTTCAATTGGAACTTGTTTTAGTAATTGTGCTTTTGTTGATACATTGCTTCTAATTGTTTTATTAGATACGAGGACCGCTACTTTCGGATGAATTTTTGATTTCCCTAATTTATATGTTCTACGAACAGTTTTCTTCCTTTTAAATTTTTTGGGTCTGGAGTTGTCTTTCAGCTGTCGTAATTTTATGGCTGCATTTTTCATTTCGTTTACACGATTCATGCTTTCTGAAATTTTTTTTTCTACAACCTCGTTACGGATATCTGCTTCGCTTTTTTGAGCAACATTAGAGATTCCACCAGAACTAACTAATGGCTGCATTATCTTCTGTGTTTTGTTCATATAATTTCTGTAAGTTGGCAGTTGTCCACCCTTCAAGCAACCATACTGCGGATTTATTGAAGGCATTAATCTGGAATTCAGAACAATCGGTGATTGAGTTACTGCGGGAGAAATAAAGTTGTTAGTAACTTCCTTTATCGGAGAAGATTGTATAGTGTTGCTAAATGTATCAATAGAAGGATGCAATAACAAGGAGTTCATTGGTTGATAGTTTTTAATCGATTTATTTTTATTTATATTACTTGCGACGGTGGTTTCTGTTAAATTTTTCATAAATTTTTGCGCTTCTTCAAAATCTTTATTAAAATTACCTACTTCGCAATCTTCTTTCTTTGGTTCATCTTTCTTTTTGTCAAATAGATTATTATAACGGTCTTCTTGGTGTTGACGTATCATTTTTAGAATAGATTTCTTTTTAAGGGTTTCATTATTCTTTTTATGAGATGGTTGTTTTATCTTAATTCCATCTGTCTTCTCACCCGATCTTTTTTTACGCGTTTTTGAAAAATTAAATAAACCTAAATCTATATTTATTTTCTTTTCACTCATTCTGATTTAATTATATATAATATAATTACATCTATCGAAAAGAATAGCGAACTAATAACTAATATCCTAAAGAGGGGAACCAAGGTTCCCCTCAAACCCCTCCTAACTAAATATCTGTAAAAATAGAAGCGTATATTATTTTTTTTAATAATTCACCGCATGTGTAAAAGCAGAAACATCTATTTATTATCCCCTTCTAACTAAATATGTATAAAACTAGAAGCGTATATTATTTTTTCCTAACTCAGTATGTTTCTAAAATAGAGGTGTCTATATATTATCCCCTTCTAACTAAATATGTATAAAACTAGAGGCGTATATTATTTTTTCCTAACTCAGCATGTATCTAAAATAGAGGTGTCTATATATTATTCCCTACTAAATTACCAATATATTAGGAGGGGTTTGAGGGGAACCTAGGTTCCCCTCATTAGGTATAAAGTCCATAAGGAACCCGATTTTCTTTCTTAATATTCTTATTTTTAATAAATATTTCATAACCCTTATCTAAATCCTCAATAGAAATCTTCTTCTTTATGTCTTTGTCTTTTCCATAAATTCTACGACCATGACAAACCTTAGTGTATGTAAACAATAACTCCATATCTCGACCATATGCTTTAAAATTATCTTTTTTATCAATAAACCATCGTTCTTTAATATGGTCTTCATTTTCAAATGACCACTCTTGATCCAATACTTTCTTTTTAAATATCTTCATCATTTCTATAGAACTATATTCGTCCATAGTAAATCTCCATATAAATCTAGATTGAAGTCCTTTGTTAACTCTAAAAAATGTTTCGTTTAATTCATCCTCATATCCTGCTATAATAACCATAAGATCGTTTTTATGATCACTCAATGCTTCACATAATGTATCTAAGCATTCTTTGGAATAACTATCTTCTCTCTCTCCATTTGCCAATGAATATGCTTCATCAATAAACAACACACCTCCCATACATTCTTCAATTACCTTTCTAGTTTTTATAGCAGTTTGCCCTAAATAACCTCCTATTAAATCGCTCCTTGTTACTTTCTTAAATACATTATTCTTCAATATTCCCATCTTCGAATACATTCTTCCAATTATTTTTGCTATTTCGGTCTTTCCTGTTCCTGGCGGCCCGTATATTGCTGTATGTTTAAAATCACCACTTTCTTTTCCTAAATGCAGATTTTGAATAAAATACATGAGTTGATCAATTATGGATTGTTTCATATTTTCCATACCTATCATGCTATTTAAACTAATTAGTTCAGTTTTAATATTGTGCAGTGATTTTAGATCTATGTTATATTCTGTGTCTGGACGGTATTCATTATTTTCTATTATGTTTATTAGATCATTTAACGACGTTACGATAGTATCGATGTTTTTTTTACAAGTAAACTTTACGTCAATATTGTTTGACGCATCAGGTTTAATCTGCTCTCTTAATAGTAGTTCCACCATAGTTTCGTGTCTCTTTTGCCATAACGTATAAGGGTCAAGTAAAAAATAGGGTTCACTCATTATGTTATAGAATTGTTTGGAATCATCAAACAAGGCACCGTTGTCAGATTGATGAGTAATAATATTAAATGCGCTTCCAATCATATTTTTATCTGATAATTTATTATTGTTAAAATCATCATTTATAATAGATACTAGAAGTGAATAGTCAGTCGAAGAGCAATTTTTTTTCTTATTATACGAATCTAAAACATCAACGAATCGCTTAGACATTTACATATAATAATTCGCTATTTTTATCTATTTTGTTTATTAATATTATTCTACCGTAATTACTATTTGTAAATAACTTAAAAAATTGATCCTAATAATATATTAATTTGGTAATTATAAGAAGTATAATTGACAATGATTGATTGCGGAATGCAGACACTATTGAAACCTGAAGAACCCACAAAAAAAAGGCCAAGAAAGCGTCTAGTCGTGCGAGATTCTGAGTTCATAATTAAAGAATCTGAGCACACACAGGATCTAAAAGCGCTTATTAGAGAAGAAGAAGATATTCAGAAAAAGATAGATGAGATTCATTCAAAGATCACAGAAGAAGAAAAATCTATGCTAGAACATCTGGGCGACTTTACTGAAGAGCCATATAGTATTATTGAATCATACTTTGACGGTCAACATCTCGAACGTCTAGTTCGTCATCAAATAGAATCTTATAATCATTTTGTTAATTATCAAATACAACGCACAATTCAGATGTTTAATCCTGTTGTTATTCATTCTGAAAATGATTACGTTCAAGACAAAGATAAGTATTTTCTGGAAGTGTTTATTTCATTCACCAATTTTAAAATGTATCCACCTCAAATTCACGAAAACAATGGGGCAACTAAAATGATGTTGCCCCAAGAAGCAAAGCTTCGAAATTTTACTTACGCCTCCACCACAGCTGTTGATATTAATATTAAATACGTTGTTCGCAATACTGAAAATATGGAAAATCCGCGAATTATCGAGAAAATGCTACCTAAGATAAACATCGGTAAACTACCTATTATGTTAAAGTCGTCGGTCTGTGTTCTTACCCAAAATAAACACATAAACTCACAATTTACTGGAGAATGTTCCATGGATTCTGGTGGATACTTTATTATTAAGGGTTCCGAGAAAACAGTGCTTGGACAAGAACGTGCAGCAGAGAATCGAGTATATTGCTTTGATGGAAAAAACACAACTAAATGGAACTGGTTCGCTGAAATTAAGTCAGTTCCCGATTTCAAATGTATTTCGCCTAAGCAAATAGAGATGATGATAGCCAGTAAAAACAACGGCTTTGGAAATGGCGTTTTCGTTAACGTTCCTAGAATAAAACAACCGATCGAATTGTATGTATTATTTAGAGCATTGGGTGTGTTAAGCGATAAACAGATTACTGAATACATTATCTTAGATATTGATGACGAAAAACAAGCCGATATATTACATTGTTTGCAAGCATCAATAATTGACGCAAACAAATATATGACTCAAGAGGATGCCTTGCGGCACGTTACGGCTTCGGTTGCTTACACTCCTATAAATCTAGACAAAGAAACAGGAGCCAGAAAGAAGCGTGAATTTGCAATTGAAGTTCTAAGCAATGATCTTTTCCCTCATTGCCAAACTCTCGAACAAAAGCTTTACTTGTTGGGTTATATGGCGAAGAAACTTTTACAAACTAGTTTAGGATGGTTACCTCCAGATGACCGAGATTCTTACATAAACAAACGAATTGAACTAACAGGCACACTTCTGAACAATCTGTTTAGAAATTACTTTAATAAGCTAGTTAAAGAAATGCAAAAGCAAATAGTACGAGAAATTAACAATGGTTCATGGCGGTCAAGCGAGGATTACGAAAACATCATCAATATGACGAACATTTACAAAATCATGAAATCAACCACGATTGAGAACGGAATTAATCGTGCGCTTTCAACTGGTGATTTCAGTATTAAACAATCTAACAGCAGCAAAGTTGGAGTTGCTCAAGTGCTAAACAGATTGACCTACGTTGCCAGTTTAAGTCATCTTAGAAGAATTAACACTCCACTTGAAAAGAGCGGTGAACTTATTGCCCCTCGTAAACTACACAACACAACATGGGGTTTCCTCTGCCCAGCAGAAACTCCGGAGGGTCAGTCAATTGGTGTTGTAAAGAACATTAGCTATCTTGGACACATTACTATTCCAACGAATAGTTCATCTCTATACGAGTACGTAAAACCTTATATATCTTCAGTTAATGATACACCTACCAAGCAACTTAATAATAAAGTGAAAGTATTCGTAAATGGTTGTTGGTTAGGAATAGCGGAAAATCCCGTCGAACTATACAGAGAAATGAAAGAGAAAAAGTACAAGGGCATTATAAATATTTACACGTCCGTAACTTTTGATTTTAAGCTATTAGAGATACGCATATGCAATGATGGTGGACGTCTAACTAGACCTGTCTTGCGTGTTAAGAACAATAAAGCAATCATTGATAAATCAGTAATTGAAAAGATTTCGAGCAAAGAAATTTCATGGAACGATTTGCTTACTAATTGTAAACTTGACGACTCAGTAATCGAATACATTGATCCCGACGAGCAAAACTTCGCAATGATTGCTATGAAATGCAAAGACACTTATCTACAAGATATTGACCAGAAATTTCAGTATACTCATTGTGAGATTCATCCAAGTACTATATTCGGTGTTTTGGCTTCTTGTATTCCTTATCCCGAACACAATCAAGCTCCTCGTAATACCTACCAATGTTTGGGTCCAAACGAATTAGTTTGGTTATCAAACGGCGAGAAAAAAAAGATATGCGATATAATTATAGGCGAAAAAGTATTGTCTTTCAACCCGAACACACTAGATATTACTGAAACGACTGTTGTTAATCATTTTGTAAGACCTAATGAACACGCAATTTATAAATTAAGAACGATTAGTGGTAGAGAAATAGTTGCGACCGAAGATCATAAATTTATGACAAATAAAGGTTGGAAGACAGTAGGTGAAATTAAACAAAACATAAGCGATTATACGATCGGTTGTCATTTTAATTTATCTGACAAAACTTTTAAATTTGTTAATATTGAATCAATAACTGGTGAATCTGATGGATTGGTGGCTGATATTGAAGTAAAGAGCAAAAACCATTCGTTTATTGCAGGAGATGGATTTGCAAGCAGTAATTGCGCTATGGGAAAACAGGCAATTGGAGTTTACGCAACAAACTATGATCAACGCATGGATAAAACTGCATATGTTCTGAATTATCCTAGCAGACCTCTTGTCGACACTCGACTAATGAACTTTATCCAATTGAATAGAATCCCCTCAGGGACGCAAATTCATGTTGCTATTATGACTCATACTGGTTATAATCAAGAAGATAGTGTTCTAGTAAATAAGGGTTCTATCGATCGTGGATTATTCTTGGCTACAATTTACCATACTGAAAAAGACGAGGATAAGAATATCATTCGAGACGAGATCATCAGATGCAAACCAGATCCCCAAAAAACAAAAGGTATCAAATTTGGAAACTACGATAAACTCAATAGTGAAGGGTTCATTCCTGAGAATTCGCTTGTTGAAAATCGCGACGTTATCATTGCTAAGACAATCCCCATTAAGGAGAATCGTAATGATCCTACCAAAACAATCAAGTACGAAGACCAGAGTAAGACATTCAGAACTACTGAAGATACATACATCGATAAGAACTATACAGAACGCAATGGCGATGGATACAATTTCGCCAAGGTACGTGTAAGAACACTCCGTAAGCCCGTATTTGGTGATAAATTCTCGAGTCGTCACGGTCAGAAGGGTACATGCGGAAATATTATACCTGAATGCGATATGCCTTTTACTAAGGAAGGACTTCGTCCAGATATTATTATTAATCCACACGCAATTCCATCTCGTATGACTATTGGTCAGCTCAAAGAAACTATATTGGGAAAGGTCCTGCTTCAACTCGGAATGTTCGGTGACGGAACTAGTTTTGGAAACCTCGACGTGAAGACGATCACTAGAGAATTGCAAAAGCTTGGCTACGAGAGTTACGGAAATGAAATAATGTACAACGGACTTACTGGTGAACAATTAGAGACAAGCATTTATATTGGTCCTGTGTTTTACCAGAGGTTGAAACACATGGTTAATGATAAGCAACATAGTCGGTCAATTGGTCCTATGGTTAATCTTACGCGGCAACCCGCAGAAGGTAGAAGCAGGGATGGTGGTTTCAGAATTGGTGAGATGGAACGTGACGTAATGATAGCTCATGGTATGTCACGTTTCTGTAGGGAGCGTCTATACGACGTTTCAGATAAATACTCTGTTCATGTCTGTAAAAAGTGTGGTATGGTTGCGTCTTTCAACGATGGAACAAATAACCGTATGTATGCAAACGCCGACTTTACTATTCACCTTTGCAAGACATGCGATAACAAGACCGATTTCGCAAAGGTTGACATTCCTTATGCTTATAAACTGATGGCCCAAGAACTTCAGACAATTAATGTTGTTCCAAGAATCATTACTGAGTAAATAAACAGGTTAATAATCTTTAAGATAATCTAATACATGACTAGAAAACATATCAATAAGCTCCTCTCTTTCTTTTTCTAATTTTTCTAATTCGCATAGATTTACTTCTTTCAATATGATTGGTTCTTCAGAAACTTTATCGAATTCTACTACATTTTTAAAATTGTAATATTTATTGCTTTGTTTAGAAATAACTAATGTAGTCATTGTGGAGAAAGCTACAGGAATAGCGCCACTCATGCGGGTTCCCTCAAAATTATTATCATTGGCTGCGTCTGTTAGTAAATAATCTGTCTGTTTTAATAAGCGCATTAAATATCCAGCTGATATATTTTGGTATAAATGAATGTCGCAATTTGCATGTATCCCGAAGATGTTCTCTTCAGATACATACCTTGAAACAATATTAATTATAAATTTTGAATCATTATTGGTTTTTAATCTGTTTATTATAGAAGAATCATATCTATCTATACAACACCCTAAAATCATTAATTCAATAACTGGCTTTTCTTTTAAACTAGAATATTTATCAGTAAAGCCATACAATGGATAACAAGGCAGCGCCCATTTCCTATTGTTGTCTTTGAAAGGTCTGGTTGCTATATATTTACTAATAACGTTGCGCCTTATTTCTACGTCATGATCTATTCTAATAGTTATACTATTAATGTATGGGTCGTCGTCTTTAAAATTTTGATCATCATCGGTCATTAAAAATATACACTCAAACCCGTATTTATGATGGTTGAATGATCGCGCATCAATTACATTAAAATAATAACCTTTAAAATGTTTCTTATAGAATTCTATGTAATGATTATATACATCTGTGCGACAAAATAGCGTTAATTCGTGATTGTATTTCTTACAGAAATGGATTATGTAACCAAACATTTCGTCGTGAAACAAAAATCCATTAAATGCTGCTATTTTCATCTTTTAATAAAAAATAATCTAAATGCCTTTATATTATTTTTAATTCATTCAGACATTATTATAAACAATGCTTATATTGTATTCTCCTATAGTGAATCTATTTTTACGCCAATGTCCGGTTTCAATGCGAAAACGTCTAATTGCGCAAAGGTGTAAACATCTGACTCAGAACTTCAGCGCAATATTTTCTAAATTCAATCGCAGAACTTTCTTTCTCTGTTAAATAATATTTATCCGTAGAAAAAACAATTTGTATTATGTTCGAATTATTAACTTTTTCATGTTTCACAAAATCAAAATAAAGTATACAAAAATCCATTTCCTTGTATTTCTTTTTTAAATATTCTGATAACTCCAACATTTCCTTGTATTTCTCTTTATTAAAAATTTCGTTCCTAAATCTCAACTCATTAAGATAATCCTGGTTTATAAAAATAAAATACTTTTTTTTATTTTCTTTCATAATGCTTCTAAAACGTTCTATTCTTCTCATATATTCATTTACTCCTTCATCAATATTTTTATTGAAATGAGCTAATTGTATACCGTATTTTGTTTTTAAAATAGGAGCTCCATCTTCACCATAAGAAATATTATTGCTTATATCATTCGGTATAAAATCCACAAAATCATTTTCTAAGATGTTTATAATTTTTTTTGGAGTTAATGGTATTACCCAATCAAAAGGTAAAGAATGTTTTCTTAATTTGGCGTTTGTACATATCATAGCCGAATGACACCTATATCCAAACGGTACAACTTCATAATTTTCAACTAGATTAAAACTACTATCAAATTCATGACTAAACATTTATATAATATATATATTATTTTAAAACTTTATTTTGCCGAGTTATATTATCGGTTACAAAGTAACGTTCAAATACACAGACCCTTTTGGGGAAAGGAGTGTATAGCGTTTAGAATATTGAAAGTTGTATAAATTAAAATAACGATTCTATGTTTCTTAACAATGATACTTTATCTTTAATAGTTTGAACATTTATGCGCTTTTTATATTTGGCTGGGTTATCCACAATATTTCTTAACATTTCCATATCGTCCGAGATATTTCCTGATAAAAATATTACGTTATCTGGAAAATAGTCCTTTATATTTCTACATCCCAAATAAATAGGGGTTGTCCCACATAACAATGGATTTGTTATCTTCTCTGAAAAATAATGGTTGGTTTGAAAATTTTCAATGCATATATGAAACTCATAGTTTTCATAAGGTTCTAATTCCGTAAACTTTCCCTTTATTCTATCGTCTTCCAAGTATTCGTAAAATATGCATCCCCGACCATAAATATCTATAGGTAAATTCGTTTCCAATATTTTAGATATTAAATCATGTCTATACTTATGTCCATCCTGCTGATTCTTTTCACTTACCATCATTGAAATTGGCTTATTCTTCAAAGGAACATATTTTAAAGGCACATTGTGCCACATATGTGCAAATCTTTCTATAAACGGTTCCGGTAAATTCATCTTATCTCCTATATAGTATTTACCTATATGTCTTTGAGCATATCTAATAAACTCTTCTGTTAGTCCCAAGAATTGCACAGGTTCAAAAGCAAAACCAATTACATTTTGCTTAGGAACCCGCCGTAAATTCGGCATAGCAGTATTTAAAATAATAGCATGTGTAAAATCGTCTCCATTTGTAAGATATATTTTTTTATCTTTCCCGTAGTTATCTAACATATCCGCTTCGCATAACCTCTCATAAACATTTTTACAGTTTTCTGAAGGGCAGAACGACGAAAATATGCGAACGCGATACATTTATATAATTGGTATAAATATATTTATATTTTTATTATTATAAATATATTATGGATGACAATATGCAAAAAGTAGAAGATAATAGCGAGATTAACGATATTCGCACCGGGGCACAATTCAAAGGAACTACTTTCTCCGGTTATAAGAAAACAGACGTTCGAAAACAACTCATAGATAATATTAAAAATGGTAAATTGGAACCCGCTGCTTATTGGAGTGCAGAATTAATATGCGCAGGACATTATATGGAATTATGGGAAATAATCCTGCATTATACAGGAAAGCATATTCATTTAGGAAACCCTAAAATGGTTATTTATTTGCAAATGAGATTTGAAACATTTAAGAACATTTTAGCACAAGGACAATATTTAAACGAGCTGCAACTTCGCAATCATCCAACTATTAGGAGGATGTTCGCAGAGATTATTAGTACTCTTACTTTATCCCATAGAAAACACAGTTTTGAACCTATTAAAATTAACAAGGAAGAAGAATTCGATATGACACAGATGACTGAAAGATTAAAGGCACCTAGCATGCGCTACGCCGAAGAACTAATCCGAAAAGATGACCCAAAGGAAATTTTCATTGCCATTAACGAATTCTCTTATCAAATATCTCCCGATTCACGTAGCACTATTTCTGCTTGTTATTGGATTGAGTGGGTAGTTGATTTTGACGCAATATGCAAAAAACGAAAACAACCCTGTTTCTGCGAAAGGAGAAGCAGCATTCCCGTTGAGAAAAAATTTCAAAGAGATATTATATGGATACTATGGGATTCTTTATTGAAATGTTGCGAGAACTTAAATAATCCATATATAGAAAAACTTATGAGAGCTATTTTAGATATTTTCTGTATTAGATATACAACTGCTGCTTGCAAAAAACGCAGATATCTTCTTTACTTTGCAGTTGCTCTTTTGACGGAACCCGTTCCCACAAATATTGATCTGATGACCAATAAGCCAATGATACAAAACATAGTTGATAAAATAAATGAGGTTTATAAACAAATAAAGAAGCAAGAATCGAGTCCCAATACAGATTATCTGTTTGCTAACTTACAGAAAGAAAATGCTTTTGAGAAATCTATGAAAAAGATGGATTTAGTAAATTCGGTAGATATATTTAGAAAATAAAGATCTAGTTTTTGTAATTACAAATTATTTGTTTGTTACGTCAAAATTAAATGTTATTAATTTTTAATTAATAACGTATTTATGAAATTTAATTGTTATGACGATTTTAAATACTACTGTATTAACAATACTTACAAATTTAACAATATACTACCATTAATAAACTTATTCAATGATAATGAAGCCGTATTTGTTTATTTTGACACTTCTTCACATATAGAATTCATATTAAAACATTATATATTAACTTTAGGGTGTAAATGGAGTCATACAGTTTTATGTGGTAAAAATAATTATTCTTTTATTAAATCAATTTGTGATAAAATATCCAAAAACATTAAAATTATAAACACCAATTATGAGAACGCAACACTTTTATCAAAAAGTGATTTTATTAATTCAAAAGAGTTTTGGGATCAGTTTGTTGGTGAAACACTACTATTCTACAATGAAAATTACTTACTAGGTGATGAGAATATATATGATTACTTTCAATATAAATTTTCTAGTAGTAATTCTTATATTTTGATAGATAATACATTTAATTTTGGCGATTTTGCATTATTTGATAAAAGATCAGTTATTGAAAATATTAACAATAAACCAATAAATAATAGGTTTATTTCTCATAAACAAAACGATATCCACAATTATTTAGGAATATTTGAACCGTGGTTATGCAAAAACGTTATTATTAATTTTAAAAATAACTACGACAGTAGTAATCTGTTTTTCAATCCAACTCACTACAAAATCTTAAATATTGATTTAATTAAAATGAATAAACATGACTTATTGATTCACTTTAAAAATCACGGTTATTACGAAAAAAGAAAAAGCTTTATATCTGATTTAAACACTCAAAAAATAATTACTGAAAATTTCATTACGGATTATGATTTTATAAGCAGTCATTACCTAGAACTTAATTCTGATCTACATAATTTAAGCCATTTCGAATTAATTAAACACTATTGCGTACATGGAATTAACGAAAATCGTTCTACGCATATAAACGACACTACTATTAATCCATCTCATTATAGATTATTAAATCCTGATTTAAACAATATGGATTTGAAAAAATTAATAGATCATCATAACAATTATGGTAAATACGAAAATAGATTAACACATATTCCAAATTTTGATGATTTAAATCCAATAATTGGTAATTGTGTAATTTTTATAAACCATTGTTCGGAGCTTAGTGGAGCGCCCATTTTTTTATACGATTTTGTTCTATATTTACAAGAAAACAATATGTTTGAAAATATATTGTTGGTTGATGTAACATATAATCAAAAAGTAGTTGAAAAATATTATAACAAATTAAAAATCAAACCTGTTTTTTATTTTCAAAATTACTGTCTCTTAAGAGAACTATTAAATTATTATAATCCTATATTTATCTATTCTAATTCAGCAAATGTTTTAAATGTTTATCCTGACAAATTTCCTAATAAAGATATTATAAAAACAATAATTCATTACCATGAATCCATTGAGCATGTTTTAAATATTAACGATACAATTTTAAAAGATAATAAAATCTTTGTTGTCGCTGAAAATATTCAAAATGACTATAAAAGTAAATATAATCTGTTAAATTTAAAAATTTTTCCTCCGTTCTTAAGTAAAGAAAAGTTAATAGAAATAGACAATTCAATTATTAATAACCGCAACGGTTCCTTAAACAGTATTTTTAGTAATAATCGTATAACATTTGGTATGTGTGGAACACCCGAATATAGAAAAGGATACGATATTTTTATTAAAATTGCTATAAATATGCCAGAACACGATTTTGTTTGGATTGGCGGTGAATATGATTCTACAAACTTACTTTCTAATTTTAAACAAATATGTAATTCTAAAAACCCTTTTAAATTCATAACAAAATTGGACTATTTATTAGTTACTAGTAGAATTGATCCTTGTCCATATGTAATATTAGAAGCGCTTTATCTAAATGTACCATGCATAGTTTTAGATAACAATATTAAATACAATCATACTTTAAACAATAATTATTTTACCATCAAGAACCACAATAATGATTACAAAAACATTGTTAAATATTTGCGAGAAAACATACTTCTAACCAAAAATAAATTCTATGATTCAAAACAATACATACTTCGTAATTTCTCATCGCCAAGAATTTTTACCAATAAAATACGTAAAAACAATATTGTATTAATAGCTGCTCTAAGGATAGAAAGAGAAGAAGATTATGCTTTCTATAAAAATTTGTTAAATTATGTTAAAATAGTAAATAATATGAGAATCGACATTGTTTTAATAATAATGACAGATCATATCTACAATGGAAATCTTTCATTCATAGATTACAACACTCATTCCCTGTTTGGTATAACAAAAACAGAATTTGACATAAATAAGTATGATAAACAATTGGGATTGCCACATGATAAAATAATATTTTGTCCTAATAAAGGTTATGACGTAGGACCATTATTAATTGGACTTAAATATTGCGAAAAAATGAATTACGCTTATGTAATGCATATTCATTCAAAAAATAACAAAATATGGAGACACGAATTATTAAAGATTTGTAATTATGATATTAAAATTATGAATTGCGACACAATTATTTGCAATGCTTTTTTAGGAACCTATAGTTCTGAAGATTATAATTCAAAAATAATAAATTATTACAATAAACTCTTCCCTACAAATAAAATTAAAGAATGGCAGTATAATGCAGGGAAAATGTTTTCTACCAGGTTTTCGTATCTAACCCCTTTAATTAATAATTTTAATAAAATATACGATATGTTAACGGACATCAATAAAAACGATATTTTTTGGCAAAAGATGATGTTGAATAATGAGTATTTTCAAAAGCAATACGATTATTATAAAACCAATATTTTAAATATTCCAATTAGCGATAATGCACAAGAGGTTTTTATTAAAACGAAATCTAAAAATTTCTTTGAACTTAGCAGTCATGGCGTTAAAGGTCTACCTGATTGTCAGATTGAACACGCAATCGAGAGATACATTGGATTATTAACTATTTATAATAAAAACGTGGTAAAAGTTTAGAAAAAAATTACAAAATTTAATTATTTATTTAGTTAAAAAATTAAACAAAATGTCTTGTTTAATAATATAATATGATATACATAAATATAAACAAGGTAACCAATTTTAACAAATTTAATTTATGGTTACATCATTATAAAAACAATTTACGAATAGATTATGTTCTTTATTTAGACATCATTAACAATAATGATAATAATTCTGATATTAATAGTATTGTCAATGCTAATCCGGATAAAATTAAAAATACTATACCAACAAACGGTATATTGTTAACAGAAAATGATTTTTTATTTTCTTATTGTAAAAATAATGATGACGTCATGGATTTGTCGTACAACATTAACGATGAAGTTTTCAAACAATCCATATTAATAGGAAAAGTTTTTCAAGTTCCTACTAAAAAAAAAACATATACAACATTTGAGATACCAGATTTTATTATATATAAACATTCTGATCATACTAATTATACATTAGATGGTATAAAAATAAACAACGGTGACAATATTTCTGACAATATAGTTTGTTTAAGTTTAGAATCATCACGAGTGGCTTTTGAAAACGAATATTATGAAACAAATATTTTATTTCAAAACGATACCAGTCAAATCGTTTCTAAAAACTTTTATAGCACATATGCTCATAATGTTTATACAAACAAGGAAAAAAAATACGCAATTATATGGCACGCTAAATGCGGTTGTTCTTCAATTAAAGAATTATTTTGTTTTGTAAACAATATTAATAATCATCAGGATCTCTTACATAATTTTAAAAAATATAGATACAATAATTATTTGCAGAACATAGACATAATATCATTTGTTAGGAACCCATATCATAGGTTTATTTCATGTTATTTCAATAAACACGTAGATAAATGCCATGAATGTTATTTAACGATTCCTAACTATATTAATTACTTAAGTGAATACAAGGACGACACATTATTAAATTTTGCAAAATATTCCAAAAATACAATAATAGATGAACATACTGAAAAAATATGTAATTTCTACTACAATAAATACAATTTAAAATACAAACTTTATAAAATAGAAGATGGAATAAACCATGTCCTTTCAAATTTTTTAAAAAATTATCATGACAGAGATACCGAAATTAATATTTTAATAACCAACCAAACTAGCAAAGCATTTACTAATAACGGTGTTGCGAACAAAAATTTTAAAAATTATAAAGCGATTGATTGGTTGAAATATAAATCTGAAAATTATAATCAATTCCCGAATTATGCCGACATTTTAGATGACGAATTAAAAAATGTATTATTTGAAATCTATGAGAACGATTTTATTACATTGCAATATGACCACGACGTTACGTTAATTGAAAACCGAGATACAGATTATCGCGTAATTTTTTTAAAATTGTTTGATGATTTATATCCAGAGTTTGATTGGATGATGTATGTAAAAATAAATAAAGATTTAAACAACCTTGATGAGTATTCGGCAAAAAACCACTATTACAGACATGGTTGCGATGAAAATAGAAAAATTGCATAAAACAAACAGTTATAATTTACACACCTTTGTAAAAGTGTATTTTTCATGGACGTAACATCATAATGTTTCTATAAAACTTTTGCACATTAAAATCTTTTATCGGATGATATAAATTAACTTTGTCTATATCTTCTATTGTATAATTTCTCCTATCCACAATGTTTTTAAATTCTTCTGGACAGTGGTATACTAAACTATTTGTTCTGCATATAGTAGGAAACAACGCCTCTAAGAAATACAACGTTTTATTTTCTGTTGCGTAATCACTAATTTTGCTCAATAATAACTTAGATACCCTTATTGCACAACACATACATAAATAGTATGGCGGCGTAGTATTAATGTTTATTCTATGCCAGTGCCATTTATCCTTGACACCAGTTTTATTTTCTCCGTGTCTATTACTTATTAAATCCCCATCTAAATATTTTAAATCCATATTTAAAAGCGTATTTTCATCATAAATAAAAACATCATCTTCTAAAAACCAAACGTTATCATATTTTGTATTTATATTTGAAAAATAATAAACTGCTTTATCCCAACCACTTATTTCTTTCTTAACCATAAAATTCATATCTATAAACCCGTTTTCTTTGCATTCTTCATTCTTTATCTGAATAATATTAATTTTTGAATCTTTATAAATTTCTTTATAATCTACACTATTGTCGTCTACTATCAAATATACGTCATAACTTTCTATTTTATTCAAAAATTCTAACCAGACATCACTTGGTGTAAGACAAATAACACACAAACAGTTATTGCTCTTGGGAAAAGTAAACAACTTTTGTTTATAGTATTCATCGATTTCTAAACCACTATTTTCGAAATCATTTCTATAATGCGTAGATTTATCATATTCAGTTTGATATTTAATGCAATACCCCAACTCATCATTATAATCCCCTTTTTTCCACCTAGTTGTACCATCTTTGGTTCTAACAGAATACATAACATAAGGAAATTCTTTAACAATATGTTCTACATTATTTTGTTGCAAATGAAACTTAATAAGTTGTTCTAAATTCCAATCTAGTTTAGTTGCCATCTTATGATAATAAGAATTAGATCTTAGACAAAAATTATTAAATATGTTTAAATAATCACACACTGTATTTTTTGATAACACAACATGTCTATCAGTATAACCTCCGTATTTTTCACAATCCGGAATCCATATAAAATTCTTGTTCAGTAGTTCAACCTTTGGGTGAGGTAACTGATATATGTAATCACTTCTCGTTATAATAAATCTATCATATTCAGAAATAAGATCATTTTCTATTAATTTTTTCAGTAAGAACCATCTAAAAAATATTAAAATTCCTGCTGACCCTGGGTGTTGATTGTTGGGATTAACAACGCCTCCCCAAAATTGATCACCCAATTTTAAAAATTCCCTCCAATGCAGAGACCGTTTGTAGGTATTAACATCGTTCTGAAGTATAAAGTTATCATTATTGCTCTTTTTTATTCCGTAAACTTTACCTTTGTATTGTGGGTTAGCAAAATTGGAAGTGTGGAAAACTATCTCATCGTCGTTTAAATTATCAAAATCAATGCTCTCTGCGGAGTTATATTCACCGTGGTAAGTGATGTTATCACTTGATTGATTGGGCGCTGATATTTTTCCATAAAGAGCATTTGTGTTTCCTAATTTTTCGTATTTATTCGTTCGTATTTTAATTATTTCTTCATACGCTTTATCGAACGCTTCTCCAAAATCTTTTGGTTCATCATATAAGAACCTATGTTTCGCTAATTTGTAATAAGGGTTATCATAATTATAAGTTGGAGTTACTCCGATACATACACACAAATCAGCATTTAGTTCTTCTATTACATTTTTCTTAAAACTATCGAAAGTTAATTCCGAAGCTCTAGTTTCTGACAAAACTATAACTAAAGTTTTCATAACTTTATATGTTATATAATATAATTTATATATTATATAAAAATTTTACAGCCGTTAAAACATGGATCCAAATGCCCCTCCTAAAACACTATTTGCTGCCATTGGGCCACTCAATAGACCATCGCCACCGCTCCCACCTCGGCTCGGCATCATATGATCATACACATCCGACATCCCGGTTTGGCGTGTTGTTGCTACTGGCGCAGGTGGAAATAATCCTCCTTGTGACCCAGCATTGTCCAAATAATCTGCTTGGCTGTGCGAATGCTTAGACAATGGTTGGCTAACCCTTACCCCATTCCTAATAGTGTCCTTCTTATCTTTAGAATCCGTGCCGTTCCATAATTCATACACACGATCAACCAAAATATTTACCTTAATTCCTAATTTCGTTTGAATGCTCAATACAATTATCAAAAACGCTAAAATAACATTGGTTAGCAATAAATTCTCATATTTAAACCCGCTGTAAGTTGGGAAATATGTTATAATTCTATGTATAACAATAATACCACAGAACATAACAACTAGTTGTATGAAAATTTCAACTAAAAGTTCCAATGCGGATTTATCAGGGTCAGCTTCAGGAATAAATCTCTGAATTGTTTTATTCAAAATTACAACTGGAATAACACCCATAAGAGAATATTGCACGACATTTAATACTTCTGCCTTTCCTTCTTCTGTTGTCGAAAACACATGAGATAAAAATGTTTTTTTATTTAGATCTTTAACCTCGTTCAATATTTCCATTGATGTTTTCTATTGTATAGAAATTAAATAGAAAATAAAACTCTCTAAATGTTGCTAATCATATCTTTTATCATTGGAAATATTGGTTCAATTACTTTCGCACATTCTAGTGCAACCTCTTGATGTTCCTTCTGCGTTCCATTAGATGACCTTAATTGTATATAATGAACCCACGAACGAAGCGTTCCATTCATATATAATCTTGACGTCGTCATTCCCTCTGGCAAAACTGCCCTTGCTTGTTCTTTCGCAATACCTTTTCCTATAGCCCAGCTATAAGCAAAATTGGTTATCTGAGATACTCTTTCCTGCATATCCTCCCATTCATCTTTAATTTTCGGATCATCTGTTTCTACACTATTCTGTCTATTCTTGCTGTCTTGCATGCGCGCATCTCTTGTTACTACTCCCAAATCCGCCACTGCATAACGCTGAGAAAACTCTTGGAAAGAAAACGATCTATGTCTCAATATTTGTCGAGCTATATCTCTAGTCGTCTCTATTTCTAAACATATACTCACCATTTCTAATGGTGACCAATGATTATTAGATATTAAATACTTAATTAATTTTTCATTGGTTTCAGTATTTTTTTGGTTTGCCGGATTAGAAACTCGCGCACAATAAGCAACTAGATCTTGTAAACTCTGATCTTTTTCTGATTTAGAATAACTGATTAATGTAACCTTCATTATTATATTTAGTATAATCTATTTTTTAAATTGAAATTCTGTAGTTTATATTTTTACGTTTATAATTATTTAGAGATATCGCGAATAATAGTATATTCGATAATGAGCAAATCAAATGCTTCTGCTAAAAACCGTCGCGCCTATGGAGGAAATCCGCCCCCTGTTCCAAGTTCTGCTCCTCAACAAACGCCCACCCAACAACAGCAGCAACCTGCTAACGGGTTTACCCTTCAACAAGTTATTGCCGTAATTGATCGCCGCCTAATGAACCTCGAATCATTTGTAAGCGAAAATAAAGATTTAACAGGAAGAGAGTCATCGAGAAACGTTCGATTTGAAACTGCTCCTCAACAAGATAATTCTATTCAAGAAGTTCTAGATGAATACAACAATCGGTTTAACATGCTTGCTGAGGAAATTGTTGAATTGAAAGATATTGTCCTTAAACTTCAATCATACACAATGGATGTAAATAAAACTTTGCTTGAAGAAAGAATTCACATCCTTTCAGATTTAGGAACAAATAGCGTTGAAAACGAACCTCAATTATTCGAAATTAGCAACAATACAGAACCAGAAACTGTAAATACAACTGCCAATGTAGAATTGCAAAATTTAGAATAAATTTGTTTTAAATAAAAAATATAGAAGCATATTGTAATAAACATACAACATGGACACTAAAGAAGAAACTGAGTTAACCAATAAAATAAATAAATTAACCGACAAGTTTTACTCTGTAAATAAGAAGAACATATTATTTAAAAACAGTCAAAAAAAAGAATGCGCCAACACTATCGTTGAATCTATTGGAATCGACGGGCTTCTTAAAAGAACTTTTTTTATATTTCCTAATACAAATCGAGTATTTTTAGATTATCCTGTATTTAAAAGTTATGCTACACCAGATAATTACAGGCATATTGTTAATTATATTGTTACTCTATTTTCACATTGTATTAATCTATATGGAAGTTTTGAAGCACATGTTAATCTGCAAGGATTTACATTGTCTGCTGCAGAAAGATACAAGGAATTTTTGCACCTTTACATAAATATCTGCATGGCTGGCTATTGTGAATTTTCAGATAAAATAGATAAAATGTATATTTACAATACACCAAATACATTTCAAAGTATCTCCAAGATTTTGATGCCTCTTGTTGACAATGTGGTTAAAAACAAAATCGTCATATATGATAAGCATAGTAGTGATATTTTGATATCTAATCTATCCAAGAAATAACTTACTTGAAAAATTGATTAAACGATTCGCATTATAATAAAGAATAAACTCGATTATTATAATGAACGTTGTTCTAAGTTCTCCCGCAAAAGCCGATACTTTCTCTGCTATGTTTCAGCATATGAAAGCTTTCGCTGAAAATGTGAATGTTATGTTTGAAAAGGATTATATGTATCTTCAATCCATGGATTCTTCTCATGTTTCGGTATTTGAATATAATTTGCCCAGCGGATGGTTCGACAAATACGAGCACACACATGGTTCTGCTATTCCACTCGGTCTAAACTCTACGCTATTGTTTAAGATTTTAAATACCCGGGATAAAAGCCAGACAATTACTCTGGTCTTCGATCCTGAAAACAATGATAAATTGTATATTAGTTTTACTTCAGAGAGCAAGACAGTATTTGATAAACATTTCGAATTACCTTTGATGGACTTGGAATACGAGTTGATGCAGATCCCTGTTATGGAATGCGATGCTGAATTCTCTATTCCTTCTGGGAATTTCGCTAACCTAGTGGGACAGCTAAAAATGTTTGGTGATACAATGGATATCGAATGTTCAGAAGAAAAGATTGAGTTGAATTCTTTGAGCGAGGGACTAGGTAAGATGAGTGTAAATATTAATATTGAAGATTTGGATTCTTATGCAATTAATGAGGGTGAAGTTATGAAGTTATCATTTAGTTTGGCAATGTTGAATAATATTTGCGCGTACCATAAGGTTGCGAAAGAAATGGAGATTAAGTTGATAAAGAATTTTCCGATGAAGATTATTTATTCGTTAGGAGTTGAGAATGCAATGATGACGTTTTATTTGGCGCCGAAGATTAATGATGATTAAATTTAAGAGAACCTAAAAGCTTTGCTAAAAAATTATTAATGTTTTCGGCTCTTTCTGCGCTTTGTATTTTTATTTTTGCGAGTATTCTTTCCGCCTAAAAGTCCTCTATTTAAAAGATCTTTCTCGAATTGTTCAGGATCTCTCCAAGGTTTAATCCCCCACTTCCATTTTGGAAACCCTTCTACTACTTGTACTTCACCTAAATTTGCTGTTAATCTTCTTAACTTGCTACGAATACCTTTTAAAAGTTCAGTACTGACATCAAGTCCTAATCCTTTATTTTCTGTTTTATCATTAATTACTACTTTAAGGGCTTCTAACCCTTCTCTAAATTGCTGTCTTAAACTTCTATTTGCATTCAAAAAATTTGTTATAGCAAGAATAGTTTCTTTATGTAAATTTTCTGGGTTTCCAATGTACCCTTCTTTCATTGTTTCAATAATACCCCTCCCAAAAGTACTTGCTTTATGGGATAGACCTGATGGTTCTTTTAGAAGATCTTTATAAAGACCAATTGACCCTCTATTTTCGTACCATTTTTCTGCGCCATATGACCTTATATCTTTTTGAGCATAGGTTAGTAAACCTTTATACTTATCGTTGTTTTCAAGTTGTTTATCCTTAATCAATCTGGCTATCTGTGCAGCAGCTGGCCAATCCATAGAAAATTTATTTATCAAACTTTTATCATTAGTTATTTTGTTAAAAGCTCTTTTAATTTCTTCATCCTTAACAATTGCTCCAAAAACTACTTCGGACAAATTAGAGACACTTTGACGATTTAATAGTGGGGCATCTTTAGAATCGTTAGACAAAACTTCTATATTTTCAACACTCGCTGGTAATACTTTTAAAATTTCCCCAAAATCTGGGTCATTGTATAAAACAATTTTAACATTTACGCCTTTGACGGTGGATTTTCCGATTGCTGCTTCTGCACTTTCTGCTTCCAATCTTGCTGCTTCCGATCTTTCTGCTTCCAATCTTTCTGCTTCCAATCTTTCTGCTTCCAATCTTTCTGCTTTCAATCTTGCTGCCACATTTTCTCTTATTTTTGCTTCTTCTGCTTTTGTTTCATCATTATCTAAAGGATTTACAACACGTCTGGGTCCCATACCTATCAATGAACTGCCATACTCCACCCAAGTTCTTTCTCCTCTATTTTTCATAGACATTTTATATATAATATACAAATAAAATAATTAACTATTCGTTTATAAAATATCTAAAACAAACACCATAAATATATAAATGACATTTTACATAAATATATTAATATTCTTAATCATTCTATTTTTATACATCCATATCGTCCATCAATATAAACGTAGCGAAGATTTAGAAATATATGAGATGGACTATTCTACCAACGAACACCTCCAGGAAGTATGTGAAATTAAGCAACCTGTCCTCTTTGAATATAAATCTCTAAATCCAGATTTTTTCAATAAAGTAACTTACGAAACCCTGTGTGAAAACCATTATTCTAAGATCGATATTAAAGTTAAAGATATTAATGATTACTGGGCAACCGATGACGCAATCGACTACGTAGTCCTGCCTTTCCAAACTGCAACCAATCTAATGCGAACAGATTCTGCCTCCAAATATTTCACTGAAAACAACGATGATTTCCTAGAAGAATCTGGTCTTCTCAAGATATTGCAGTCCAACGACACAAACATTAAGCCCGGGTTTACTGCAACGTCGAAATACGATATTTGTACTGGATCGAAAAATACTGTTACACCCCTACGTTACCATACACATTATCGACAATACCTTTGTGTTAACACAGGAAAAATTAGCGTAAAAATGACTCCTTGGAAAAGTACGAAATATTTATATCAAAATAAAGATTTCGAAAACTATGAGTTCCGATCGCCTATCAATGTATGGAAACCCCAGAAAAAATATTCTCATGAAATGGATAAAATAAAATTCTTAGAATTTGAAGTATTGGAAGGGAATATGCTGTTTATCCCCCCTTACTGGTGGTATAGCATTAAATATACATCGGAAAATGATTCTTTAGTTTGTGGGTTCACATATAGCTCAATGATGAATTGCTTAGCAAATTCCCCTGATATAGCGAAATACTACTTACAACAACATAATATTAAGAAACGTATTACAAAAACATTGGAGATTAGTGAGAAAATAACGGAAGAACAGAAAGAGGATCAAGTTGAAGCTGGTGAAAACGCATCCAAAGAACCGAAAGTAAAACAATTACAAGATATAATCGCCTAGGCCTCTGTAATGGCATTCTTATCAACAATAACCTCTTTCAAAACATTACGCATTATCTTATCTAGATGCTTTTTCTCTTCTTCGTCAGAATAACCTCCTAATGAACTCAATGATATTTTCATGAATTCATTATTCTCAGGAGTATCCAGCTTTACATAATCTGGGTTCTCTGCTTGCCAAGCAGGTAATTGCTCTAAGTTTTTTCTAGCTATTCTATTTACGATTTTCTTTAACTTAGTTTTCTCAGCGGTGTCCATTTCCCAGCTATCCTGATTTTTAATATATATTGTTTCGCGTTTATAATCTGTACAATGGAGAGGGCGTTCATAAACATCTAATTCTTTTAATTTATTAATAAATATTCTAGAAATGCCGAGAACATACCCTAATTTACCAGTAGCTTCTAGGTCTCCAACATTCAGTTTTAATGAATCTACAAAATCCGTTATACTTATTGCGTCTTTACATTGTTCGTTCAAAAATACGTTAAGATTAAAATGATTATGATTTGTAGTATTGTTGTTTGTGGTATTATTTTGTATTAAGGTCGTGCTGGTTTTCGTCGACATCTCCACAATCGCCTTGGACTGCTCTTTTATTGCTTCTTTTAATTCTTTAGATTGCTCTTTAAGAACATCTTTTAATTCTTTGTTTTCTTTCATTAATTCTTTAACTAATTCAAATGCTAAGTTGATGTCGTTTTTTTCTACAGAAGCAGTTACAGTATTATTCGGTTTATTATAAGCTAAACATGTTTTTTTATGTCTACATAGAGCCATCCTATATGAGAACGATTCATCGCAATTTGTACATTCGTATGGCTTCGTTGGTGTTGTTGGGATATTAGTTACATTTGTTACTAATTGTGTTACATTTCGTTTATGTTTATTTGTTTGTTCGTGTTTTATAAAATCTTTTTTGTTATTAGTTACGTAGTCACAAGTTTCACAAAAATATTCTTTTTTAATAGTGGTAAGGGGATTTTTAAGGGACATTTATAAACTTCTGTTACAAAAAAAATCCCTAAATATTCCGCAGTAAAACTATGTAAAAATTATGCAGCCATTTTTTAATTGTTTTTCTTGTTTTTACAGCATCTTCGAGTAAAATGACTTTTTATATAAATTTCTCAGACACAAAATAAAAATTAGACAAAAATAAATGTCCAAAAAAAAAATCGATCCCGATTTTCTTACATCGATCTTCATCGATTTACATACTTTTACAAAAAATACTTAATACCTTAAATTTTCATCGGTGTAAAAGACATAAAAATAAAATACTTTATTACTATAGATGAGGATAATTAATTTTTTATTATTATGTTTCGGAGGTATAGTTAGGTCTAGAAATTTAGAGGAGTTTTCTGGAAGACCTGTTGGTTCAATGAATTATGGAAACAGTTATTATAGTAAATCTGGTGTAGAATTAAAAAGTAGCAGTGGGGGGTATTCATATATTGGATCCGGTCCCAAGCATGGATCAGTGTCTATTCATGGTTCAGGATCAAATCATGGTTCAGGTTCCAGTTATGGCTCTGCTAATATCCATGGCTCTGGATCAAAAACAAGTAATCATAAATACATGTCCACTCATGTATTAAGGGCTTATGGATCTGGTTCACAAGGATCTGGTTCCCAAGGATCTGGTTCACAAGGATACGGTTCATCAAAGTATAGCCACAGCGGGTCTCACTATGGTCTATTCTCACCCACTATGGAACCAACTGAAGAACTCCCTCCTATATATCAACCACCAAGTCCCACTTATCGCCCTACATCGACAATGAAAATACCCAATATACCCATTACATTCAAGACATCGGATGACATAACCGTTCCAAATATGCATTTAACATTTCAAATAAAACAAGGAGCAAATGGATGGTCGAGTTACCCGGATTCTACATCTCTCAACTCTGCAGTATCAACAATATTAGGACTTGATGAAAAATACATTACTAATATGCGCTTTAAAACAAACATGCGTCGTTTATTATTATCATCATTTGAGTTTTCTTACAATATAACAACTCCTCCTATTTCTAGTGATCCAGTTATAGTTAAATTAACATATTACAATATATCTTATAAATTAAAAAGCGCGGTTTCAAAAGGTGTTTTTACGGATTACCTTAGAAAACAGGGCTATGCCATAAACGTGACAACCATTGAAATAAGTGAATACAATTTAGTTAATCAACCGGAAACTAATGCAATAGAATCTAAGGGAAGCGCAAACGAAATATCGACATCATTTTATATTTATGTAAGCATTATATCATTGACAATGACCGGATTATTGGCAAGTGGGTGTTATTTTATTTATAAAAGAAAATTAACAAACAAAATAGCCACTGAAGCAAGGTGCGTTGATTCTATACCTAATCCAATAAATAGTCAAATAAAAATTAATCAGAAGTATAATACACATTCCTGAGTCCATATTTTTCCATACATTTATTTAAAAAGCATTCGCATTTAGCGCATGGTTTCGAATTAATAAACTGATCGCACTTATCACCGCGACCGAATCGCATAACATACATATCTGCGTCCTTTAATTTACTATAATTTCCCAATACCCGAATTACATTTTCTTCGGCATGTATATTTCTTGCTTCTCTTATGTATGTATTATTAAATGTTTTATTACATACACTTCTATAACCCACTCGATTAGTTGCTTCAGCAATAATTTTACCTCGCGATACAATAACAGCAACATGCAATATATTATTAGCGTTTCTCAATTTTGTTGTTTTAGGATCATCCATAAACTTATCTAGTATTTCGGAGATTTGGGAATTAGGCATGCATAGTATATTACAATGGTTTTAATCACTTTTATAAAAAAATTTATTTTGCGTTTATATTGTATAATGACAAAGGCAGTTCGAGAAATTATAATATCAGCAGTTATATTGTTAATCCTTGATGGGATTTATCTTTACATTACACAGAAAGCATTTTCGGATCAAATAACAAACATTCAACGCGTTATTATGCAGATTAAAATAATAGGCGTTGTCGCATGCTATGCGTTATTAATTGGTGGACTTAACTTTTTCATTATTCAACGTAATCGATCAATAACAGAGGCATTTTTATTTGGTTTAGTAATTTATGGAGTATATGATAGCACAAATTACGCCACATTAAAAAAATGGTCAGTTGAACTAGCTCTTATGGATACATTATGGGGCGCGTCATTGATGGCATTAACAACGCATTTAACATACATGTTGGCGTAAAAATTGAAATAACTAATAAGAATAATGGCAATAACAAATTAACAATGGGTTGCTTTAGTTGGATTGCGCAAGATACCAATGAACCAATTTATATGGATGGTTATCAAAAGCCAGGATATGAACAACGAACATATTACATGTGGGATAATAAAGGTAATTCATGGAAAGAACCAAAATATGAAGGATACGGAATGTTTGGTGGTAAAGATTACTACATTCTTCTAGCCGAAATGAACATTGTTTATGGCAATAACATCACTGATGAACAAAAAAGAACAGATGGAATCAATATAGAGTTTAGTGATAATCACGATGGTGTAGTATTTCCAAATCTTACCGAGACCTCCATTTGGAAATGGAAAAATAAAAAACCGGATCAACACAGTAACCAAGGACGTTATGAAGGGGTTGATGATGAGTAAAACAAACTGCATTATCAAGAGGAAACCAATGAATATTTTATAGATTTTTCAGAAACAAAAATTATTATTATGAAAAACACTAAGTATTTTTAATTCCACGAAAACAGGAGGGTCGCAAGGGTAAGAAGCCACTCTATGACTTCAATCTTATGACAATTGCGTAATTTAGGAACATGGGTCCCTTCTATTTTATTTTGATATCTGCAAAGAATTAACTAGTAGAGAGGAGGGGTCGCAGGGGAACCTGGGTTCCCTGCTATTATTTTGATATCTGCAAAGAATTAACTAATAGAGAGGAGGGGTCGCAGGGGAACCTGGGTTCCCTGCTATTATTTGGATATCTGCAAAGAATTAACTAGTAGAGAGGATGGTTCCCTTCCGCCATACTTAACACAAAAGTCATTTATTGATAACTGTTGAATTGAACAGTTACCAATCATTTTTTCTTGAAGCTCCGTTGATTGCTCGTCGGGTTCTAAACCCCAAGAATTATAAAACGCATCTAGCAAATCATCATCTGGAAACTCTACCTCCGTTTTCTCATGATTTAAAGAACCACCAAAGTCCCGTATTCTGTAAAGCCATACAGGAGACCTACAAGCAAAGTATAACCAATGGTACCGTAGAGAATTTTTATAATCGTCGCAACTAGTTTCAAATAATTTATTGTATTCCCTACGAACACTATGTTTGCATACCAAGTTTAGATAATGACGTGTTTTTTCCTTTTGAGGCAAGACCATCTTATATTGGACAAGATCCTCCTTTTTAAATGCAATGACAAAGTTAAACTTAGAAGGTGGATGTACTGTGCGTGGGAAATCCTTAACATTATAATAAACTTCCACAAAATCGCAGATTTGGTACTTTCTTGACGATAGAGTTAGAATAATCGACCCAACTGAGCATTCATCTACAAGACCCTGAGTAAACAACTTTTTTTCTAGATCGGGATTATCCGATTTATAATAGCTCTCATAGATATTGGATAAATACGTGAATGTCTCATTTTCAAAGCCACTGTAGTAAAGTTCGTAAGCCCAAAAGAGCGCTTCTTTGGAGTTACGTTCTAAAAGCGACAACAACAGAGATTGTTTTACGTCGCTTTGAGGATAAAGGTATCTAGTAAAGACAAGTTGGTCCATTTTGGATTTGTTTTTTGATTATAAATAAACTCACAAAAACAAATCAATTTTTCAAGAAGTTATTCATCTTTGTCGGAATGGTCGTGAACAAACCGTTTATAAAACGACTTGTATGTATTCTGCAACTTATCAAAGCGCATATTAAACTTACCATCCATAAAGCGTTTATCAATATTCTCAACAATAACCTTATCTTGCAACATCGTATTCCACATCAAATTCTCCGATATTTTATCACCAATGGGGTTCTTCATAAAGTTACGGTAAGTTTTAACAAAAAGTACGCTCTTATCATCACTAACTGGCAAAGCAAATGTAATAACTGTGCTAACATATTCTCCAAAAATGACGCGGGCTACAGTTGTGTGTGGTAAAATAAACTCATTTTCAATAGTCAGATTTTTAACGCCATAATATTTTCGGGCAAGAGAATTACTTCCAGATTCGTAAGAATAAGAAGTTTTATAATGGTGAGGTCCAACTAGTCGCGGAGGATGTATCTCGATTGGTGCAGGATTCTTTTTATTACCGAATGTATGGACAAACCCAATATGCATAACATCTAGCGAGTTCTCGCTCAAAATACGAGAATAACAATTGAAATTCATCTTTAAAAACACAACTGAATCATTTCGAGCAACTTCTTCCTCAATAAATATATTATTGTTCATCACAACATCGGTGTTATTCTTAACTAAATCAGAGTATGTGTTTAAATAAATCCAACCATTCTTTTCTACGATTTGGTACTTGGATAAGTCATAAATAGGAGATGGTCGAAAACAGATACCTGGTACTTTTTCGAGAGTTCCGTTCTCGTTAAATTCGTAACCGTGATAAGGGCAGACAATGTTGTTATTGCAAACTTTTCCCTTTGAGAGGGATGCGCTTTTATGCGAACATACGTCGTCAAGTGCGACATATGAACCGTTAACTGTTTTCCATACAACGTAATTTTTGTTCCAAACAGTAACTTTTTGTGGTTTGTTAGTTACAAATTCGGAATCTATACCAACAACGTACCATTGTAAATCATATTTGTGTTGATCTGTTAGTTCGTGGTAATCAAGTTTAGGATAATCAATAATTTTGGGGACACCACCTAAATCTTGTGACATGGTTAGGGCCTTTCTAACCATGTTTGGCAAGATTATACCAAACGGATTCGCGTATCTAAAAAATAATAAAAAAGATAATATTATAAATTTCATTGTTTTATAATCTATAGATATCTTTATTTTATTTGCTTAATATATAATTGAAAATGAGTAAATCTAAGTCAGTCACTAGAAAACGAAGAAGTACTAAATCGAGAAAAAATAGAACAAACGTTATCAAAAAACAAGTAGGCGTAAGCAATGAGAAGAAATCGCACATAGTCAGTGTGTTTTTTGAGATGTTAAATACTGTTAAATTGTATCATTGGAAGACGAAATCTTATGCGCAACACAAAGCTACGGATGAATTGTACGAACGTTTAAATGAAAACATTGATAAGTTTATAGAGGTGCTATTAGGTAAAGAAGAGAGTCGTATTAAAATGATAGAGAAGAAAATAGAATTGGTTGATTATTCAAATGTTAAAGATTTCAAAACGAAAATACATAAGTATCGCGAGTTTTTAATGGATCTAAATAAGCACTTCAATGAGAAAAAGGATACTGATCTATTGAGTGTTCGTGACGATATTCTAGTGGACATAAATCAATTTTTGTATTTGATGACGTTTCATTAGAGAATTACTCCATTAGAAATATTATTTGTCGTTTAGCATTAGATAACCAAAATAATTATAACAACTATGGATGCTATACAAATGTATGATAAGTGAACTATCAGGTATGGAACTTGTTTAATTTAATAATATATAATAAGCACAATTATAATTTTATCAATATAATATATATATAATATTGATGATATCATCAAATACAGTCCCTTTGAAATATCCAACTACCATAGAAAATTATTCTGAAATTAAAAATGTATTACTAATTTCGGATAAAATTTCCGAATACCAACAATTTGTTGATTCAGTAAATGTTAATACATTCCCTATTGTGTATTCCACTGGTTCTTCAAGCGATGAATTAAAAATGTTGTTAAAAGAGAAGTTTACGTCTATAGATAGAATTGGATTTGCATTTCATTCTTCTTTAGGAAATCCCCAAATATTTTTAGATAGAAAACCGTTGTTTTTAGCAGAAGAAAAAACACCATTTAGCGAAAACATGACCTGGTTACTAGAAACAATAAGTGATTTCCATGTAAAAAATGTTGACTTCTTAGCATGTAATACGTTGAATTATCCTGTTTGGGTAAACTATTACCACCTTTTAAATAAAGAGTCGGGAGTAATAGTGGGAGCGTCAGATGATAAGACAGGAAATTTGAAATATGGAGGTGACTGGGTATTGGAAAGCACAGGTGAGAATGTGGAAGCTGTTTATTTTAGTACAAGCATAGAATATTATAAGTATGTTTTGGATCCAGTGCAAATAGGCGATTTGCTTTATTTGATCGATAGCCCAATCGCTGGTAAGGCAAATGTAATTAGCTATGCTGAGTATGATAATGTCAGCATAACAAATGTAACGATACCATCCACGATTTCTTACGGCGGTAATACATACACAGTTGTTTCTATAGATACGCAGGCATTCGCATCGTCTACTAGTTTAGTAAGTGTCACGATCCCATCAAGTGTCACAACCATTAACGCCGAGGCATTCTATGTTTGCAGTAGTTTAGAAAGTATTACTATTCCTAATAGTGTCACAACCATTGATAATTTTGCATTCTATGGTTGCAGTAGTTTAACGTCTGTCTATTTTGATACTATGTCAAATTCTAATTTGCCTTCTTTGGGAATTAATTGTTTTTATCAAGACATTAATCCAGCTACTAATACAGCTTATTATTATGATGGTGTATTTCAATCCGATGGAACAACTCTAGCTGGCCTAGCATATTTTCAAAGTGTCGGATTTGCATATGCTGAGACGCGACCTCCGCCCATTTGTTTCCTCGAAGGTTCTAAGATTCTTTGTCTGATTGACCAAGAAGAAACCTACGTACCTATAGAAACAATCCGTAAAGGAACCTTGGTAAAAACCCGATTTAATGGTTACAAAGCAGTTGATATGATAGGTCATTCAAAGATATATAATCCTGCTAATAAACTCCACTCTAAAAACCGACTTTATAAACTCACTCCGCAAAAATACCTAGAATTAACTGAGGACCTTATTGTCACAGGTTGTCATTCTATACTAGTTGGTGATCTTACAGATGAGCAAAGAGAAAAATCAAAGGAGTTTACAGGAGATATTTATGTCACGGAAGATAGATATCGTTTAATAGCGTGTTTGGATCCCAAAGCTGAACCGTATGAAAAAGAAGGCATCCATACGATTTGGCATTTAGCATTAGATAACCAAGATAATTATATGAACTATGGATGCTATGCAAATGGTCTCTTAGTAGAAACAACAAGCAAACGCATGATGAGCGAACTATCTGGTATGGAACTTGTCTAATTTATTTACTTTATTATATATACTTAGAATTCCTTGTAAAATAGGTATACAATTCAGTGAATGCGGCCATTTTCCATAGATTTCTCTATGTCGTAAATTAACAATGTTTTTTCTGCCTTTAATAATTCTTTTTCTTTCTGTATAAACTTTTCTCCAGTGCCTTTGGACTAACCGTAGCCAATGAGTTTTCAGAATAACTGAATAAGTTTGGTCAGGTAAAATGCAAAGTTTCATAATATGAACTTTTGCATTTTCTACTGCAATTATACTATATTGCGCCAAGTAACGTCGAACTCTTTCAAATCCGTATTTAAAGAAGACAATAGGAGAAATAGAATTAACCATTAATAATGTATCAGGGCTTACTCTTTTGGCCAATCCTATATAATAAACGGCATCTTCCTTGTCACTGTATACGTGTAAAGAATCTTCTTGGTAAATTTCATCATATTCTTCATCATCGGATTCTACGTCGAATTCTTCTTGGTCGCTAACACTACTAATGATGCTGTCGTCATCAATAGAGTTTTCGTTTAAATCATTAACAAATATTATAGAAGATTCTTCTGATTCGGTATCGGAATAATACATATCTATCTTTATTGAATTGTTTATTAGTTGTTTTTTTTCATTATTAAGGAATCAATTTTTTCTAATCATTGTATATATGTCTGTTTATAATTCTGATAAAACTATTCAATTGCCGAGTGTTTCTAGTTCTGTTCCATTAATTCCAAAACCACCGGAAAATCCTCCAACCACTACAATAGGCGCAACTACACCAAAAGAAAAAATAGAAATTAAAGCGAATCCTGTACAGTATTATGTAAAAGCTTCGTTTATGATAACATATATATTGTTGTTAACAACGGCAACGATAACGTTTGTAGAAGCAATGCGTGTAAAAAAGGATTCTATTCGTCACGTCCTTAATTTAGAAACATGTATTTCAATAGTGGCGGGTTATTTTTATTCTATTTTTGTAACTCAGATTGAAGGGTATAATAAAGAAGGAAAAGATATAGATTGGTCTGATATTACTAAAACACGGTATGTTGACTGGACAATAACCACGCCAATGATGATACTGGTTCTATGTATAGTATTAGGTAGTCATATAGGTGTTAAAATAGGTCTTCGCGCCTTAGCTTGTCTTGTGTTGTTAAATCTTGCTATGTTGGTGTTTGGGTACTTAGGTGAGGTCAACGTAATAGACAGAATCACTGCTAATATATTGGGATTTATACCATTTACATTAATGTTTTATTTGATATATCTTTGGTTTATTAAGCCAAAGTATGTGTTCGCGAATAGTTGTTTATTCTATACATATGTAATACTATGGGGGCTTTATGGAGTATTTTACTTATTGCCTGAGACATATAAAAATATTGGTATGAATGTATTAGATTGTTTGGCGAAGTGTTTTATAGGACTTTCTCTTTGGTTGTATTATAGTAATACGGTAACTATTTATTAACTAGATTCCTTAATACTGGAAGCGTCATAAGGTATCTGAACTAACTAATATTCGACCAGTTATTCCTTTATTCCAGCGAAAATTAACACCCTTGAAGATTATAAATCGCCTAATGCGGTTCATTCTTCATCGGTGTAAAACGGAGCATTTTTTACACGATTGTACATTGAAAATGCGCAATCAGCATCACGTTACTCACGAAGTGAGCGTGTTGAATGTGCAAAGGTTTAATAAATATATTTAACCTCGCTCATATGATTCATGGTATAATTAAAAATATCAATAAAGAAATATGGTGTATATCTATACTTATATTCTATTCGATTTTCATCAAGAAATTTATACAAATGTCTGGTTGCTTTTTCTAGATGATAATGGGGGATTTGCCTAAAAAAATGTGATGCACTAAATGTCCATACGTTATCGTATCTTCTACCATAAAAACGCTCACTTAGTGGACATAAATGAGTGAAAGGTAACGTTGTCAATGTGAACATGTGTAAAACGCTCATTGTTTTTTGCGTTTATAATTATAATTATATTATATTAATATTAATTTATAGTATGAACTTTTTGTTTGATGAAAAAACAAGCACCCCTCTATGTGAAATAATGGAGAGACACGGAAGTGATAAAGGGTCCATTAATCTTGAGCATAGCTGGCATAACTATACGACATTTTATTATAGTATATTTAAGGATTTACGCGAGAAGAAATTAAGAGTATTTGAATTGGGTTTAGGAACAAATAATACAAATATCCCATCCAATATGGGTCATGGAGGAAAACCAGGAGCATCTCATTATGGATGGTCAGAGTTTTTTCATAATTCTCATATTTTTGGCGCTGATATTGATAGTAATATATTGTTTAGTACTGATAAAATAAAAACATTTTATTGCGACCAAACAAACCCAGAAGTTATAAAAAAATTATGGGATGAACCTGCTTTACAAGATGATTTTGATATTATTATTGAAGACGGATTACATAAATTCAATGCGAATGTTTGTTTTTTTGAAAATAGCATACATAAATTAAAACCAAATGGATATTTTATTATAGAAGATGTAAGTGAACGCGAAAAATATTTATTTGAGAATAAGATTAAACAATGGGAAGGTCAATATAAAGATTGTATATTTACATTATTGAAAATACCATCATCTAATGTTTGGGATAATATTTTGTTAGTAGTGGTTAAACGTCCAAAGATGTAAATTAAACCAATGGGAAATTGTAATTCCTCAAGTATCATATTCCAGTAACGATTTGAAATGACGCTCCAATATTCGAGAAGTTATTCCTTCAAACCCTCCCTTGTAATAATTTCCGTCTTCATCTTTTCCAAGACCACTCAAATCCTTCTTGTATTTATGTCCTAAAAGTTTAAATCTTCTCATAATCTCTTCTTTTTCTAATGGACCTTCTTTGATTATTTTCTGTAATGAAACCTTTCCCTTAGGATCTAATTCAAAGTTATTACTAAACCATTCTTTAATTTCCTCAAGATAAATGCTTTGTGACATCTGTTCTTTAATTAAAGTTGACTCTTCTTGTAATCTTAACTTTATGTCTTCTAATTTTTTCTCAGTTTTAATGACTTTTAGTTTTAATGATGAATGCTTTGTTTCTTGCTTAAGTTCCTTTAGTTTATTATTGAGCTCTTCCGTATCTATGTTTGCTTTATTAACTTCTTCATTAGAATTGTTAATAAAGTTTCTTAATACCCATATATCATTCAACATATCTACTAATTTCCCTTCAAAATACTCGTTGCCAATATCGCGTCTCTGTTTATATTTTACTGTGAATAATTTTATAATTTCCTTTTCTAGTAATTTGCAGTTATCACTGTAATAGAAATCGTATACCTTGCTCTGTTTAGGATAAGCAGCCATTCTTTTTGAGGGGTCTTCTTGTTGTGTTTGGCCAATCTTATATATAGAAGTATCTAAATGTTCTCGCAATTGGATGGTGTAAACATGTCCTTTTGTCATTGTTTTATAATAATAGGAGTGTTAAAATAATTATTTCAATTTTTTATTGTACCTAAAATCCAGTAAAAAATGCGAAAAGATTAATAACAACTAAAAGGGAGGGGAACCTAGGTTCCCCTCAAACCCCTCCTATTGAAATAAAAAACTAAAAGGGATAATAACAACTAAAAGGGAGGGGAACCTACAGTTCCCTTCATACGTACAAGCTCTGTGAAGTCAATACATATTTCAACACCATTCCATCAATTTGGCTCAATTTATACATTAGATCAATTGCGCCAAGTGTTTCTGCAATATTAAATAGTTCTTTAGAAATAGTAACTATTTTCATCATAGCTTTGGTGAAATCCCCCACAGAAATATCTTTTTCGCTAATCACAGATTGAATAAAATACTTGCATTCTTCTTCTGTTTGGCAATCGCACCAACTCATCGAATAATCTACCATATCAAATATCAAAGCATTCTCATAATTAATTCCTGTGCGAAGATCTAGTTCGTATTCTTTAGATTCGTAGTTTTTATACATCCCAATCAGATAATTTATCGTTTGTTTCAACAACTTATCTTCCGTAATGGGAATGCTATATTTCTGGTCACTAGGAATTTTAACATCAGTAAAGCATGAGAAGAGACCCACCAATTGCTTTGGAGTAAAATCGGCGAAATAAGCATTGTCACACATTTTCCTAGAAATAGGTAGCGGATGAATCTCTGCGATATTAGATGCGATTTTACCCTGGGCAGTTAACTCATAAATGCCATCGCCTAAGCTCTTAACAACTCCATCTTCTGCCATAATACTACATATACTTTGCGTTTGCGTAAACACGTACTGTTCCATATATTCCACAGAATCCTTTAACTTGTGATATTCAGTGTCCATTTCCCAGAGTTCATTTACCTTTTTAACGTCGTCCAATAAAGTTCTATATTCGCTACGCATCTTTTCTAGTTCGCGATCAACTTCCTTACGTTTTTTATTAACAGCTTGTTTAGAAAGAGCTTCTAATTCAATATATCTGTCGCATGCTGCCTTAGGCGTTCTATTCATTTTGATTGTCTCCATTTTCTTATTGAGTTTTGTAGCCAAATCTTCCATTTCCCTCTTATCGGCCTCAATAGAATTAGCGATTTCAACGGTGATCATACTCTTTTCTGAAAACTTATGGAAATCTGTTGTCTTACCATTTTTTAAGAGATTCAATATCAGACCATATGAAATACGAAACTTAGATACGAGTTTTTGTGGAACACCTCCAAGCATTGTCTTATAATCAGTAAGCGATGGAACATTGAACAAGTTATTGCAGTGAACTACGTGACCAATTGTGTCAATACCGCGTCGACCTGCACGTCCTGCCATTTGAGTATACTCATGCGCCATTAAATACCTCTCTCCATTTCCATCGAATTTCGTCAAGCTAGTAAATATGGCAGTTCGGATAGGACAGTCAAGTCCAATTGCGAAAGATTCAGTTGCGAAGAGCATCTTAATATATTTCTTAGAAATCATAAGCTCTACAATTTCGCGCAAAATAGGAATCATACCAGAGTGGTGAATTCCGATACCCTTTTCCAACAGCGATACAACCTGGTTATATTCCGGCAACTGCAAATATTCTTGGTAATTAGGAAGTTTCCTGACAATTTGTTCGCATTCTCGGCGAACAGTATATCCGACTTTGCTATCATCTTCAAGCAATGGTACTGTAATGTCTTTTGCGCAAAGTTCAACGTGTTTACGTGAGAATACAAATGCGATAGCGGGAAGCATATCACGATCGCGCAAGAAGAGAGCAAGTTGGTTCAAAACATTCTTACGTTTCATATCTACATAATTGTTATCTAGAATATCACGGACTCTTACAATATTACGGTAACCGCTATCTTGGAATCCACCGTTGTGGTCTTGGAGAGGGATTAGTGTATTTGTTGCATCGCGAATCATTTTTTGCGTGTTCTTATCACGGACTGCTTTGAAAATGGCTTCTGTTGTGGTTAGGAATCCATAATGAGAAAGTGGTACAACGCGGTGGTTAGTGGATGCTAGATAAACGCTTTTTAGAGGAGTTTCTTCCAAACCCTCCTCTTTACCGATGGTTCCTTCCACCCCCTCCTCTTTACCGATGGTTCTTTCCACTTTAATATGACGATTTTCTATCCATTCTGCAAAACCAGAAGGATTATCTATAGTTGCGGACAATAGTACCATTTGAATATGTGCAGGCAACATCAGAATTGTCTTTTCCCATACTTGACCACGTTCTTTATCGTTAATATAATGCACCTCATCAAAGACAACACAACCTAATTCATTATGGACATCAATATTGAATTGAAGATTGGACTTATTGTTCGTAGTCACTGTGTTACCAGAGCTAGGGTCGAATACTGAATTAGGGAGGGGAACAGGAGGTTCCTTGGTTTCACCCATGAATAAGTAATTCATGAGAATCTCTGTTGTCATGATAAGAACATCAGCATCCGGATTGGTCTTAATGTCGCCTGTCAAAAGTCCAAAGCTAATGTTAGGGTATTTCTTAGTAAATTCGTAATATTTTTGGTTCGAAAGAGCTTTAATAGGACTAGTATAAATTAGCTTCTTCCCAAGACCCACGAAATGCTGGATTGCAAATTCCGCTGGAAGAGTTTTACCGCTGCCCGTATGCGCAGTAACCAAAACATGATGTCCTTCAATGATAGCTTCAAGTGCATGCTTTTGGAAAGGGCTAAGAGGGTAAGGGAAACTTTGAAAATAAGTCGTATATTTCTCATCATTCTCTAAGGGATAATCCTTCGAACAAATCTTAACCATATTAATAACTATAATAACAACTGTTTATTATGGTTATTTAATCAATTTTTTTGAAGGGAACCAATGGTTCCCTTCTGAACCCTCCTTCATTATCAAATTGCGGGTTTGTCTATAGGATCAAAGTGGTGTTTTTGTATTAGATTCGCCATCACCATTTTCTATTCTTGCATAATTACTACAATCTCTACAACTGTGATAAGAAATAAAAGCGCTAGCAACAAGACATATACATAGTCCTATACAATCACACATGACTTATACATTATATAGATTAAATTTATTGCGTCTACTAAACCAAGTAAGCTGTCTCTGTAAACCACCAATTTCATTACAATGTCACAACCCTGATTTAAGAATTTCTAATTTCGGCAATTTTTGCGCTATGATCTTGTGTATTAAACGCCGACCTATTATGAACACGATGTCTTACCAAAACATCTTCAATATTAAAAAACTGCTTTCCTTGCTTTCTCAAACGAAACCATAAATGATAATCTTCAACGCCCGCGAATTCTTCTTTCCAATATCCTAGATCTTTTCTTAAAACCGCACTGCTATTAATAATAGGATTTACCTTTTTAAAATCAAACTGACTAATGTCACCAGTCGGTATATCAGGAACAACGTTTTCTAATCTCTCGAAATAAACGCATTTACTGCCAACAACATCATAAATATTTTTTTTTAATACTTCTACTTGTGCCTCCAATTTATTCGGCAACCAAATATCGTCAACATCCAAAATAGCAATATAATCATACTTGCAAAAAACAATCATTTCGTTTAATGTATTTGCTTTGCCATTAATATGGTGAAAATCATAAGCGCGGATTCGATCATCAATTCCTTCGTATTCTTTTGCGATTTGATAAAAGATAGAATTTTCTCCGTAACCATTAACAGCTATAATAAGTTCCCAATCTTCAAAAGATTGGTCAAGTACGGATTGTATCGATTGATTTATGTATTCAATCCCATTATAAACAGGCATCAAAATACTGATCATTGTTTTTGAAGATATACAAATACTGTTTGTGTATCTTTATTTAACTTTTACATTAATTAAAATTTGGATTTTCGGACATTCGAATAACGCTAATGTTATCGTAGCAGAATTCTCCTATTTGTAAACTAACGTATGTTCTATGGTCACTTATTGCGAATTCTTTATTGTCACAGTATAAGAATCCACGCAGAAATCGGCTTTCTGAATGAGTTAATATCATATCCATAACATTTTCTCCTTTTGTTACTCTTTTATGGATAACATAATAATCTTTTGTATTAACTATTAGATTGCCAATTGATGTATATGTATTTTCTGGTTTTAGATTATGTCCGATGCTAACAAGTAGTGGCAGATATTCGTCTTCACCAAAACTAAGCACAATCCTTTGCTGTATCATATTATTATGTTCCATATTTAATATTTATAAAACGTAGTATAACGTTTATGTTATTTTTTTACAACAATATCCTCTGAAACATAAACCAATTGTCGTATCTAGGATCTTCTTCTTTGCATAAAGCAAAATGTTGTAGATTAGATAACGCGCAGTCAGCTACAATAATTTGGTCGTCTTTTACTAGGTAATTATGTTGAAAATAAAGTGCTAGTTTATTATCATACGTATCGCGCCACCATTTAATTTTATTTTTATGACAGATAAAAAACCCCCCAGCAATAGAGTGTTGATAAGGAGGTATAGGTGTAGAAGGTAGTCCTTGTTCATTTTTATTATTAATAATGTACAATAAAATGTTCATATATTCAGTATCATTATTTATACACTCATAATATATTTTACTCTGGTCCAACATATTTATTTTATCGGTGTTAGGCCACATGATAAGTTCTTCTTTGGAAAGATCATTGGGTCTCCCACGGAAATATCCTATGTCACACCATCCATAAAATTCGGTATCGAAGTATTTGTTAATTGCTGTTTCATTAACAAAGTGTACTTTCTCAGACCACAGCATATTAACTTTCCAATCAACATAGTCCTTCAATAAATCGTTTTTTTCGTGATTAAGTATCCAATTTTCACGATATTTATAAGTATAAAACAAGTTATGAGGTTTAACGACTATTTTTATACGCATATTATCGTCGTATTTTTCTAATGCTTTAAACCCCTCATAATCGCAATATATAACAAGATTATAATTATTTACATTAGTTAGCATATTATCAATCCATTGATAATAGGTAGAGTGATCAAATTTTGCTTTAAAACAATACCAACATGTAGAAAAAGTAATGGACATTTATCTATTTATATTTATATTTTTATACCGTTTTACAAAGGAAGAATACTAGATTTTTGAGATTGGTCCATATTTTTTTCTAGTTTCAAAGTTCTACGATTCGATCTTTTTCTACTTTTTAACTTCTTTAACGCATCTATAGGTAATGTTTTAATTTTCCGGTGTGTTCTGTTAGCCATTCTTATGCATTTAAAATTAATGTTTCGGTAAAACCCTGGTTTGCACTTCATAGAAATTTTATTTTTAACTGGATTCTTTTCTAAATTCATCATATTCTTTATCTTAGGTCCGTAAAGAGCATTCACTACAGTATGCATTTCTTTAACAGTAATCGTATCTTTTGATAGTTTTTTATCGACTGTATTTTTTAAGAACAACCCCAAAGCAAACCTGAAAGATCTATTTTCTAACATTATTTCTCCTTCAGTTAATTCAAATGTTGTCGAATAAGAATCTATTTTTTCTTCAACTAGCCAATCTTCATGATGATTCTGAGGAGCTTTTTCAAAATGTTTAAAATACGATCTCATAGAATAAAGTGGATTACCGTAATTTTTATCTGTTTCGGGTAAATCATCACCTGCTGGATCGCCGTATTTTATTTCACCTTCCTCGTTAAGATCTTTATCGTTAAATTCTTTGCTTTCATATATGGAATTAATAGTCGCAGAGTCGCATAATAATTCTATTATTTCATTAACGTCTTTAATACCGTAATGTTTTTCTAGCATTTCCTTTACTTTTTTATAAAGCGTAAAATTAGAATGTCTGGAAGAAAACCCTAAGAAATCTTTCAAATAGTTATCTTCTTCTTCTTCCTCATTTTCTTCTTTTGATTCTTCTATTGTTTTTTTATAAGTTATCTCGCTGCTATTTTTAATGTAAAAATACAATTTATAAAATATAAAAAATATATATGTTTTTACGGTTTTGAATATTGTTGTGTTTACGGGAGATATTGGTGTGTTGGATAATGAATTATACTTTTCGATCAATTGATCAACTACATTCTCTATAATGTCTATTTCTTCGAGATCCGCAATGTGCGATTCAATTAACGAATTTCCTCTTCTTATTTCGTCGTTTGATGGGTTTAAAATTTCTTTGATAATATCTAATGTGTCTTCTGCTTTGGAACGGAAGGTCATCTGCGCAATAAAATCGACATCGCCTAAATTTTTTAATCTATTAGTATTTACATTATCGTATGTATCCATGTAAAGTAAATTGGTTTTTGGTTTATGATATAAACATCTTTCATCACCGATATTGCCTATAGGAGTATACATATTTTTCTCGTTTAACATTAGTGTGCCATTTATTTTTTTAAGGTTTCCTAAATGGTCGATAACGCGGCTACAAGCATCTACAAACGTATCAATTATCACGTTAGGGTTTTCCTTTTTAGGGTTATAGTAGGTAACAACATATTCAACGCCGGTAAACGTTTTGCATTCATCGTTTATCCCTTCTGAAAACTTGAAATCAAATATTTTTCCTTTCTTAGTTTTAAAAACAAACATGTCATTCTTAGGAATGGTTGCTCCTCTACAATAATTTTTTACCATGGTTCCAAAATCTCCGTCACCAATATCATTTGTAATATTAAATTTAATGGTTTCTTTATTATCCATTTTTCGATTTTCGCTGAAGTATTCTAAATAGGATTCATTCTCGTGTTTTTCCAATGCTTCTATTTCCTCTTCTTCACCAAAATTTTCTAAAAACTCGCGTGAAAGTTCATCTAACTCATCAAGATTTATTTCTTCTAATGTTTGCCGTTTCTCTTTTCCTATAGGTATGCGAACGGATAAATAATTATCATCTTTAACTGTTATACTGTTCATACCCATTTTTTCTTTTAATAATCTCAATGTTAAATCAGAATTAATAATGTACTTTTTATTAGAATGAAGCGATAGTTTTGCTATATCGTGTGTTTCGAATTCATATCCAATGCTAAGAATCTTTTTAAATATTTTATCTGATATTAAGCTTCCTCCAAAATTCATATATATATTGTATTAATATAATTAAAAAAGATATTAACTAATATTTGCATATTTTTATGCCGTAACCTAATAACTCCAGTGAATCTCAAATAGAGATATCACGGGAGATTTAGATACCATCCACTCTAAAAATTTTTTGAATTTGTTATGATCATCAATGGTCCAATAATCTTCATCCTTTAAATAATTATCATTCTTAACAGTTTCCCAATCAGGATACAATTGCAGGAAATCTCTTGGCCAACTTTTGTGAGAATGTTCTGGAAATTTTTTTACATAGGAGTGAAATTGACCCCCTCTTTGTTCAATATATTTTGAATATTCTTCAGGAATTTTAAATTCCATTGGGTCATAAGGCCTTTTATCTAGAGAACCATTATTGTTATAATATACGTACGGCATTCCTGTTTTTTCATCAATTTCAAGGTCTAAACGAATTGTTAGATCAAATCCCATTCTCTGTTTTTTTAGAAAAAGATATAGATAACAAATAGAGTCAATTTTTTAGATTCATAAAAAATCGAACCCAAGCAAATAAAGTAACAGTATAACAAATCCGAGATGAATAACGAAAACAAAATTATAGTATGTGCAAATGGCAAAATGTTTGGTTCAATGAGATCGTTAACTACAAATACATGGAATTTTATATACACAAACAAAACCATAACAACAGGAGAAAACATAACGGCGTTTAATCATCACCAAAGAAAAGCATCATTATTAAAGCAAATTCCAAGTGTGAATAGCTTAACACTATTTACACCGATGAACATTTACACCTTCGGACATTGAAAATGTCCTAGGTAACGTTGCCTTTGTGACTGATAAATCGCCGGATTTTCGGCGATTTAAATGACCAAAGGTGTAAAATGGGACAAACCGCCATAAGGAACGGTGGCGTTGTGTCTTTTAATTGATTTATCTGTAACGTTGCTCTTAAATATCTAGTGGAACGCATGAAAGGCGTTCCATTTTAAATATTCAAGGGTGTAATTAGATGGTTCAATGCAATTAGTTTCTTTGGATATTATATAATTTAGAAGAAATGGATTTACAGTTAAATGATAATAGATTATTCGGAGTACATCGAGGCGCATATTATGGACAAAATGAAAGAGTGGATGAATTAAATTCTAGAATGAATACGCGCCAGTTCTCAGATTCTCCTCTAGAACCAAATTTTAATCCTAGATCAATCCCAACGAAACATTCATTATTCCCAATGGTAAACAGAAGGGCACCATTTAAAGAACCAGTGATTCCTTATTTAGATTATAATTTATCAGCGAATTTCAATCCTGGAACGCATAGAGCACCACCATCAGGGTACATAAATAATGTCGATGTAGAAACTGTTCTGCGAAATCAAACAATGGCTTTGCAACGAGGATGTGACCAAAGCGTATATGTACCATCGAGCAAGAGTGAGCTATACAATTCATACATACCCATATCTACAACTAGACAGGACGACCAACCTCACCCTGATCTTTTTAATAGACCTCATCTCGACCAGTCACAGCATCCTAACATTCAGGATTCGAATATAGGGAAAGATAGATTCTTTAACCATACTAGAACACAGTTACGTGGTTCAGAGAATTAATAATCTCTCTATGTTATATAATGAATTATAATATAGAGTCAGTAGATGACGATACTATTATAAACCTAACGATAGATAATCAAAAATGTGGATATATAAGATTTAATTATGATAAAAAAGAAATAAGTATAGTTCATGTGAAGTGTGATTGCGGAAAAGATTTGAAAGGTCAATGTTTGCCACTTTTGCTGTATTTATTTTTAGATTATATTAAGAAAGTTACTAGTAAAACCGATATAACTATGTTTATAGAACCAGATGGACATAAATACGGAACGGAATCTTACAACACCGCTTATAAAAAATTATTACGTCATTATAAATCTATAGGATTTAAAACAGAAGATGATCTTCTAATGTATACAACAGTGAAAGATTTAGAATCGGTTTTGAATGCAGAAACAAAAGGTGGTAAAAAAAATAAAACAAGAAGACGCAGTAAAAAAAATACGTCAAGAGGGGCAAAAAGGTTATAAATATATATAATAGTATTATATATGTTTAATTATTTATCAAAGATTATAACGTCAGACAATCCAAATTTATTTTTATTAAAATTTTTACTGTTTTTAGCAATTATTTTGTCGTTGATTTATCTGTATAGGATATCTGAGTCACCGTATTCCAAAAAAAATAAATCTCAGGAAGGGTTTCGTCAAGATAAACCATATGTATTAAAACAGAATCAAGAGATTTATGATGATTTTTTCGCCGAAATGTATGATGGTGTAAACGACCGAGATAAACTATGTCAGAAAGAACTTTTTCAGATTATTAAAATGACAGAACCTACTATAAGAAATAGTGTGTTCTTAGATATTGGATCAGGTACTGGATGCGTAGTAAATGAATTAACAAAAGCAGGTTACGATACATATGGTATAGATAAATCCAGCGCTATGAATAATTATGCAGAAATGAAATATCCCAATGTTAATATAAAATTAGCCGATGTATTAGATCCGATGACTTATGAAAATGGTGTTTTTACACATGTTTTATGTTTAGATTTTACTATTTATGAATTCAAAAACAAGGCACAGCTTTTTAGTAATTGTTATTTTTGGATGAAACCCAATGCTTATTTTATTGTACATTTAGTTAATCCTAATAAATTTAGCGCTAAGAAGTATTTAAAAAATAATGGAGATTTGAATACATTGTTTAACTCGATATTGCCGGAAACTAATAATAATAATAATAATACGCGAAAAACAAAGATGTCAGTAAATTTTGCAGATTGCAAATACGATGAGAGTTACGATTTTTCAAACAATTCATCCAATGTTTCTTTCAAACAAGTATTTACTGATAGCGTTACAAAAAATATTAGGGAGAACGAACAAACATTAAAAATGGAAACTATTGATGAGATATTAGATATAGCAAAACGTTGTGGATTTATAGTTCATGCAAAAACAGAAATGAAAAATATAAATAGCGATGAAAATCAATATTTGTATGTTTTAGAGAGGGGAACCTAGGGAGGGGAACCTAGGTTCCCCTCAAACCCCTCCTATAATATTTATAACACAATTCTTATAATATAATTTTTTAGGAGGGTTCGGAAGGGAACCTACAGGACCTTCTGAAACCCTGCGACACCTCCCTTTTGTCAGCAAAATATATAAATATCCTTTATACTAATATATTTTTAGGAGGGTTCGGAAGGGAACCTAGGTTCCCTTCTATGGTTATATTAGACAATGATCGAATATTTTCTACTAGTATTTACTTTAACGTTTTTAACTTTATACGCATACATAAAATTAAAATACCCTTTTTGGAATAATCAGCCAGTTTTCCACTCGTATGATTATTGGCGTTTTTTCTACTATTCTCCATTTTTAGTGTATAAATATCGTCCTATAAAAACAAAGTTTTGCGAGTTCAATCAAATGCGCACAATTCCTTACCAGGATACAAGTTTAGATCAACGTAAAGAAATATGTTACCTTCTCCGTTCGAATTACATATTAAACGATAGAATTCTTTTCACTATCACAGAAAAAGATTTGGAAGCTCAATACACAGGACATAATGAACCCTCATATTTATCAATCTACTGTGAAAAGAAGTATGAGTTTTCAAAAGTAGATCTATCTTTTTCGTCACAGTACGACGAAGTCATTACGTCATTAAAACCAATAGGATGCGTTCTATCCAGGCCACTACGTTTCTATTACAAAGAGCTTGCTCAGCATAATATGTACACAGAACTCCCTATATATTATATAGACACTATATGTGCAAAAAGAGATTTGGATCAGAAAAAAATAAACCGGCAATTATTACAAACCCATGAATATAACCAGCGAATTAAAAACCCCGTAATCAGTTGTTCTCTGATTAAAAAGGAAATTGATTTATTCGACGGAGTAGTGCCTCTAGTAGAATATTTAACATATGTATTTTACTTGCGCAATATTAATTTTTCTCCGTTGCCGCCACATTTTCACATTACCCACATAGATGTAGAACATATAGATATATTAACGGATTTCTTATATGAACAAACACATTTAGATCTAATTCTATCAAACAAACACTTCAATATAATGGCTATTTCGGATATGGGAAATATAATCGCTCTAATAAAACAGCGCTTGATTTACATATATTGTTTACGAAATGCAGAGCATATTTATGGATTTTACTTTATTAAAGACGCGAAGATGCAATATGAAGACATAGATGGAGATACATTGCAAGTAGTGGGGAGTGTGATGAACTGCGATAGCCCGTCTCTTTTTTATTCGGGGTTTCTGCATTCACTGCATAATATTATACAGAAACGAACTAAATATAAAATGTTATTATTTGAAGCAATAAGTGACAATATTGTGTTGTTATCAGATTGGAGAGAGAGAAACACGCCAGTATTTACTAACAAAACAGCTTACTATACTTTTAATTTGATTTATCCACAATCTCCGATGGTAGCAGAAAAATGTTTTGTTTTGTAAAAAATTGAAATCGAATAAAGTATAAAAATCATTGAATTAAAAGAATGACGCTATTAAATAAACTATTCCATTTTATTCTATTAACAGCGAAAAAATATAACATAGATGAATCGCACGGTGTTTCGCATAGTATGAACGTTTTGAGATTCTCAAACGAAATATTTAACGAAGAAGTATTGAAGCATCCTATACTAAAACAGCATGAGAAGATTGTTTATGTATCTGCTTCGATACACGATATGTGTGATAAAAAGTATATGGATCAACATGAAGGTATTCAACAAATAGAAGAATTTCTATCTGGTGAATTGACACCGGCTGATATAAACGTAGTAAAGATGATTGTATCGACTATGTCGTATTCGGTTGTAAAGAATAACGGATTTCCTAATTTGGGACCTTATAGGAGAGCATATCATGTAGTTAGAGAAGCCGATTTATTGAGCGCTTACGATTTTGACAGATGCTTAATTTACAATATGTATAAAAAACAAGGAAACCTGGATGACGCATTTCAAGAAGCATTGAATATATTTGACAATAGAGTATTTAAACATAACGATGACGGGTTATTTACGACAGGATATGGAAAAACGCATTCAAAGATTTTAGAAACAAACGCGCTAAACCAGATAGCTACATGGAAAAGATTGGTAAAAAACAATGTTTTACTATAAATAAAAAACTACCAAATAGCCGATACTAATAAGGTAATTTTGTTATTTTATTTTTTCTAAAATATTGTCTGTTGCTGTATTATTTTTTAATTCTATTTTTTCTAATGCGTATTGACCACATGGACCGCAGTGATCTTCATTTGATAAATCTATTTTATTATTCATTTGTGTGTTGCAGTTTTCTATTCTCCATCTACCGACAGGTTTTGGTAATTCTTTTGGTATTAACTTCTTAATAATAGTGATTAAGTATTTCATAATATATATATAACAACGCCTTTTATATTTAAGTATTTATTAAAAATATTTTTTAGATTTCAACGAAAAAGCGTAAAAAATTGAACAGAAACTTTTAAAAAACTACCTAAAGAAAAATCACGTTATTGTAGTAGTAATTTTATACACAGCAAAGATGTCAGCACTCTTCAGCGCAATTGACTCGTTGTCCTCTTACAAGGTTGGAGAGAACAAGCACCCCGAACTCGATTGGTCAAAAAAGATGGAGGAGAAGATCGTTCAGTTCGACTTCCAGTGCGTTCGAACTGACGCAGAAGGCGTTTCAAAGCTATCTGTTGTCTTGGACGAGCTCTTAAAAGAGCTAACTGCCTCAACCAATGATTCGAAAAAGGAGCTCTTGGTTTCCCTTTACAAAATTATCGGCAAGACGCGCGACATCAACTGCGGCAAGGGAGAGTACTCGCTCTCCTATATGATGCTATTGACTTGGTGCAAGTACTACCCGAAGCTTGCCCTATATGCATTCCAGACATTTGTAATTGACCCAAAGGACATCGACGCGTCCATGCCTTCTCAGGAGCCATATGGGTCTTGGAAGGATATGAAGTACTTCTGCAAGTACATTCTCGACAATGGTGGGACAATGGATCATGAGTTTATCAAGAACTGCATAAAGGGAATCAACATAAATCTTCGTCTGGATGACTTTACATACTCTGCATCTCCAGACGCAGAGGCAAAGAAGAATCTTACATTGGCTTCCAAGTGGGTTCCTCGTGAGAGCTCCAAGAAGTTTGGCTTCCTTTACGATGCGCTTGCTATGGACTACTTCCCACAGTACATGGCTTCAGCTAACTACGTACCCATGGTGCATCGCGAGTCCACAAGGAAGAAGGCGCTAGACAAGTGCCGTGCACAGTACCGAATGCTCTGCAGTAAGCTGAATCGCCACCTAGATACCGTTCAGATTAAGCAGACAGCAAAGAACTGGGCCAGTATCAATCACGCAAAGACAACTTCTATCACAATGGCGAAGCAGCGCAAGGCCTTCCTCAACAAGAAGGGGTCCGAGGATCCTGACCGCATCGAGTGCGCCAACAATCTCCGAGCTTATTTGGAGAACTTGAAAAAGGAGGGAAAGGAAGTAAAGGGCAAGAATTTGTCTCTTCCTGATTTTACGAAGCAGGCACAGGCATTGGCTCAGTGGAAGCATAATATTGTTTGTTCTGGCTACTATGTCCCAAAGACAGAGGAGTCAGATATCCTAAACTCACAGTGGCGAGACAACAGCATCAAGAAGAATGCGAATGGTCTTGGTCCTGTTGTCCCAATGTGTGACCTATCGGGCTCTATGTCTGGTGACCCAATGGCTGCTGCGATTGCTCTCAGTTGCCGTGTTGCAGAGAAGTCGGTGTTGGGACGTTGTGTGATGACATTCTCTGCTGAGCCAGCATGGATTGACTTGGACGGTAAGGTTGACTTCACTGACATGGCCATGGAGATTCTTAGTCACTCTCGGACCGCAGGATTCAATACCGACTTCTACAAGGCACTTGACTTGATTCTGGCCACTATTGAGAAGTATCGAGTTCCCCCTGCCGATGTAGAGAACATGATTCTCGCCATCTTCTCGGACATGCAGATTGACGATAACCTTTGCTACAAGCCCGGTTCTAATAGTTACACTCACAGTGAGGAGGATACGCTTGCTGCTCGGAGTAAGTGGGGGACTATGCATGAGCGGATTAGGGAGAAGTATGCCACAGTGGGAATGCGTATGTATGGTAAGCCGCTTAATCCACCACACATCCTCTTCTGGAACTTGCGGAATACCAATGGATTCCCATCTATGACTACTGAGGCGGGCTGTTCTATGATGAGCGGTTTTGACCCGACTGTATTGAACATGTTCTGTGAGATGGGGATCGACGCACTCAAAGACATGACACCTTACAAGAATCTGATGAAGTTGTTGGAGAACGAGCGCTATCTGCCTCTGGAGAAGGCAATCCGGGAGCACCTGAACATGGTCGCAATGTAAAAAATACAGTTACAATGTAAAAACATAAACCGATATCTTACAGCAATTACATTTTTTCATTTAAATAAAGATATCAGCAAAAGGTTGAGGGTCAAAAGGACTAAGACCCAATAAGAAAGGTAAAAAGGGACCATATATATTTCATAAAAACCGTTAAATTTTTTTATGAAGCGATACTAAAAATTGAATTCTTTGTTGTATTTATAATTAATTTGATACAAACAGAATGAATTTAACTGAATTGCGTCCGAATCAAAGATATTTATTTCATTACAAAAATTCTCATCAACAAGATGACCCGTTGTTCAGAGCAAATTTTGTAAAATTATTAATAAATGGAAAATACAGCTATTTAATAGTTAATGGTTATCATAGTAAAAGATATCAAAATGAGAAAACAAGAACAGTATGGTCAATTGATACCAACCTGATTTCAAAGGTAGATTCATTATCCGATATAATAGGAGAAAATTGTGTGTTACCTGATGACGTTTTGATAGAGATTGATAATTATACATGAATATTAACGGATGTATTTACCAGATCTGGAAAACGAATCAACAACAAAGATAATAAACACTCCTAAAAACGTATACAAAATAAACTCCTCTGTAATATTACTAGTTTTTTCACGATTTTGCTCTTCAAGCAAATGAACCATATAATTAATCTTTTCCATTAATTTGCTATCACCAGAACCAGTTGGCTGGCCTATACCCATACTTGCGTAATATGGCTTGTTTATAATTTGTGTAGGAGGTTCGTAACTTTTTTGGTAATTACTTAAATTCGCTGATCCAGAATTATTTGCTCCATATGCACCCGAATTTTTCATGTCGTTCGTAGCTTTTAAATAAGAAGGAACATCAGAAGAATATTTTTTTATTTCAGTGTTATCACCAATATCTTTTTTAACGTTTAAAGAAGGCGGAGAAAGTGGTGAGAAATTTCCCATTTTAGTATCCGATTCAGTAGTGGTCATCTTGTTTAAAAGTTCATTAACTCTATTGTTTCTTGTTTCCAGAGACGATTGATGGTCATCCATAGTAGAAGGTTGCAGTTTTTTCAAAGCATTCTGTTCAACGTCGAACGTATTGATTTCTCCTACATTCTGTGGATCAGGCCGCAGTTTCACTGTTTTGTTCATAGTAGATTGTCGTTTTTTAGGTGATGAATCATCGTTATTCCATGTAGATGCGGATGTTACTAAAGAAGACATATAATATTTTTAGGTACTTAAAAAATCAGTAGATATTATTTTAACTAATTTGAACAATAAAACAATAAAAATTTCATTCAAATAAAATAGCGTTATTATATAAATGTTAAAAAAAACATTGGCCCAATTTATTCCGATAATTATAATTTTTATATTGCTAACGTCATTTCGCAAACTAGTGGTCTTTAGTAATACAGTATTCGGAAAATTTTTAGCTGTATTAATTATTATCTTCTATACTTATTTAGATAAGATTCTAGGTATTTTTGTATGCGCAATAGTAATATTCTACTATCAGATGGATGTAGTTGAGAATATGCTAAATATGGATATTTTAGAAAATATGGACGATATTGACCCTGATTATTCCACAGAATTTGTAGGCCAAGAAGAGCAGACAGAAATATTAGACGATTATGTATTCTTATCTGAGAAAGAAAAGAAGGAAGAAAATATCAATGAAAGCATGATTAATTACACCAACGTAGATGATAACCAAGATATATTAATAAATAACGAGCATAAACAAGAAGAGTTTCGTAAACAAAACTGTGCTAATAACAGGTTGATGAATAAAGAGGTTCGAATGAACTATGAGATGACAGAACATGTTTTCCCCGAAATTAAATTTAGACGCGGTGTATGTAATCCATGCAACAAATCTTGCGATTTTTCTGTAATAGAGAATAAAATTAATACGGAAAAAGAATTACGAGGTATATAAAATGTTGTTATATCATATATGGCGAAACAAGATAACCCTAAAAAACAGAATAAATTAACTAAATTATTATTATATTTGCATAACAATATTCAAGCAGTTAATAATAGTAAGATTTTTGCGGGGATAATGATAATTACATTAAATATTGTATCTAAATTTGCAAATTTTAAGTTAAGCAAGACATTAGAATCCTATTTTAAATATACGTTTAGTAGACAGATATTGGTTTTTGCGATAGCATGGATGGGCACACGGGATATTTATGTTGCCACATTTATTACGTTATTATATGTAATAGTAACTGAGTATTTGTTCCATGAAGATAGTAATATGTTTGTATTATCCGAAGATTTTAGAGATAAGCATATATCGATGTTGGAGAACGATACTGGGGAAAAGGTAACAGAAGAAGATATTATAAAAGCTAAGAATGTATTAAAGAAAGCTAAAGAGCAGAAATTGATTAAAGATGACGGATACATCGGCCATTCTTTTTAAATAGATTATATTGGTTTTATTGTTTTAATAGTCACGTTGATATGTTAACATTATTTTTTATAGAATAATGTTAATTTAGGATTAGTAGAAAGGGTATAGATTCTTCTTTCATATTTTTAATATTCGTATATTATAGATAATGACAGAACTTTTAAAATTCGAACCATCAGAAATAAAAATAAACTTATACACAAATATACCAAATACAAATACAAAAGATTACAAAACGGTTCCTTTGACTTTTGGTATGTTATCGAGTCCTGACTTGAAAATAGAAGCATCAATTAAACCATCTCAGTATCCTTTTTTTTTATTTCAGGTAAAATATGAGGAATCTGTTTTGAGTAAAATGGAATATAGTGATGTTGTTAAGACGTTTTTTATTAAGGACGAATTTATTGATGCATTTAATACATCATCTACTGAATTATTATCACAGAACTATGATGTAAATAGTGGTAACGATGAAGAAATGAAAGAATATTATGATAAGAGAAATGCTAACATTGACTATAACATTATGCTTATGTTAAAATATCTTTTACCAACTAGATTCCCCGTAATAAATAACCACTATAATTCTTACAAAAATATATTTCTAGGAGAAAGTAATATTAGAACTTTCTTATATAACCCATTCACTACAAGGAAACCCATATTTTTAAAATTAGATGGTGGAACTTACACAGTTAAGAGAATGACCTGGCTTAATGATTTTTTGAATCATCCCTTCTATAAAAAAATAGCAAATACAGGGAATGTTTCAAAAAAAGGAAATTCCAGCAACAAAGAATTAGTTGATTTCATTACAGAGTTAAAAAAAAAAGATGAAATAGAAAAAAAAAAAATATTCCAGGCCATCAAACGTTATTACAAAGGAGAACGAGGACAAGACGCTGATAATGTAGACAATGTTATTTATACTGGAATACAAATAATGGGACAAGACCCTTCTACTTATGAAATATATGTAGACATAGAGCTATTCGATGGAGAATTAAAACCAGAAGAGGAAGATAATGTTAAGTGTCCTTATTATGGCGATTATTTGGGAAATCAGCTAGAGGATATAATAAAAGAAGCAAATAAAAAGAAGAGTACGGAAGAAACTATCCCCAAAATTATTAAAAAAAATCCTATATTTAATATTACATCTTTTACTGCAAAGAAACAAGAAGTAACAGAAGCTGAAGAAGAGGTAGATGAGAAAACAAAAGCTAAGAGAGAACAGGAGGATAGAAAATACAATAGTTATATAGACGAAGAACAAAGAAACATGTACGAATCAATAATGATACCATTTTTTAAGGATATAAAAATTAAACCAGATATTAATGCAATTATTAAGAAGTACGACATTAATTATAAAAATTTTTATACAGAATTTTTATCTGAAAGAAGGCGTGAATTAGAAATATTGATTAAACGATTAGTTGAAGGTGAAGAAATTACTTCGATCGAGGGCTATACACGAATGTTGGAATTAATTGAAGAAAGATTGGAAGGCAAGGGCATTGAACAAAGAACTGTCGACGAGAGAGAGCGTTCTAAATATTTAATTGCGTTTTTTGAAATAGCTAAAGAATTATTAACAAACGAAAAATATAAAGCTGTTAGTAAAAACATAATTGATGATTCTATAAGCATTTTAAGAGTAAATTTAGAATATGCAAAACTTACCGAAAATCTCCCAACGAGTAAAAAATATTATGATCCTATTTCTAAGAAATATTTTAGTTATATAAAGGATTCTGACGAAGCAACTGATGCTGAAGTTAGGGAATTTATTGGTATAAACAAAATAAATTATAAAAACTATTATGTAAGTTTTTTTAGTAAATTGAAAAATTCTCCTGATGAAAGCGATAAATCATTGTTTAAAACAATTTCGACTGGTGATAAAAAAAGTATACCATCTGTAACAGAAAACTTAAAACAAAAAATTACAGGAATTACAGATGATGTAAGAAAAATGAATAATTATAAAATAGCGTTGGGGCTATTAGAATACCTTGGAGCCAGCAATCTTGGTGGAAAACGAACAAGAAAACAAAAAAATAAAAAACATAGGAGAACTAGAAGAATACGTTAATAATTATTTTTTATAGAATGTTGCTTTTCCTTTTTTGAATTCGCCAATTTCATTACCAATTTCCTCATCTTTATCAATAGCATAAATCTTTCCATTTTCCTTATCTGTTGTGTAATAAGATTTTCCTAAAACAGTAACGACAAACACTTCCTCTGCGTCTTCCTCCTCTTCTACAGCTTCCTCTTCTTCCTCTTCCTCCTCTTCTACCTCTTTCTCTGCCTCTTCTACAGCTTCCTCTTCTTCCTCTTCCTCTTCCTCTTCCTTTTCCTTTTCCTCTTCCTCTTCCTCTTCATTTTCCTCTTCCTCTTCCTCTTCCTCTTCCTCTTCCTCTTCCTCTTCCTCTTCTTCCTCTGCCTCCTCCTCTTCCTCCTCCTCTTCTTCCTCCTCTTCCTCTTCCTCCTCCTCTACATCTACTTTCTCATCAGCACCTTCGTCTTCAATTACATATGTAATATTAATTTTTCGAGTTTCGTCGGGCGCCACATATACTACTTCATCTGACTCGGCAAGAGGTTCGCACTGCATAGGTATAGAATCTTCTTTTTCCTCTTTGATCTCAACTGTACGAGAAGGTGATCGTTTACATTCACAACGAAATTCTGGGAAGGAATAAATAAGTGTCTTAAGAACCTTATTCTCGTGCTTGAGCTTTTTATTCTTCTTAATGAGCTTCTTTACAAAAGGAAGGTCAAGAAGACCCTCGAAATTTTTCAAAACAGTTTCGCTAGAATACATTATGCTGATTTACGATTAATTATTAGATATCATTAGGATCAATTTTTTATATGATTATAAAAAATTAATTAGAACTCAATTCGATTCCATTCAATAGGAAACATATCATCTGTGATATTATTAGCTTTAGGACCAAACCATATATGAGGGTAACAAACGAACTTTCCAGGACTTTGGTTAAAATACCCTCCCCACCAACTGAACGAACTATTAGCTATAATATTATTATCGCAACAGCTCATCAGCAATAATTGTTTCCAATCCTCTATTTTATCATCTACTTTAATAAACGTAAGTATAGGGTATCTCTCTTCCAATCTCATAATATGCTGTTTTACTACATTGTTATCCTCTTTTTCACAGAAATAGAGAACGTTGTATGCTTTGGTAAACGGTTTATATAATAAAATATTAAAAAGAGCATTCTCATAGTATTCATATGGCATAATGGGGTGATAATCCTGTTTTTCTTTATAATCCCCCAACCGGAAATGCATAGAGATTGTAGTATATGTCGGATCAAAGTATTGAGAATATTCCTCTTTTATCTTGTTTTGTTGTTCACCAATATTCAAGAGAGCAAATATTTTCTCATATTCCTTTTCAAAGTATTTATAACTTTGGAAATATCCAAACAATAGTACATTTTGATTTATCACGGGTATTTCGCAATAATGATGATGCGGTTCTCTATATGGCGGTAATTTAAAAAGTTCATCATTACTACAACCGTGAAGTGAATTAAAAGTAGTATAGCGTTTTATTGTGGATAAAAATGAATCCCAGTAAGTTGGACGAATTATTCCAACATCCAACGTTTCAGAATAAGGCAAAATCATTTTTGCACGATTTCTTATTCCATAAGCCATTGTAGAAAATATTTGGAATAGTTGATTTCCTAGCCCACCCATTAAGAAACATGTAACTGTAGACATAATGGATATATTATTTTAGTTCATAATATATTTTTATATAGATTCCAATTATTATAAATGGTATCTCTATTATGGTATGCCAAAGTTTTCCTTCATAATGCTGTTCTTACTAGGCCCCTTTTGTTTCTCGCTTTGTTTCTTAACTTTATAAACACCCGTCGTATTAGGTTGATTAGCCACCTTGCCGCCATATATATTCATAATGAAATCTTCACTATCTTCGTGCAGTTCTGGCAGAATTCTGGTCATTGGTTTATCGATAACTAACAACATATGCTCTGTCTTTAATAGTTTTCTGTACTCTTGTATGCTCAAATTTCCGTAAAATTTATCTAATAGGAAATATGGATTAGGAGCAGGTTTAATATTTTTCTTATAATTGTAAACCTTGCTATATATTTGGTTTAACAAATGATACCTCTCAAATTTTGTGGAATCGTCTAAATTCTCTTTCATTAAATATGCGACTGCGCATTCCGGGCGACAGAATGAACCATAACCATAGAATTGATCATCCATTTCATATTTGGGTATATAACAAGAAGGATTATCATACTCATATGTGCACCAGAAACATGCGGATTTTTTATCCGGATTAGAATTTTTGTATAATTGTAATTTAAGTTTCTTTAATTTCGAGTTAACATCTTTAATATTTATATCATCGTCTTCTTCTTCTGGCTCTGCGTTGTTACTCTGTGAACTACAACGTTGGCAAACATTAGAACATGACGATGATGATGTTAACTTGCTCTTATCTAGTTCGGTATACGCCATTTGCAAAGATTCTTCTGTATTATTGTTGATCTGATTTACCTCGTTAGATTTATAAGTTGAAAACGTTGTTGTTTCTTCTGAATTGTATGTCATTATGGATGGAGGTATATTTGGATTATACGTTAAAGGATCAGTTACAATCTTATTTAATTGCGTATTATGTTCTACTAGGTCTTGCATAGAACACTTCAAATGTAATATAATATTAGTTACTGGTTTTACTAAGTCCTTTTTTTCTGGTGGTTTTGTAATTAGCTTGCCACCTTTGGGTTTTCGTCCACGCTTTTTCGCGGGTTGTTCTGGTACTGGTGTATGTTCTTCAGATGTCTCTTCTATTATTATTGTAATGTTATTGGACAAAGGGGCAACTTCCTTCTTCTTTCGCCCCCTCTTCTTCTTTATGATTTCGGTAGCTGGTTCACCATTCATTATTATATGATTGATTATTGTAAACAATGACCATTATTTTTTATATTGTTTATTAAAAACGTTTTGCGAGTTTCAATAAAAAATTGATTAATAAATAATACAAAGACACAGTTAATATATATTAAGAAATGGAACTATCGCGTGAGGAGTTAATTAAAAAATGCATAGATTTGGGTGTTACAAAATGTAAGTCAAAAAACAAGACACAGTTATTGGATATTATTAACACCAAAACATCGACGCCTTTAGTAAACAGTATAGTATTAGTAGATGAACCAGTTCGTTTAGACATTACCGATAAAGTATTCGTTGGAAACAATATTGATGTTTTGAAAACTATTCCAGATGGTTCAGTGGATCTAGTTATAACTTCACCTCCTTACGATGATTTGCGGGAATACAAAGGCAATTATAAACTAGATCTGACAGAAGTAGGAAAAGAAGTTTTTAGAGTATTGAAAAAAGGAGGTATTTATGCAATGATTATTCAAGATCAAACTAAAGATTTTGGTAAATCATTAACTTCGTTTCGAACTGCCATTACACATTGCGACATAATTGGGTTCAAGTTGTTTGAAACATGTATTTATAAGAAACAAGGTTGCGAAGGTGCTTGGTGGAATAAGAGGTTCCGGGTCGATCACGAATACATACATATATTTTTGAAAGGTAAGAAACCCCAGTATTTCAATAAGGAACCTATTAAGATACCTTCAAAGCATGCTGGTAAAACAATGACGGGGTGTGCTACGAGGAAAACCGACGGAACTACACACCAGAGTAAAGAAGTTGTAATAAACTTAGTAAAGTGCCCAGGAACAATATGGGATTACGCAAATGGCGGAGATAAAAATAAATTAAAAAGGAAACACCCTGCGGTATTTCCTGATAAGATTCCGCACGATCTAATAGAGGTATTTTGCCCGCCAGGTGGACTAGTTTTGGATCCAATGTGCGGTTCAGGATCAACTCTTGTTCAAGCAAAAAAATGTAATCGTAAGTTTATAGGTATTGATATTGAACAAGAATATGTAAATTTAACTAAGCAAAGGTTGTTAGAAGAGTGCGGTCTAAACATTTAGCTAAGACCATGTCGATGATCATGGTTGGCCATATTGCAGTCGCCACAGAGCCAGCCACGAAATTCATTTTTTATCGCATCGTGGTCGCGATGCCAATTCCGAGGATTCTCCTCCGTCCCCCATGCCCTCGTGCATTTTGGGCATTCATCTCCACCCTTGGGCTTGGGCGGAATCTTTCCTTCTTTGTTTGCCTTCTGGAGTGTCGTGTTTCTCTCTTCGTCTAATCCAACAGCGCATGTTCTGCAGACAGCATTCACTCTCATCAAGTACCCATTCTTATCAATGCGGTTTTGATAGTATCCGAAAAAGCTACTGTCTTTTTTTACTCTGCATTCTCTGCACTCATGAAGTCCGGGCGGTTCTCCCTTATGTAGGCAGACGCCAGTAGCATCCGAAACAGAAACCTTTGACTTGTTAGTTTTCAGTAGTTCCTCATACCTCCTAATCTTCTCCTTGAGTTGCTCGTTCTCTGAAAGTAGTTGCTCCATATCAAATTCTCACGTGTTTAACTATTAGCAACATTGTTAAAATTCATTCAATTTTTTAGGAAACGATATAAAATAACCACAATAATTAATTAAATGAATCAAGAATTGCACGAATACTTATTTAAGCCGTTTAGCAAGACACCTGATCAAAGCGCTAATCAAGAAAAAAAGAACACAGCAGTTGTCATTGTAACTGATAAAAAATACTTCAAACGCGCTGAGCAAACAATAATAGACGTAAGAACAAGAGGTAATTGGAAAAGCGATATAGTATTAATCACTATAGATTTTGATTTAAATCATAATGTTCGAGATTATTATAATCTAATTAATATCCGTTTTCCCATAATAGATAAATCTGAATTATTAGAAAAAATAAAGTCGCGCTTTTTAGATAGTGATGTTCACGAATTTATGAAAGTTAACCAATGGGAAAAGTTTCACGTATTTGATAACTATTTTAAACAGTGGTCTAGAATCGTCTATTTTGACGCTGGTCTTAGAGTGCTTGAGCCATTGGATTATTTACTAGAACTAGATTATAAGGGATCAATATTAGCTCCGAATGACGCTGGCAATTACAATAATACTGAAAAGATATTTAAAAACCAAATATCGCATCGTCACACTGATCTTGTAAATCAAGTATTAACCGATTTCGGAAACATTATGGATTCTCAATATTTTTTAAATTGTATATGGGTCTATGATACAGAAATACTTAATATTTGTAATAAATCTCAGCTAATAGATGCCATGAATAAATATCCTTTGTGTAAAACAAATCAGATGACCATAATGAATTTACTATTTCATTTTAAGCACCGTTTGTGGAAAGAGTTCCCTGTGACGGCATCGAATAAAAAAATATTATTTGATTGGTGTGAATTAAATTGTCCGCATAAGTCAACCTGGCGCGACTATTGTTATATTAAATATCCAGTAACCATTACTATGGGTTTTGACTAGTCACTTCTTTGTTCATTCGCGAATAGCAAGACCTACAAAGTGGGACGTAATTATTAACGCCAATAACTACTTGTTCTTTTTCTGTAGATACTCTATGCGAGAATAGCGCTTTGTTGCTGCACATTTCACAGTTAGAGTGCAGTTTTACAACTTTATCGCATAAAGGGATTAGATCTAAAATAGGGCCGAATTTCTTTCTCTTAAAATCTCCGTCCAAACCACAAATATGAACGCTTTTATTAAGCGTCTCTACTAAATAAATAACGCTGTCGTAGAGATCCTCAAAGAACTGTCCCTCGTTGATAAGGACGACGTCGCTATTTGTTATTTCGTCACTATTTAGAACATCTTTAATAGTTCTAACAGAGACACAAGGAATCATCACCTTATCATGCGAAGATAACATTTTATCATGGTATCGTTTATCATCAGCGAAATTAACTACAACAACGGTTTTATTTTTTTTAACGTACGCGTTATGTGTATTGATAAGATAGGTTGTTTTTCCGGAAAACATGGGGCCTAAAATAAGTTCGAGGTATCCTGACATTTTGTATAATGGCGATATTAGTTTTTTGATTAAATAATTCATAACTTATTTAATCAATTTTTCGAAGGGAACCTACGGTTCCCCTCAAACCCCTCCCTTAGATTTAAATGCGTCTCCCTTAGAATTAAATGCGTCTCCCTTAGAATTAAATGCGTCTCCTTTAGATTTAAATGCGTTTCCCTTAGAATTAAATGCGTCTCCTTTAGATTTAAATGCGTCTCCCTTAGAATTAAATGCGTCTCCCTTAGATTTAAATGCGTCTCCCTTAGATTTAAATGCGTCTCCCTTAGATTTAAATGCTTTTACACCTTTTCTCATTTAAAACGCCCATTTTATAGAGCAAAAAAATAAGAAATTTTGTAAAATCAATAGTAGGAATTTCACCCACGATGGTCTTACTTTTTCCTGTTCTTCTTTTTTATTGGAACAGGTGAAAGACGCAAACAAAGCATAATATTAATTGATAAATCTTTTTATAGAAACAGGATATTTGGTGTTATCAACTAATAAATTAAAACACTTACTACCATAATCACCATTTTCTATTAGAACTTTTTGTATATCATCTATTTTAAATTTAATTCTTTCATCTTCATATGAATAAAACTTATGATATATCTGTGTAAAGTAAATTTCATCTAATTCATTTATTTCGCCAATTGTATTTGATTGTAAATATTTTGATAGTATATTTTTCCGTTCAGTTTTATTTTTAGCAGTCAACGCAAATTTTAATGTCGTTCCACTGTTTATTAGTTCTTTTTTTGTATTATCATTGTCAATTGCGTTGTTTTTATCATTATTATACCATTTTATTATGTCTGTAAAATATATATTAATCCATTTTCCATTTACAAATGCTTTATTTTTAGAACTTAATTTAACAATTTGTTTAGACGATGGGTGTGTAATTTCATAAATATTATTTCCTGTTTCAGTATATTCAATATTATTTTCAACAAACGCTAAATGCGTGTATAATGCGTTCAATTGATTTTTTTGACTTTTATTATCTTCATACATCCAGTCCATATCTATCTCTACAAAAGATTTTTTACAACTTTCAATTGCCTTATTAATTCTCTCTATTTTTTCATTTTTAATTTTTTCTATTCTTTGCAATTTAAGTTGTTTCTCGTTCTCAACACAATCATCACATTTTTCACACCTCACACATGGCATTTGTAATGAAGATAATGTATTGTCATTTGCTATTTTTATTAAAGTTTCTGCGTTGATTTCAAACCATGGTTCAGGTCTGTTTTCACTACAAGTTTTATGTGTATTGCATATTTCAAATATACATAAAATTTTATTATCGTCTATATATGCTACATCTGCTATTTTTACTCCATTATACTCAAATCTGTATTCCAACTGAATAACTGATGTTTCTGTAATTTCAGGAATTTCAAACTCTTCATTTTTTTTACAGCAACAGCAATTTCTAAGGAATGAAATTGGTATTTTTCTTTCAAACAAGTTTTTCAATAATATTTTTGCGTCTTTATGTATTTGTGTTTCGGTTGGATTACTATAATGATGACATGGATTAATACTATCTACCTTATGTCTAAAATGATGAACCCTAATTTCACCTTGACATAAAATTAAATCCTTATTACATTCAGGGCAAATGTATTCATCTTTTTTATTGGCTATTTTAGGATAAACATATTCACCAGTAAGTTTGTTAATTGCTCCAAGAGATAATAGATGCGTCATTTGTTATGTGGTGTTATATGTTAATCCAATAATTTATTTCAATTTTATAAATAAATAATATATAATGCCTCACCAAAAAAGTAGTGATTATAAAGAAACTGTAGTCCAATATTATTTAGTTGAAGACAAAACACAAGAAGAAATTATTTATGAGTTATCATATAAAATGGGTGTTTTAAATGAGAAAAGGTGTAAAGTAGATTCACTTGTAATAGAATACTATAGGAGGGGTTTGAGGGGAACCTAGGTTCCCCTCCTTTATAATATAAATATCAAAAAACATAAATAAAGAACTATATGATAGTTAAATGACAACAAATGCAGAAAGTAAACAGAGTATACCATGGGTAGAAAAGTACCGCCCATCACACTTCGATGATATTGTCCTCGATCCAATAAATCGACAAATATTCAAGAACATATTAAACAAAAACTATTTCCCAAATGTACTATTTTATGGTCCGCCAGGAACAGGAAAAACAACAACCATCATAAATATTATAAATGAGTATCAGAATAAATACGGTCAAAAAAACAAAGGCACCGTAATACATTTAAATGCATCAGACGAACGTGGAATAGATATCATAAGAAATCAAATATATCAGTTCGTAAAGTCAAAGAATTTCTTTGACGCAGGACTAAAATTCGTGATATTAGATGAAGTAGATTATATGACCAAAAACGCACAACAAGCATTAAAGTATTTACTGCAATCATCTAATTATAATGTCCGTTTTTGTTTAATATGCAATTACATAAGTAAGATAGACGAATCGCTAAAAAATGAGTTTATCTGTATACGTTTTAATCAATTACCAAAACCAGATATTTATAAATTTATTAAAAATATAGCAGTGAATGAAAACCTAGACATATCTGATCCGACAATCGAGAAAATACAGCAAATATATAATTCTGACATCCGCAGCATAATTAATTTTATACAGCTTCATCAAAACATAAAAATATGGGATACGAATATTATCACAGATACTGTATGGGGAAATTTATATGAATTGTTGGGTTCAACTACCAGTAATGTGGGAATCATAGAATATATTAACAATATTAGTTTGCAATACAATATGGATAAGAAAAACATTTTGAAGAGTTATTACAACTACATTATTCGTAAAAAAAAGGACGTAGTTAGTCAAAAATTACTATCATCTATTGAGGTAGTAATGCATTCTAACGACTCGAACGTAGAATACCTCATTAATTATTTTATTTCATCGTGTAAAGAATTACGTAAATAAAAAATTGAAAGTATATAAAGAAAATGGGCTTTCTTTATGTACCTCGGATTATTAAAATAGATGTCAAATATAGATGATGAATGGAGCCAGTTTATAACTGGAAACGCCACATCTTGTGGGTTTCCTTCTGTTTCTTGCAATAACTCAATAAAAAAAAATGCATTGCCAAACGAGCAGCATCTATCAGTAAGCACAGATATTCCAGAAGATATTCCTATTTGTGATGATTTATATATATCAACCAAAACAAAAGTCCTTTTCTTAAACCAACCAATCGACATACAAAACATATTTTGGAAAATACCCGTAATAGAATATGGAACAGCAACAAGCGGAGTTATAAAAAAGCAAATGAAGATTGTATCTAAAACTCCAGAGGAATATGAAGAATATCGCAATAAGTTAACTAATATAGGTTACTATACTGAGAATATTATTAAACAGATAGACAATGCGTCGGGAAGAAGAATAAAATTTAAAGATGAGAGAAAAATTACTGTTGGAATCTCTAAGAAGGATATTATGAATTGTCGAGGCAAGGTTAAAAACGCATTTTACAATTGTTTCGCGATTATATTTCGTTTTAAACTTGATGGATTGTTTCGAGAAATCCATGTCAAGGTTTTCAATACAGGAAAGTTAGAAATACCAGGCATTTTAAATCCTGGATTGCTCGTTACAGTAAAAAAAATGTTGTTGGAAACGTTACAACCGTTTATTGATAAAAAAGTAGATTTTATAGAGACCGATTCAGAAGAGAATGTATTAATCAATTCTAACTTCAATTGTGGTTATTTTATTAACCGCGAAAAACTGCATATGATATTGCGTAGCGATAAATATAGAATTGAAAGTGCATATGATCCATGCAGTTATCCAGGAGTCAAATGCAAATATTATTTCAATAATGATTTGGGGTTTGATCACGTTGTTCAGAGAGGTCAGGTTGTAACAGAAGATAGGGGAATGAAAATGAGTGAATTGGGAGACAACAATAAATATACAGAGATATCCTTTATGATATTTAGAACTGGTAGTTGTTTAATAGTTGGTAATTGCACAGAACGCATATTAAAGTTTGTCTTTGAGTTTATTAAGAAAATCCTAGTAGATGAATATCAAGCTATTTATGTGGCAAATGAAGAACCAGTTGTTAAGAATAAAAAAGCAAAGCTCAGAAAAAAAATCATTTCTGTAACAAGCAGTTATTTACAAGAGATTAATAAAACGCCAAATTAGATCATTCGGTAAAAAAAATACAATTAAGAATACTTTAGCAGAAACGAATAAAACATATTAACAAACAATGATTTAAAGTAAAATCCAAGATATATTTTATATTTGTTTAGATATAACATGCAAAAAAATCCCGATCAAGGTTCCGCTGAACCAACAACTACTCAACAAACCGCTGCTGGATATAGGTTACCAGAAAATAACACACTCCAACACGCTGCTAAGTTAGCAGTCGTAGAGGATAAACCAATAATGATGGATTACTGGACGAATTCATTAGATAAGTCCGTTTTGATTGGCGTCAAAGAAAATAAGGAGAAGTTGCTTGTTAAGAGTGAAGAAGAATACACTAGTCCTATTTCGAAGATTTACAAGGTAGGAAAGGAGTACATTATTATCACTGAAAATTCTATTTATTTAGTGGATGTAGAGATTCCCACCAAGCGAATTAGCTCTTAGAATATTGAATACGTAAATTATTTTTTATTTTATTAATCCAAATTAATAAAATAACATACTTAACCAAAGATAAATCACAATGCGTTTCGCAAACTCTCAACCTGCTCACTTGTTAATGAATCTGGAAATTCTACTTCGAATTCAATTATCAAGTTGCCTACGGAATTATCTTTAGTCATACCCATTCCATTAACCACTCTTTTAAAACCAGGTCTTACGACAGTTGGATTATTCATATTGTTCAGAGCTAGTCGTTTACCATTTAAATGATTGATCTCAAATACAAACCCACAAAGAGCTTCTTTCAGTGATATCTTTTTATTGTATATTAGGTCGAGCCCGTTTCTCTTAAAATCAGAATTATTAACTACATTTACTGTTAATCTTAATTCACCTCGATTGCCATTTACAATGTTTCCTTTATCTCCTATTATAATAGTTTCGCCATTGTCAATTCCTTGAGGAATTGATATGTGGATAGTTTCGTTTTCAGTTCGGCGAGTATTGTTTTCGACAACTACTCGTTCTATGTCTACTGTAAAATTACATCCTTTGAAGCTCTGCTCTATGGATATCTGTATTTGTTTTGATATGGGTTCTGGACGCTGATTTAAATTATGAAAGAATTCAGTACGAATATTAATTCCTGGACCGCCGCCGTGAAATACACGAACATTTGGTCCACTAGGCATTCCACCGTGCATTCCACCACCAAACATCATATTAAAAATATTATTAATATCGTTAAATTCGTTCATGCTGTTCATATGCGCAAAAGGATTCCCTCCCATATTAAAACCACCTCCTGCGAGTTCCATATCATATTGGCCTCTTCTTCCTGGATCGCTCAATATTTCATAAGCTTCATTAACCTGTTGCATCTTAACAATAGCTTCATCACTTGAATTGCGATCTGGGTGATACTTCATAGATAATGCTCTGTATGATTTTTTAATTTCAGTTTCGCCAGCATCCTTCGATACACCTAAAACCTCGTAATGATTGGGCATATTTATAATATTAAATATGGATTGTTTATATGTTTTTTACGCATAATGAAAAAATGTATAAGAAAGGGTATAAATAAAATACCATAGAGTTTACTAAATGACAACGAACACTACATTTATTACAAAGTATAAACCGTATTTTATTAAGGACTTTTGTATAGAAGATAGATTAGGTTCTGTATTAAAAACTCTGTTAGAAATAGATAAATTAAATATTTTGCTAATAGGCAATGTTAGTTCAGGAAAAACTTCTATGTTGTACGCATTAATACGCGAATATTACCATTTGAAAAAAGAGGACTCTTTTCCTGAAAACAATATTCTCTTCGTAAATAACCTTAAAGAACAGGGAATACAATATTTCCGAAATGAAATGAAGACGTTTTGTCAAACGCATAGTTCAATTTACGGTAAAAAAAAGTTAGTTATAATAGACGATATTGATAATATTAATGAGCAAAGCCAACAAGTATTCCGCAACTACATAGATAAGTATAAACACAATATTCATTTTATCTCGGTATGCACTAATATTCAAAAAGTGATTGAAAGCATTCAATCTAGGTTGCATATTATTCAGATTGTGCCACCCAATGTAGAAGAAATAAAACAGATAATGAATAGGATTATAGACGCCGAACAAATAGTCATTGATGACGAATCGAAAGATTATATATTATTAATGTCCCATGGTTCGATAAGGATATTAATAAATTTTCTTGAAAAGATGTACATATACGGGGATCCGATTAATATAGAGCTGTGTAAAAAGATATGCTCAATTATATCGTTTCAAGAATTTGAGAATTACTTTCATAAATTAAAGGCAGGGAATTTGACCGACGCGATAGATATACTTTATTCTATTTATGATTATGGTTATTCAGTTATAGACATTTTAGATTATTTCTTTGAGTTTATTAAGATAACAAAAACTATAGAAGAGGGAACAAAATACAAAGTAATCCCTTACATTTGCAAGTTTATTACGGTTTTTCACAATATTCACGAAGACGTAATAGAATTGGCACAGTTTACGAATAATCTATACGAGCTATTGAAAGAATAGGTTTGTAATTAAAAACAGTAATCTAACTTTAAATTATTAGTAAATTATTTAATAATAGCATAAATAAAATAGCTTAGTAATATAAACTATTCTATGGCAAACCAAATATTCCGAAAAGAAGTTCCACCCGAGATTCTTTTTGAACTATTAGAAAAAATATGCTTTAAAACCGACAAGTATTATTTAATTGACATGAATGCGTACAGAAAAATGATGTTTCGTAGTTACCATGTAGATTTTTGCGAGAAATTAAAGGAGTACTATAATCTGAGCAAATTGTTTTATTTGGAAAGAAAAATGGTATATAATTCCTTTACAAATATAGTGCGTCAAATATGCAAGTTAAATAATATAATGTTTACTTCCCAGATAAAATACAATGAGTCGAAATACAATATAGATTTTTATGTATATTACGAGGAGAATCTAAGAACAATTCATACTCCTTCCGACTCCTCCCTTAATACAATCTTTTAAGTATTACACCTTTGAACATTATAATCCGCACTTTGTCTGGATTGTGTTCAAAGGCAACGTTGACGATAAATCAACTATTGTATAGTTAACTAAATCTCTTTTCTAAAAATGGTTCTAATCCATAATACCAAAATAAACCAATAACTGCTGACGTAATAAAAATAGTTTCGTTACTGTAGTTACCTCCTAATTTATAGTCAGTTTTTACATAATATCTTAGTAGAACATATAAAATTCCAAATATAAAAGGTATGAATGATAGTATTAAACTATACTTCATATATCATTAATCTAGAAAAAATTTACCTTCGTCGAATAAAGGTAACATTCTTGGAAAATTCATCTAATGTTGATGAGTTCGTATAAGTACACGCACTCCTCAATCCTCCCAAATAATCATTAACCGTATTTTCTAAAGCACCCTTATATTTTATCTTCAAAACCGTTCCCTCAGATGCCCGATAATCATTCATTTTCCCGTAATGCTTTTCCATAGCATGTTTAGAACTCATCCCATAAAACAACTTATACTTCTCACCATTATCCTCTTCAATTAATTCGCCCGGATTTTCGTCATGCCCTGCAAACGCACCTCCCATCATTACAAAATCCGCTCCAGCACCAAATGCTTTCACCATATCTCCCGGTGTCTTAATACCGCCATCGGAAACAATATAATTATTTCTGCAATTTTGAATGGCCGAGAATTGAGGAATGCCTACGCCTGTCTTTATCCTAGTTAAACAAGCACTTCCAGGTCCAATACCTATCTTTACAATATCAACACCTGCTTCATTCAACAATTTCTCTACTATCTCGGGTGTAACTACGTTTCCTGCAACTATGATCTTATCTGGAAATTTCGCACGAACCCTGCAGCAAAAATCAAAAAAACTAGACATATAGCCATTAGCTACGTCAACGCATATCCAATTACAAGGAATTTTCTCCATAATACTAATTAAATTCTCATAATTCTCATTTGTTATTCCAGTAGATACCATAAAATATTCGGGGTCTAGATCAAGGCCTCTATCCCTGGCTTCTACGTAATGTTCTAGCGTATAAAACTTATTCATAGCAGTCAATATTTTATGCTTTTTCAAAACGTTATACACATCAAACGTTCCTGTAGTATCCATATTAGCAGCAATAATAGGCAGACCCGTCCAAGTAATAGGATTTTTATTAAACTTATTAGTAAATACGAATTTTCTCTCTAACTTTACCTGGGATCTACTAGACAATTTGGAACTCTTGGGAACAATCATAACATCATCGAAATCTAAATATATGCCGTCATTATCATTATCAATCTTATTAAATCTCTTAAAATTAAAACATGTATCTATACACGAAAGCATCTTGCAATAAATAATAATGTGATAAATTTTTTATATTTTTTAACTTAATATACTATATAAAGTTATCGAATATGTTTAGTTCAAAAAATGCATTTACATATTTAATTGGAGCAGTAGTTATTATAACAGGCAGTTATTTAGCAACCCAATTTAAAAAAATAGTTGAACCTGATGACGAATATGATCTTATTAAAAAATATCTGTTAAACGATTCTCCGTTATATGGATACAATCGACCTAAGATATGGATTCATACGAAATACGAAGTAAATTCTCGTAAATGGAGAGATTTCTATTCTCGCAATACTACCGATTTAAACCAACCCTACATCCATTTGACTATTAAGACAATAATAAACCATTGCGGAAACGATTTCAATATATGTTTAATAGATGATGAAACATTTAGTAAATTAATACCTTCTTGGGATGTAGATTTAACAACTATGGCTGAACCTAAGAAATCGCACTTTCGAGAATTAGGTCTAATGCAATTAGTATATTATTATGGTGGTATGGTAGTGCCAAATTCATTCGTCTGCATTAAAAACCTCAAAGATTTTTACAAGGAAGGTACCTTAGGAAATCGTCCGTTTTTCTGTGAAGCAATAAATCGCACGGTGAACGTTGCACAACAAAAGAGGAAATTGTTGTTTGTTCCTGATACTTATTTCATGGGGGCAGAGAAGAATGATTCCTTCGTTCTAGAATTAATAGAATACTTGAAAAAATTATGCAGAGACCCACATTTTACTAGCGAACCAGATTTTGTAGGAAGCGTTTCGCAATGGTTAATGGATTCTAATAATTATAATAAAATAAATTTAGTCGGAGGTGAGGTGATTGGTATAAAATCGCATGATCGCAAGCAAATTTTGTTGGATAACTTGATGGAAGAAGAGTTTTTGAATGTACATGATAGTTTAGTAGGAATTTATATCCCGGAAGATGAAGTTTTGACAAGACCTAAATACCAGTGGTTTGCATATTTAACATCGGAACAAATATTGAAATCAAATATGATAATTGCAAAGTACCTAATGGCTTCTATATCAGATTCAGTAAATGAATACTATAAATCTTCAGAGATTAAGAGTATTGTATCAATTTAATAATTTATAATTCTTCTTCTAAAGGCGCTACTTCGCCGCTCTTCTTATTAGATCCTCTACTTGTTTTTCTAGTTCCTTTGCTCGATCCTTTGCTCGATCCTTTACTCGATCCTTTGCTCGATCCTTTGCCTAACTTAACATAACCAAAACTACCCTTCTTTGCTCCATAACCATATTTTACTAGCCGCATTTCTTCTTTAGCTGTTTTATACTTCTTTCTAGAAACAATACGTCCGCGATTATTATACATCAAATCCTCCTTAGTTAATAATCCCTCAGTTTTATAAGCAGTTTCATTCATAACTTGTTCGCGTGAACCAAATAATTCTTTATATTTTTTACCCTTAATAGTATATGTTCCATCGACTTCTGATCGCACCGGTCGTTTCATTTTATTATATATATTCGTAATAAAATAAAACTTATCGCTTTCTAGATCTGTTTTTTCTGGTTTTCACTTCCTTCTTAACAAATCCAAATTTCCCCTTTTGGGTAAAATAACCGGCTCTTTCTAAACGTTTATCTTTCTTTGCAGTTTTGCTCTTTAAAATAGAAACGATTCTTCCAGCTTTATTGTATTTCAAATCGGACTTCTTTAAACCACCATTTGTCTCGTAAGCATTTCCATTCATTACTTTAACGCGGGAACCATGGAGTTCCCGATACTTATGTCCATTAATATGGAACATTCCGTCATCATGTTTTATACGGCGATGCATATTTTATATACTATGTGTATAAAATATTATTGCTAAATTAGTAAGATTTTATACAATTGCACATTTAAATTGCCTAATATTTGGCGATTTATTAGTGAAAAGGTGTAAAATTAACATTCTATCTAACATTAGTTCTACTAAATACTTTTAATCTAGGCATATTAAATTGTTTTAAATTTGTGAATTGCAAAGACACCAATATAGGACTATAATCAAAGCGAAATGTTATACCTTTTGCTGCTAAACCAGTATTTGCGTCCCCAGAAACAAATATTTTTTTACCAGTTGCTCTTCTAATGTAATTTGCGTAGCGGTTTGCCATAGTGAAATTTGGGTTATTTCCTCCAGTTTCTAGTTTGGAGTAATTAACTGGAGCGCATAACTTTTTGTCATGGCAAGATTTAACAATATCGAACATAGAACGCATTTGTATATCATATGTCTACAAAAAAAGAGGGGAACCTAGGAACATTCGGAAACTATCGAACCCCTCCTATATTGTTATGTTAGTATTCATCCTATTATTATAACTACTTTATAGGAGGGGTTTGAGGGGAAACTAGGTTCCCCTCCTATATTGTTATGTTAGTATTCATCCTATTATTATAACTACTCTATAGGAGGGGTTCGAGGGGAAACTAGGTTCCCCTCCTATATTGTTATGTTAGTATTCATCCTATTATTATAACTACTCTATAGGAGGGGTTCGAGGGGAAATAGGTTCCCCTCCTATATTGTTATATTAGTATTCATCCTATTATTATAACTACTTTATAGGAGGGGTTTGAGGGGAAACTAGGTTCCCCTCAAAAAATTGATTTGAAATTTCGCCAATAACATAAGAATAACATTGGTTATCTATTATGGCTTCAAAGCTCGTTATTAAGAATCCCAAGAAGGACGCAGATACTGTATTGGCTAAGCAGTATCAACAGAAAACAGATAAACAACATATTCTGGATAACCCAGATACGTACATCGGATCGGTTGAGAATGTTGATGCTAGCATGTGGATTGTCGATCCTTCTACTGGAAAGATTGTACTAAAAGACATTGAATACGTTCCAGGGTTGTATAAACTGTTCGACGAAGGCATTGTAAACGCAAGAGACCATGTTGTTCGTATGATCCAATCTACCATGTTGGAGAAGAAGTTTGTAACCTACATCGACACCACTATTTCTGATGACGGATCCATTACGATTACAAATGATGGTAACGGTATTGACGTTGCTAAACATCCTGAAAATGATCTGTGGATTCCCGAGATGGTTTTCGGTCATCTTCGCACTTCTACAAACTACAACAAAGAGGAGAAGAAGATTGTTGGTGGTAAGAATGGCTTTGGATTCAAGCTGGTGCTTATTTGGTCTGATTATGGTATTATTGAAACCGTTGATCATATCCGTGGTCTAAAATACGTTCAAGAATTTAAGAGAAATCTTGATGAAATCTGCCCACCAGTTATCACCAAGGTTTCTAGTGCGATTAAACCATATACAAAGGTAACGTTTAAGCCAGATTACAAGCGTCTAGGGGTCAATGGTCTCATGCCCGACATGATTGCTCTTCTAAAAAAACGCGTTTACGACATTGGTGCAGTTACTGACCATTCAATCAAGAAAATCAAGGTAGTTTACAACAAGGAAACGATTCCAGTCAAGAATTTCCAACAGTATATCGACTTGTATATTGGAACCAAGGAAGAGGCAAAGCGTGTTTATGAACAGAGTGATGAGCGCTGGGAATATGCAGTCGCGATGTCTCCTACCCATGAGTTTATGCAGGTATCATTCGTAAATGGTATCTGCACGTTCAAAGGTGGAAAGCATGTTGACTATATTACTGGTCAGATTATCCGTAAACTCTGTGATTACATCGAAAAGAAGAAAAAGATTAAGGTGAATGCGTCAGCGATTAAGGAACAGATCATCCTATTCTTGCGGTGCGATGTCGAAAACCCTTCTTTCGATAGCCAGACCAAGGATTTCATGAACACTCCCGCAAATAAATTCGGTTCGTCTTGCACGGTCTCTGATACTTTCATTGAGAAGGTTGCGAAGATGGGTGTGATGGACTTGGCAATGTCCTTGACAGAGGCCAAGGAGAACAAGCTCGCCAAGAAGACCGATGGTTCAAAGACGAAGACGATTCGTGGTATTGCAAACTTCATCGATGCTAACCAGAGTGGAACCAGCGATTCCAAGGATTGTATCCTCATCTTATGTGAGGGACTTTCAGCTATGTCTGGTATTGTTTCTGGTCTCTCTAGTTCGGACAAGAATACAATTGGCATTTACCCGTTGAAGGGTAAGGTACTGAATGTTCGTGGACAGCAGATCAAGAAGATTTCTGAGAATAAGGAAATTATAGACCTTAAAAAAATCCTAGGTCTAGAAACCGGTAAGACATATTCTACTTTGGCGGATGTTCATAAGAATCTTCGGTATGGTAAGGTAATGTTTATGACGGATCAGGATTTGGATGGTTCTCACATCAAGGGTCTCTGTATCAACTTGTTCCATAGCGAATGGGACAGTTTGGTCAAGATTCCTGGTTTCCTATCGTTTATGAACACACCTATTCTGAGGGCTAAGAAGGGACCCATTGTCAGGTTGTTCTATAATGATGGTGAGTATAACCAGTGGAAGGAAACTGTTGGCACAACCATTTCAACGTGGACAATCAAGTATTTTAAGGGGTTGGGAACCTCGACAGCTGCGGAATTCAAGGAGTATTTCGCGAACAAGAAGATCGTTGACTTTATCTATTCTGGTCAATCTAGCGATGATTGCATTGATAAGGTCTTCAATAAGACAAGGGCTGATGACCGTAAGGATTGGCTAGGAAACTACGACAAAACTGCATACTTAGACACTAGTCATCCGACGGTGAATTATGAAAATTTCATCAACCAAGAAATGATTCATTTCAGTACGTATGATAATGCTCGGTCTATTCCGAACGGAGTAGATGGTTTGAAAATATCAACCCGTAAGATCCTGTTCAGTGCGTTCAAGCGTAATTTGAAGAGTGAAATCAAGGTTGCCCAGTTCTCTGGTTATGTTTCTGAGCATTCTGCATATCACCATGGCGAGGCGTCGTTGAATGGTGCGATTGTGAACATGGCACAGAACTTCGTGGGTTCGAACAATATCAATCTGTTGGAGCCAAATGGTCAGTTTGGGACTCGTCTTCACGGTGGCGATGACAGTGCTTCGGAAAGGTATATCTTTACGATGTTGAACTCTCTGACCCGCTATCTATTTCCAGAGGCAGATGATGCCGTCCTCAATTATTTGAATGATGACGGTACAATTGTTGAGCCAGAGTTCTATGTTCCTATTATTCCGTTTGCTCTGATGAATGGAATCTCCGGTATTGGCACAGGATTCTCCTGCAATATCGAGCCCTATAATCCGATGCAACTTATCCAGTATTTGAAACTAAAGCTTAACAAGTTATCGCCTACGTTCATTGAGTTTATTCCTTACTATGAGGGATTCAATGGCACAATCAGTAAGCTTTCAGATCAGAAGTTCTTAGTGAAGGGATGTTATGAGAAGGTATCTGAGGATAAGATCAGAATTACAGAATTGCCAGTTGGAACATGGACGATGCCTTATACAACATTCTTGGAAACTCTGATGGATGGTTCTACAGATAAGGCAGGCAAGAAGATTCCTCCAACAATCAAGGATTTCACTTCAGTCAGTACAGAGGTTGCTGTGGATTTTACAGTTGTCTTTCCAAAGGGTAAGGTCGCTGAATTGGAGGAATCTCTGGATGCGAATGGATGCAATGGACTCGAGAAGTTGCTGAAGTTGTTCACGACGGTCAGTACTACAAACATGCATATGTTCAACAGTGAATTCAAGTTGCATAAGTATGAAACTGTGGAAGAGATTATTGATGACTTCTATGGTGTGCGGATGGCTTTGTATAATAAGCGCAAGGCCTATTTGGTTGAGGCAATGGAGAAGAAATTGGTGAAGCTTTCGAATCGTGCTCGCTACATTCAGGAGACATTGAAGGGTACTGTGGATTTGAGGCGTAAGAAGGCCGACGATGTCACCACCCTACTTACGGGTATGAAATTTGCTCTGCTTGATGGAGATTTCAAGTACTTGATTAAGATGCCGATGGATTCCGTTACGGAGGAGAATGTGGCGAATATTATGAAAGAGAAGACAGACACGGAAGCTGAATTGGATGCTCTGAAAGCAAAGACATTGGAGAAGATGTGGTTGGACGAACTTGAGCAATTGGAGAAGCAGTATGTGAATTATAAGGAAAAGCGGGTTGAGATTCAAGCAGGGGGCAAAGGAACGGGCAAAGGAACGGGCAAAGGAATGGACAAAGGAAAGTCGACAGAGAAAAAGACAAATAAGTTGGTTGCAAAAAAATAAATAAAAACGTTCCATTATTTACAGTTGAATAATTAAAAATAAGACAAATTTTTATTTTTACACCCTTGAATATTTAAAATGGGACGCCCTTTGGGCGTCTCACTAGATATTTAAGGGCAACGTTACCGATAAATCAATTAAAAGGCAAACCGCCACCGTTCCTTGTGGCGGTTTGTCCTATTTTAAATGTTCATCGGTGTAAAATAGGAGGGTTACCTTAATTTTAATCGCGCAAACTCATCGATTCATCCAAAGGCATGTAGATATTACAGGTTTCCCAATAATCGTGAGAATCACATTTTATTTTATTATAACTATCATATTCATACCAAACAGAATACCCATTTGAATCAACGTCTGGTTTTCCGTCAACTGTGCAGGAATCAATCCTCATTTCGGCTGCATTTTTAGCACTACACTTACAAACAACGTTCAAAATAGTATTTGTGCCTGGTAATTCAATAATATATCTTTTTCCTACTTTAATAAATTTTTCTACGTCTTTGGTTTTGTTGCAATGCACAAGAGTTTCACCATTCCAATTGACACATGTGCTGCTATAAGGATTCGAATATGTCTTTTCCAAGCAGGCATCCATTGTTTTACTTATAAATAATCTAGGACGATATTATTGATTCAATTTTTTTGAAAAAAATTTATACGTTTTTTATCACTTTGTCTTTCTATACGCACCTGATTTTAAATATTTCCTTTTATGTAGTTTTCCTTCTTTCCCACACATACTATCAATCTTTCGTGTTACAGAACAATATTCAAAATCTATAATCTCATCTTCTTGGATACCATTAATTAAAAACCCATTTTTTTTGTTTTTTAATGGGAATAAAGCACATTTCCCAAACAATCCAATATCATTATCTGTAATAAAATGTCTACAATTGATACAGAAGTTTGGCTTTGTTTCTTTGAAACAAAGAGCTGGTAAAAGAAAAGAGAAAAAAATTGCTAGAATAACGTTATTCATTTACATTTATATTTATAAAATATCTAAGTAGTTTTTCAATTATATTTAGCAAGGCAATCGAATATAAAAAGGTGTAAAACTGATTTAAAGTTTTAGTTATAATCTCTAAGTATACACCTATGTCAGATGATTATATTTCAGCTTACGAATACGAGAAGAATGTGAATCCCAAATTAAATCCTATTTCTATTCATGAAAAAAATATATCAAATTGTGGGGTTGGAATACATTTTATTGATTTTTCTGAGTTGTTTCAAGTTCCCTATCACTCAACAACTCCTAATCTTTTGGCCTCTTTTCTTAAACTTAATTCGGGTCAAGATACTATTGATGTAAAAAATAAATCGTTTGATGAATTTAATGCTACCTCTCATCTTTTTTATGTTCTTCAAGGAACAGCATCTTTTTACATAGATAACGATTTTGTAAGAAAAGTTGATAAAGGTGATATTTTCATAAGTCCTTGCTTTAAATCTTTAAACATAAGCAATGTCGGTGATAACGAATTACAAATTTATTATATCAATGATAGTCCTTTATTAAATTATCTCGGAACAAAAGCCGAAAAAAAGATATTCCAACCTGCTGTTTTCACAGAGAAATTTTTGCTTGAAAATTTAGAACGCTTATCCAACCCTTTAAACAATCGAAAGGGTATTTTATTAAGCAATAAAGATACAGAGAAATTAGGTATCAATACTATCACACCAGTTTTATGGGCCCTCTACAATGAACTTCCACCAAATACCATACAAAAGCCACATAAGCATAATTCCGTTGCGCTGGATTTGTGCATCGGATGTGAAGATATTGAAAATGTTTATACGTTAATGGGTGAGGAATTGGACAAAGATGGTAATATAGTGAATCCTAAAAAAGTACATTGGAAAAAGGGTTCAATGTTCATTACCCCACCAGGACTTTGGCATTCTCATAATAATACCGGAAATACATATGCTTATGTATTGCCAATTCAGGATGCTGGACTCTTACTTTATCAAAGAATATTAGGAATAGTATTACAACGGTGAAAATTTAGAAGTAAAAAATGTAATTCTAAAAAAAAGTATAAATAAATATTTATGATAAATATACATATGTATAAATATTTATTTCAACGCGTCAAATCTATTATACCTAAGATTTCTGAAACTGAAATCATTGCCTTAAAATCTGGAGGTGTTTCAATAGACAGAGAATTATTTAAGGGAAAAATAGATTACAGAAAACTCTATAACCCTTCCACGCTAAAAAAAATTACAGATGATGAAAAAAAGTTTATATCTTCCACTGACAAACTATTATCGTTGTTCGGTCAAGAAAAGGTGTACCCTAATGAAAAAATACATGAAAAATTAAAATATTTAGGAAACAATGGTTATTTAAGTATGATTATTGATAGAAAATACGACGGAAATCGTATATCTATAGCAGCACAATCAAAGATTTTATCTAAAATATCTTCTTATAATCCATCTCTAGGTGTAGTTACTATGGTGCCAAATTCATTAGGTCCTGGTGAATTGATTCAACATTATGGAACGGAACAACAAAAGAATTACTACTTACCCCTACTTTCTAATGGAACATTTATTCCTTGTTTTGGATTAACGGGTCCTAACAATGGTAGCGATGCTGTTGGAAAGATAGATCAAGGTGTTGTTGAAATGGTAGATGGCCGGCTTAAAATAAAAGTAACTTTAAATAAAAGGTATATTACACTAGCACCAGTATCTAATTTGATGGGAATCGCATTCCAATTAACTGACCCCAATAATTTATTAGAAAGTAAGAAATCTGGTATTACACTAGCACTAATAGAAAAGCAACATTTTCCTTATTTATGCAATACATATCATAATCCAAATGATTCTGGATTTCCCAATGGAACAATAAAGGGCACCATTCACATCGATCCTGAGCAAGTGATTGGCGGAGAAAGCAAAATCGGGGAAGGATGGAAGATGTTAATGGAATGCTTAGCAGTTGGACGTGGTGTTAGTTTACCTGCTACAGCAAATGGATCATCAAAATACATTACATATGCAATGATGAATTACATCAATTTACGTGAACAATTTAATATGAAAATTGGGGATATGGAAGCAGTACGGGAAAAGTTCGTAGATATGTATTTAAACACCTGGATTATTCATAGTTCAGTTCAATTTACGAATCAGATCTTAGATAGTGGATCTACCCCATCTGTTCTAACAGCAATTATGAAACAACAGACAACAGATCGTGCAAGAAATATATTGAATCATGGTATGGATATTTATGCTGGAAGTGCTATTTGCGTTGGTGAAAACAATTTTTTCACTAAATTCTATAATGCTTCCCCTGTTGGAATTACAGTTGAAGGTTCTAATACTCTTACTCGTGGTCTTATAATTTTTGGACAAGGGTTAAACAAGAGCCATCCTTATATTTTCCCTATTTTTGAAAGCATACAGAATAATGATGTATCAGAATTTCGTAAGAATTTTAACGCTATGGTTACGGAAATTACTACTAATTATTTGCTACTTTTTTGTCCACCACAATTCATGTTAAATAGTAAAAATAGTAAAAATGTAGAGACGCGTTTAGATTACGCTACTTTGAAATTCAGTATACTTTCTAATTTTGTAGCGGTTCTAGGTGGGAAAATAAAATCCAAACAAATGTTATCCGGTAATATGTCAGATATTGTATCAAATCTTTACTTATCTTCGAGCTTGTTATGGTATCATCATCATTATTTGAATAATAATCACGTTCTGTTAAGAGATCAGTCCATGGAATATTTATTAAATGAAGTTGACAGTAAAATTAATTTGGTGATAGATAATTATCCAATACAATCTCTACGGTGGATCTTGTACCCTCTTCGTTGTAAAACCAAGAGCTATGATTTAGAAAGTAAGAACCTATTGTATAAATACGTTATAAACAATGAGGATCTGAATAATATTTTAAAAGAAGATATTTATTTTCGGGGCACCGTATTAGAAAAAATGGAATTGATTAAGAAACATCATCCCAAGAGTAAGGAATATAAGGATATGTATGAAGATATAATAAGTGTAGGAGAATATAAAATTAACAAATAAAATGTTAAAAAATCTTTACTTATATTATAAAAGATGGCTTGGTCCATGAAATATAAAAAAAGCATAAATTGCAAACGGCCGAAAGGATTTTCGCAACGTCAACATTGTAAATATGGTCGTAAAAATATGACGCGCAATAGAAAAATAAATGCAGGGTCATCCAAACGCAGAACACGAAAACATTCCTACTAGATTAATGTCGGAAATTCAATTTTTTGCAAAAACGAAGTAAAAAATTGAATCCTTTTTGATCAACAAGCTATAATCAAAAACTTAACACAATGGATAACGTTGAACGATCAAGAGAATTGGCCGAGAAGATGGCGAGGATGACTACGTCTCCTAGTGATCTTTTCCGTAAAAAGACAAACTTGTATTCTGTCTTCGATAAGGACGGGATGCCGACGCACGATGCGTCAGGAAAAGAACTTAGTAAGTCCACGCTTGCTAAGCTGAAGAAGGACTGGGCAAAACAGGAGAAGTTGTATAATTCAAACACGCTCTGATAAACATTTATATATAATTTTACAAATAACTATGGATCATTATACATTTCCATATGGATAAGTGATGCCATCGAATCTGTTTAGAAGACCTAGAAGTATGATTTTTGAATGAACTACAAAATTATTGTCATGTAGTAGATTTAGATGAGTATAATACCAGTAAAACTAAGTATGTTAATGTTTTAAATTCTCTACTATCCATTACATATTTTTTATGTTCTCTAAAATAATATGTAAAGGATAATTATAATGAAAAGAATTGTAGTTTTAGGTGGAGGAGGTTTTATTGGAGGTCATTTAATAACAAAATTAAAATCATTAGGTAATTGGGTAAGAGCTGTAGATATTAAGTATCATGAATTTAAAAAAACAGACGCTGATGAATTTATTATTTCGGATTTAAGAGATTCTGTAAAAGTTGATGTAGTAATTGATGATTCCATCGACGAAGTATATCAACTTGCAGCAGATATGGGTGGATCAACTTATATTAATACAGGTGAACACGATTCTGCTGTTATGCATAATTCATGTATGATAAATTTAAATGTTTTGAAAACATGTTCGCAAAAAAATGTAAAAAAAATATTTTATTCGTCTTCAGCATGTGTTTATCCAGAATATAATCAAATAGACCCAGATAACCCTAAATGTAGTGAAGATAGTACTTATCCTGCAGAACCAGATAGTGAATATGGTTGGGAAAAACTGTTTAGTGAAAGATTATATTTCGCATTTAATAAAGATTATCCTAATTTAGATATAAGAATTGCAAGATTTCATAATATTTATGGTCCATATGGAACTTTTGAGGGAGGTAAAGAAAAAGCTCCCGCTGCTTTTTGTAGAAAAGTAGCATTGGCAAAAAATGGAGATGTTGTAGAAGTTTTTGGTGATGGAATGCAAACAAGAAGTTTTTTATTAGTTGATGCGTGCGTTGAAGGAATATTAAGATTAATGGACTCAGATTTTAAAGGACCTGTGAATATTGGTTCAGAAGAAATGATAAATATGAATAATTTTATGGAATTAATAATTAAAATATCAGGTAAAAAATTAACTATTAAAAATATAGATTTTCACGGAGTAGGAGTAAGAGGTAGGAATTCTGATAATAAATTAATTAAAGAAAAACTTAATTGGGAACCTATATACAAATTAGAAGATGGTATAAAAATAACCTATGATTGGATAAATAAATTAATAAATTAGAAAGACAAAATGAAAATTCATCAATTGCTCTTCCAAATAATACACATGATTGTGATGACTACGTCTCCAAGTGATCTTTTCGGCAAACAGAAGAACTTGTACTCCTTGTTCGATAAGGACGGGATGCCAACGCACGATGCGTCAGGAAAAGAACTTAGTAAGTCCACGCTTGCTAAGCTGAAGAAGGACTGGGCAAAACAGGAGAAGTTGTATAGCGCAAGCACACTGTCAAATTAGAAAACCGCAATTATAATTTACAAAATCCCTTTATAAGAGAACGTTATAATGTACTTATTTTTTCATAATTAATTATATGAATGAAAAAATAATTAGAACAAAATATGTGAACATAGACGCAAGGTTTAGTAATGAATTTCCCAGTTTCCCGTTCTCAGATTATTATGTTCAACTTCAAGAAACCATTCATAATGTAAAATCGTTGTCTATTTCATCTATAGAAATACCAATATCGTTTTTTAATATATGTGATGCACTAGAAAACAATTGTTTTAAAATTACAGATATTGATGAACCAAAGAATCAATTTCTTATAAAAATTAAGGATGAAAATTACACTAAGGATTCTCTAATTGAAACTATCAACGAAGAACTTTTATACAATAACATGTATGATTTAAGTTTTTCATTATCATCGAAGAATAAAACAAAAATATCAACAACTGAAAATAGATATATTATTGATTTCTCTGTGAACGATAAAGGCGAAAGTATTAACAGTAAAAATACATGTGGTTCTATATTAGGTTTTGCGAATCCAAAATATTGTATTGAACCCGATAAAGAGAAAGAAACAGAGAATATCTGCAACTATTTAAATCCTCGATATTTATTTTTAGAAATTAGAGAAAGACGACGGAAAGAAGGAAATAAAATAAATTATGCGTTTGAATCAAATATTATGTCACCTAACATGAGTAAATATATTATTGCTCGAATTACTTTGGAGTATCGTGCTTTTCCGTACGGTTCAGTTTTACCAGCAAATATAATTAACGGGTTGTTGATTAGTGATACGCGGCGGTATAAAGAAAAAATAAGGTTAGAAGACCTTGAAATAAGAATATTAAATGAATTAGGATTTCCTATATGTTTTAATGGTTTTGAAATATCTTTTTGTATGGCACTCGAATGTGAAAGCGATTGTGATTAAAGAATTCAAGTGCCATTTACAGCTTTGCTCATTTAAAACGCCCATTTATATTATTCATAATATATATTATATATATATACATGTCTTTTTGTATTATTGTAGCAAGATTTAATGAAAATGTAGAATGGACTAAACAATTCACAAATGTAATAATTTATAATAAGGGAAACAAATTAGATAATGGTTACAATGAGGTTTTTTTGAATAATGTAGGTAGAGAAGGTCATACATATTATAAATATATTTGTGAAAACTATGAAAAATTACCAGAATATACTATTTTTTTACAAGGAAGACCATTTGACCATTCACCAAATATAATTTCTAATTTAACTAAATATATTAATAATAATGAATTGAGCATTGATTTTGAATTTTTAAGCGAACACATTCATCATTCTTCTTTAGATTTAGAATGTAGTAGATACTGGCAATGTAAAAATATACACAAAAATTGGGAACGAATATTTGGTGCTGGAGAACAATTTATAGTTTCAAAAAAGAAAATAATATTTGGTGCTGGAGCACAATTTATAGTTTCAAAAAAGAAAATATTAAAAAATACAAAGGAATTTTACGAAAATATTGTGAAAATGTTAGAATACGATATTGATCCATTAGAAGGTTATGATGTTGAAAGATTTCATAAATATATATTTAGTTAAATGGGCATTTTAAGTGAGAAAAGGCAACGTTACATTGCGCATTTTCAATGCGAAATGGTGTAAAAAATCAAACTTTATAAAATGATGAAAATTCTGTGAATTTGAATTGGAAAAAACATTATCTGTATCTAGTATAAAATGAATTTTCAAGAAAAAAATAAAAAAGCATGGCCGCCACAACTTTTTTTATACTCTAGTCCAAAAATTGCACAAAAACAGGCCTACAAATATTTAGGTAAGACAGCTAAATTATATCCTGGCCGAGCAAAATATAAAAAATACTCTATCTATGATAAAAAAAAACACAGTTGGAAAAGTTTTGGTCAAATGGGCTACGAAGATTTCACAAAACATAAAAATAAAACCCGACGTAGAAATTATTTAACTCGTTCGGGTCGTATTTCAGGGGATTGGAAGAAAGATCGATATTCTGCAAATAATCTATCGCGTCATATTTTATGGTGATTGTTTTGTTGTTGTCGGAATAAAAGAATTGGTAGTGATAAGAGTTTCCTTCTTTACCATCGCTCTAATTTAAATAGTTTTACATAAAATAGTCATAGAAACTAAGGAAAAGAAATCGGGGGCGATTTTGAAAATGGACAAAAATAAATGTCCGTTTTTGATTTTATGAAAATAGTTTTTAAAAACGATCATCTAAAAAAGTGATTCTTAGCATAATGCTGTAAAATCAAAAATTATATTAAAAACTGCGCTGCATAAAAAAATAAATAGTTTTTGCGGAATATGCTTTAGGCGTAATTTCTAGTTCTATGGTATAGAATGGAAATTACGCAAAAACCCGCCAATGATTTAGTATGTATAATTTGTGATGAAGTATGCAGAGATAAGAATGCTTATGATAATCATATTTTACAGCATAGAACTTTATTGAATAAAAAAAGCGCAGAAAAGCGCCAAGAATTTAATTGTAAAGAATGCAACTTTATATGCAGCAAGAATAATGATTGGACTAGACACATAGCCACTGCAAAACACAAAAATAGAACCATTTTGAATGAAAAAAATGCCGGTCTGAAACCACTTCATAAATGCACTACTTGTGATAAAGAATACACAGCAAAGAATAGTTTATGGTATCACATGAAGAAATGTACACAACCATTAGAAAATAAAATAACAGTATCTGTAGCACAACAAAAATCTTTTGAAATAATAACCGACCTTTTAAAGCAAAACAAAGAATTACATGAACAAATAATAGAGATATCAAAAGAACCAAAAATAATAAATAATATACATAATATTACTAACTCGAATAATAACAATACTAATAATCAATTTAATATGAATATGTTTTTAAATGAGGAATGTAAGAACGCAGTCAATATAATGGATTTTGTAAGATCATTGAATCTCACTGTACAAGATATTGAAGAAACTGGTAGATTAGGTTATGTTGGAGGAATGACCCGTATCTTTGTAAATGCTTTAAAAGATATGGATGTAAAGATGCGTCCTATACATTGTACTGATATAAAACGAGAAACTGTATATGTAAAAGATGAGGATACATGGGAAAAAGATAATAATGAAAAAAATAAATTGAAAAAAGCATTAAAACAAGTTGCTCATAAAAATTTACAACTCTTGCCTGAATGGCAAGAGCAAAACCCTGATTATAGAATCTTAGATACTCCAGAGAATCAACAGTATATGCAAATATCATTGAACTCGTTGGGTGCATATAGTGAAGAGGATACGCAAAAACAAGATGATAAAATATTAAAGAATGTTTTAAAAGAGGTAGTTCTAGATAAAAAAGCAACTTAATTCAGAATTATCCAGCAGGATCCAGTATTTCTTCCCTTACTAAAAGATGGATTAGTCCCGAAGGGCGCGGGGGAACCAGAGTTCCCCGCTATTACCAAAAGCGACCACGGCCATATCCTAGTCCTGGTCCATAACCAAGTCCGCCGTAACCTAATCCACCATAACCTAATCCGTATCCTAGTCCACCATAACCTAGTCCACCATAAATAGGTCTGGTTAAATAGTAGAGTGCAAGAGGGTTTGGTCCATTATCATACTCGTAATAGTAATAATCATCATCACGGTGGCAGTGATGATGTCTGTCATGTCGTGAATTACGACCATCGCTTTGTCGACTAAAATTAGAAGACCTAGAAGACCTAGAAGATTCGCTGGAAGGCATTCTATATAATTGTCATATCAAATATTTTTTATGAAAATTATAATTTATCTAAATTGTTTGCGTAACTGCTTTTGTAATTTACAATTAGTGGTAATAATTTAATTGTAAAAAGTAGAATCAGTTAAGAAAAAGAGGGCGCGAGGATTCGCTTCTCGTCCATTTTCGTATTCGTAATAATAATAATCATCATTGTGACGGCGATGGTGGTGGTGGTGACTGCTTTTGCTACTGCAACTACTTTTGCTAGTACAACTGCTTTTGCAACTGCTTTTGCTTTTGTGGCTGTGTCTGGAAGACCGGGAATGTCTTGAGGGCATTCTATATAATTATCATATCAATTAATTTTTATAAAAATTATAATTCTACTAAACAGAAAGCATGTATGCTTTTGTAAATTACAAACTGTGACAATAAAACACAGCTATAATAACCACTATTATTCATGGAACGTAAACCTAGGTTTCCTTTTAGAACCAATTCTTTAATACTAATTGTTTGTATTGACGATCATGTTGTTGAGGAATAGCTAGAGGAACAACTAATGTACTCTGGTCTTCTCTGTACTTCATATATCCAATAGCTTCATTATAGACAGATGAAACTGCGTATTCAAGAACTAATTTATTTAGACGTTCAACCTGTCCAGTTATATTGGTAGGATAATGTTCTGCATACTGTAGATAAATACTTCGCATAATAATTTTTATAGTGTCCACATTTTGAGGACCAACAATGAACTTGTTATCAGACATAGCATATACTCCTGCGCGTAACCCATTCTGTATTATTTGAATATTAGCAGCTGAAAAAAATACATCAGATAATGTATTAGCTTCCCATGTGCCACTGAGTGCTTCGCGGTATTCGGTTGCCTTATTCTTAACAGAAATTTTTTCTTGCATCTTAAACACTGCGTCAGGAGATTCTGGTTCAATTATATTTACACGACCATTGTAATTTTTCATATTAATGATCACATCATTCGAATTAACATAGTTCGGATTAATAATAGAATAAGACATTTGATATAAACTTACATAAGAAATAATTCTTACAGTTTATTCATACTAAATATATTTAGTGAAAATTATTTATAATAGTAATATATAATGGATTATTTTTATATAATTGTATCAGCTGTAGCTGTTATTGCATTAATAGTATTGTTAACAATAGTTGGTATTGGTTTACGGAAACGTAGTAAGTCAAAAGATAATGCTTGGCCTCCGTATGAAACCACATGTCCTGATTATTGGAAAGTAGATAAATCTGATACAAAGTATTGCGTCATTCCAGATGCAATTAGTAATTATCGTAATGCGGGGACTATCTATAAAGATGATGGAGGACTTAATGTAGTAGATAGAAGCTTTAATGAAGTAAGAGGGTATGACTCAAACGGATTAAGAATTAACTTTGCTGACCCATACTACACAGCTTGCAATAAACAGAACTGGGCTAAGAGATGGAATGTCTACTGGGATGGATACACAAATTATAACTCTTGTGGTCTCGATACTAAAAAGTAATAATATTATTAATTAAACAAATAAATAATTAATAATGAACACTAATCTTTATGGAACTTGATAACTTCTGCTTTCTCACCAAAGTTATAATCTAATTTAGTAAGGTTAACCGGATATTTAAATACTTTATAGTTGCCTTCGTTGTTTTCATTAAGTTCAACGATCTCTTCTTTTAATAATTTTAAATTACGTATTTCTGGATAAAGATCTTTTATTTGCATATTCACAACTGTTTTTAAAATGGCAGTGTTCCCTGTTTTTTCGTATTCTTTTAACAGATCATTCATTTTCTCTATTAAAGTATATATTACTTCGGATTTTTTCTTTATTAGTTCGGCTTGGTCTTTATTGTTATAGAGCTCATTATGTCTATCTAGAATTTTTTTAAATATTTTACTGTTTTCATTATAAGCGTCAAGCTCTTTTTTAAACATTTCAACTGATTTTTCTTCACTTACGTAGCTAAAAAGAGTATCTAATTTTTGTCGAATAATTGTATCTTTAATGTCGTCAACTTCTTCCTTGTATATGTTTAATATATACGACAGGTTAATAGTGCTACCATTATAGATTTTGATGTTTAGATTACAAGGATTACCTTTATCTCCGCATATGGCAGTATATTTATTGTTTTCCCGTTTTGAAAATATAGTTCCTACGGGTCTTCTACAGTTTATACAAGGAGGTTTAACAGATAACGCAGCGAGTTTTCCTAACCGTCTCGATGGTTCACTTTTAAAAGCTTTTTTCATCATATCGTGTTTTTTGCTTTCATATTGATGTTTGAGTTTAAAAAAGTCATTTAATCCATCTATGTAATTCTTGTGTTGATCAGCTTCTTTATCATCGGTCTCGGTATCGGTCTCTAGTGTAGGTATCTTAGAATTCCGGAATTCTATCGTTGGTGTATTTTCCATCTTAAAATCAATCACGCCAACTGGTAAGTTTTCTATAAGAGTAATTTGATTATTAGAAACATTGAGTAATTTCAATTCTGTTAACCCGTCAAGGTCCAATCGTTCTATTTTATTGTTATCACAAGCTAATTCAACTAGTGTCTTTGGTAGTTTTTCCAAAGCAGCAATTTGATTATGCGAAACTACTAATGTTTCTAAATTATCTAACTTTGATATTTCTATAGAGGTTAAATAATTGTGTGGTATTTTTAGTTGTTTCAAAGAACTAGGCAAATCATCTATTGATATTAATAGGTTATTGTTACATTCAAAACGAAGCAATCCTTCGGGTAATCCGATGATATTCGTAATTTGACCATCTCGCAATAAAATACTTTTAATATTACCATAACCCATTTCTTTCAATACAGTAAAATCGAGATCACCATATAAAGATTCAATAATCTCTATTTCTTTTATACTTTTAGTTAGGTTCTCTAAAACTCTTATCAATTGATTTTGAGCAGTATTATTCCCTTTAATAATATCTTCGCGCTGTTCTTCCATTTATGATATTGTTATATAATATATAATAATAAAATATCCGAATATAATATATAATGGGCTGTGACTATTACGTTTATACTTATTTAGAGATCAAACATAGAGAAGGTTTATCTTTTATCGAATTGGAAAAAAGGAGGTCATGGTATTGTGACTGCTTAGAACCAAATGTCGATAGTGACGACGAAGAAGAAAATTATGAAAAGTACTGTTCAGAATACGTCGAGTCATTTCTAAAACCAGCGTTTGAACCTATTATGATTTATGACGGATCTAAATTTTTGAAGCATAGATATATAGAGAAGTATTTAAACTTAATACATGAGAAAGTATTAGGAATTTCAGATTATTGGCGAGACGAAGGGAAGCTATTGGATGTGAACCATATAAATCAAATTCGTAAAATAGAAATGAGAGTACCTGCCTAATCAAAAAGCATTGGTAACAGTTCCGGGGTTACCCGTTATATAAGGCAAATCAGTTATACTAGAAATCTGTGATTGATGTCTATTTTTTTTATCTTCTTGGTGATATTTAATCTTTGATAAAACATATGATTGGTCTTTCATCATCTTTTGTTGTTTTTCATATTCACTCAATTTCTGTTTGCTGCAATAGTAGAGTATTAAACCGATAGCGCCGAGAAATAAAAATAGTACTCCAAAGTTTAATGCATAATAATAAACGGAAACACGGTTTGTATGACACTTCTGTAGAGTTTGGAATAAGTAATTTTTCGCCGAATTTTCTATTAATCTGGGATGTCCGTTATCCATATAAAATAATTACTTGTATATAATTATTTTATTGATTTATTGTTAATAATTAACTTATTAGGAGAGTATTTAATAGGATGTCCTAATATGTTATGTACCAAGAAACTGCTAAATAGCAAAGTATGGCTAAAACAATAGAAATAATCCATATAGGAATAACGGTTTTATGTCGATAACCTACACCAAATTCTCTGAAGCTCCCATCTTTCTCGTAAATAAGTCCAGGTTTTAATAGATGCACTAGCGTAAATAATACTAAAAATAAAAAAATAGCAACATTTAATTTATGATACCTTACAAAACCTTTTAAATACATAGTTAAAATAAGTGAATATATTTTTATTATGAAAAATTGATATTATTTAATACAATAAAATCAATAACAATCTTCTAAAATGTTCTACAATCGTGTTTATTTTACGTGTCGACAGACATACCATCTTCTAAAGCATCGGCCAAATTATAATAGAAAACTTGTGACATTCAATAATCCCAATGGAAGAGGAAATGGCAATGGCCCTAATTATGATTATGTTATAACAGCAATCTTAGTTACTTCTGGATTTTATGTGTTAAGAAGAGATAAATAAGATAGTAAGTAAACACGGACTTTATTCCTCGTATTCTCTATCTTCCTCATAATAACCGCCATCCATAAAATTCTCGCCTAATTCTCCTAAGTCAACCTCGCCTCGCTCATAAAAGTTTTCAGGGTCCTCACCTTGTTCTAATATACCAATATCATCTATATCCGCAAGATCACCAGTATCTTCAAAATCGAGTTCTTCGCCTTGCGCAAGCATTTCATCAATTTCTCTATCGAATGTCTTTTTATCGTATTTATAAAGCCCTTTCTGCTCACCAACGTTCCAACGACCAATTCTATAGTTCTTCAAATCATTCTCTACTCTACGCTCTTCGACGCTCATGTTTCCTAATCGTTCAATTATGCCCTTCTTCTCGACATCCTTATCGCGTTTTACCTTTTGCATAATCTGTTCATATGTATAATCTATAGCGTCTTTATTATCTTGTTCAACGTTTAAAAAGCAAAGCAACAATGCAGCCACACGTTTCTTAAGTTCATTAATATCGCCGGTGACAATTTCTACTTCATCAATCTCTTCATCAGTTTGCGCCAAATCACTACTGACGCCTCCTTTTCCGGATAACGAATTCGAAGGATTAGAAGAATCGCGTATTTGTTGTCTATGAGACATTTTAATAGCTTGAACATCAGCGCGGAGCAAATCAGCGTCGTTAGCGCATACAATATATTCATAAATAGCCGAATAAAAACAGTAAATATATAACATATAGACACAATCCTTGTCAAATATACTGTAGAAACTACGGATTCGCTCTCCTTCTATGTCTTCTCCCATATCTTTAACTATCTCTGTAAAAATAGGCAGATTTTTTAAGAATACTGGCAATGCAGACAATCGCCCTTCACTATCACTTGTTCCTGAAATCTCTTGTAATAACCGCACTAATACTCCGTCTCCTTTAAATTTTTCTATTTTATCGTAGTACTGATCCATAAATTTTTCAATGATCTCATTGTGCCTCTTAGAGAAATTCCAATGCGTATGAACTTTCTTATAGAATCCTACATCGTTAATTAAAATAGAAGGGTATAGTTTACTTAATGCTTGTACAGAATTTGTTATGAATTGCGTAACAGTATAAAGTCCAGGGTCATAATATAAACCCGTTACTTTCATTGGAGTATCAGATTTCCACTTCCCTACGTTTGACAAGAATGTATGAAGTTGCTGATATTTAGATTCAGATAGATTACCATATTTGCCAAAGAACTCAATAATTTGCTTATAAATATCGCGATTCATTGTTAATAAATGATTTTTGAGCATATTTAAATCATTAGAAACTTCATAGGACATAGCTTTTGGTTTGTATGAATCAAATAATTTCAATAAAAGTTTACGTAACGGCGCATCAATGATTGTAGAATTAGAAGAATCCAAGTATTCTATAAATTCTTTCATAGCATCGATCTTAGAAAAAGCAGGTGGTTTATCAATAGTAACAATATTTTCATTATTTACGATATTCATTAGTTGTAACAAATGATCTACCTTATATTGGTTAGCGTTGGACTTAAGGAATTCTATTTTCTCATAAATAGTCGAAGAAGGATTATAGTTCGCGGGTTTTTCATTGCAAATAACTTTAAATTTCTCTGGAATAGGGCGATTTTTATCAAAATTACAATAGTGTATAATTGCTGAATATATTAATTGTACATCGTCTAAGTTATTTTCAGATACTCCTGCGTAACGTATTCCAGTAAATGTCGGGTGGTAAAAAAACGCGGGTATAGTTGATGTTCTTATGAAATTGGCCAGCTTTCCTAATTTAGTTGCCGATGTAATAAATTTTGCTATGTGTTCATCTTCTTCGTTGAAATACTTTATCGGGTTTGTCGCATTTAACTTCTCATTACAACATGCATTTTCAATAAACGGTATTTTGGCTGAATTTTTCAATATCAAATCCTTTGTTTTTACTATTTTATTTATAGATTCTATCACACCAAACCCATATTGCATAAGTTTGCTTTTAACTACGTGAATTCCTTGTTGTTGTACATCCGCTCCTTTACGCATAGATTCTTTTAAATCGGATTCAAAATCACTTGCGACATCGTAAATAGATTTTACGACTGAAAAATTTACGACAGGAGGTAAATAAGAAGTCCATTTAGTGATCTTATGTTCTTCAGGCGCAACCAATTCAGGATTAGTTATCATAAATTCGCGTTTTTTAACATATAGTTCATTTATGTCCGCACGTTTTAAAATATAAATTTCAAACATATCTTTCATTCGCTTAGTTAATACATCAGGTTTATATTTGTCTATGGCATACCATGGTTCCGCCTCTTTATTTTTAGATTTGTCTAAGACACACGCCATGTATTGTAGAGCACTAATGTCCTCAACTCCACCAGATAATGGGAATCCGCTAAACGAACGCACACAACCAGGGAATGATTTTGTAGTTTTAAAAGAAGGAACCGCAGTTTGGATTGCGACTATTATACAAGAAGTAATAATTACAATCCGTGTTTCGTCGCGATAGTTTTTATAAGGTTGTAATGCCTTGCCTTTGTCTTTTAAGTTTTTATCGGATTTCTTCTGATAAGAAGATTCAGTAAAAATAGCTTTATCAAATAACTCTCTAGATAATGTCATAACTAATTCCTCAACAGCATCGGTAGGAATATCTATGTTTCTACAAATAGTATTTGCAACATTAAATATTACTTCAGCAGTTTCGTTCTCAAATACTTTTTTCTCTTTTTTATCTATATTTTCCATAAATACTTCACCAAGCTCTTTTTCAATTACGTCGTTAGTTACGATTCTATATCCAGCTTCATCGAAGCCCTCTTCCGCTGAAAAATCTATTTTACGTAACACAAACCCACTGTGTTTATCTACAATGGCATCTCCGTCGTCACTCATAATACCCACATCGTTGCATAGTTCATCGAGCTTCCTTAAATAATCTTCATCAGTTATAAACGTCATAGCGAGAGTGTATATAGATTGCGGCATTAATTTGGTGTTAGTGTCCTTGCAATATAACCAATGTCGGTCTTCGTCTAGATTATCAACCATTGGTTGTCTACAGTAATTATCGACGAACCGGGTAATGTCGTATTGTTTCTTAACAAAATCTTCTTGTCCTAGCACTAAATCTCTAAGTTTTAAATAAGGAGACATAATTATATCAGTAACTTCTGCCATATTTCCTAGCGCAAATGCTAATCTGCTGTGTTTAAATAATTTTATTTCTTCTAACAGTGTCAACTTTTTCAATATTTTTAAATTGTGCTGAATCTTTCTCTCTAATTCTTTCTCCAATTCTTCCACATTTACTGTGTAGCGTTTATCGAATTCATTAACCATTTTCCTTCTACTGATTTCTTTCATACGTTCGTATGCATCATCTTTAGGTTCGCATACATTATTTGCAGGATTTTTATAACATTTTTCGGTAACATTACAGAATATGGTGTTGGTGTCTAAAAACGATTCTTCGTCGATGTCTTTATCTTTAACCCATGTACCCTTTAACCGGTAATAGTATTGTATTTTTTTACGAGCGTCTGATTCTATAGCTACTGCTTTTTTCTCTTTCTCAGTTAATTTATCTTCGTCAACGTTGTTTGGTAATGTAGGACGTATTTCTAAAACAGCGTAATCACCATCTCGAATAAGTTTCTTTCCAGCAATTAATGTTTTGGCTAATTCTGGCGCTAAATTCTTAGGACAATCATGCTTATCAACAAGGGATCGTTCTAGGAATTCTACGAAAAGTTCTGGTATCATAGCAGTTTTCTCTTTCTTATAACGTTTAATAATCTCATACGGAGTATCATCTAGATCTGTCTCAAAATAAATCTCATCTTCATCGTTATCTTTTTGCATGTCTCGAATCGAAGAATAGCGTTTTGCTAAGTATTTGCGAACGCAATCAGTGGGTTTTATTTTTTCTATATCAGTAATATCATCTAGGTTTGGTTCTGATAATATATCGAGTAATTGGTTAGGCGTCATAAGAGATATTAGAATAGATGTAAGAGTATTCGTGTATAAAGAACCGTTGTCGGACTTAATCATATTTACTAATATTTCAGAACTAGACGCGGGTAATTCTTTGCCCTTTAATCCGTATGCTTTAAAGAATTCTTCAGAGAAATCCTTCTTTTCGGTCAAAACTCTTAAAATTGGGTTTGGTTTCTCGGCAACCTCATATTTCGCATTTCTTAGAATAGCAAAATTGATAGATCGTTTTTCTATTTCGTCACGAACCTCGGTAATTCTCTCTTTAATTATATGACGAATTTCCATATACTGCTTATAACTAATATCGGAAGGATAAACACCGAAGGGTTCTAATTGCTGCACTACATCAATAAAAGATAACTTATCTTTCAAATGTTTTCGAATAATTCGAATAAGAAATCTGGTTTTGGGTATAATTACATCTAAGAATTTGTTCATTTTCTCTTCTTTGTCAACAATAACTTCATTGCTCAAAATAAACTCATGAACGCCAGAGAAAAAATCCTTTTTCATATCCTTTTCCATCTTCTCATAATCCAATTCTCTAGATAAGTCATTAATAACGTGTGGTACAATATCTAGATTCTTCTTTAAGAACCTAAATAACATAAAATAGTTTTGGTGAAGTGTAGCTTTACTCAATATATCAGTTGTTGGCAATTCAATAGAAGAGAATCGTATAACTGGTTCTGGCAACATTAGTAAAGATTTTATAGTCATAGAGTCATTAGGTGTCATTGCTTTACGAATATAAAGTTGTTTGCCATTTTTTAGATGTTGTTCTTCTAGCTTAGATAGACCCAAGTCGTATCTCTGTATTACGTATTGCTTTCTATTTATGTTATGGTTTTTATATACTGTACTATAAAATTCTTCTAAGTTACCTATGATAGAATCTATACCGGTCAATACATTAGTAGTATGTAAATACGTATCTTTATTAAGTGGTGGATCAAAAGGAGTAGTCAAACGATGAAATCCATTATAGACCGATTCATAACGTGTCGTTGGATCGTTATTATCATTTTTGCATTCTATTTGTTTCTTTTCAATAATGCGTAAAGAAGTCGATGTTTTTTGTATTGTAATTTCCGGCAAATCAACATTTTCTTCCTCATCATCTTCATCAATATATATTTTACGGCGATTAGCTACTACAGGTACAATCCATTGAAGTTTTTTATCCATTTTTTCAATATGTTCAATGAGTGGTTTATGAGAGATTCCGAGAACTTTTGCGTCATAAACGTTGTCGTGTTTATCAAATTTAGAGTACATGCTTCTTAGCTGTTTGTATCTTTCAATTAATAAATGAATATTATCTAAAACAGATCTATTACGCTGGCTATTAGGTACATTAGAGAGAAGCTCGTCTAACATATCATTAACCTGCACGTCTATACCGAATCGTTGATTTCCTTCAGGTATTTCAACTAACTGTTCGATCTCTCCTAATTGTTCTCCGAATATAATTCCATTTGATTCTACATACATGTCGTGTAATTCATCGCGAATATTTTTCTCAGGTTTAGCACCCTTAGGAATTGTTATTATGGATTCGCCTGAATCAGTGAATTCTATGAGAGCTTGATCATTCACCGGGTCGTATTCTTCTTGTTCTTCTAAATTATCAGATAACATAGTAAGGGTAGGAACTTTAATAAACGATGGCTTTTCACGAATAATTATTTTTTCAATAGGGATGTTTTCAGGTATTCCTTTATAACCAAAATTGATATAAATAGCTTTCAAATTAGGAATAGTGGTCACTTCGATCATATCTTCTTCTAGATTGGTTATTTCTCCAGTAAGAATAGCAGGAATGTCACCACCAAAGTGTATATCTATCCAAGTTCGAGGAATGAGGTTGTTTTGACGAGCATAACCTTTTACTTCGCTACGACTAAGCAAATTGATCTGTATAATAGATTCATCTGATAGATTACCATCCTCCGTAATATTTACTCGATAGAAGCTATAATTCGTAACATCAATTAGTTTAATTTTTTCATTATCTATATAAGTAATTAGGGCACTCATCTCATGTATTTCGGGATTAGTTGGAGCAATAATTTCAATAATATCGCCGAATTCTAAAGTAATGGATTTGTCTAATTTATCTGGGGAAAGATTACGGGTCTCTAAGCTCTGTTCTACAACATCTTTCTGTGATGGTAATGAATTTTCATCTGAAGAAGTAGTCGGGGTTTGATCTTTTGAATCTTCTTTGGACGATAAATCAGAGGTTTCTTTTTCAGATTCCATTTTATATAACAAAGTATATAATATCCATCTAAATTATATTTTGTTACAATCAATTATTGAGTTGAAAAAGTTATTATAACAAATATAATAAAAGTAACTGTTTATAAAATATATAATTATATATGAGAGCGAGCCAAGAAATGATTCGTAGATATTCGTTTAATTTAGACGCTATTAACAGCGAAAGGATTAAAAAAAAACATTACTATACATGTTTATCTACGTATGTGATTCTAAATTATGATAAAAATTTTATGTCATTTGATGATACAATTACTGGTCTATATAGGTCGGTGATATTTTCATTTCCTAGCAAAAAAATTGTATGCTTTTCACCGCCGAAATCAATACCTTATTCTATTTTTTTAGCCAATAATCCCACGATTAACGATGATATTTATATAAACGAAGCCATTGAGGGAACGTCCATCAATCTATTCTATGATAAGAACATAAGTAAGTGGAATATATCGACAAAAAGCTCAATTGGAGGGAAATATTGGTTTTACGGGAAAAAGAACAAAGATAATCAAAAGCAATATACGTTCTTGGAAATGTTCTTAGATGCATTAAGAGAACCTATTAATAAGGATTTAAACGATGTTGCTATTTTAGAGTATTTACCAAAGGACTACTGTTACAATTTTGTAATGCAACATTCATCGAACTCCATTATATTTACAGTAAATAAATCAACATTGTATTTAATTGGTGTATATTTAATAGATAATAACGACGTAGAATTTATTCCGCAGATAGAATATCAAGAATGGAATATTTTTCGACACGATAATGGTGTAATACAATTTCCAAAAAGTTATACTGTGTCAAATTATAGTGACATTGATCCTTATTTAATGATAAAAGGGTATATGATTACAAATATGCAAACCGGTGATAGAACAAAACTAATAAATAAACGGTACGAAGATATTAAAAGTTTGATTAGGATTAAACCTAGCGTTCAATATCAGTTCCTTTGCATGAATAATCTGGGAAAAGAAAAAATAAATGAATATTTAGCATTATTTCCGAGATTTAAAAAAGAATTTTATTTTTTACGTAATCTTTATAATGAATTTATTACTGGAGTTTTTAAATCGTACTTGTCTAGGTATATTTATAAAGAAGATATACCTGTTTTAGCAAAATATGAATCGCATATTTATAAAATATACCATAACGTTTATTTACCGAGATTAGATAAACACACAATTACAAAGATACGTTATAAAAACATAGTTGATTATTTTAATAAAATGGAACCTAGGGAAATGTTTTATATTTTAAACTGGGACTCTAGGAATTTATAATATTTAGAATAATATATAGAACAGTTTGAATGGGAGCATCACAATCTACTCCTGAACAACCGAAACAAAATTCGTCATGGTTTGGAAGCTCTACACCAGCAGCTCCTGCTCCTGCCCCAAGTGCGTTTGGCGGATCTCGTAAACGTAAAAGCTCGATGAAAAAAATGAAGGGAGGTAAAAGAAAGAGCGGAAAAAACCACAAATAATACGCGACAATATTGTTGATGTTATCTTATACAGATAATATCAATTTCCAAACAATTTAGATTTTCATTGTAGAACCACCTTTCCTTTTTACCAAAGCTTCTTTTAACTCATTTATTTCGGCATTATACGACCGTATCAATTCCTCCGTTGGGTCTTTTATAAACATTTTTGCGCTAAAAAATTGAAAACTTTTTGTAATTTTTGGATTGCTTTATAAAAGACGCGAACAATATGACAAGAAGAAGTTCTATTTGCCCATCTCTATACGAGATTAAGTGCGAGAATGGCGAAATCGATGAGGATGACGGCTGGCGATACGAGCCGGTCGATTGTGGTGAATACTACATGATTGAACAATATAAATACGCAAATACTTTCCCGAAGGAGTGGGCGATGAACCATTTGCCAGGAACCGGACCAGAACAGTGCAATAACTGCTACGACTATGGCAATAAAGACAACACGTTTGTTGGTTATTGCATGAACTGTGCATACTATGATTACAACGGCGAACGAGGTCCGGGAATGGACGCAGAAAATGAAGTATGTGGTGTCGAAGATGAACAACCCTGGGTTGAAACAGAACATCAACGCAGGGTTGATGAGCTTCGTGAATGTTCAGAAGAGCTTGACCTTGTCTTTAAGATAGTGGGAGACAATGACTCGAGCAATGAGAAGTTATTCGGATTGGGGGAGAATTAGATTTCTATGTGTAAAAAGTAAAAAAATAGTAGAAGAGTAATGGTTCTGCCTTACTCTTCTACTTTTTACACATTTCAACGCTGAAAGATCTAATGTTTTCTTGAGCGACCTTTTCTTGTTTTCTTTGAACGCTTTGTTTTTCTACGTCTGTATTTACTTTTACTTTTAGCTCCACCCATTCCAAAAAACCCAAGACCAAAAACGCCTTTGCCGGTAGAACTTTTGGCCTTTATTGCTGCTACTATTCCATCATACCCAGGTATACCCTTTTTAGCATAATCTTCTGCAAGACCGAGCAGGGTAACACCATTATAAACCGAGTCAACTTTTATACCATTGACTGCAAGCAACACGTTTGCGCATTCTACTTTTTGTCTCTGTACTGCCCAGTGTAACGCCGTTCTACCATTATTATCAATTTTGTTTACATCGATGCCTTTTGCCGTTATCAGAACTTTTACACAATCAACGTGCCCCCCATCACATGCATACATAAGAGGCGTGCTACCGTTTGTTTCGTCTCCATCGTTGATAATAATATCAAAACCAGGGGTGTTCATATGTGTTGCTATAGTTGTCTTTAGTATGTTGCAATCACCAGTTCTTGCCAATTGGCAAATCTCAACCCAGACCACACCATCACTAAAGACACCTCTATTAACATTTGAAGTAGTAGGCAAATTAGACATTATATATTATATGCATATATTTCATTTAAACCTTTGAAAAATAAAAAATGGAAATAACTCCCATTTTTATTGTTAAAGATATTCGTTAACAAATAAAAAATATTTTTTCCTAAATTTGTTAAAGTTTTCTTTTGCGATTTTTTCTAGTTTTCTTTGAACGCTTTCTACGAAGATGTTTACTTTTACCTTTACCTCCTTTGGTTACAGGATTACTTGGTGTTTTGGTAGCACCCGCATCCTCAAGCATAATTGCGATGCTTGCAAAATCCTTTTTGTTAGGTGAAGCCAAAAAATTTGCTACCTTAAGTGGGGTCCAGCCCGCATATTGTCCCTTAATAGGAGATTTATCAAGATCCAGTTTCGTAAAATCTTTTTTATCAAGTAATTCCTTAATTATATCAATATTGCCCTTTATAACTGCCCAAAACAATCCTGTATATCCAGTTTTGTCAGCCAGATTGACATCTACACCCGACGTATTTAGTAGAGATTTCAAACATTCGATGCAGTTTGTACCGCAAGCTGCAAGAAAAGCTGTTGTGCCTTCAATTGAGTTTCCCCAGTTGAGGGCTTCTTCATTCCCTGACCATTTATCAAGTAATTTATTTAGTTCATCTACATTTTTACTTGTTACATAATACAAAATATTCGTGCCGGTGTTAGCTGGGGGTTTAACTGTTGCGTTGGAGCCAGGTCCTCGAAAACCAGGAGGGGGGCCTGTTGATTCTGGTTCAGTTGTTGACTCAGGAACCGGCGCTGATCCTGATTCTGGTACTGATTCTGGTACTGATTCTGGTGCTGATGGGGGTGCTGATTCTGGTGCTGATGGGGGTGCTGATTCTGGTACGGATTCTGATGCTGATTCTGGTGCTGATTCAGAAGATGATTTTGATTCAGGGCAAGGGCATAACTTAGATGAATTTTTACTGCTTGCATTGCCCATTATATACAATATTCATATAAATTAGTTCTCCACAATGTATCATGTTTTTCTAAAATCGATAAAAATCAAGGAAATGCCCATAAAATAAATAAATAGCAAATTATATTTTATCTATCTAATATTTATAATGAAGACGAATAAAAAAAACAATAACAAGATTAGAAAAACAAAAAAAAATAAGATTATTGGTGGAGAAGTTAAAACAATCACATTAACGTTTGGTAATTATACTAGAAAACCTTTCTCAAGACAAGGTTGTGTGGACGCTATATATGAAGGCGAAACTATTAAAAAAGGTGAAGAATTTAAACCACACGGAAAAGGAATAATAACTTATCCTGAGACAAATAACGCAACAAATCCTGATAAAATAAAGCCAGTTGATAGAGATATATTAGAAGGTGTCTTTGATGTAAATGAACATGGATCAATAATTATAAATGGAAAATTGACATATAGAGATGGAGAAATATATGAAGGTGATTTTAAATCCGGCCTTAGAGATGGTAAAGGAAAAATGACCTATGCTAATGGAGATACATACAAAGGTAATTGGAAACTTGAGCGAAGAGTTGGCGAAGGTGAATTAAGAACAAACGATGGAACTGTATTATACAAAGGACACTGGGAAAATGATAAACCCTTTAGTTTAGGTAAAACAGCTGCTGATAAGTTTTATGAAAAAAATAAAGACAACGAATTTTCCGAGGAAGATATTTCAACGCCCATGTTTTTTGTTCTAACTCAGTATGGATATGCAATAGAACCTAGAACAACATATAAGATAATAAAAATAGAAAATCCTCATTTATGAGGTGGAAATAAAAAAGTGTAAAAAATAATAGCCAAAAATTTGAAAACTTTTTCGTGATGTTGAATTACACAAAACAACCAACATCAATAATTGAAAAATTAATGAAAGAAAAGGCCAAATTATATTTATTTCCCGGATATATAAAAAAATAGTTATTGTAATCATTATTTTTTTATTTTTTTTATTTATTTATAATTTATTATGCCGCGTTCCCTTGCATAAGCCGCTGCCGCAGGAAAACTCCGCGATAATAAGCGTTGATAATGTAAAGCATCTTGAGGGTTTTCCCACGTGTAAGTGCTTGGTGTCGGAGCCAGGTTGATTGTAACTCTAGGATTTTGTGTGGCATAGTTTTCTATTTTGTCGATACCTGATTGAGTAAGAAGTAACGAGTACTCTCCGTCCACTTGATTAACAGTTGCGTCAGATGACATATTGATTGTGTGTTTTTATCAATCCACACGTTTCTGAAAAAGGAATCAATTTTGTTTAGCATCGTCTCATAAATAATAGTAATTATAATATTAGTACCGAAAAATTGAATCCTTTTTGTTATAATACGATAATTCAAACATTAACCAACACAATATGTCGAACACCATTTCTTGCCACTCTTGCTCCGTGCCCATTATGCAAGTATACGAAAAAAGCATCGCTGGCTACATATATCACTACTGTAGTCGTCAGTGTGCAGAGGAGGATTTCACCATCTGTTCTTACTGCGTGGATGGAGCAGAAGTATCTAAAAAAGATTGCGTCCATAAATCGTATGGTTGCTGTATGCAATCCCTCGGGGGCAATCCGCAGTATTATTGCAGCGAAAGATGCGAAGGCGAAGATACAACTGAATTCATTCGGTCATTCAGGAAACCCATAAAAAAATAAACAATAAATAAAAACCAATTTAAAATTAAAACGCGTATAAAAATATCTATGGAAATTGGCGGACTCGAATATAATGTAAACCAAGAACATTACGTAGCCGGGAATATTGGTGAAAATCCAATGAAGTACCCGTGTTTATCCAGTTTTATTGACGTTTATATTTGCAGCAAAACTGGATTGTCTTCAAGGTATCCAGGATACCATTTTGATTTTAAACTAGTTAAATACAACAATTTTGATAGCGGAATGGCAAGTATTTACAAATTATTAATAACAAAATTATAAATGAACAAACTTTATAATTGTTCAATATTGTAAAACGTAATATTTTTTAATCTTCACCACTATAATATTCTTCATTTATTATGAAATAAATATCCACCCGATATAAAGTTTGTCTAAGTGATTACGAGTTTTTTCTAAATCGTAGTTGTATGATTTATAAATTTCCTTTACGTGAAAAAATCTAGCAAAAAATCCTAATGTCATAATTATGAATAGAGAACATATAAGACGAAAGTTAATTAGTTTAGATAATATTTTTCCTATGAATATATAATTTGTTAAATTAAGCAATGATGCGTAAACTATTGTATGAAAAAACGCGGATAATACTATTTGTATGATAATCTTGCTATGAAATAATTCGTTTATCTTTATATTTGGATTTGTTGTTGTTAGATAAAGATCAGTAAACATTATATAATTATAGTATATAATGATTTTGGACAAATATATTTCTTTTAATAGTAAAGTTATAATTTCAATGGTTAGTGGAGGATTATGGATATATTTTAGAACAGCTCGGTGTTATGAATTAATACCATCTCATCATATATTTCCCGTAATATTTATTATGATTTGGATATATCTTAATTATTATGAACCATTATTTTTACCATTAGGATTAATGGTTTTAGCTATTTACCCATTAATAAAAAAATAATTTACATTAATGGCACATATTTGCAATCAGTATTTTGAACTATTATCTCATAATGATACTTTTGCGCGTCCAAATAGTCAGTAACCATTTTAGCATAATCATTATAATATTCTTGAACATTTCTCGCGATTACCCATAAAGAAATCTGAGACGGAACCGTAATTATACTGTATTGATATTGATCACTTTTTACTTCGCCCAATTTAACTACCCAATATGCACCATCAAATGGCGTTCCTTCCAAATATACAGTAAGTTTACCAGGTTCGCTAGTATTTTTATAATATGCATATCCAGCAATCTCTTCTAAATTCCCATTCTTATCAAGTTGAGAATTCAATACACTTACTGACCCATTTGACAATAAGCTATAATCAGCGGTTAAACATGTTCCATAACCTTGAAAGATTTCATTTGTGGGTGCACCCAAAACTTGATACCATCGACCAGTATACTTATCCACATCTAATTCAGAAACTGTCGCGGGTCCAAATGCAGACACAGCCGCAAACAAAAAATATAATGCTTTCAAAATATTCATTATATTTTAATATACCGATTTATTTCTATGTTGTTTTTAGATTCCTTATAATAATACGGCACAGATGCAAAAAAATTGAATCCTTTTGCATGAAATATGTTAAAAGCAAATCAACAAAATGTCTTCTCAAGTAACAGATAGCAAGGTTTTGGAGTACTTTAATGTCTATGTGACGTTTGAGTACTATGGGAATAGCGCACGTTCTAACAATCGGCAAGTATTAAATGAAAACTTTCACGAAAACATGCAGGAATTCGATTGTGTGGTCACAGAAAAACTAGAAGAAGGATGGCGACCTCTGGGACCTCCCACGTTTTCACTAGGATGGTGCGATATGGCTAAGGGAGGGGTTGCGATTCAAACACTTATTCGTGAAAAAAATGTAGAACAAGCAGTAATTGTTGACGTTAATCCTGAAGTTTTGATAGCTGAAGAGGTAAAACCGCTTAGGAGTTCCGCAAGAATCCGCACAGCAATTAGGCAATAAAGAGTTACGCTACACTATTGTAAATTTCTGATAACTTGCATAAATTTTGAATATATTTTAACGAATGTTTTTTATTTATTTCATCCATTTCTTTAATGGGCTTCCTAATATTATCAATCATGCTAATTATATCTTCTGATCTATTTACATTAGATAAATCGTCAGCATAATCTTTTTCAATGAAGAAATCTAAATTACCGTTGTCTATGACTCCTTTATAACGCAAAAAGATGAAATTGTACCATGATTTTGCAATAACAGTTGGATTTGCTCTCTTAATCGTATTAAACGAAGTTATAGCATATATTATTTCTTTATTTTCTGGCAAAACCACTTTAATATCTTCTAGAAAATCAAAAAAGTGTTTATTAAATGTTCTTAGTATAGTTGATTTATCTGTCATATTAACTATATTAGAAATGTAACAATTATTTATATAATTTTGAACATATAATAAAAGTAAAAGGGAATATATTCCTTTTGAATATGAAAATGTGTATTGTATTATTACATTTGTAATTTGAACTGTATTTTACAACATTGTTCTGTTTTAATTTTAGCAACTATTGTAGTAAAATGACATTATATATGTCTCAACCATATTCTTATCAAAGTCCTATATCGTTAAATAAAAATGATTCTATACGTATAAATCAAGTAATAGACGTCCGCGGGAAAAACAATGGCGCATTATATGATCCTAGTTCAAATATTTTTATTGTTAAAGACGAAATATTATTGGAAATACGTTCAGAAAAATATAAACTAATTGAATATCATTTTCATATTCCAAGTGAACACGTTGTTGATGAAAAATCATATAATTCTGAGATTCATTATGTATTTAAAAATTGCGATAGCGAAAACTATGACGAGTTATACTGTCCTGATATATGCGGTTGTTGCAATACAACAAATTCAGACATATTAGTTATTGGAAGAGTGATATCTAATAAAAAGGAAAGAACTGATTTGAATAAACTAAACGTAAAAGTTCCTTACAAATATTTTGAATATGACGGAACACTTACAACTGGATTATATAGTCCCGTTCGGTGGATAATTGGTTCGCACTCTATTGAATTGTCAATAAAAGATATTACTCCTTTTGCAAAAAGTGCAAGATCATTACAATCGTTTGATGGAAGATTAAAATTGTTATGTCACAACTGCTAAATAAATGGCTGTTTAGGAGCAATCTTTGTAACTTCATCCATGCGTTGCTGTTGCAATGTATCTATTGTAACACTGCTTGATAATTTATCAGGTCGATAAGTATCCGGTGGTGTCTCAATAAATTTAATGTCGTCACCAGCCGATACATAGTTATACATCTGACGATTTCCACCTTTCCCCTTAGCACTTAATTCTTCTGGTGTCATATTATACATTGTGTATTGTTCAGAAACAATATTTGTTCCGCCACTAGAAGACATGATAGGAAATGCAGTTGGTTCGCCATTATAGTTTGTTGCGCGTTCGTTTAATGTTTTCATCTGAGGATGATAATGTTTTAAAATATCATCGCCCAATAAAACCTTATAGTTTTGCTTAATTAATAAAAGAGCAGGTACACTATGAATATTAGGAGGCATAATAACACGATTAGAGTTTTCTAAAACTATATATGTTTGGTTTGTTTTAGGGTCAGAATATCTCTTATCGATACAGATAAAACTTATTTTGTCAGACATATTAGATTTTACTAAAGTTTGTAATAGTTTTTGACTATGTTTACAATAATTACTATAATATAAAATATCCATTGGGAATTTATATTATATAAGAGAAATCGATTTTAGTAATTTTAACGAACGAATTGTTTATTTTTGATTTGTACACATAGTATGCAATAAACGGTTTTGAAAATAAAAGAAAAAATAGCCAAGAAGAAGCGCAATTACATTAACCCAGAATATAGCGCCAGTTTTCTTAGTTAAACCATAATATATCGCAACTACTAATAACATAATCATATAGATAAACCAAAATATAGAAAGCCCGTAAAACCAAATGCAGTAGTCCTCTTTAAGAGGTCCGAATAAATAATCCATGGTGTCCGCCATTTTATAGATTATGGTAAGAAAATAATAATTATTCTAAATTAAATTGTCGGTATATTAATTAAAAAATCATTTCTGGTAATCAATAATATATTTGTATAATGAAATGCAGGTTACGTTAATTTGTGTACAAATTATTCATCGTTGAATAGTTTCAATATTTTTTTCTGCCATTCCTCGTGAAACGAATCAATATTTTGGTTTAGAATGTTACCTAATGGTTTCCAAAAGATCGCGTCTCTTCTAAGCTCAGGTGCTTGATTCCATAAACTATCTTTAAACTCTGTCAATTTATTAAGGAGATCTACTTCAGATTCAGGAACGATATCTATTATTTTCTGGCAAATAATAACTACGTCACGTGGTTCACGAATAGGTTGACTATTAATAGGATTTTCTTGACCAAATATGTCTGGTGCATATGACGGTTCTTCAGAACGCCTTTTTCTAATTTCGGCCAGAATTAACGTCGCTGATGTTGCTGCAGTAGACATTTTTAAAGAACTGATAATGTTATAACGTAATAATATAGACATCAACATAGAATCAATTTTTCATAAAAGTACATAAAATATATATTCTATTTTATATACAAATCTATCATGGATAATTCAACCACATGGAAAATAATAAATACGTATTTTGAAGACAATCCACAAAGTTTAGTAAGACACCACATAGATTCTTATAATGACTTTTTTAAGAATGGTATATTCAGAATATTCAAGGAAAAGAATCCTTTACGAATAAATACAAGATACGATGACGAAATAAATGACTATCGTTCCCAGTGCATAATGTACTTTGGCGGCAAAAATGGGGATAAAATTTATTTTGGAAAACCTATTATTTATGACGATAATGACGCCCATTATATGTTTCCAAACGAAGCTAGATTGAGAAACATGACATATGGAATGACAGTGCATTATGACGTAGATGTTGAATTTATTACAATATTAGGAAAAGATGAAGAACCTAATGTTCCTGGGTTGGACGAAATGTTGGGTGGATACCAAGGTGATGAGAAATTTAAACACATTAAAAAGGAAGCCAAAGATCCTGAACCAGTAGATGGACAACAAACAGTTTATGAAAGCGTAGATAATAAAAACAAGGACCAAGAAGAAGGCAAGATTTTAGGTGGAGCAAAACCACCTGTTCGAAGGAAGAAAAATAAATTAGACGACGAACTAACAGCAGCAGAAACTGCTCTTTTTAGAGAAGCATTAGAGAAATCTATGATAGCGCCAAATGTTCAAAAGGAAACCATAGTTTTAGAGAAGATTTTTTTAGGAAAATTTCCTATTATGTTGCAGTCAAATTACTGTGTGTTGGGTGGTCTCCCTAGAGAAGTTCGGCATTCAATGGGTGAATGTTTGAACGACGTAGGTGGGTATTTTGTTATCGATGGTAAAGAAAAAACAGTCATTTCACAAGAGAAGTTCGGGTATAATATGTTAAATATTAAAGAAATGAACGACGACACCCATTTATATTCAGCAGAAATATTATCAGTATCTGAAAACGTATCAAAACCTATACGTACATTAGCCGTAAGAATTAAAGCACCCTCTCCATCATATACAAATAAGAATATTGTTGTTAGTATACCCAACGTTCGAGAACCTGTTCCGCTTTTTATTTTATTTCGCGCACTAGGTATAATATCAGATAAACAAATTATTACTATGTGTCTATTGGATATTGATAAATATGAATCTATGGTTGATTTATTTGCACCATCCGTCCATGATGCAGGGGGAATTTTAACACAACGGAATGCTCTTCAATATATAGCGAATTTACAAAAACATAAGACAATACCACATACATTAGAGATATTGGCCGATTACTTCTTACCACACATTGGCGAGATGAATTTTACGCAAAAAGCTTATTACTTAGGTTATATGGTATCCCGTCTGCTTTCTGTCTATTCCGGACTAGAGCCACCGACAGATCGTGATAATTTTAAATATAAACGCATTGAATTGGTAGGATCTCTTTTAAATGATCTCTTCCGCGAATATTACAAGATCCAACAGCGGCAAATCCATTTGGGATTTGAGCAGAAAATAACATACGGTCGTGGTCTTTATGAGAATAATTTAAAAGGGCTTATCAGAGATAATTATAGAGATGTGTTCCGTGAACGATCTCTAGAATCAGGATTTAAAAAGGCATTTAAAGGTAATTGGGGAGCTAGCGCCCATACAAAACGCATTGGAGTTGTCCAGGACCTCAATCGTTTATCCCATAACTCTATGATGAGTCATTTACGCAAAACAAATTTACCATTAGATGCAAGTGCGAAAGTAGTTGGACCACGTGTTCTCCATCCAACTCAATGGGGGTTTTTCGATCCCATAGATACACCAGACGGTGCTAATATCGGAATACATAAACATATGTCTATATCTGCATATGTTAGCCAAGGATATTCTAGAGAACCGCTATTGAAATGGTTGCGCGAAAAAGTCGATATGCGATTAATAGAAGATTGTTCACCGATTTTATTATCTAGAATGACGAAAGTTTTTGTCAATGGATTCTGGGCAGGAGCTATAGATAAACCACTAGAAACAGTAGAAAAAATTAAGTTATTCCGGAGAAATGGGCTAATACCTACTTATACGAGCGTTTCATTCGATATAAAACAGAATACTATTTTTATTTATACGGATGCGGGAAGAATATGCCGACCTATTTTCTACATGGACTCAGAATCAGAGAAATTCTCTTATGAATCTGAAAAAATAAAGAAAAGATTAGAAGGCGGCAATCTAAGATGGAATGAATTGATTACAGGTTTTAATCGTAAGAAAGATGTTAAATTTAATGTAAATATGGACAACTTGTATGAACTACATGAAGTATATGAAGGTATTGATTCGGAATCAAACCCAGCTAAATTGAAGCGATTCTTAGAAGAAAAGGCAATTATAGATTACATAGATACTAGTGAATCTGAAACTTCTCTAATTGCATTAAATGCAGAAGATCTAGAAAAAAATAAGAATAAAAAATTCACACATATGGAGATTCACGAATCACTTATTTTTGGTATGATGGCGAATATGATAAATTTCCCCGAAAACAACCCGGCATCGCGTAATTCTTTCTCATGTGGTCAAAGTAAACAGGCAGTTTCTATGTACCATACAAATCATCAAGTTCGAATGGACAAAACTGCGGTTGTGTTAAACTATGGGCAAAATCCTCTCGTAAAATCGCGTTACTTAGAACATATTAACCATGAAGGTAACCCATATGGTGAAAACGCGATAGTTGCTATTATGTGTTATACTGGCTATAATGTGGAAGATGCAGTATTAATTAATGAGGGCGCATTAAAACGTGGTTTGTTCCGTACTACTTATTACAGTACCTATGAATCACATGAGGAAAAGACAAAGGTAGGAAACGCCAGTGTAGATAAGGTATTTACAAATATACAGTCAGAAACAAATATTGTAGGAATGAAACCCGGGTATGATTATAGTAAATTAGATCGTTTTGGCTTAGCTAAAGAAAATACCGAAATTAATGACAAAACTGTATTAATAGGATTGGCCGCACAAGGATCAGAAAATAAAGATGTAAAGATAGATATGTCGAAAACACCTAAAAAAGGACAATTAGGTATAGTAGACAAAGCATTTATTACAGAAGGAGAAGAAGGGTTTCGTATTGCGAAGATACGAATTCGTGAAGAGAGAATACCTAACTTGGGTGATAAGATGGCCTCACGTGCAGGTCAAAAAGGAACAGTAGGTTTAGTTATAGCAGAAGAAGATATGCCTTTTACAAAAGAAGGCATACGTCCAGATATTATAATAAACCCTCATGCTATTCCAACACGTATGACAATCGGACAATTAGTGGAAGGTATTACAGGAAAGGCATGCGCAATGTATGGCGGAAGTGGTGACTGTACAGCTTTTAATAACAAGGGTTCTAAGATAAAAATATTCGGTGAGATGTTAACAGGCGTTGGATACCATTCTAGTGGCAATGAAATACTGTACAATGGTATGACAGGAGAACAGATAAGTGCGGAAATATTTATGGGGCCAACTTACTATATGCGTTTAAAACACATGGTAAAAGATAAGATTAACTATCGCTCTCTAGGACCAAGGACTGCTCTAACTAGACAACCAGTATCAGGCCGTGCTAATGATGGTGGATTGCGTATAGGTGAGATGGAACGCGATTCGGTTATTTCTCATGGAGCAGCGGAATTTTTACGCGAATCTATGATGGAACGTGGAGATAAGTATTTTATAGCGGTTTGTAATAATACAGGAATGATGGCTATTTATAATCCATCTAAAAATCTGTTTATAAGTCCTATGGCGGATGGGCCTATTAAATATACTGGGTCGTTAGAAGGAAAAGATATGAACATCGAAAACGTTACTAAGTTTGGAAGAAACTTTAGTATTGTATCGGTTCCTTATTCGTTCAAGTTGCTATTACAAGAATTACAAACAATAAATATTCAGATGCGTTTAATTACGGAAGACAATATTCAACAGTTTGAGAATATGTCGTATTCTAAAAATATAGAGAAGTTATTGGTAGATAAGTTTGATCCAAAGGCGCTAGTTAATGATCTTAAACGTCAATTATTGAATGAAAAGAACAAAGATGATGTATTTAAAACTCCAGAAAGCTTGAAACCTCCTTCCCCAGATTTTCCAAAAGGCGTTTCGCCAGCTTATGCGCCACCAGAAGAGGAATATGAGAAATTGCGCGAGATGTATAAGAAAACACAGGACGAATTAGAGAAATCTCCAGAATATGATCCAATGTATAGTCCAGCATTTAGTGTGTGGAAACCTGGAAGCGGTTCAGACGTTGACGGAAATAGTTCACCATTTATTGTAAATGAATCAGATTCCCCATCTACAAATTTGGATATATTAAAAGAAAAAGCCCAACAGTTTAATGAAGGCGAACCCGTACATTACACTGGCGACAACCAACCAAAACGAATATGGAAAATAGTTGAAGTCGGTCCAACTTTAATAACAATTAAAGCGCAAACGCATTTAGATGAATTATTCGATATGGATAATACACTTTATGTTACAGCATTAGATATTTATAGACCAGGCGACTTCGTTAATGCCTCACCAGTAGCAGAAACAATGCCGTCAGTAGCTATGCAACCCATAACGCAGTTAGGAGTAGGAGGAGGCGTTTATGAGCAACCACAACATCAATTGGGCGGTGCCCCTATTCATTTTGCCCCTGTAATTAAGATTATGAACGGAGGAAGCGATTTTTCTACAGGCAATCCTCAAAGCGATGAGCAAGTTATTAATGGTGGCGATCCTGCTGCCGCAATAAATATAAGTCCTACATTATCAATGCCTGAAATAAAGATTAAGAAGAATATTGAAGAGGAAAGTAAACCTGAGAAAGAAGAGAAGAAACAAGAAGGCGGTGGGGGAATATGGGATCTTGGTAAAATGCTAATAAAAAAAGTAGGGTTATAAGGTATTTTTTATAGACAATAATTATATATGTCTACAAAAAAAACAGCTCCAATTCCAACTATTATTTTAGGAATTGAAGGTAGAGATTTTAAATCTACAATATTACCTAGAAAACATGAAGGAAAACACGTTTACAAGATAGAATACGAAATATCGTCGGATAATAAATGTGTAAACTACATAGACAGTGGAAGCAAACATGTTGTTTTTAAAAATAAAGATGGAGAATATGTATTGTTTCATCTAGAAAGTAAACCGATTACTGAGAAAATAATGGAATCTGTAACAAAGGCATTATCTAAAAAACGTAGAACAAATAAAAATGAAGATTTATTTAAAGATGCAGTTCTATTGCAATATTGTAGTTTAGATATCGATTTAACAGAATGTCAAAGTGTCTTACAATCTTTAAACGAAAAACTTAGGGTAAAATGTCCCAATCTAATATTTAAATTTGCACACTTTTTTGACTATTCAGAACCAATGGCAAGATACAGTGAAGTATATCATGTATGTATAGCATGTAATTTTTATGATACTCTTGTTTTAGCTTTATGTAAAAATCCTGAAGAAAAATGTATTTCAACAATAGAAGTTAAGATATCTCCTACTGGGGAAATCCTTATTAATTCTAAAACAGAAGAAAAAGATGAAGGAAAAAAATATAATAAGTTGCTTAGAGCGGTATTATTAATTATTGCAAGTAAATTAAATGGCGCTACATACATCAAATCAATCGCATATAATCCTATTAGCGCATGGTTACTTATAAAATATTCAAATGCAACAATAGAAAGTGGTAATGATTTTGAAAAGTATTTAAAAGAGAAAAAATTAACATTAGCTGATGTAACTCAGGAAATAATAAAGGAATACTATGGTGCGAAAAACGCTCCTATTCATTTAATAGTACCAATAAATGCAGAAACATCAGAAAATTCAAGAAAAGAATTTCAAAAGTTAGTAGCTGGAGAATCAATAGAAAATGAGATCAAATGTTATTAAATAATTAAGAAGAAAAATTGATTAATAATTTTAAATAAAAAGTATAAAAGTATAGCCCTTAAGTATATAATGTCTACGTCAAATAATCGAATCTTAAACATTTACAAATCTAGATCAACCATTATTGAGATTCTGTCAGATAATCTAGGATATGATACCAAAGAATATGAGGGATTTAGCATTAATGAGATAGATGCGATGTATTCAAATTCTCAACTAGATATGTTACTAGAGCACAGTGATAATAAACGAAAGATTTATGTTAAATATTATTTAGCAGCAAAACAAATTCGTCCTCAAAATCTAGAAGATATTATTGAGGATCTGTTTATGATTGAAAACGTTCTAACCAAAGAAGATACTCTTATTGTTATTACAGAAGATGAACCGAATGATACTATTGTTACAAAACTTAAGTACCTTTATGATCACGATGGTATATTTGTAGTGATTCATAACATTAAGAGGTTGCAATATAATATATTGAATCATAAACTAGTCCCTGAATGCAGGATTTTAGGTAAACCCGACGTCGAAGAACTAAATAAAAAGTATAATATTAGCAATCCTATGCAATTGCCAGAAATATCTAGGTTTGATCCTCAAGCACTAGCGATGTGTCTAAGACCTGGAAATATATGCGAGTTTAAAAGAAATAGTGCTACGGCAATGTATTATAATTATTATCGTGTTTGTGTATGAAACAAAATATAACATAAAAATATATAATAATGGTTAAAAACGTAACTGTTGGTTATACTCCTAATGATTTTTTTTACGCAGATGCGATTGGACAAGGCGTAATGCCATCAGAAAGAGAATGCAATAATTTAAACCCTTATAATTATACATGGGACTTTTCTTGTAATGTATGGTTTAGCGATAATAGTGGAAATTGTATTAAAAGAGAGCTCTGTAAAAACAGAGATAAAGCTGAACATTTAACTAGAATTGAAGACAATCATTCTAGTTCAATAGAGAAACTAATGAATGAAAAAATGAACTATGATAATGTTTTGTTGAATACTATAAATTTAGGGATTGGGGTAATTTTTTTATTAGTTATTATTTATAAAAACTTTAAAAGTTGAATAATAAATATAGTATAATTATATAAAAATGTCGAGATTTGATGAAAGACAACTAAGGATAGCATTAGACAATCAGAATTTTGCTTATTTAATGAATAAAAAAACACAAGTAATGAATGATTTAAATACATTTAATCAGAAATACGTCGAATATATAAAATGCAATAATACTTGCCCCAATAGTTCAACTGTTTCAAGTGAATATAATGCTTCAGTAACTAATTTGAAGAAAAATCTTGATGAATACAAACGTGCGATTGACATATTGGAATCACAGGGGACATTAAAAAAAAATACAGAATATAACTCATTAATTACTCCTGGTATAACTACTAATTCTGAAAACAATAGATTAAGGAGCGAATTGGATGCCAAATTGAAAGAAGTTTATAATATAAACGGTGTCATAGCTAATGATGGATTAGTCCAGTATAATTCTGTCATTTATACAGAAATATTATTTACTATTTTAGCAACAACATTGTTATATTTTACATTTACTAAACTCTAATTTATTATATTATAATTATATAGATCATAAATATAATCTAATGTCTAGCAAAATAAAACAGAGGCCATTTAAGATAGTACCTATACCAGACGATACAACAAAATTCACTTCAAATAGATTAGTAATCGAAGAGGCAATATTTGATGAGAATGATTATCGTAAAGTGTACGACCATATAGGAGAGTATTTAGTAAGTGCTTCTTCATATTCTGATAAAGATCATATGCCGTATAATGTATTTAATGGAGGAGGCCGTTCATGGAAAACTAACTACGCGGATAATAAATATGTATTCACAATGAAGGAATCTAAAACTCCTAGCTACTGTACAGACCCATATAATTCATCAAAGAATGGTCCTTCTAGTTACCAAGGAGGCGGATCTTCTAAAACTAAATACACTACGAATGTAGATAATAAAGAGTATAATGGAGAATGGATTCAGATACAGTTACCTACTACAAGCCCTATTTATTTATTTAGGTATAGTATTTTAACGCCTGTTGAGATGAAAATTAGTGTTCCAAACATTATTAATGATGGTTTTACTGAATATACAGTATGTACGTTTCCAAGATCTTTTTTGGTGGCAGGTTCTAAAGATGGAAACAAATGGACATTTTTAGATTTACAGGCATTACCTTTAGATAATCCACCAAATACCTCAGATAGAAAACCCAGAATATATGACATAAACACTTCAGATTATTACAGATATCTTAGATTTATTTTTATTGATATGTTTCCAAATAACAAGTTACTTGAAATAAGCCAAATAAACTTATTTGGTTTTATAGAGATTACACCTAACCGAAACGCAATAGAAGAAGGGTTTGCTAATATAGATAGTGGGATTTCTTATTCCGGATTTGAAATTTCTAAGGTTTCTGATGAAACTAGTAAACAATTGCAACATTTAAAACATGACCATATTCGGGAAACTGTTACTACTCCTACTCCTACTTATAGCTCTACTTCTAATATTTATATTCCGTTATTTTTAACAGTTATTGTTGGTAGTATGTTAATATTTAGAGCAATAAGAAAATAAATAATATAATGTTTATATATTATATATTAATGGCTGATAATATTTCATTTAAAAAAGATGTGAATGATATAGCAACTAACTTACAAAGATATAATAAAACCATTACTGATAACTCTTCTTATTTATATTTTCAACCAGATGTTTCTCAGGTAAGAAGCAGAGATACCAGAAAATGTTTTTCGAAACCGGAATATAGGACAAATCAGCCAGATCCAATGATTCGGATACCTGGAGCACATACCCCAGAAACGTGTAAATTAAACGCGGCAGCTTATTTGGCAAAAAAACAATGGGATTCCAATTTTGTTTCTGATGTTTCGGATCTAACGAGCACTACAAGTAGAGTTAATTATAATCAAAGTACAGAAAATAAAGACCCGGGTTTAAATTTCAAGGTCGTAGATGGGTACTTTGCTGACAATGTTAATTTTTTCAATAACGCCCAAGTATTAAGTAGAGGAAAAACAATAAATTTTACAAATATAACAACGTCCACAAACAGTTATATTACTGCTCCTAATTCAGATCTTCGACATTACTACTCTGTAGAGTGGACTGGTTATTTTATACCAGATAATACTGGAATATGGACTTTTAGCATAGATAGCGACGACGCATCCTATTTTTGGATAGGTGATAATGCACAGAATGGTTACTCTACTAACAACGCGAATATTAAAAATGGTGGTCCACATGGGATGGAGAAAAGAACTTGCACTAGGTCTGTAGTTAAAGATCAGAAGTATCCAATACGGTTGCAGTTTGGGGAACTGGGAGGCGGGCATGATTTTGTATTTGGATTAATTGATGCAACTAACAGAGACAGAACTGACTATGCTAATTTTTTATTTACCTTGTCTACAGGACGTGCAACCGTAACTGGTGAATTAGATAGTTTTGCGTTAAACAAAAGTGTTTACTATTCATTAAAAAACGATGGATCATGTTATGTAAACGATCCAGCGTCTACAGCCCAGAGTTCACCTAATAACTATAGATATTTTACTATATTGAGTACTCAACCGACAACTAGTTCAGGTAATGCAAATAATAGAGGTAGTATTTCCGCAAGCTTAAGTATTAACAATGGGAACGTTACTTTTACATCAAATGGTAACGTTAGAAATTTTGGTAGTTCTAATGGAATAATATATTTGGACGACAATGGTAATTTTTATATTCAAGATAGATCAGGTTCGGATGTTCAAGTATTAAGAAATCCTTATAACCGTGATGGGTTTATAGTTAATTATCAATGGGCAAATTATAAGTACCATAATAATGTTACTGACCGACTAAATCTTAATAATGGAGCAAAAAGTGATATTAATAAAGCAATACTCATTTCGGATAATAATAAGTATAAACTAGAAATCAATGATGTTGGTAATCTAATCATTAAGGCAACTTTGGAAGGATGTTTGACTATTAATAATGATAACATTAAGACCACATACTTTGACTTAGACGAGTTTTATTTATACAAAGTCGATGTAGACAAAAAATGGGATAAAATATTCTTCGCACAGGTAGATGGTAACAAAAAAACATTACAATATATAGAAAAAGAAAACCCCGCACTAGTATTAGGTGATACATATTTAAAATTGTCATCAGGATTAGCTCCAACACCTATTGAAATGACAAAAGAAAGACAAGTTGGCACAACAGTGGAAGATTGCAAAAAAAATTGTACTGATGATAAAACCTGTAAATATTTTTACAGGTATGTAAAAAACGATAACAAGAATTACTGTTTAAACGTGAACGATTCTTATACACCAGGTAATTATACCCCTATTCAACCAAATTCTGGCATAAAATATAATACCTCCGATCTATATATAAGAGAATTAAAAGTGAAACTAGATCCGACAGATTTTAGAAGTATTCCCCAACATCGAAATATAACAAATTATAGTCCATATTCAGAAACTGAGGTAAATCCTTACGTGTTAATAAGCGACCAGTTTACCAAATCGAACATAGACGGGGATATAAACTGTTCTTTTGTTTCACCACTGGTTTTACAAAGCGTATATTATACTGGATTAGAAAATGCCGACCCAGATACTAGAAAAGTTTATGAGAGATGCAAAGATAAATTTAGGGAAGGATTTAATGATCACAGTTACGAGAAGAAAGAAGATGTATATAGAAGATACGGAAGTGGTAATCCACAAGAAATAGGTTTACCCGGAGCTGTATCTAAATACCAAGTAGATCCTCTTAACAAAATTGCCCAAGATTATATTAGTAAGGAGACAAAAGTTGATAAGAACTATAATGACATAACATCAAATATAAGTAATATAACAAATATTTACAGAACTGGTATACGAGATGACATGTCTGGTAATTATCTTTATGATTACAATACTCCCTTTACATTAAATAAGCCCAAAACAACATTAGATGGATTAGTTAGCGACAATCGTCAATTAGAAGCCCAAGGGAACGCTGTATATATTTTAGGAACAATTACTGCAGCAACGTTAGTTATTTTTGCCATAATTTTAGCGAAAGAGTAATAACATTTAGAATAATGAATCCTGTTTATATAATAAACTAAAATGTTACTTTATTATATATTATATAAATGTCGGATATTAATTTGAACGGATTATTGGAAATACAAAAAGGTTATTTAGCGGATCTAGGAAGCGATGCTAAATCTAAACTTCCAGCAACTGCTACAGACATTAGTAATATTCAATCAAAATTAGATAATACATATAATAGTTACAAGGCAGCCGACATAACAACATCTAACCTTTTAACACAACAAGACCAAGTATTAGATATAGTTAATACAGAAAATAAGAGGTTAAAGGATAAGAAAGATAGTGTAGACGGTATACTTGTCGCCAAAAAGAGAGCTGCTGAATTAAACAATAGCAATAGATTAAGACAAAATGGTTATACAAATATATTAATTGTATTTATAATAACTTTAGTAGTATTCATTCTAATAAGTATTGCTAGTTCACGCTTTACTTTCATTCCTCAGATTATATTTGAGATGTTGATTGTTCTTGATATATGTGTCGGAGGTTACTTTGCATTTGTTATATTTTTGGATATACAATCAAGAAGAAAAATGAATTTTAATGAACTAGATCTAGGTACTATGAATAATTCGGGTTTAGGAAACAATAGACCGGAATCTACAGGTGATCTGCTAAACGGCATTAATTTTAACGGTTGTGTTGGATCTGATTGTTGCGATCCTGATACTACAACCTGGGATAAAGGCAATTCAGTATGTGTGCAAAAAGATTTGTTTCCATCTCTAATATCTCCTTTTACAACTATGAGTTTTTCTTACAATGTAGGAGATATGCAAGAAAAGAAAGTGTTAGCAAATGAACCATACGAGTTTTCGAATTATATGCATATAAATTAAATCTAACAATATTATAATATTATAAACAACAATGGGAAATTCCTCAATGCGAGGGGGGAGAATTGAATATTGCAAACCTGATTTAACTGGTAGAATTAACAACTGGAGGGATGTTGTTCGGAGTTTAGTTGATATTGTAAGCAGACAAAAAGATTACATAGTTAATTCAACGGATAATATCTCAAATAATATTAACAATTTTGCTTTCAAATGGAGTGAATGTTTTCAAAAGATAGAAAGATATAGACAAGATATACGTGATCTTAAGGGAAAAAGAGAACAAGCTTTTATTACATTACTTAACAAAATTGACACGTATAACAGTAAATTAGCATTGTTAGAACAAAATAAGAATTATGAAGCTGCGCAGACATTTACCATTAACGAATATTCAAAAAGAATAGGGGATACTTTTTATAAAAATGCTGTTTTTTATAAATCTATTAATACAACCGCGGATCAGTACCACGATGCTGTACATTCGGAAAATATAAGATTAAATAATAATTTAAAACCGACTACGGAGGAATATTCAACTGACGATAGCAAATTATTTTATATGACCAGAACAAAAGAAACATTAAAAATTGTAAATAATATTATTTTTGTAATCTATTACGCATTAATAATAGTTTTAGTATTCTTTTTATATAGTAGAGAATTTAATGTCACAATAAAAATTATTTTAATTTTAGTACTAGTTTTATTTCCTTTTTACATAACAAAACTACAGGACCATTTAAGATATATATATAGAATTATATTCCATCGAGAATGAATTTATATATCTTTTAATCAAAATTTTAAATCTAATAATACTATAACTAATATTAGATTTAATGGGCAATAATAAATCAAGACCCCCCCCTAAACCGCAATGGCCATCTAACTATATTCAAGCCCTCGCTATTGGCAAGAATCTAAGAACTGCACAACAGCAGAAGCAGATTTTATTTCCTATTTATAACCCCAACGATCAAAATATATATTCTACAGAAGTATTGAAAGATTTTGTCGAACGTAATGAGAAAGAAAAAAAAACTAAATATGAAAAAGATAAAAAAAAATCAAAAAAACCAGCAACTGTAAATACTGGTAGTAATTCTAGTGCGAGCGATTGTAAAAAAATAACACCACCATCGCAGGCAAATCAAGAACGAATTGCGTTGCCAGTTCCTAATCCAATACCTCCCTTACCAGATCTTCCTAACATCGGCAGTTATGGTGACGGGATCGACATTTTATTTAATAAATATGGCTATTGGTTTTCTAATCAAGGATACATTGATGATATGCTTAGAAGGGGGGGTAGAATGGCAGCAGACGCAAAACACGTGTGTACTAGTGAAGATCCTAAGGTTGCTTGGGACCTTGGACGGGTGATTGGAGATGAAAAAACAATCGGTGAGTTAAAATTTTTTTCTGAACAATTAAGTAGTATAAATAACAATTTTCAACAGGTTCATGTTAATTCTGATGTAGCTAAAGATGTAGAAACAAGTGCCAAGATGTTGGAAGCATTGAATTATTATTGCGACAATACCCTTCCTGCTTTCCACACAAATAAAGTTGTAATTCCTCTTAATACTGAAATAGATGAAGTAAAAAAAAACACAGCACTCTATGAAAAAGTGATTGAAGCAATCGATCAAGAATTGAATAACCTTGGAAACGTTGATTCATTAAATAGCAACCTTATTTCAAGTTTATCAGACACAAAAGATCTTGGAAGATCTACAAATAGTACATTGCGAACTGATGATATAAGTAATAAGAAACGTTTATACGATGGTGTGAAGTTAGAGAATAAAATTTTTGATAAGAAAGTACAAAATGATAAAAATAAAGCAGTATTACAAGACAGAGAATCAATTCGCGTAATGAGTAGTTCTATAACTGTAAGTAATGTATATAATTTTATGTTTTATGGTTATTTTATTATTTTATTAGGGGTTCTATATTTGTTTTTTATTGCTAATGACTATAACGTTAATTTTAATTTTAAAGTGAGTTTAGTTATAGCTTTAATTGTTTATCCGTTTATAATTATTTATATAGAAAAATACTTTTATTATATTTCAAAAATGTTGTATTCATTAATTACTAACAAACCATTTAAAGATCCTAAACTGGATTATAATACAACCAATAAAAAATAAAAATATTTCTTTTTTTAATAAATATTTTTATTATAGCTCTTCTGTGTCGATGTCGTCCAAGAACTCCGGTTCGTTGGTTACCTCATACTTATCTCTGTCGTAAAGGATCTTAACCCCATGCCATGCTTGCGCGCGTTGCTTGCCAAATTCCTTGTCCATGTACTCATGGATATCCTTCGGTCCAGGGCATCTTCCACCATAGTTTGAGCCATACCAGATAGTAAACTCACTGTTAAGCTCCATCTTTTTGATGCGGCCATTAGGATCGCGAATAACACGATCATTGATGAACTCAGAGATGTAGTCCTGGCTCTGGCGGTACTCGTTGCTCTTGGCAAGAACAATTCCGCAATCCTTAACCATACCATTTGTCTCGAATGCGCGCTTCACCAACATCGCTGCAAACACCTCCTTCCAAGAGTCGAACTTCTCGTCGATGTACTCATCGAGCTGGAACTGAAATGGCTTCTCCTTATCATCTTGGACGGGATTGTTTGTAAACAACGACTTGAAAGGAACAGCGCGAATACGTCTCCAAGTACCATGGTCATTGCTCTTAACCTCCATAAAGACATTGCAAGTAACCACTAGTTTAAACTGAGGAAGGAAGGAAATCGTCTTCGGCATGTATGGAGCACGACCTTGGAGACGATCCTTGCCACTAGTAAGTGTCTTCATCATACCCTCATTAATCTTATCGCCTTTTTGTGGTTCTGCCATAACTGCATAACGAATACCCTTAAGCTCGACAATTTCTGGAGTAAGACCACCTACTTTACCACGCTTTTCTGTAACTAAAGTCAATGGAACGTCGCCCTTGTAATCACCTAGGACCATTTCCATTAGGTTCACAAGAACTGATTTACCGTTCTGACCAATACCAATATACATATTAAAAGTTTGGTTAGCGGCAGTTCCAATCAACGTCGACGACAAGTGATCCCACATGTAGTTGCAGAGTTCTTTTTCCGGGAACAGTTTATTCATGAAATCATTAATCTCGTCCATAATCCTTTGGTGAGCCGACGGATTTAAGGGGATGTAATCAATATTAGTGCACATCGTAATGTTATCCTCTGGGTGACCCTTTCTAAAACACTTCTCCTTAAAATCAATAACGCCATTCTTGAAACAAAGAAGATACGGGTTGTTGTCTATGTTCTCAAGGAATGTTTCGTCATAGAATAGCTCCTTAGCTTCCTTCATAATCTTATCCTTACCATTACTATCTGATAGACGAGTGCAGATATTTAGAATGCGAATCGACCTTCTTTTAGCAGGATCTTCTTCGGATACCTGATTTTGAGGATCGCCATTAACAATCATGCTATTCATAGCACTGAACGTCTTTTGGTTATACAAATCACGCAATTGTTCGGAAATAGCTTTACGGAGAGTAGTTCCGGAGTCATCTTGGTGCCAACGGTTATTCACATACTGGTACCAAATATTGTTCTTGATGCTAACGCAGACAAAGTTGTTCTTAAACAGCTGGTATAGAACTTTGGCTATGTCAGTGTCTCCACAACCTGAGCGATCATCGTGTTTGCTAGTAGATGAACCACGCGTGCGAATAGTTTCTTCTAGGAAATAATCAATCGTTTCACGACGAACTCTCTCATAATCATCCTTTGCGTCTGCTTTTGCCCAATGCGACAACGAGCGCTTAGAGAGACAGTTTACCTTACGTTTCTCGAAATCTTTCCATCGCTCTACTCTGTCAGGTACTTCGCTAAAATGAAAGGTGGGCGATTTAGCACAGAACGCGATCCACGTAATAAGTAGACGAGCATCTGAGTTTTTTAGCGCCCAGCCAACACGAATCCATTTCTCATAAGACCCATCACCATAATAGCTAGGTGGAAGAATCATTGTAACATTATGTGTTTCGCGTAGATGGTAATCAGATACCTGAATGCTATCTAAGAAGTTATTTACTGATTTATCTAGTTCTTCACGACTCTTTATCTTAGCTATATTTGATGGATGCAAGAAATCATCATTATATATGTCTAAACTTGTTTTGCTAGATACTCTTGAGGTATCGCCGCCACCAGCTGCAGGTCGGCCTAGACGATTTACCTGCATAAAGTCCTCGTATTCCTGAATAAACTGGCTTGTCATAAACAAAGAAGGATGGTCCTTGTAACGAACAGATAACTTATAAATGTTCTTTACAACATCAAAGTTAGATACCGGAATTTCAGGAAACATAAATTGTTCATCGGATGGATCAAACGAAACATCAAATACCCGGGTCAATTGGTAACGGTCATTTCCTGGTTTCCTAGACCCATAAAGCTGCCATGGTGTCTTCCCCGTACTAATTCCTTTGTCGAACACATCATCCCATGAGTTCTTTAAAGGTAGATTCTTCCAGATTTCAGCAGCTTTTAAAATCATTTTTTCCCGTAAAATTTGTTGAACAACATGGTCGGCTTGCAGACCAATTATCATGTGGATCCCATCCTTGGTAATTTTTTTGTTTTTCGTTTTATCGTCAATGCGATTTACAGTAGGTTTCTCGAAAACATACACCTGAAATCGTGTCGTCTCATCTACTTGAAATATATTCTTGATTTCTCCTAAATAGTCCCCGATGAGTTCTACTATGTCATCGGCAGAATGTTGTTTTTCATCTACTTCATAATCATAGCGGAAATCAAGATCAACTAATATTGGACCATCCTTGTCTCTTTGCATCTCGGTTAAATATTCCTTCTTTTTTCCAGTAATCACCTCCCATGCATACAATTCTAAAAACAGGGCATAATCTGAATCAGGAATATGATAGGAACCACCATGAATATTCAGTTTTGAATCACCAATCCTAGTGTTTGTGACTGGTTTGGGATTCGTAGTAGGAAGATCCTTTTGATGAACGTGTTTAGATAGGAAATCGAATACATCGCGATATTTAACAAGTGACAACTTTTTTGATTCTATAATAGCACTGGAATTCTTAGATTCCATTAGCATTTAGGATATATACTGGTTATATTTTTATTCCCTTTTTAAAAATCAATTTTTTGAGACAACGGTTAGCGTGTTAAACGCAAGAATGCTTGCCGGGTTTGTTACCTGATATGCTAATAAAAAAGAAAAATCAATTTTTCGTTTTTATTCGTTGCTTGTTATCGTGCGACTTACTCGTTTGTTTTCCATGTAGTATCGCATTCCGTGCACATATACAAATATTTTAAATTATCGTCATCATAACGGATATAAATAACCTCGGCATTCTTGCTGTCTTTGTTTGTCTTGCACTCTACATTTGGGCATTTCATATTATATATTCTCGGAAGTGTAGGATCCTGCTTTGTGTATTCGTTAATAATATGGTTAAACTTTTGCTCGCCCTTTTTTAATTGAGAATTTAAAACGCATAGTCCCTCCTCAGTAATGGTTTCGTCTTTGTGGCAACAGTTTCTGCAATAATAAGTGAGCTTATTTGGGTTATCTATACTAACGCCAATGTAATACATATTATCGCATTTTACGCAAAACTTCATTGTGACTATATAATTAAGCGGATATTTATTTATGTTTTTTAACTAGTATATATTCAATTTTTTATAAGGTTCCTATGTTCCCTAAAAAATTGATTTTAATAGTTCCCTATTTAATAATTTAGAAATATCATCCTATATATTATCAAAGATGGCTGAAAACGTTCGCGCTGATGAAAATGGATCGATGGCTTCTGACCTAGATAAATTAAAAAAACTTATACCTAAGGAAATGTATCTAGCTAATAAGGACAAATATGAAGCAACATTAAAACAACTGGAAGAAAATGAGGGAGAGGGAGAGGAGGAAGATGATGACGAAGAGGAAGAGGAAGATGACGAGGAAGAAGATAAACAAGAGGAGTCAGATGATGAGGAAGAAGAAGATGAAGACGGTAAAGAGACATTAAGACCAGCATTTTCTGAACTCCAGGATGATGAGGATGATGAAGAAGAAGATGATGATGAGTTCTATTTACAAAAATTCGACGACACCACTCAAAAGAAAATTATCTCCGACTTTCATCCTGAACTACAGTCACATAATTATGACGAAATCGACATAATGTCTAGAGTAATTCGTGATGAAAATGGCAATATAATCGATCCTTTGCACAAAACGCTTCCTTTTATTACTAGATATGAAAAGGCACGTATTTTAGGAGAACGCGCAAAACAAATAAATTCAGGAGCCAAGCCATTTGTTGAACTAGAACCTAATGTAATTGATGGCTATGTTATAGCTCTAAAAGAATTCGACGCAAAAAAAATACCATTTATCGTTAAACGGCCATTGCCGAATGGCGGAGTAGAATATTGGAAGTTTGAAGACCTTGAAGTGCTTGTATAAATATACATATGTATATCGCGTAAAACATTTAGAATAGTTTATTGAAATTTTTTATCATTATTATATATATCATTATGTCAGCAGAAGCACCAGTAGAAGCACCAGCACCAGCAGGGGAAGGAAAAATATATGCTATATACTGGAAAACAGATAAGGATGGTAAAGCTATTACTCAAATGGGAATTAAAGCTGATATAGCGGAAAGTGATGCACCTGCCTTAGAAAATTATGATTCAAAGGAACGCAAATCAATAATAGATAAATTTAAAGCCGCAGTTACAACAGAAGCGCCAAAAACTGGTGGACTCAAAAAAAGTACAAAACGAAAGGGAGGTAATAAAAGAATTACTCGTAGAAGGAGAAGATTTTAGCCAAACCAAAATTATCTCATTATATATAAAAGATATATATAATGACAGATTATGTTATTTGTGTTCCTTCTTATAAAAGAGCAGAATTATGCAATGAAAAAACTCTACAAATGTTAAAAGATAATCATATTCCCGCAAAAAAAGTATTCGTTTACGTTGCGGATAAAGAAGAACATGACGAGTACGTTAAAGTCCTCGATAAATCAAAGTATAATGAGCTCGTTGTAGGAATTAAAGGTTTAGTTCCGCAGCGCCAATTTATAATGGAACAATTCCCCGCAGGAAAACACATAGTATTTTTCGACGATGATGTTTCTAAGATTGATTTAACGATGTCTTCTATCACGAAAGGTAAATCGCTAGATTCTTTTTTCAAGCATGCATTTAAGGAATGCCATAAAAATAAATCCTATATCTGGGGTGTTTATCCCGTATTTAATCCCTTTTTCCGTAAAGGTCGGCCTGAAATGACAACTGCTTTAACATATATTGTTGGTGCGTTCTATGGAATTATAAATCGCCCAAAATTAAAGGCAATTGAACTTACTATTACCAAAGAGAATGGTCAAAAAGAAGACGTAGAAAGAACACTCAAATATTTCGTTGAAGATGGTATTGTTCTTAGATTTAACCGCGTTGGATTTATGACAAAGTATTATGGAAAGAGCGGAGGTTTAGGAACATTTGAAGATCGTTTAAAACCTATGTTGGAAGCATCCAAAAAATTAAAGGCGCAATATGGAGAGTATGGTGAGATAACTACTAAGAAACATGGGATGACCGAGTTTCGTTTAAAGAAGATTCCTGCCAGAACTGATGCCGAAGTAGCAAAACAAACAAAAAAATTACCCAAAACTCCAAAAAACAAAACTAAAAAAGGAATATAAAGTTCAAAATGTTTAGTAAATCTTCATATCTTGACATATTTTCTTTATATAATATATAATATATAATGTCAAACAAATCATGTGGTCTCGTGACAACTCAGGGGGGAAGCTCTCCCAGAACCTACCGCAAAGATTCTTTAAAGAATAGAACTGGCGTGATATACGAAAAAGGGTTTTACGAACCTGGATCTATGACGCCTGGTGTTATAGAACTACCTAATAGAAAATCTCCTAGAACCTACCGCAAAGATACTTTAAAAGGTAGAACAGGAGTTATACGGGAAAAGGGATACTACCAACCAGGAGAAACAACTAAATCTGTTATTTACTTGTCTGGTGGTAGAAGAAAAACTCGTAAAAATAAAAAAAGTCGCAAATCGAAGAAGTAAAAATACAAATTTGCGTGTAAAAAATTGAAAAGTTTTTTATAGTTAGTTAATGTAAAGTAACTATAAAATCATGAAGAAAGCAACTAGCATCGACACCTTGTCAGTACAATCATCTGTGTTCATTACGCCAAAACCGGAACACGTGCATCATTCATGGAAACAGAAGGAATTTTGCTACGAAGGCACTGTGAGAAATATAAGATACAGTTATGTAAATAGGGCAGCAAAACATTTTGGTCAGGAAAAAAATGTTTATGTTAGCTTCCTTAGCACAGTGGCTTACAACAACCTTCTTTTAAGAGGATCTTTGATATTTTGCAACATAAATAATAATAATGTTGCTTTAAACTGTTACATTAGTGAAATTGAAAAGGACACAAACAATAACATTACTAAATTACAGGTGTGTAAGTACGACGATGAGAATATATATGAATTAAATCCTACAAAATATACTGTATCACTTGATCAAATTGAATCTATGCTAATTACAGACACTGCTTTTACATTTAGCAAACTATAGGTTTATTTAGGCAATTTGCGCATTGCTTTCATCGTTTTATTATGTTGTTCGACCATTTTTCTTGTTTTATTTTTACTGTTTAACCAAACGTTTTTACGTAGGTAACAAACTATAGAAAGGCGTATAGTATCCTTTGTTTTTTTATGTATGGGCAAATTGGCATGTGGTTGATGAACATCCATAAATAATATATCCCCGCTACGAACATCGACTCCTATTCCATACTGAGGAAAGCATGTTTCTGCTCCAGTATATTCACCGCGTTCAATAACAGCTAAATTGCCGAACCCCTCATCATCGTCTCCTTTATCAGTATGAAGTCCTGTTTGGAAATTTACATTAGTTGTAACGGTAGTAAACGATGTATTAGCTATCTTAAAATAAGTTTGACGCGCCTTTTTAATCTGTTTATCATAATGATCTGGGGTTAATTTAGAATACCATTTATCTATATCTTCAATTAAAGGAATTGTTTTTTTATATTGCTCTGGGTAATCCATATTAAATCGGCACTCACGCACATTAATAGTAGGTTTTTTACCGAGCTTTTTAAATATAAGTTTTTGGCTAGGTGTCCATCGATCAAAATAACCAAAAATGTTTGACATTACTTTGTTTACTTGTCCTAAAGTTTTCTTCTTACTACCAGAAGCACTACCACGAAGTCCAGAAACATTCTTAGCGAATTTAATAACGTTATCATAGAACGCATCTTGATGTTCTTTGTTTAATTTACTCTTTCTAAACCTCAATAGTAATCTTCCGTCCGCAGTAAAAACATCAGTATCGGTTCTTATAATATCTTTAATGTCTTCAGGTTTTAAAAACTTATCCAATTTCTTGGATAATACATGGTCGTCAAAATCTTTCTCAACTGTGTGTACTGTAACACCATCTTTTTTCTCAGTTTTAATAATCATTTCCTTTATAGAATAGCGATATTTTATTTATTTAGTTCATCTATTTATTTTGTCTTAATAATGTAGAATGGTTAAAAAAAATGGATTTTATAGTTACGTTATAGCTGGGCTACTAATTTTTTTAGGGTTGTCTCTAATTATTCAATATTTTAATATAAGATTATTAGAAGGATTAGATGGAAATAAAGAAGATATTTCTATTGCTCTAAATGTAAAGTTAAGTGATAAAAATGGCAAAATAATTCCTCAACCTATTGGTTCTTATGGGTTTGCAACCAAATCTGCTGGTTTTATGGATGAAGGCACAATGGCAACCTATGATTTCTCAATGAATAAAGTTTTAAAGGTTAACACAACGTTAGATAAAGATGAAAACAACAACGTAAAAGATAGAACAATGATTATTCAAGCAAAAAAAACAAAATCTAGCAATAGTAACGATCTAGTTAAAGATGTTATACCAAATAAATTCACATTAGACATATCATTTAATGATGTAGGGTATATATTAAAAACCGTAGCGGATTTAAAGGCAGCTAATAAATTGCTTGCCGTAAAAAAAGAACAAAATAATGAGCAAAAAACACCCGCTGAACCAATCCCTGTCTTAAATATTCTAAGACCTGATGGATTATTAATGATACAAGGAATCGGGACTATTTATAAAGTTAACACAAACAGTATGGATGATAAAAATAATGATAATCCAGTAGGGAATGTTCAAAACGATATGAATAATGAAAAAGCATTTAAAATAACTGTAAACGTTCCATCAGACCCTGAAAACTTAGCAAAAGCTCATGTTAGTGTTATTGTAATATTATTTAAATCTCCCAATGAAGCATTATAAATAGCAAATTTCGCGAAAAAATCAGCACATTTCAAATGCACCAAAAAAATATTTTTTCATAATGTATGTTATGAAAAAATCTACAGGGCACTACGATAATCAACAACGTATGGGTTTGATTTTAACATGCTCGTTATATCAGGAGTATTTCTGTCAATATTAATATTAGAATAAAGATTATTTGAAGTTCCTGATGTTCGTCCCATGCTCGACAAATCAGGTGATTGATAAGGCATTGTTCCTATAACACCTCTCTCATTTTTCAACATATTATCCCTTGATGTTTGACGCATATTTATATCACCATTCATTAATGACATATTTCCTTGTACCATATATCCATCTATTGTGCTGGATTTAATATCGTTGTTGCGTTGGTTATAACCAGCAACATAAGATGCTGGTTGTCTTCCTCTTTCCCCAGCACTAGATCCTCCTGTATAATAGAAATCATCAGTATCTGTCCGGTTTGTGTAAGTTGGGTTATGCCCAGTTACATGATAAGCACCATCTGGATGCATTGAACTTACATTTAAATGATTAATAGATTTTTCAGTTGTCTCACGAATGGTAGCTGAAGGACGATCAGCAGGATTAAAAATGTACGATTGAGGTACGCTTGTTCCTGGATTCTGGTATGGACGAAGAGTTCCTATCACATTCTCTTTGCGACTAGGACGTAACATATCTAATAAAGGTGCTATTGCTGCTCCAATGCTACCACCTACTACACCTAAGTAATTTCCTTCTTTATTCATTGTCCGGTTGTTTGGGTAAGCTTTCTTAGCTTTTATTTCATAGTCCGCGTCTGTGGCATATTGACGTCCATTTGCATTAACAACAGCTAAAGGAACAGCACCTAATTGTTGATTGGTTGATGGCATGTATTCGCCTGGAACATAGGTTGCAGGATTTTGGACGCTTGCTCCACCAGTATACGATACAGCAGTTTCGGGACGGGTTACATAACGGTCTATAGGTATAGCGCGCATTGTCTGTCCCTTTTCAGCACCACCAGTTGTAAAAAGACGTCCTATGTCGCGTGGGTCATTAACTGAACGTGTGTCTAAAGCAAAGCTTTGATCAGGTAGGTGTTTCTCCATTATACCCATTTGCTCATATGTTGCGTTAGATTTAATAGCACTATTAGCAGGTCCTTCGTGGCCATACAACATTAATCCTGTTGCTTTAGGTTTATTAGCAACACGTAAATCATCGGCACTTTTATCTAACCAACTATCACGCATCATCATACCAGAATTAAAACCTCCTGCGCCACCCGTTGTATAACCTAATCCTAAACCTGGAGCAACTTGTTCTTCCTCGAAAGGTTTAACATTTGCCATCCTCATGCTTGGGTTTACACGAGATTGATAAAATTCGCTCATATTAGGAGCTCCATTGGCCCATTGTTGGTTCGCAGTTGGTGAAAACAAAGGAGCGGTTTCTCTTTTAGTAATAATTTGAGAACCAGAACCAGTATAACTATCTAAAAGCCCTTCGGTTCTATTTTCGTCTTCTACGCGAGTTCTTAAATTGCTTCCAAAGAAAGGCACCATATTGTTGTGTTCGAAGTAACCAGCATTCACTTTTTCACCAGTTAAAGAATAAAATTGCTTTCCGTTTTGTGCGGCATTGTCCATATTTGATAATCTCTGTTGTTGATTCATATTAGGATTAAAAAATTTGTCTGTGTAAACTCCGCCTCCGTTATCATATCGGTTTGTTGTAGATAATTGGGCAGTTTGATCTGTTTCTGATGATGTAATAGGAGAGTCATTTGGAAAATTGCGATCGGGGATATCTGTATTTGGTAATAAATTACGGTCTCTAAATGTTTCTTTTTTTGATTTTTGATTTGATACGATATATAATAATCCTAATGCTACGCCAGGAATTGCAAGTTCCATGTTATTATATAATTAATATATTGTTATATAATAAAATTTATCGTATTGGGTTTTTATATAAGGTTCCTGGACACCCTTTTTCAGTTCCCTCAATACATATTGATTTACCTGTTAAATAATATTGCATATCTTCAGTTCCTCGAACAACAGGAATAGTTGGAACAAAATAATCTTTCTCTAAAATACGTGTTTGGACATTTTCTGTGAATGCTTTCTCTAAACCATTCAATGGATTTAAAAATGGAAACTCCCAGCGAGGTTGTTCTAAATCTTTATACATCCATGCAGGGTGTGTTGCCCTACTTTCTTCAACAAAACTTTCCTCGTTTCTGTAAGTATTAGATGATGCATAGACAGCATGTTGTTTATAGTCATTGACATCAACATAATCCCGGTTTATTTTTCGGGTTAATCCTAATAAATCACTTTCTAAATTTATAGTATTGTTTCTTAGGTTTGCTCCCCAACCCTGCATACGAATATTAGGGTCTTCCATGAAAGGCAGATCAATTCCTTGCCCAGGTGTATCCAAAAAATATCTAGATGAATAACTGCTTATTTGTGTCTGTTTTCTAATTCGCGAAGGATCGTCATAAAATCTAGTAAATGCCATAACTATATTATGTGTGGAAAAAATACTTTGAGTAAAATAATATATAAAATAAACATATTAGTATTAACTATTAAAGATGACTAAAATATGTCTAAACATGATTGTTAAGAACGAAAGTAAAATTATAGAACGTTTAATGCTTTCAGTTCTACCACTTATTGATAGTTACTGTATTTGTGATACAGGTAGTACAGATAATACTGTTGAACTTATCGAAACATTCTTTGAGAAAAACAATATACAAGGAAGAATCGTAAAGGAACCCTTCCAAGATTTCGGATATAATCGCACATTTGCACTAAATGCGTGCATTGGCTTACCAAATGCCGATTATTTGCTACTATTGGATGCTGATATGAAACTACGTATCGATCCAAAATTAAACATAGAAGAATTTAAGAAATCTCTGACCAAAGATGCTTATCATATATTCCAAGGTTCTGATTTATTTTTTTATAAAAATGTTCGAATTTTAAGAAATGATCCCAGATATTCTTATTGGGGAGTTACACATGAATTCGTAAAAACTACCCCTGGTTCAGTATACATACAAATAGAAAAATCTCAATTATTTATTGATGATATTGGTGATGGTGGCGCTAAAGCAGATAAATTCGAAAGAGATGTTCGTTTGCTTTTAAAAGGATTAGAAGAAAATCCAGGTAATGATCGGTACACGTTTTACTTAGCAAATAGCTACCGTGATGCTGGACAATTCGAAAACGCTATTACGCGGTATAAGGAGCGCATTAAACTTGGTGGTTGGAATGAAGAAGTTTGGCATTCATATTACTCCATAGGTAAATGTTATGAACATATGAGTGATTTTCCAAACGCAGTAAGTGCTTGGTTGGATGCGTATCAATTTTATCCAACTCGTATTGAAAATCTATATAAGATCATTAATTATTATCGTTGCAAAAGTGAGTACATTCTAGCATATTGCTTTTATGAAATAGCTAGAGACGAACTTATGAAAAGCAATTCGAATGACCATTTATTTTTAGAAAAGGAGATTTATGACTTCAAATTAGATTATGAATTTACGGTTATTGCTTATTATCGCAATCCAAAAAATTTAGACGTTGTAGCTTCTAGTATGAAAGTTCTGGGACATCCTTGCGCACCAGAACCTATTACTAATAACGTTTTATATAATTATAAATTTTATTCTCCAAGATTAAAAGATATGATTGGGCAATCAAACGATAATGCTTCGCAGATTCTTTATCAAGTAGGTAATGCAATAAATATGGATGGACAATTTATGTCTAGCACTCCTTCTATATGCATTGACCCTTTCGTTAAAAGTAGATTAATAGTTAACAAACGGTATGTAAATTATAAGATTGGAAATAAAGGAGAATACATTAACCAAACTAATATTGTTACAAAAAATATTATTGCTTATGTAGACATGAGCAAAACAGAATGGAAAATTGAGAGCCAAACTGAATTAAAATACAATGAATGTTATGATGGATTATACGTCGGATTAGAGGATGTCCGTATAATGGCACATAATGGAAAGCTTTTTTTTAATGCGAATCGTGGAATAGAACAAGGGAATATGTCTGTAGAACACGGTACAATTAATTTGAAATCTAGATCAACGATGTCGAATTTATTAGAAATAGATAATCAACACAAGATAGAGAAAAATTGGGTGATGTTTGAGAACAGTGATAGAGAACTTAAGGTTATCTATGGCTGGTCTCCTCTGCGCATTGGAAATGTTGTTGATCACCCAGCTAGTAAAATAGATAATAAAAATAATCCTATTAAAAAAATGATGGTAACACAAGAATTTAAAACACCAAATTTTTTTAGATGGCTAAGAGGTTCTACAAACGGCCAACGAGTTGGAAATGAAATATGGTTTATTTGCCATATTGTTAGTTACGAAGATCGCAGGTTTTACTATCATATATTTGTTGCTCTGGATTTTAAAACAATGGAAATAAAAAGATACAGTAGAATCTTTACGTTTGAGAAAGAGAAAGTAGAGTATACACTAGGATTTGTACATTTAGAAGACAAAAAAGAATTATTAATTGGGTACAGTTTGATGGATAGAGAAACAAAATATATGAATGTTCCTATCAATAAGGTAGAGGAGTTATTTTCTCTTTAATATATATAACACAGTATCATTTTTTATTAAATGTCAATTTCAATTAAGGAAGCTATAGAAAATAAAAACCTATGGTTTGTGCATTCAATCGATTCACTATACCAATTTAATGGTACTGGACAATCTGTCCCGATAGAATCCTTATCTAAATATGGTACGGAATCGTATTTTGATTTTACAGAAATGTTCATAAGGGGAAATACATCCGTTCCTAGTAAAATTGAATTACACCATTTTATAAATGGTCTTGTCTTGCCATTTTCAGATAATGATATATGGGACTGTTATAAATATGTCTTTGTAGCACCTATGAAAGAATTTATAGGAGAACTATACATGGGCAAGAGTTTTGATTATGCTACCCTACAACCGCATAAATATAGCCGAGAATCTTTTTTACTAGTACCCAATGACGAAGTGGATAAAATTAAACGTGATTTTCCTGGGTTATTGTCTAATGTTAAAGGTTATAATTATCCACAATTATTAAGCGACGAATCTGGCAATCCAAACCGTGGAAAAGAATGCTTTAATGCGTTAAGGACGTTAGAAGACAATGGTGATTATGAAACACCAAGAATGGCAGTTGAAAAACTGTTTGATGAATTAGAGGAAAAATTACATGTTAAAATATGGAGGTTAAAAGAAGAAGATATATTTGAAAAAGAAAAAATAAACGTACCGAGAGTTATTAATGAATCAAAACCACCTAAAAGGATAAATAATAACTCTGGGAAAGAGTATGATATAGATAAAATGCTTATAAAAATTGGAAATAAAGAAACAGGAAAACCTTCCGAAGGTGATTTTCGCAAAATAATAAAACGTATTAACGAGTTACGTAGTACCTTGAAAATAGGAAATGACGGTTCGTTGGGAAAAAAATTAAAAGATAAAATAAATCAAACAACTGACGCTATACAAGAAAACTGTAATGAGTTTTACGAAATCCCGACACAATTATCGTTAGAAACGTTTCGTTTAATTAAAAGTATTAAACATAATTTAGTAAGTTATTTTGGAGACAATAATAAATCATTATTTAGGTTTAGTAATTTTCATAAAAGAATTATATATAACACCATTGACACAGCAGCATATTTACTTTTAATTTACGAAATTCTAAATAATTATAAAAGAATGTATCCAACAACAACAAGCTTTATAGATTTATTAACTAGATTTAATAGTTTAAGTGTAAATAAAACTGAAAGGTTTATATACAAATTAAAAACTTCTAGGGTTGTTAATGGGAGACGAGGACTTTACTATTTTTTTAATAATATATATGAAAGATATAGCAAATTCTGCATCGATTGGGATGAACCGGCTCAAGAAGACCATTCTATAAATAATTCAGCAGTTACCGAATATATAACAAGATTAGATGAACTTACAGAAGAGTTTAATACACTAATTAGTACGACTATACCTGCTACGACTATACCTGCTATGACTATGCCTGGTGATACAAACACTACGCATTTAAGTTCTTCTATTGGTGGTCGCTTAATAAAAAATAGGAATTTCAAAAGTAAAAAGTTCTATATATCCCAAAAAAATAAAAGAAAATCTCGTAAACATCGTAGAACTAGAAAGCATCGTTAAATTTCATTCATTGTAGCACTCTTACAATTTTCACCAAAAGTTTTACGGTGCCATTGACAAATGCCATGTTCTCGAATTCCATCCAAATGTTTCTTTGTTCCATACCCGACATTTGAATCTAATCCATACCTATTGACCAAAGTAGGATGTTCTTTACACAATTCTTCGATGTACGTATCACGCCCAGTTTTCGCCAATATACTCGCTGCAGCAATACCCATGTATTTTGCATCTCCTTTTTCAATCATAACATGAGACAATTCAGCAATGCAGTCACGATTCGGATCAAACGCACGATATGGTGTGAAATAATTACCATCAACAACGGCCATGCATTTATCCATCTCTATATCACCCAATTTATTTATAGTTTCTCGAATACATTCATGCATACCATTCATAGTCGCCTTTAAAATATTTATGTCATCAATAACGTTTTCAGGAACCCATGCAACATGCCATGCTAGAGCATTGTTCTTTATATACTCAGCAACTTCATTTATCTTTTTCTTTGAAGTGAATTTTTTGCTATCTTTGATATTTTTTCCATCAAACTTCGTAGGGTCTTTAGGTAAAACCACGCACGCTATATACACTCGACCGAATAGACATCCTCTCCCTGCTTCATCTAAGGAGAATTCGTATTGATTTTTCTCATTATAAAAGCGATCTAATATTGTAGGAGGCGATCTAGGTTTTCTCTTCTTTTCTGATTCCATGCTAGCTATTTTAAAATAACAATACTTTAAAATAGTAATTCAATTTTTCATTTATCGCATATCTTTTTTCGAGGTATACTTTATATCAAATGTTATCTATAAAAATTACACCGTTAGTTTTATTTTTACTATTATTAGTAGTTTTAGTAATATCTGTGTTGTTCAGTAATACATTTTTGTTCAAAGAAGCATTTATATCTTTTAAACAATCAACTAATCCATTAGATGGTGTAAATATACCAACTTATTCAAAAACAGCAAGACCCTATAAATTATACGATAATTTGTTTATAGATCCGAATAACGGAAATTTAATTGAAGTTGATTCAACAGGAACAAATATTGATGAAACTGGAGAAAGTATTATCAACACTTATGTTGTTAAAAGAGGTGATAGTCAAATAATTACATTGCCAACACAAAGAGAAGGCGCAACTGTAATGCCAACAGATTCCGCTCCTAGTCAAATATCTTTGGTTGAATCTGAAAATATATTTATGTATGAAACAAAATCAACTAATACAGACAAATACACTGTGTTCTATATTCCATGGAATAAAGATACTTATCTTCATATTATGAATAATACGCCTAACCCTCACACTCATATAGCTAGTTATTTGTTAGGAAATAATAAAACAATAAACATAAATTCATACACAGGATCCAGTGTTTCTTTAAATGGCTATATTAACTTTGTTAAACCAACCGTTCTTACTTCCATTGAACCTCTATACAGTCCTACTAAACTTGTCTATAATATAGGACAATACGTCAAATATGATGATGTAAATGGTAATTTGATAATACAAACAGGTGAGACCGGAAATACAAAAACTATTAATGTAATCAGTAGAAATGGTGCTGCCGTAACACAAGTTAATACATCGGCCTCACTTGGAGCTATCTCATCCGCAGATAGCACTTTCAGATCATTTTTACAAATCGATACTCTCGGACAAAATATAATAGTGTATTTAGCAAATGGCGCAAATACTATTATAGCGCTAATAGGTTATAGCAACGACCAAAAAAATGGTTATACTTTAAATAATGTCCGTAGATTTCCATCGACTGGAGTTAGCACAAGCACTACACCGACTTTTAACAAAGAAGATAGTCCTATGTCAGAGTACTTTAAATGGTACTGGTATTGGAAAAGTAAGAGTGGTGGTATAACAGATCAAGATTCGGACAAATATTTATTAAAAACCCAAATAGTTCCTCCTGTATGTCCTTCGTGCCCTATGTGCCCTTCCTGTCATGGAAGTGCATGCACAAACTGTGGTGGAAAAGGTGGATCTGGAACATTAACTAACGGAGGAAATAGTATAGTAAGGGGAGATGGTATGAGCTATCAAGGAAGACCCAATTCAATTGGTGGAGTAGTTAATAATACAGTAGACACAGCAGGGGGAGTTGTTGGTGCAGGATTATTAGGAGCTGGTTTAGTAGGCGCAGCTGCTATAAATACTGCTGGAACAGCTATAGGTGCGGCAGGAGACCTCGCAGAAGAAATTGTAGATGATGTTACTGGATTAGCAAAAGGTGCTGGTTCTGGAATAAAAGACATATTAACACTACGTCCCACTGATGTTAGAAAACCCGTTGCAATAAATAGAACTGAAGGATCTTTCAAATCACCTTACGGTACAACAACTGGAACACAATCAGGAGACCAATATTCTTATTACGGCGCATTACCCAGTAAAGGAGATAGTAATTATATTCCCGTAACAGCTGACTTTAGCGCTTTTGGCCGTTAACTTTTGTCCGTTAACTCTTGTCCGTTAACTTTTGTCTGTTAACTTTTAATCGTTAACTTTTAATCGTTAACTTTTAGTCGTTAACTTTTAATCGTTAACTTTTAGTCGTTAACGATAATTATTTATATTTATTATATATAACTATAAATGTCAAAGAATCCTATAGTTTTATGCTTTGATACAGAAACAACAGGAAAACCCCCAAATAACGAACGATTTTTTAATGAAAACAAAGGAGCAAAAGCAGAAGAATGGCCGAGAGTAATACAATTAGCGTTTATATTGTACGATACTGAAAAAAAGAAACAATTAGGATTTTATGATAAATTAGTTAAATTACCAGAGGGACAACAAGTGCCGCCAGATTCCACTGCAGTGCATGGTATTACTGATACAGATTTAGAAGAAAAGGGTATACCTATTCGCACTGCTATTAAAATGTTTATAAATTTTTTTAATAAAGCAGATTTCGTAGTAGGACATAATGTACAATACGACATAAATGTTATATGTGCCGAACTAACATTATTAATACGCAATCCTGAAACAACACAACAGGACAAAGCAGAGATGAGAAGTGTAATACAGAAATTAATGTGGGATAAAAGCATGAGATATTGCACACTTCATAATTCTAGATCTGTATGCAAATTACCCAAACATGTTTATGAAATGGACAAACTTTTACTAGATGAAACCGGACGCGAAGTAATAGATTATTCTTTAGATCAATATGGTAACAGAAAAATGCGTAATCCAAGATTAGAGACAGCACATCAAGTTATGTTTCATCAAAAATCAAATGGACAATTGCATAATGCTTTAGTTGACGTGGCGGTTTGTTTACGTATATTTATGAAATTATTTAAAGGAGTAGATTTATGCGACACAAGTAACAAGACAACCAACAAATTTATCTGTGATACTATTAATCCTAGTAATTTAAAACCTAGCGAGCTTCCTAGAAGAATAGGTGATCCATCAATTCATCCTGATTTGATTCGAGAAATGAATACTATTCAATTAAAAACAACTAGATCTACTAGTCGCAGTCGAAAGACCACGTCTTTATCATTCAAAAAAAAATCTACTAGAAGAAATAGTAGGAAAACCAAATCATTATAATTTTTACATATTTCAAAAATCAATTAAGACGCATACTTTATTTGCGAACTGACTCCGTAGTCAATGTTCATCGGTCTATTAGAAATCATTATAACCTCCCTCGAAATGAGAGTCCATTACGCTTAGATCTCTGCCAGGTTCAACATCTTCGTAAGGATCCGCATTAAAATAGTCGTTTTCATTGTACTCAATAATATTTTTTTGATTGAAAACATTGTTCTCATTACTGTCATTAATCTCATACTCGATAGGTTGAATACTAGTTATATCGACACCTTCCAAGTATGTATCAAACGCACTTAGATGTTCATTATCCAGCTCCACACCGTCTCCCATAAATCCACGGCATCGAGATCCTTCGTAGCAATAAACAGCGCAATTGGCACAGTAACCAATAAATACGCCGTTTACTGATCCATATTCAGCACAATTATTGCACTGTCTAGGTCCAGTTTCGGGAAGATGGGACATTGCCCATTCCTTAGGAAACTTCTCGTGATACCACTGATAATCGTAGAGATATACATTTCCATAATGGAAAGGTTCCTCTGTAGGACAAATATCCTCCTCATCATTATTATTGGATCTTAGAGACCAAATAGTGTCGTCTGGAAACTGCATTTCTTATGATTTAAACATTGTTAATTCGATGATGTTTAAATCAATTTTTTACATTGAGAAAGCAACGAATATTATTCTTCATCTATTCCCTCTTCAATAATATCCTCTTTCTTAACATTCTTATCTAAATATCTATAGATACGTTTTATATCTAGTTTGGTAATGTCGTAATTCTCAAACATTTTTTCAACTTCATTCAATTGATCATTTTGATTACAGAAGTCACCACCTTTAAATAACCGTAATTCATGAAAAAATGAAATTAAATCCTTTTTATCTAAATCTAACTGTTGACATAAATTATAAATAAATAAAATATTATTATATTCAGTAGAATATTTCGTTAGTACCTTTGTAAACCTTACATCAACCGGTTTAAATTTATTTTTATTTTCTGGGAAATAGTCGTGATATAATTTATTATTATAAAATGTTTTCATAAGAGAGCTCATTTCGTTAAACTGCCATATTTGACTTTGAAAAGTAATTCTGTCAATATAATCTGCGTAGCACATATTATCCAATATTTTCAAGTAAAATGGGAATGATTTGTGTATTTCCTTGTTTTGAAGAACATCAACTATGTTTTCATGCCATAATAAGGCCACGATAGTTCTATCGGTTTCGTTCATAAATAAATTATGATCCTCCATTTTAACACTATTATTTATAAGCATCTCTGTAATTTTCTTTGAATCTTCATTATACGATTTCGCATGAAATATATTTTCTATTATATTCTCTGTTATTAATTCAGGTTTCTTAGTTAATACTTCATTTACGAATAGTAGCTTTCGCATATCACCTTGTATGTATGTAAGTATACTATCAATGTAGCTCTTTTTAGATAATTGGAGAGTTGGAACCGTAATATTCAAAATGCTTTTCATTTGATTCGTTGTTGGATTTTTTAACTCAAAAGTATTACATACTTTAATTAGTTCCTTTATTTTTTTATCTATGTAATAGTTGCCTATACAAATAATGGGGTTCGTTGTAACGTTTTCCAGGCGCTGTTTCTTTGTCTTTTTTTGTCTTATTATTTTTATTAATGCTGTAATTCCACCTTTATCTCCATTATTCATCCCATCTATTTCATCCATAACAATAGCTATTTTTTTAACTTTTTTCGTCATCATATGTAATACGTTCCTATTAGATACATTATTGCTAGTAATCGTATCAATGAGCCCTTTGTTTCGAACATCGCCTGCGTCGTACTTTACTACGTCATAATCCAATTCTTTTAAAATATTCATAACAAAATGAGTTTTACCACAACCAGGTGACCCATAAATATAAATACCTTTCTTGTAGTTTACGTTTTTATAATTCTCATCAAATGATAACAATATCTGTTTTATTTCATTGGCAATAGATTCTCTTTCAAATATCGAGTTTATGTTTATAGAGTTCATATTAATAATATACTATACTAATATGGACGCATTTATTTATATTGAATTTTAAACGAATATATTCATATAACGAATATATTCATAGAGTATAATTAACAGTATACAGCATTAAGGTCTATTATGATTTCGGGATCGCTCTTACTTCTATATGTTGTTGGCGCAGAATCTTCAACTTGAATAGGTATTCTGGTCATTATTTCAGGAGTGTTTTTGTATTCTTTTAACTCAATTGTTTTTTCAACCAATTCCTTTTGTAACATACCTACCATTTTATGAAGTTCACCATTCTCTTTCACTAGATCAGTTGTCACAGATTTTGTATTATTAAGTTCTCTTATGGTTTTCGTTTTTTCAATTAACTGTTTCTGTAACATAGTTACCATATTTTCTAATTCTTCTGTTTTTTTATTAGAAGAAGGCAGTAACTCAGAAACAGTTATCCCCTTATTCTTAGATAATTCTTGAACTGTTTTTGTTTTCTCAATCAACTGCTTTTGTAAAATCATAATCATATTCTCATACTCGCCAGATTTCTGTGCGAGTTGAGCTAACTGTTTTTGCTGCTCTTGAATCATATTTACTACCTCTTGATTTGATAATTGAACTGGTTCTTCGCCTTGACGCTGCAGCATAATAGGAGCATTATTTTTCATTTTCTCCATTTCCTCTTTCAACATCTTTTCACGCTCTGCCTCAATCTCCTTAATCTGTTTCAATACATCGGGCTTCATTTTTGGAAGACCAGGTTCATAGTTTTCCAATAGTCCATCGATGTCTCTTAAAAAGAAATCCTTAATAGGTTGCTCTAATGGTTTACGAATAAACATATCTACTGTTAGATCACATTCCCTAAAATAATTAGGATGTTGGTTATCCAACATTTTGCGCTTGTCATAAGTATTATGTTCATGAGAAAATACTAGAATTGACTTCATAGGATCTAACTGAACAAAAGGAATCGTATATTCTTTTAAAAATGCTCGTTCTTCTGCGAGTGATGCATGTTCTTCGTATTTAGTTTGTAAAAGCAATTCTTTTCGAAAGGCAAATGTCCCGGCAGTAGCATGGTTTGGACCATATGGTCCACACTTGTACATCTTCTGAATATGCTTAAAAAATATATAAATCTCACTTGACCCTGCACATAATGCTTGAGGGTTTGCTTCTAACTTTTCTACTGCATCTTCTATTCTCTCTGGAGGGTAATAGTCATCGTCGTCCATATATACTATTATTGATCCACGTGCAAAACTATGCATATAGTTTCGTTTTGCTCCTAAAGTCATCTTCTTGTCAACTTCAAAATATCGAATCTGATGAATGTTCGACGATTCTATTAAATCCTTGATCTTATCAGTACCGTCATCAACTATAATCCATTCTATTCGATGTTTTGGGTATGTTTGATTACGAAAACAGTTAAACATATTTGGTATAAAAGGGCGGCGGTTAAATGTTGGTGTGCAGACACTAACAAATGGTAATTCATTTGATTTAATAATCTTATTATTCATTATATTAAAATAATTATGTTGATATTCTATTATAAAGATAAAGCTTCTAAATATGTTTACATAGTAATTATATTTACAAGCTTCTTAAAAACTGAACAGTCGCATAACTAACAAGTCCTAAAGAACTAACATAAATTGCCAAGTTTATATAAAAGTAGTTGGTTATAGAAGAATCATAATCTTTTTCTTCAAGAGTAGTATTTGTGGTCATCTTGTCTAAAAGTCCAGATGCATCAGACAGCGAAGAAATATTATATTTTGACTTAATAAGATAAAAGAAAAACGTTACAACAATAAATATAAAAGAAACAAACAAGAATAAGAGTATGGTTCGCAAATTGCTATTATTAACATTGTTAGCAACATCTGTGGCTCCATAAATGAAAGTAATTAAAAAAGTAATAAGTAAAAAATTATCTGATATATACTCAACGTATTCGTTAACTTTTAATATCAGCGTTTCAAAAAAAGTATGTTCTTCTTCTCCAGTTTTCGGGTTTATTTTCTTAGGAATATTTATTTTTGTATTATCTATAAACTTTAACATTTCTTTATAAACAACCTTTAATCTTAAAATATCCCAGTTACTATAAAACAGCATAGCAAATATGGAATAAAACACAAAGTAAAATAAACATAATATTCCTCCCAATGGAACACTTATTCCCATAACTAAAATTAATCTAATGAATAAACCATGTATTATTTTAAGAGCAAAAAAAACAACGCCTAGTGTACCTCCTTTTTTTTTAGATTTGCTTTCTTCTTCTTCTGATTCTTCAGAGTTTTCTGATTCTTCAGGAGGCATAAAAGACATAATAAAATCTATAAAATACATAAAAAAAACCATAGCATACATTATTCCCACTACAATGTTCTCATAATTACCCTTTATTGTGTCTATTAAAAAATTTTTAAACCCAGACGCGAAATTGTAACTTATATTTAGTATAATCAAGAACAAAACCAGATAACATAATGTTTGGTTCATAAATTTTGATACAAACCCTGGAAAAATATTTATAACAAACGATTCTAATAGTTGAGGAAAGTATAAAGCATACTCTATAAAATAAAGTACAATATATTTAAGGAATTTGTTAGTTATATGCTTATTGGATAACTTTTTTATATAACTCACTGAAAATCTAAACATTTTTACTCCTTTTACAGGTTCACCGTCGTCTCCTCCAGTTATTTTTTTCTCACTACCTTTTTCATCTTCAAAACCTTTAGAATTGACATCTTCTTCTTGAGTAGGGGTTTCTGTTTCTGTTTCTGCTTTTGTTTCTGATTCTTTTAATTCTGATTCTATTTTTTCCTCTTCTTCTTTCTCGAGTAGAGATCTATTAAAAAACATTAAATAATACCAATTATTAACAACAAAACTACTGAATATAATAGCTTCTATTAAACATATATATCTGTAAACTAATTTTTCATCGTTCTCTGGATCCTTTTTACCAAGCGGTTTTTTGTTTTTATTTAGTTCTTTATCTAGTTCTTCGCTATTAGTATCAGTGTTGGACAATGTTTTAGTTATAGCTTTTGCTAATTTTTTATTACCTGAAACAGCCGAGTTATACATATAGTTAATAATTCTAATAAGAACATCACTCGGACTATCTGATTCTAAGTCATCCCCGCCTTCTTTAACATTATCACTACCTTCCCATTCGTCATCATCAAAAGTAAATCCCTCAACTATTTTCGCAGGAACCTCTTCGTCGCTACTCTTGATGTTCTGCAATATTTCGGGGAATTCGATTTTTTTCATATTTTCTTTATTTCTTTTTTTCTTAATCTTTTTAATTTTATAGATCATGTTCATTGTTTCAAAATTACCAGTTTTTTTACTAAATACTCTATCTTCTGAAACATTGTTTATATCTGACATTATATATTATATAGGTATTGAATATAATATATAAACCTATCTTTTTCTTATTTTGTATACAAAATAAAAATAAATATTATAACTTTACCTCGCATACAACATTCCACAGTTTCCAGATATAAATGATAAAATGTTATATCGTTCTTCGTATAGAGTAATATTAAAATTGTAATCGTAAAGTTTCCAACTCGACTTTCGAACACCTATTGGGTTACCACTAGAATCACATATTACGTCGTAATTAGAATTCACTAAATCAATTGGTGGACTAATAGTAGTTACCTCTAATTCTATTGTCTTAAAATTGCTTAGATTTAATGCACCGGATGGTTGAATATCGCTGTGAGTTGTGTTTAAACAAAAATTATAACAGTATAATCCTTCTTTTGCAAACCCTGGGGTGCGTGTATATTTCTCAACATAATTGTATATTCCGTTGGTCAGAATGTTCTCTCTATACTCTCCATTAAGTAATATACCCATAGTGTTTAATATTTCTTTTTGATTTTCTGCGTGATAAATTCCGGTAGTATTAATACCAGTGGTTACTTCACCGTTTGGATGAACATCTATTCCATAAGATATATCAACCGGTTTACCTCCTAAAAATTTTAAAAAATATACTACTTCGGAAGTAGATGATCCTTGTTGTCCTAATGTAATGTTTGACGGTAATGCGTCATATGGCCAATTTGTATAATTCGACCATTCGTTTCTTAAATATACGTCATTTCTCTGAAAAAACCACATCCAATTAGCAACCATTCCGCTAGAATATAGTTGAATACGTTTAGTTCCTGTAATATTTTCAAAATTATATCTTTTTACATCTTTAACTAAATATATTTGGTCTTCTGATGCAAAATGTGTTGCTTCTTCTTTTGATAAAAAACAATAGGTGGACAATAAATGTACATCAGCGTTCCATGTACTTGAATAATTTTGAATATTATATGTTGGATTATTAGAAGGATCTAGTAAAACACTAGGCGGTGTTTGTAAAAAACGAAATGTTTGAAATCGATTCTGTGTAAAATCTGGTTGAACATATGGATATTGATTTTGGTTATCGAATACATCTCTAACTATAAATAGTTCTTGTATAGGTCTTAATGTTACTGTAATACTCAATTCATTATATTGAAGAGCTATAAGTGGAAAAGCACACCCAGAATTTAATGTAAACCATGTATTAATAGGAATAAATAACTGGCGTCCTCGAATAGATGGTTCCGCTCCGCCAGTTCTTGCTGTATAAAATGCGTTTGGATACGTCTCGATTCTTCCATAAGAATTAGCTGGATTATTAAGTTCCGGTACATTTCCACTCATTGCATTAAACAATTTTTTTTTTTCAGCGTTAAAATCTCTTTCAACCATAGCGGCCAAATATTCTCCGGTATATGACTGTAACACTAATGAACCACATGTTATATCTATTTGCTGTATCATTTGTGTTCCAAGGTCTTTAATCCATTTAAACTCATAAGGAACCCATTGTAAATTAGTATCATACGTAGGGTTATAAACAGGACTCCATACATCAGGTATATTTACTACTAAGTACGTATCCATTAATAAATCTGCATATCTAGGTATTTTAAACGTAAATATTGAAGAGTCAGTTAATCGAAGATCTCTTAAACCATCATAATCTATGCGAAACTTTTGAAGACCAAAATTTGTATATTTCGCATAAGATGCTTTAAAGAAAGTTTTGCTAGGATTTCCCGTTAAGAATACATTATTGTTTCCTACAGAAATTATATTTAGTAATCCACCAGCCATTATTTATTTATATATATTAGATATTTTTTATTATATTAGTTTGTATATAGAATATATAGATTGATGAAATTAATAAAAAAGGTATTAATCTCTATAGTCATCATAATATTCATTTACGTTATATGGCGACTAATTAAAAATAGAGTAGAAATTAAAAACACGAACGAAAATTTTTCATTGTTCTCTGATAGTTCTACTAATGAAATAGATAGTTTGAAAAATAATGAAACAGTAAAGATACAATCATGTAGAGATGAATTTTCTCGTTTACAATTAAGAGAATATTGTATAAAAGCATCATACAATTCTGCTTTGACAGGAAAATATATGAACTTAGATATGATTACATATGTATTAATTAGAGGTTGTAGATTCTTGGACTTTGAAATATTTTATATTGGAGAAACTACAACTGATATGAAAAATGTTAAAACAACAAAATATACTCCCAGAGTTGCATATTCAACAGATTATACACATACAACAATAAATTCAGAAAATAGTATTTTGTTAGATAATGTATTAACCACTGTTATAAATTCTGCTTTCTCTTCTCCAACGCCAAATATTAAAGATCCCGTTTTTATAAATCTTCGAGTAAAATCTAATAATAAGGACGTTTATAAGGCAGTAGCTAGTTCTATTGATAACACTATTCGACAAAAACTTTATGTAGACACAACTAGTTCGCAAACTCCTTACCCTGCCCGTCGTGTAAAACGCAATACATTACTTTCAGATATTATGGGTAAAATTATAATATGCTTTGATAAAACTATTAACCGTTATTATAAAGATTTTACTAATTGCGATCCATCTGACGGTGCCTGCTACGATTTAAAAGATTATATTAATATTGAAACAGGAAGCGAGGATTTAAATTTACTAAGTTATTCTGAAGTTATGAATCAATGTACTATTCCAATTGATATCAAAGATAACAACATCGATACTAATGTTAAAACTATGAAATATGTTATTCCGAATACTAAAATTGACAATTCTAAAAACCCTAGTATTAGTGATTTTGTATTAAAACAATCAGTGCAAATACCAGCGTATCGTTTTTATAAAAGAGATGCGGGATTAAAGGAATATGAAGAATTCTTTAATGATAATCAAACAGCTTTTGTTCCTTTAGCTATTGCTATACCCTATTTAAAAAAAATCAGTCAATAAATATAGACAATAGTTATTATATAGTAAATATTGTCTATTTCAGTAATAAGATTTAACAAAAGTATTTAATATCTAAAATATCTTTAAAAAATATCTCTATTTTATATAAGTAAATATGGTAAAAACTAAATACAAAAAAATAAACTCGCAATTACCAATAAATAAGATATATAAAAAATTTAACTCAGAACTATGCGAAGATACTATGACGTTTCATGATTGCGAATTAGAGATATTAAGAAATTCAATTTATGAAAGTGAAAAGTTACGCGGAGAAAAAATCGTTAATAGCGAAGAGGTTAAAAACCTATTAGTGATAGTCGAAAACTTTATTGTTCGAAAAAAATTGGTTTGCTATGGTGGAACAGCAATAAATAATATTTTACCAAAGTTCGCGCAATTTTATAATCGAGATATTGAAGTGCCAGATTACGATTTTTTCTCAGCGAATGCTTTAGAAGATGCTAAGGAATTAGCCGATATTTACCACAAAGCTGGATATAACGATGTTGAAGCCAAAGCTGGAGTTCATATGGGAACATTCAAAGTGTTCGTTAATTTTATTCCTATTGCTGATATTACATTGCTAAACATTAATGTATATAAATCTATACTTAAAGAATCTATTATTGTGTCTGGAATCCATTATGCTCCTCCAAATTATTTAAGAATGGCGGTTTATTTAGAATTATCTAGACCATTAGGTGATGTATCTAGATGGGAAAAGGTTTTCCAACGTCTACAATTATTAAATAAATATTATCCAATGAAAAGCAAAAACTGCGATAAAATCGACTTTCAGAGAAAAATGCACTCAAATTCAGATTTATCTGAGAAACTGTATATAACCGCACGCAATTCATTCATAGATCAAGGTGTAGTGTTTTTTGGTGGTTATGCTACTAGTTTATATTCAAAATATATGCCAGACGAAGAAAAACATATAGTTAATGAAACACCTGATTTTGATGTCTTATCTGAGGATCCACCTAAGAGTGCGTATATAATAAAAGAGGCATTGAATAGAGAAGGATTTAAAAAAGTAAAACTTGTAAAGCATGATCCTATTGGAGAACTTATTCCTGAACACTTTGAGGTGAAAGTTGGCTCGGAAACAATCGCATATATTTATAAACCTATAGCATGTCACAGCTTTAACAAAATTAAAATAGAGGATAGAGAAATTAATGTAGCGACTATTGACACTATTTTAACATTCTATTTAAGTTTTCTATATATCGACAATAAGTATTATAATAAGGATCGCCTTTTATGTATGGCAAACTTTCTATTTGATGTTCAAAGCAGAAACAGATTAGCACAGAAAGGGTTATTAAAACGATTTACTATTAATTGTTATGGAAAACAGCTTACATTAGAAGATATGAGATCGGAAAAAGCAGAGAAACATAAAGAATTATCTGATAAACATGGTAGTAAAGAATACGAGATGTGGTTTTTAAAATACGAACCTGGTCAAAAAAATAAACACAGTAAAAAAACAGAGAAAAAAAGACATAAAAAACATCATCATAATAAAACAAATAAAAAAACAGTCAATACACATCCACTATTACGAATTCTACAGAAAAATACCCGTAAAAACAACTAGAGTACACCTTCGGACATTGAAAATGTCCGAGGTAACGTTGCATTTGTGACTGATAAATTGCCGGAAATCCGGCGATTTAAATGTCCAAATGTGTAAATGCTTTTATATTTCTGATAAAAAAACAGTTACCTTTAAACAGCTGTAATAAAAAAGTCCAAATGAAATGCTTTTTAAGATTAATCCTGTAAAATTAAAATTGCCATCCGCATTATATATGGACAAAAACGAAAACCTCTTAAATATCATTGTATTTACTAATGGTAACTGAAAAAAGAAAAATAATATGGCAACAAAAATAGGTGTCTGAAACTCAGTTAATAATATATCTAACTTACGCTCTTTTCTCTTTTTTTCCTCATATTCCTTTAAATTTCTTTCTGTCATGTCCTCATGATCTCTTACATAATCATTCATCTGTTTAACAGGGGGTATATAATTTGGTGTGACTTGTTCATCTTGAATATGACCAGCTGCATCTATTGGTATATCTCTAGAAGGCAATCGCTGTTGTTGTAGATTTTGTAATTGCAATTTATGACTATCTTGAATATATTGTTGAGGAATCTGTTGTTGTTGCGGTGGAGGCATGGGATTTTGTGCTGATATTCCATAAGGGTTTGCGTGAACATTAATAGGAATATAATTTGTAGAAGGCCCTCCTTGTTGCACATTAGGATTGAATGAATTTGTCATACCATTGGAGTTGTCTGGTAAATCAGAAATGCGTGTAATATTTTCCATTGAAAACTATACAATATAAAGTAACTAAAGATTGCATAGTTTAACGAATAAAGGAAACATAGGTTTCCTTTTAAACCTTTCTAATGAATAACTGCTTTTAAACCTTCCTATATGTATAGTTTAAGGAAACCTAGGTTTCCTTTTAAACCTTACTAATGAATATCTGCTTTTAAACCTTCCTATATGCTTAGTTTAACCAGTAAAAGAAATACCTATATTATTAAAATATTTCTAATAATATACTCAGAATAAATCTTTGTTTATTGAAGTCGGTAATCCATGACCAAATAAAATCATATATACTAATACCAGAGCAGCCAACAGAATGCTTCGATTCTCAGCAACCGTTTGTTTTTGACCAAGTATAAATACCATAAATAGATATAATAAAACACCTATTATTACTGAATGTAATATCATCATTCGTCCGTTTTCCATTTTATATATAATTCCAATATAGAAAAAATAATTTGGATTGAATTGTCTAAAGAAAGGATTAAAAGGGAACAGGATTTTCATTTGGATCTGAAACATCAATAATGCGTTTTGTCTTATTGCATGTACTAGGAGTTAAAGAATACTTGTAACACTTCTCTCCATGCTTATAAACCTTACCTTCAAACTCGCTTAATACCGGACCATTAAATACAATACAATTTTTATCTTTACATACCTTGTTAAATAAACTCGCTAAACCTAATCCTAATATTGCGGATATACAATATCGTCCGAGTTCTGTATCTAACAGACGTTTAATATTCATTCTATATTATACATTATCATAATATAAAATCTATGTTTGCATTGGTATTTTAGATATTTTGCTTTCATTGCTTGGACATGTTACTTCTGATTGATTAAATGAGAAACAACTATCTGTCTTATCTTTGTATTGAAGAGCGTCTACATTTTCTGGCGTGGGGTATACGTAAATTTTACGAGTATCAGGAGCTGTCATATAAACCGCAAATAAACCAAATGCTAAACTTATTAGGAATACCTTAAAATTAACATACTTAAATAACCCCATTTGTATAATAAATAGAAATTAATTATGCCTTAGCGCTTTTATTCTTCTTCTTCATTTTAGAAGCATCTTTTAACGCTTGTTTAAATTTGTAGCTGGGGTTTTTAGATTTTCCTTGTTTAAATACATGTGATACAAGTGAAATCCATGACTTAGCTCCGGCGCTCATCTTGCGACTCTTTCTTGATTTTCCACCAAGTTTCTTGCTCTTTCTTTTGCCACCCGCTTGTGCAGGCATCGTTGGTTGCGCAGGCATAGCTGGTTGCGCAGGCATGGCTTGTGCAGCCATTGGGTCAGGATTTGTTACAAGCGCAGGAGTTGAATTGGTAGTAGGAGGTTGTGAAGCAACTGGTTCAGACATTCTATATATTAGTAAAATATTTTGTTTTATTATGAATTGTATAAACAATTCATTTCATGCCCTAAATATATTTCATGGTCTTTTGTATTTGTTTGATATAGTTTATATTTATCCGCACAATTACTATCTTCGCAATTCAAATTACTACATATTGTCACCTTGCCGTTTTCTTCTTCAAAAACTTCAACGCATGAATGATAGTACTCTAAATCTTTTCTAGGAGGTACATGAACAACCATATCTTTATTATGTGTAAATCTCCAAAACTCGTATATTTTTTTATTAACGAACCTAGAATAATTAATATCTCCGACGCGCGGCTGACCAAAGTTGTATACATTGCAATGAATGTCAACTTTTTCTAGCTCCATAGAAATAACTTGACTAATTGCTGCTCCTAAAGAATGTCCAGTACATATTATTGAATAAGATGGGTAAAGTTTATTTAGATTAGCTACTGCATCTATAGTATCATTTTTTATACTTAATGCTGTATTATAAAAACCATAATGTATTTTGCATTCCGCACATTCTGGTAAATACGTAGTATATTTCACCTTTTTAATTTCAAAATCATCTAACCAGTTCATTATTGAAGATGAACCACGAAAAACTACATATATTGTTTTTAAACTATGTAATACTCCGACAAAACCTAATATATCTGTTTTCTTAGAATAGATAGTATTAGTTAATATAAAATTGTTTGCTGGACCACCTATTTTCATAGTCGGATATATATCTTTATCACAATATGCGGCAGCGCTTAACCATACAGTAATTTGAGATTGTTCTACATTATAACATATTACTAAAATAGGTAAAAGAATAAAACAAAAAAAACAATTCATTATAAATTTACATGATACCTTTTTCTATTTTATGTTTATACGTATAACTACTCATTTTTTACAGCTATTATTTCAACAGTCGCGACTGAAACATCATCGCATTGTTCGGGTGTGTAGTTAAACGATATTTCTTGTCCTGATGGAAGTATTGCTTCCCATTTTTGTAGCCACCTGGATACAATCCAGTCGCAAATCTCGCTGCTCGACTTTGACTTCAAAATATCGATGTCGTTTTCATTGTCCCACATAATCATGTCAAACAAGCCGTCACTAGCAAGAACTACCTTGTAGGAAGACCCTTCTTCAAAAGCAAAGTTATAGACCAACGGAGCGTATCCTGTTCGCCCATTATGACCAAGAGCTTGCGTCGTCGCCAATCTAGTACCGTCGCGCAAGTCCATATACTCTGAAAACGTTGATTCCATTCTTGTCTCAGAAACAACCTTTATATTCGACGATTCAAAGAAAGTGTATCCCAATGCTTGAACGCGGGTTCTCTCAGATTTGTTCGAGCAGTTATGCTCTTCTGTAACGTGGACCAACATCCCGTCTTTAAAGATTAATGCCTGCGAATCTCCAATTGTAATACACCTTGCCCTGTCTCTATAGCACTTCAAAATGACAGCAGTTGCTCCAGAAGATTCTCTTGCCTTAAACACAGAAGCTTGTCTAACGCACCTTGAACCTTCGATGTGACCGACCAAGGCAGCCACTGGATCGCTCTTTCCCATGTACACTGACATTTTCTCATCGGATATTCCCCGAATTTCTGTTATACAAGCATTCGAACCATGCCCATCGTTAAGCATTACCCAATCAAAGGGTTCGTTGCTGTCCTCGTCCACACCTTTGCCTGCGCAGATATGGTCTTGTTTGGCAGACATCTGCCTGATAGTGGAGTTAATCTCGATCGAATGATTTGATGACATCTTGCTTGATTTTTACAAATCCTAGTAATCGGAAAAAAGATTTCAATTTTTTCTGATAAATGCTTTACACCGATTAACATTTACACCTTTGAATCTTCAAGGTTGTATAATTATTTCTTCTTCTTATTTTTCTTTTTCTTCTCACCTGTTGATGGCGCTTCCATTTCTTTCAATAAATCGGGATGAACAAATGAGTTCGCTGAAGATTTCTCTTGCAGTTCCTCACCATCTAAACGAAACACAAAATTATTAGGAACATTAGTTGGGTTTACTGAATACTTTGCGGCCATTTGTTGTTGTTCAACTAGACGCTTTCGTAACTCCTCTTTTTGCTTCTCAAGCTCTTCTGCTTGTTGCATTTTCTTTTGTTCCAACTTACTCTTCATTCTCTCTCTAGTAGAAGCTTGTTGCGTCATTCTAGTTAAAGCATTGGTGTCCAACTTCATATTCTTTCCTAGACCACCCATACTTTTAGTCATATTTTTAAACATTTCATTAAATTGATCTTGCCCACCCATCTCTTTCATTTTTCCTAACAAATCTCCTGCCTCTTTCATTAATTCCTCGCGTGATATTTCTCCACTCTTCATCTTAGAATCTAGTTTTCCACCCACTCTCTTAACAAGATCCATAATCTTTTTAGGGTTTTTCATTAGTTGCTTAATAACATCTTGTGTGTTACGAGCATCTTTCATGTCTTCTCCAACAAGGTCATTAAACTCGCCGGTTAATTCTTCGGCCATTTCTTGAGCTAATTTACCTATTTTACCGTCAAATAAATTCTTAAGATGATCGTGAATGTTTTCCATGTTTGGCAATCCACTTCCTGACATATTTTCAAACATATTTCTAAAATGCTCTTTTGTAGAATTCTCTTCAGGTGTCTCCTCGTTATTCTCGCTTCTCTCTGAATTCATATTTTTTTCCATATTGCTGAAGAAATCTGTTATTCCGCTCATAGTATCTTTCAACTTGTCTTGCAATTCACTTTCATCTATTCCTTGAAACATATCCATTGTGTCACCAAAATTTGCCTTATCTTTAATTCCTCCAACAATAGTAAATAGCACTAATTGAAGATATTTCCACATGGTCTTCTTAGTATTTTCTGTAACATCTTCACAATTAAATAAAAATCGAAAGCTTACCTTAGGTAAAAATTCAGTATTTGTATCGTTGTCTTCTTTAAATATATCATCATTTTGATAAAGAATATCAAAAAACCTTTCTGGATAAACTTTTAAGCAATAATCAAAGACATTCTTTAATTCTAAATCTGTAAGTTCGGGGTCTGCGTATCTAGACCATAAGTAAGAATAATCTGAGAATGTAATAGATAAATCGTTAGCAAAATCTGCTATAACTGTACGGAAATTAGAAGGCACTGATTGTTCCATTGAAATATAATATTGAAAGTTATTTTTTTATTTCATTTAAAACTAAATATATAAAGGGAGATCCAAATTCATTCTAAATTCTCTGTGTTTTTAGAATGGAGCAAAAAATTGATTTGTTATTACGATTACTATTCGTTGATAAATTTACTCATTGTATTTGAAAATGTCTAACAACATCGATCAAGCAACTATCCAGTTTCACAACGGCAACGACGACCTCGTCACTTTGCTGAATTTCCCAGAACAACATAGGTTCGGATTACTTAACGTAAAGGTCTCTACCATCCCAATTCGAAAAGAAAAACAACTCATTTCGTTTTCAGTTGATATTTCTGGTTCTATGGACGACCCTTGCAGTGACGGGAATAGCAAGTTGCATCATTGTCGCGAAACTCTGAAGAATATGATTCAGTACTTTGGAACAATCGAGGAGAAAAATGTTTACATTCAAGTAGATGTGTTTGACGACAAAGGAGAAACTGTAATACCTGCTGTATGCGTATCACCAGAGAACGTGTCTGAACTGATAGAAACCATAAACAAGATAAATCACAGAGGCCAGACAAACATTGAACTTGCTCTCAATAGGGCAGTGGAGACAATCGGCAAGTATCGTGTTGAAAATCCTGGAGTGAAAGTTACACATATCTTCATGACGGATGGGGATGCAACAGTTGGAATGAAAATAAATTCTGCTCTGGCGAACTTGATTAACGATCAATACGCAAACATCTTTGTTGGAATGGGTTCAAATCACAATGCTACGATGCTACAGCTCTTTAGCGAGAAATTAAAGGGAGAATATCGATTTATTGACTCTGGCGAGAAAACTGGTCTGGTGTATGGCGAAATTATGCACCGACTTCTTTACAATGCAATCGATGATATTACCTTGTCAGCAAACCATGGTGAGATATACGATTGGAAGACAGATTCTTGGAAAACTTCTATTGTAGAGGATGTATTTGATAGCGGAATTGAAAAGATTTACCATATTCGATCGATACAACCGTCATCAATGACTGTTAATATCCAAGGGAAGCTAACCCAAGATGGTTCTGTTGAATTGCTCGATAATGTAGAATCTCTACCTGATTTAGAAGATGTTGAAACAGGTGAAATCTTTCCTGTTGACCTTACCAAATACATATTTCGTCAACGAACGCAATCGCTACTCTACTCTTGCCGCAAGCTATCAGCAAACTATGGTTCTGAGTATGATAACTTAAAGACCAAAATGAAGCATCTTTTCCGAGAGATGCGGGTTTACATTAGAACGAAGAATCTAAACACTGATAGTTTCATGCTGGTTCTGTGTGAAGATATATCTACTTCGTACCGTAACTTGGGAACGGAAAGTGGACGAATGTATAGTGGCGCTAGACAAACATCTCAAGGTCGACAGGATACATTTACTCCTAGATACGAAGCTCCAATGAGATACGAAGCGCCTCCAGCCCCACAAAGACACCCTAGAATGCAACGTCAGAACGCACTTTATACACCAACTGAGTTCGATGATTTAAATACTCCTCCTCGCGCTACAAGAACGCCATCCAGATCCTTATTTTCGCAAGAAACAGATATTTATAATTGGAATGAACCAGAAGAAGAGAATAAAGAGGAAGTTATTAATGAAGATCCAGATGACCTTGATTATTATGTCTATGGGAATCAACAAACACATATCGAATCAGCTTATTCTACGCCAGGAAGATTGCAGCTAATGCGTACGGCAACAGGACCAACGCGTTCAACTGGTTCTCCTCCTATTCCTGAAATAGTTGAACTATAAAAAAAATTATAAATTTAATAAAAAAATATATTTAATCACCTCATATTTTTATTGTCTCATCGAATAATTTATAAACTTCTTTGTCGTGAGTAATAATAATAATACATTGCTTGTATTTACGGAAATCGCGTATCATTTGAAGAAGTTCTAATTTTAAATCTATATCTAATGCATTTGTAGGTTCATCTAAAATTAGTATTTTGGAAGGGCTAACTAGACCACTTATAATATTAACAATTTGCCGCTGTCCTCCCGATAGATTTTCACCCAAAGCCCCTGAATCTTTATTATGTATATCGATATTTCGATATAGCTCTTTTATTTTATCATATTTCATAATTTCTTTAAGATATTCATTGCATATATCAGGGTCATCACAACCGTACAACATATTTTCGACGACCTTTTTATCAAATAATTTAGAAGATTGATTTACATAAACCATATTTTTACGGATATAACTAGGATCTATATCTTCTATTTTTTTATCATCAATGTAAATAGTTCCGCTAGTACAGTTGTGTAGTTTCAACATAAGTTTTACGAAAGTAGATTTTCCATTTCCTGATAGTCCGATTATGCCAATAATTTTGTTTTCTGTATGCAAAGATATATTTAAATTATCAAAAACCGGTACGTCACTATTTTTATACTTAAACGAAACATTTTCAAAACGTATTTGTCTAAAAGGAAGATTAACCAATCCATATTTTTTATCTTTAATATGATAATATTCTTCCATGTCTTTAAAATGTTTCAATACAGAATCTGAACGGCCTAGGAATTCAACAAAGTCAGGAACTTGAGTAATAATCGCCATCATTTTATCTCTGTAAAGCAGCATAATCGTGAAAAACGTTATAAAAATAGTAGAGTCGATATATTTATTTGAATGAAGAAATATTAAATATCCAATCGTTAAAAATATTATTGAATACACCATGCATAACATAACAATTCCATGTGAACTAGAATTAAAATAAAATTTAAATGAATGGTCAATGCTCTTATTTATTTTCTCTTCAAAAATATTTATCTCAGTATTAATTTTACCTCTAAAAATAATTTTATCTATATTATTTAATATCTCCAGTAAATAGGTCTCTGTTTCTGTAACATATTTTTCATAATTATCATTATGATACATCATATCATTAACAGAAGACAACAAATAAAATATAATTGCAGCATTGCCAATAACAAACCCTGTTCCTAATATTTTGTTTTTATAAAAGAAATACATAGTTATCATTAACAAAAATGTTAAATTAGGTATAACAAACGTAATAATATCATTAAAAATCATAAAGGATATTGAAGATATACGATCAATAGGAGAATACAACTTAGTGAAATTAATCTCAGAAAAATTTTCATTATTTACTTTTAACAATATATTTACTAACTGTTGTCGAATCCATTGTCTTAATTTGGTCATTAACTTATTTTGAAAATACTTGTAAATGGAATACAATATCAGAAATGTGATCGAAACTCCTACAAAATATTGAAAATATAGAAATGCACTTGTTTTATTATTCTGGTGTATGTAATTAATAATGTTGGCTGTTATATATGATATTCCATTAGTTTGTAAGAGATTTATTGCAAAACTAGTAGATATCATTATAATTGCGTTAAACTGTTCATTATAAAAAAAATCACTTAATAGATATTCTACAATATTCATACGATATATATATAATTAATTTATTTTTATTATTCTAAAAATACATTATCAATTTACAATCTGCGAGACATTATACACAAATATATAAGTGTAAAAACCATAGGTTTTATAGTTGCACTAGTCGCTTGTTTTATAGATTCTTTTGAATAATTGTTGTCAGTAACCAACATGAGGTTTTTAATAAGAGGAAAACATATATAAAATAATAGAATCCCGTAGCCAAAGTTAAACATACACGACATATTAACTGCGCACCAAAAAATATTTAAAATAGTTACATTACCTATCATAGTCACCGCTTCTTTTTCGCCAAGTAAACCAGGAACCGTGTATATTTTATTATTTCTATCGCCTTCTATATCTGATATATCCAATAGAACTTCGCAATAAAATGAACCCGTGAATATTATTTGCGCTACTAAAGACAATAGAATAAAACTTCTATTATATATAAAATATGTATTATTCAAGGAAGATAACCCGGTAAACAATACTGATAAAGAAATTAGCAAAGAACATGATAAATTTTTAATTAATAAAATTCGTTTCAATATTGGTGTATAAACCACAATAATTACATTTGCAATACGAGGTATATTTTGTAAATATTGTGGTATGTATTTATAATTTAACGCTTCACTAATTATTAAAAGTGCAGCGCTCATAGATAGAGCTTCGTGCTTCTTAATTTCTCCATTAATTAATGGTCGATCTGGATTATTAACCATATCTATTTTTGTATCAAACAAATCATTTATTATCATGCTGTTTGACATTATAGAGAGCACAATAAAATTCGATGCTATAAATTGCCGCGAGCTTAATAATCTCAATATATTTGAATTCATAATCCATCCGCTTGCACTTGTTAATGCAAGAGTCGGTAATATATTACTAGGTCGGATTAATTCCGTAATTCCTTTAGTTTTTTTTTGAATATTATTTATTATAGAATCATATCGTATGTTTTTAGATAAACTTAAACCTGCTACGGATAATAGATTTATAAATAAAAATACATAACGAAAAAATTTCATTTTTGATAAATAATATATCTAATTATGTTTAAGCTTTTTACACCAATTTATATCAATAACATTATCAACGCTCTCTAATGCGCCTTCTGTCCACCCTTGATTCATGCTAATAAGCTCGCCGACAACGCGAATGTTTTCTTCTGGGCACTGTGCAATATCGCAATATTCCTTTCTATTTTTGAAGTTGCCTTTTAATGGAGTATAATAATGTGTCCCTATTTCCCAATAGAAATCTACCATATCTTCTAGTTCTAGGGTATTGGGTGTTATTTCCAAAGCAATTTCTAATAATCTACATAAAATATCTCTGTTCTTTTTAGTATTCTTTTTATACTTTTCCAAATCTTTAGCTCCTTGATTATCTGTATAAGCTATCATGTAAATCCCTTTTTCAGCATTCATTGGTATTATTTTATGCAATGGACCAGAAACAATCGTTGTCTTAGGACAGTATTCGTTCATAACCTGCATAGATTCCTTTGAAAACTTACCGTAAATCCGTAAAAACTCTTGCCCCTTAATTTGGTTGTATATGCTGTTGGTTGGTAATAAATCTAATACACTATCAATTGTTGTTGCTACTATAATATTCTTACATGAAAAACTTTCTTTATTGCATAAGATGCTATAGTTACCATCCGCATTCTTAATAAGTTTTTTGACATAACATGACTTTTTAATATTTCGATGACCTACATTTGAAGCTAATAATTCTACGAGCTCGTTCCATGAAAATGCCATAGCAGGCCAATCAGAATAATTATCATCAAAACCATAATCATAAATAGTATCATATGCTGACTCTTTCTCATAATCTGTATAACCAGAACAAGTAGTGAAATACTTATACGAATCTACGCCATATTTTTCTTCTAATTTCGGTTTCGCATACTGTTTAAAAGTTTTTTTTCTATCTTTATCATTACTATATTCATTTTTTAAATATAAGAACATTTCTTTTAAATTGCAAACAGGGATTATTGAATTTGCGTATTGCGAAGACGCCGTAAAATTTCGATATTTTATTTTAAGTTTGTCTAATAGTTTTATTAGTAACTTATCTTTTTTTTTACGACCAACACCTGCGCCTATAGTAACTGATTGTCCATGAAAATTATAATTTCCTGCTCTACCACCCAAGTGATCTTCTGCCTCCACTAATAGTAGATTTACACTTGGATCTAATGATTTTATTTTATAAGCTGAATATAAACCAGCTATTCCTCCGCCAATAATAATAACGTCAAACATCTTTCTAATATATAATAATAAATTAATTTTATATAAATAATTTCTTTTTATTTTTATAATGGAATCAGTAGTTAGCGATAATCATATTTTAGAATTAGATAGTAATGAAGTAGAAACGTTTATTAATATGTCGAATATTATTGATATTAGTCCATCAGAAAACCCCGAACTCTTCTGTAAACAATCTAAATCGTTAGCAAAATGTCTTCCTAGTCGCATCATTAGAAAATTAAAACACTTTGCCCGATATGGTTCAGAAACAGGATTCTTTTTAATAAAGAACATACCTATTCGTGAATCTTCTTTACAAAATACTCCTCCAGGAAATAACTGTAAAATAGGGGAACAAACTGCTATGGCTAGAATACAAAGCATAATAATGCATGTTTTTAGTGAAATAATAGCTTACGAAGCAGAATGTTATGGAAGAATTTTTCAAGATGTTGTTCCAACACAAAGTATGGCGATGAATCAAACTAGTTTAGGAAGCAATACTGAGCTAGAAATACATACAGAGCAGGCATTTTCAAAATTACGCCCCGATATAATAAGCTTAGCATGTTTACGCGGAGATAAAAATGCACTGACTCATATACTACCTGTAAAAAGAATAATAAGCAATATTACTACAGAAGAATTAGAAATGTTAAGGAAACCATTATGGAATACTGGTATAGACCTATCTTTTAAATTAAATGGGCATGATTTTATTGAAGGAAATATACGAGGACCAATGTCTATCATTAATGGTGAAGACGAAGATCCATTATTAATATTTGACCAAGATCTTATGAAAGGAACTACTGTAGAATCTGAGCAAATGATTCAAAAAGTAGTTGATATTTACTATAAACAAAGGTTATCACATAATCTAAAACCAGGAGAAATAATACTTATCGATAACCTTAGAGCAGTGCATGGACGATCTCCTTTTTTTCCTAAGTTTGATGGGTATGACCGCTTTCTAATAAGGTGTTTTTCTACATTTGATTATTCTAAGAGCGATTATGCTAGATCAGGTCGTGTCGTCTCCGCAATCTACAGTTAAAGATATATAACCCCGGAAAAAAAGTAAATAATTAATATAATGACAACTATACAAAAACAGAAACAACTTATATCAAAACAATCTTTACAACAATATCTCTTTTTAACCATTTCCGGTACAACTTCTTCTGTTAATACTATTTCTTCTGCTAATAGTATTTCCTCTGCTACAATAAGTTCTTCTGGAGTATTTTCCACTACGTCTTCTAATTGGTTTTCTACATTTTCGTATCCTGATATGAATTCTTCTATTGAATCTCCTTCTATAGATACAGCATCATAAATATAAATAGCATTGTCGTTATGAATAGGGCTAGCTATAACCTCATCTTCTAACATCAATATGTAAGATTAAAATATAATTATACATTAATTTTATTTTATTTGTAATATATTTATAATATAATTATTTCTATCCATATAGTAAGAAAAATGTCACATAATCATGCGTTTGATATCGATAAACTTAAAACTGACTTTGATAACATCATTACATTGAAAAAGGAGATATCAAAAGTTAAAAATGTAGTAGTTGAAAAACTAGGACAATTAAAACAGCAATATAATGAATTAATCAAATCCAATGGAAAAAAACTTTTTCTATTCTGTCTGGATTCTTTTTATTTTCAATATAAAACGTTTGCCATTGAAATGGAACATATTGATAGATTTAGGTCTCTGGTAAACAATAGGATGTACTGTGACTATTACAAATTATATAACATTATTATTTCTTATATTAAAGATAACCGTTCTGATCTTGATATTGGAGAATTAGAAGTGAAATCGTATCCCGTATACAAAGATTTAGAGCCATTTAATGAGTACAAGTTAGAAGATATTCGAGACATCCATTCTAATATCTTATTATTATTAAATAAATTATATATACAATCAAATGGGAAAAATGAGGTTATAGACAAATATAACGAAACTCATAAAATTGGTTTCTCAATATCTAATTTTTTAAATACTTTAGGATACGAAAATCGCTTATTACTGGAACAAATAAACCTATATATAAACTATGTTTCGTTTTTTCACATTTCACAAAAAAGACAACTTAATAGATTATTTATAAGAATGCAAGATTTTTATAGAGAAATAGATGAGAATATTAATATAAACCGGACATTCTCAATAGAAGACATTGGTGAGCAAGATAAATTAACCAAGTTTTTTATTATCGGCGAAGAGATTGAAATAGGGTATCTTCTCGAAGATTTAGAACTTATTCCGCAACCTAATTTGCAAGTTAAGGTTGAAACTAATGAGGAATCAAAAACAGAAGAAAACGTTTTTGTAGCGGAATCGCAAGTACCAGAAATTGCCTTTATTGTGGAGTCAAAAGAAGAAGAAAAAATTGATTCAGAAAATAACGTTAATAATCCCGATAATTAAAAAATGAGCGAATCGATCCAAGAACCACGCCACGTCGTAGTAGTTGCATTGCAACTAATTACGTTAGTCCCTGAAGAAGTAACCGAGTTTAAGAAAGATTTAAGGAAGTTTGTAGATGATTGTGCGTACAGATCACCAGAAATGCTAAACCATGTTTCCGTATGGAATGAGTTGGGTATTATATTTAACAAACATATAGGTCAAAACGACACAGAATGGAAGAACAATGCAATAGATTTGTATACAGGAAAGATAAATGTAAGCATTTAAGAATATATTAACAAAAAAATAAACTTAAAAACACGTAAAATAATGCGTTTATAAAAATACAAATTAAATTTTATTTTGTATTTTGATTTTTCTAATTATAATGTAGAATGTCTAAATCAGTAAGTGATAATAATTCTGTGGCGAGCCACCCTAAAGATAAAAGCACGCGTTCTAATGAAGCAGCTAGTAATAGTGGAAGCTCTCCTGACGCTAACCTTACAAAAGTACACTGGTCTGACGAGAATGAAAAGATTTTAGTAGAATGGTGCGATGTAGCACAATGTTATAAATGGTTGAATGCGCGCGCGCATGCCAGATTGGCTTACATGAATGCATGGTTTACTATACCAGCTATTGTATTATCTACTATAAGTGGAACTGCATCTTTTGCCCAAACAAATCTCCCAATTGCTTATCAAGTATATTCTCCCATGGTAATTGGAGGAATCAATATTTTTATTGGTATACTTACAACAGTGCAGCAGTATCTAAAAATATCGGAATTAAATGAAGCGCATAGAGTATCTTCTATAGCGTGGGATAAATTTGCTAGAAATATTCGTATTGAATTAGCAAAGATACCAAATGAACGTATGGAAGCTGGTCCATTCATAAAACTATGTCGTCAAGAATTTGACCGTTTGATGGAAACTAGCCCAATGATACCTGAGAAAATAACTAAAGAATTTAATAATAAATTTAAAGGTATAGATGATGTCAGTATCCGTAACTTTAAGAAATTAAAGAAGCCAGATATATGCGATACAATAGTAAGCGTTAGCGAGGTTCGTAATAAATGGTATTTACAAGGAAAAGAAGAATCGGACGACGATGACGATAGCATTGATTTAGAAGAGAATATAAATGCTAAAAATACTTTACTTGAAATGCAACAACAAATTATAAAGGATAAAGACGATGAATTAAAGCGTAAACATAAAGAAGATATTGAAAAATCAAAGAAATTATTTGATGAATTAGAATCTATAAGAAAACAATCCGAGGATCAACGTTTAAAATATGAATCTGAAGTAAATCAAATTAAAATCTACATATCAACATTCGAAGAAATGTATAGTAGAAAGCCATTAAAAGAAGATATTTTAACTAACCTTAACGACCAGATCGATGTCAATATATTAGATAAGTTTTTAGAAACATACAACACCGATGATTCTGTGTGATTGCTTAATAAAGATTTTGTTTTACTTATCTTCAAATTCATAAACAGCTTTCATCATTTCAACTAATTCTTTTATAGTAGTTTTTAATTCCTTGATTTCGTTATTCATTGTTTTTACAGAATCTTTTAACTCTACATAATCGTTTTTATTAATACTAATAAAAACGTTATCTATCTGCGCAATTTTATTCTTTTTAGGTTTAATTGCAACTTCGGGTTTCTTTTTATCTTTATTGTTGGAGACAATTTCTTTATACATATCGCTATCTTTATATTTCATATACCCTCTAGCTAATGTGCGATTCGCGATATGATTATGTTTACTTAATCTGCTAATTATTCCACCAGGTGCTCTATTATGTATCTTAGATATTTCCATAACATCAAGCATATCATCGTTATACAATTTACTTAATTGTAAATCTTCTTCTATAGACCATGGTTCTCCTGCATTTTTAAACACAGTTTTTGTTTCCATTATTAAGTTAGTTTAATGAAAATAACTTTAAATTATTTTCAATTTTATTTGGATCCTTATAGAATCTCAGTAAATAGTGTCTTTTGCTTAACTACCCAAAATTGATTACCATATTCATTAAAAGATATGCAATCATATCCGTCATAAGTTGACGCGGTTTCCTGTTTCTCTTGCATATAATCAATAATTCGATTGTTTCCATTATCTATTGTAACTTCATTTTCTAAAAATAAAGCATAGCGCTTACTAGATTTAGCTCCTGTAAAAAAACTAAAAAATCCTCCCACTGCAGAAATAGGTTCCTTTGAAAACAAATAAACATCTCCAAAAACTTCATGCGATACTTTTGCGTCAATTTCTTCTGTATTTGTCTCTATTATTACGTTCTCATAAGTATTTCCATTCTTTCTGCAAAGATACGCAATTATAGGATTATCTAAATTATTACCTTCTTCGTCACGCATATTTAATAGTTCAGAATTGGTTTGAAACAATTTTGTTACTTCTTCGTTTACTGGAACATTTAGTGTCTTTCTCGTATTTATAATTTCATCTATTATAGTCAATGTAGAACCAGCGCTTGATTTTATATTCTCGTCCACATTTTCATAAAATACGTATATTTTGTCATTTGATTCTACAAATCCTTTGTAATCTGTTTTTAAATCATTAAATGTTAATTTGAGTAAATCTTCGCATTGTTTTAAAAATAATTCTTCGACGTCTGGAGATTCTCCTCCAATGTTTATAGCAGGTTTTTGAGGAGGTTGTTGTGTTGGTTCTTGCGCTAAAACTTGTTGAGGTTCTTGTTGAGGTTCTTGTTGAGGTTCTTGTTGAGGTTCTTGTTGAGGTTCTTGTTGAGGTTCTTGTTGAAGTTCAGGTTCAGATTTCTGTTCTTGCTCAGGTTCTTCTTCTTGCTGAGATTCATCTTCTTGCTGAGGTTCTTGTTCTTGCTCCGGTTCCTCTTCTTTCTCAGGTTCTTGCTGAGTTCCCTGTTCCTGTTCCTCTTCTTTCTCAGGTTCCTGTTCAAGTTCTTGCTGAGGTTCTTCCTCAGGTTCTTGCTCCTGGTCCTCTTCTTGCACAGGTTCTTGCTCCTGTTCCTCTTCTTGCTGAGGTTCTTGCTGTACTTCTTGTTCAACTTCCTCTTCCTTTTCCTGTTCCTCTTCTTGCTCAGGTTCTTGCTCTACTTCTTGTTCAAGTTCCTCTTCTTGTCCAGGTTCTTTCTCTGCTTCTTGCTGTACTTCTTGTTCAAGTTCCTCTTCCTTTTCATGTTCCTCTTCCTGTTCAAGTTCTTGCTCCTCTTCCTCTTCCTGTTCAAGTTCTTGCTCCTCTTCCTCTTCCTGTTCAAGTTCTTGCTCATCTTTCTCTTCAGGTTCAGGTTCTGGTTCAGGTTCAGGTTCAGGTTCTGGTTCTGGTTCTGGTTCAGGTTCTGGTTCAGATTGAGGTTCGGGTTGAGGTTCAGGTTGAGGTTCAGGTTCTGGCTCAGGTTCAGGTTCTGGTTCTGGTTCGCCTTCCTCTTGGGCCATAGGTATAGGAACTACAATAAAATCTTTAAAAATGCTCGAATCTATATCTTTCTGCATAAACCCATACGTACCATTTCTATTTTCAAGGTAAAATTCTAAAAACGGTTTTTCAAGGTCTTTATTAATCTGATACAAACAAATATTTAAATTATAAGTTTTTGTTAGATCTCTATCAAATCCAAACTGCATCGTTAGATCTTCTTTATCTAAATAGTTATAATTCTTAATAATAGAAGGAATAGATTCTTCTTCTAATGGAATGTCTACATACTGTTCTACATTATCGATTTCTTCAACAATTACTGGCGGAGAACTATTGCTTAAGTATTCACTAACAGATTTTTTTAATTCGCTATTTAGAAATGACATATATAGATTCAATCTAAAATAAAAAATTGATTTCTATTTATTGATATCCTAAAAAACAACACGTTGTGAAAATGACTACCAAAATTCAGAAGAAGAATATAAATATTATTCTATTACAAGTCCATTCTAGTATTAAACCAACTTTCTGTGTATCCATTCCAAAAGTAAGCAACTTAAACGACTTATATAGAAAAGTAGAATCACTAATGGTTCCTGAAAGCTATTTGCCGTTAAATCATAAAGTTATACATAAGATTATGGTTATAAATGATAAAGATAAAACCGTGCTTAGCATTCCTGAATCTTCTAGATATAATATCGTTGACTTCATAGAATCCAATTCTCAATACTTCTGTGACCATTCTCAAATTCCTCAGATGCACAATCTTTATAAGGTATATATTATTGATGAAGCTTCGTATATGGAATTCAATCACAATAACTCAACTTCAAATAACATATTTAAAGGAATATCCAAATATGTAAAATGTTTCGGTTAATATTATATTAAAAATAATATAAAGATTATAAAGCATATTAACGTATAACAGAAAACATTTTTATTGTTTTAGGTGTCGACCAATGTCTTACAAGGAAGAGTATAGCTATGTTGAAAATATGGATGACGACCTTCTAGATGAAGGCCTCATGGTTTACAACCCCAAAGGTGACCATGTTGATGATGATTCTAGTTTTTCTACAGTAAGCACAAGCAGAAAGAAGAGGAGGAAGTTGTTCGAGGATTTAAAAAAGGTCGACAAGGGCTATCATAAGCTAGAACGTCGCGACGGTTTTAAGAAGTTCTCTATCGAAGTTTATTCCAGTGTCATGACTCCTGGCGCTATGATAAGAGATGCAGTAACTGGATATAAAAACAGCGAGCATAGGGTGGGAACACTTAATGAACACCTATACTTTAAAGTAAAAATCGCTACTGGGGAAATGCCCGATGCTGGATCATTGTACTTTGATAGTCCCGAACAATTTGAAAGGCATTTTAAAAGTGAGGTTAACCATCAAATTAAGGAGAAATGGACAAACAAGTGCGCAGAAATTAGAGCAAGAAACAGAGCGTCTACATAAATAATAATAAAAGATATACAAACATTTTTTATTATTATAGTATAATGTTGTGGAGAATATTTTTTTTAAGTTTTGTATTAAAGAATAACAGAAGACGTAACCGAAATCTATTAGATTCATTCACGTCAGAATTACCAATAAAGTTAGGACGAAGCTATTCCAACGAATTTAATTTCAACATAAACGATGGTTATGACGGGCGTTATAACGGCACCTATAACGACGATGAATTGTTAGTTAACATAACACATTTTAATAGAAAAATGAATCTATTAAAAACGTTAGAAAATAAAAATATATCGAAAGATAGTAAAGTAAAGTTGATTGAAGAGTATAATATAAATGAAATTCCTTCGCCAATTTTACCAAACATTCATTCCGGCGGCCTTTTTAAAGATTGGAACTGGGATTAGAATAGTAAATAGCTCTAGTTATCCAAAAAAACAAAAAAAATGATTTAGGAGGAGATTATTTACTAGTTCGTGTTATATAAAATGTTTATCTATAATATAATAGTATTATAGATAATGGGTTTCTATCCTCATTCACAATTAACTGATAATAATAATATTGATTCAATTCCCTTTGTCGCATACGGAATGATAGGAATTACTACATTAGTTCTAGCTTACGCAACTCTTATGGATGTAGATAAAGAAGATGATATTAGTGCATCCGATTCTGCAACATCACTACTCCCTCCTATAACGCAACCTAGTTCACCAGAAACATCTAATGATGAAGTTGAGCCACCTCCTCTACCTGAAGACGAAAACCTAGGAAATGTTCCTATGGCACCTATAGCTCCTTTAATACCACCTGCTCCCGGAGATGAATTAGACAGAATGAGAGAAGATGAAGAAGGAGAAAGTGGTGAAATTAGAGGAGGAAAAAAAATAAACAATAAGAAGCACACCCGGAGAAGACGTAATAAAAATTAGATTGATTTATCTACACACCGAACAAAAAACTCATTTATTTGTTTTTTATCTGCTCCTATAACTATATCGTCAGGAACATGAGTAATGTTATCCTTTTTATAGCATAATATAACCGGAACACCGTTTATAACTCTTCTAGATTTTAAAAAGGAATATACTTTTGCGCATTTATCTATATCAATTATCGCTGTCTGCATAGTATCTGGTAACCTTTCAAAATATGATTTTACGCCATCATTAATCAATTTACAAGGCCCGCACCATTCAGCACCAAACTTTATAAAGAATAGTCCTGGGTTTGCTTTTAGCAGTTCTAAAAAATGATCACGATCATTTATCTCTGTTATTATTGGTAAACTCATATAAATAATAACATTATAATTTTTTTATTTACTTTTGTTTGATAATAAAAAATAATTACTATAGTAAAATTATAAGAATGTCAAATACTCATTATTTAGATATTAACAAATATACCCTTTCTGAGATATTCGAATTATTTAATCTGTCGCATAAACTATCTATTGATGATCTAAAACAAGCAAAAAAGATAGTTCTTATGACTCATCCAGATAAATCGGGACTTTCTTCTGAATACTTTTTATTTTATAAGAAAGCATTCGATATTGTTATCAAATTCTACGAGAATCAACAGAAACAAAATCAGGTTGTTCCCAAAGAAGAAAAGAAATATGAACCAATTAACATAAACGACGTTAATAAATCTACTACTAAGAAAATAACGTCGGTTATCAATGAAATGTCCGCTACAGAATTTAACGATAAATTCAATAAATTGTTTAATGATAATATGTTAATTAAGCAGGATTCTTCTAAAAACGAATGGTTTACCAAAGTAGATTCTATTTATGATACAAATAAAAACGTAAACAAACAAAATATGGGGCAGATGTTCGAAGAAGTAAAGGATAAACAAAATACGAATATTTTATCTAGATACCGTGGTGTTGAAAATATGAATAGCACGTCAGGAGCAAACTTATACGATGAAGAAAATAACGATGATTATGTACAATGCGATCCTTTTAGTAAATTAAAATATGATGATTTACGAAAAGTTCATAAAGACCAAACTGTGCTAACTGTGAGCGAAAAAGATTATCAAAATATGCCTCGTTACGCATCAACTGATCAGTACGCCAGAGTTCGTGGAACACAAAATTTAACTCCATTGGAGAAAAACGAAGCCGAGAAGCTATTAACAACGCAAGAGAATTCGTTTAAGCAACGCATCATGCAAAAAGAATATCAATCTACATTGAAAACTATGGAATACGAACAGAAAAACAAGGCAGTTTTATCCAGTTTTCTACAATTAAGAAATTAATCATCGCAACTATCATTATCAGATTCACTGTAATTATGTTTACAGTATTGTTTAGGTGATTCAGGACACACCTCTTCAGATTCTTCATCATTATTTGATTCAGAGCAGAGTGATTCCTGACGACGTGAGCAAGATGACTCTTCATCATAATCATCCTTAGTTGAATCCGAGGATGCAGATTCTTCACTACACGCATCTTCCTCTTCCTCTTCTTCATCATCATAATCATTTTTTAAATCCGAGCATAGTGATTCTTCACTACAATCCTCTTCTTCATCATAATCCTCATTTGAATCAGAAGATTCTGATTCGTCACTACGCGACTCATCATCATCATCATCATCATCATCATCATCATCATGCTTGTTTGAATCCGAGCACGATGATTCGTCACTACGCGACTCTTCATCATCATAATCCTTATTTGAATCCGAGCAATATGATTCTTCATCATCATCAACCGAACAGCTAGTAATATCTGAACAACAGTCATTATGATGTGATTCTGATGATTCACACTCCTTTTCTAAATAAGAATCATTTTCAGAATCAGAATCAGATGAATATTTTTTATAAATATTTATATCAATCTTTATACGTTTACTCATTTTATATAATAATTATACATAATATTTATTACATAAATATTATTTACGTTGATTCGTATAACATAACATTAAGAAGTAAAAAATTGACTTTAAATCCAACGATTTCGACCAACATTAAACCATTAATCAATCGAAAATGAATTTATTCATATTATCTTTATCGTTCGAAGAGTGCGCCAAATTTATGTTTGATAAACACGTAAGTAAAATGTTATTGGAAGCTGTGCAAATGTTATGCACTAACATCCAGATCATCGATCCTGATAACGAAATAAAAAATAAGATTAAACTATACAAAATCGCACACAAAAACCATCCGGTCACAATTTGGATGCGAACGTCATTAGAAAATTACTTATGGACTCTAGATTTAGTAGAAGAAATGCATAACGAATGGAAATTCCGCTACGATCATCCTCCAGAAAAAATGCACCAATCATACATAGTTGCAAAGTTTTTGAGAGAATATTGTCCATCGGCTGACAAATTCCCTTCAAAGGGACTAACCAAATTTGCCCTTGCTATGCCTATAGAATGTAAACAAGAAGATCCCGTAGAATCGTACCGTTTATACTATCAAACTCCGGATAAGCAAAAGATTGCTTCGTGGAAAAAAAGAGAGAAACCTTATTGGTACAAGCAACTAACTCTATAGATTGATGGCTTATTTACGAAACTGTGCAAAATACCATTCTTTTTCCATGTCTAACATCAAATGATCATAATTTGTTTTGCGTTCTTCTATATCACTATAATTTTCGTACTGAGTAACAGTAGGAGGAGTAATCATAAACCAGAAATCCTGAATCTGTAAACGCTTCCAAAAAATATCTAACGCAAATTTCTTTTTACCTTCTTCTGTGGGATTTCTCATTAATAAACTCGCGCTTTCTTTAAAATTCTTTAATAGTGTATCATAATACGTATTCTTTACTATATAACCCGTTGTGGTTTGACAATAAAAAACACGAACACAATAATCGTTTACCTTTTGATAAGGTGGAACATTATTCCCTCCTATTATAATCATATCCCAAACTATTTTATCATCATCTTGAAACTTCTTTAACTGTGTTAATAACAATTCCGGATTCGTAAACGTAATATCATCTTCACAAATGAAAACATATTCATAATTTCTCTGTTTGGCTAGTTCTATGCAGCGAACATGACTTAATGTACACCCTATTGCGCCAACTTTTGCTTTTACAGCATTTACCCTTTCACCTTGAATTCCTAACTTAGATAGTTCACTCTTTACGTGCTCTAAACGGTCCGTGCGATGCTCTAGATTAATATATACTGTATTTTTTAACAATTCCATTACTATGATATAAATATTTGATTTTATATCATTTATTTTAGTTACGTTTATTCTTATACGTTTTTCTACCACCTTTTTTCTTTCCAAATAAACTAGAAAATGATTCTCTAAGTGATTGCACTATTCCTTTTTTTCTTTCAGCACTTCGAGTTTCTAGCTTAGGAATTCCGTTTTTCGTTCTCAATGCAGATATTACGTCTGAAGAAGTACTTTTACTAGGTCTTGGAGATCGAGGTGATCCTGTTTTAAATCTACCACGAGCAATAGTAGCTGCTAGAACAGGTGCTGATTTACGCGCTTTCATGAATTTATGTTCATTTTCTATACTTTTTTTAATTCTTTCCTTTTCTTCGCGCCTCTCTTTTTTTACTTGGGGATCTTTATGGTTATGTTCGTACAAATTGGGATCTTCCCAATGTTCGCTTTTGGTTCTAGGGCTTCTAGCATCATAATCTGGAACAAAATCAGATACAGTATTTTTGTTAGTGTCTATTATTACTCTTTTTTTAGTGCCACTTTTAGTATTTTTTTTTAACGCAGGTCTTTTAGCGCTCATTTATATAATATACAAATATTATTTCTTCCTAAAGTTTTTGCGTGTTTTTCTACCTCCTTTTTTACCAAATAATCTAAATACTGAATCAACAACATAGGGTATTGGACCCTGTTTTTTAGTTTCTCCTTCAACATCTCTCCATGTTAAATCTTCTTCTCTGTTGCGTGAAATTATTGCTGATCTACTAAGTCGAGCACTTCGGTCTTCTACAAAACGTCCAGTTTTGTCTAGCTTTCGTTTCTTATTACGGGCTGCTGTTGCTGCCATATAAGGCACACTTCTACGCGCCATTAAAAACCTTGTTTGTTTATTCCTCTCTTGTTCTCTGTTATAATTTGCGTCGTCGTTTGTGGCCCAACGAGCTGACTTACTTCTTGGTGTAATAGGATGTGGATTGTCATTGAATCCTTCGTTCTTTTCTAAATTTATTGTTACTTTCTTCGTTCCCTTATTGTTAACTCCTTTTTTTAATATTGATTTTCTAGTACTCATATAAAGTATTATTATACTTTAATTTTACCCTCTAATTCGCTAATCTTATCGAATAATTCAATAACTTTTGCTTTCAAACTATCTATCTCTAGTTGTTGTGCTTCTATTTTTTCTTTGTTTGAGTCATCTGACCACGATACGGATTTCTTTGACCTTGTCGATTCTTGATCAGATAATTCCTCTATTTGTATGTTAATATTATCTGGCGCATCATCTATTTTTAATTTCTTCTGCACAGAATTATTCTGACTAGGAATTAATGGCTGAGGAGCATATTTACGCAATTCTTCTTCCCTTTCTCTCATATGTTGTTTAATTAATTCATCCATATTTGAAAGAGGCGCGTCTTGTTTTTCGCCAAAATCAATAGTTTCTGGTTTCTTTTTCTCAAATAATGAATTATATTCTGTTTGTTTCTCAGCATATTGATTTCCTATCTTTTCTACTTTATTTTCGGTTATTGAGTATGGTTTCAAAAAATTCTGCGGTGTATTTGTTTTATTATAATCCCGAATTGTTTGTACCATATACGAAATTGTTTCTTTGTTCAATAGTAACAAAGTTTGTGTATCAATCGCTCTATTCCTATTTTGTTCATAAAAAAACTGTATAATTGATCTAAACCAATCTTGTTTTTTAGTCGGATTGCTATTAAAATGATCACTAACAAGAGTATTTTTACTTATAATATTCCATAACAGTATTTGATTTTCTTGAGTTACGTAAAGAGACATATTAATAATATAAAATATTATATTTTTATATTATTTACAAGAGGCGATTTTTTCTGGTGCGATTCTTTTTACTCTTTCTAATCTTTCTCTTTTTTAACCTACGTTTAGATTTTTTACCGCCTTCTACATATTTAATAGGTGTGATCGTATGAGCGTCGTATGAATAACGTTTATAAAAATCTTTAATAAAGTCAGTAGGTGATTTATACCTATATTCGCCATTCTCATCTACATCTTTATTTGGAACTTCTTTCACATATTTAAATAGTTCATATAAATACAGGTCAACTTGATCAGTATCTGAGAAAGGCAATTTATCTTTATCTACTCGTATTAAGTAATTACCTATTCTATAACCCTTGCTGTTAATATAAGGAATACCGTATATTTCAGCATGTATATCAAAGGGATCGCCATCTTCTTGTCTAACCATACTATAATATCATTATAAATTATTTTTCATTAAAATATACTTTTCGAAACCTAAATACATATTTGTCAGGAATACGTTTATCTTTAAAGAATTTAATTTTTTCCATATAATTATTGAATACTTTCTCGTCAGTTTCGTTCGATAACATTGTTATTAAAAAAAACAGCGTGAACATGCCGCATTCTGTATTCGTCATCTGATGTTCTAATGGATAATTCTCGTAATACTCTAATTCAATAGAAGGGCTAAGTTTATTGCTTTGTCCTTTTACTATTTCAATAAATCTTTTTATTTCTTTCGGTGTTCTATTCCCTGCACTATCCATGTAAAATATAAACTTATCATCAATATCTATATATAGAGACACCCAGTGACTTCCGCCACTAGTGTGAGGTGAAAGATTAAACACTATCCCGAATTTGGTTTTCCCTTCTTTAATATGTTTCTCTAAATCAAATGTGCACAATTCATTGGATACACACCCGCCATTCATACTTTTCGGTTTATTATCAAAATCAATTGGTGATGGCGGAGGAGCATAAAAATTAGGATATTTTTCCATATATTGTTTAAGAACATCCATGATATCGAAATTTGATAACCATTCATCGGGGTTCTTCTTCCATTCTTCTGGATGATCTGGCGCAAACATTTGTTGGTCTATTTTTTTACGAATGCTATCATCTTCTATTTCGCTTAACCAACAATCTTCTTTGCTGCAGGTTTTCAACTTTTCTTTTAATTCTTTCCATATATTAACAGGATTGCTTGAAGAAATAGCGTTGTCCGAATGGTGTTTATTATAGCTTTTTTTTAATATTTGTAATGCTTCTGCTGTAAAACAACTACCTTTGACTGGTGTCTTTTTTTTAACAAGTGGACTGCAGTTCATCTGTTTAAATGTTGTTCCTCCTTTCTTTTTTCTATATTTGATTGTCTTTCTCTTAGTATTGTTTCTTTTTTGCATATATATTATGATACGAAATTATTCAATGAAATTAGAAATAATACAATCCTGTTTTTTTATTTACACTTAAATACATTTCTGAAGGATAACTATAATTTTACAGCTTTAGAAAGTAAGTGCATTATATATAATGCCTAATAATAGATGCTATTCTAGTGACTATAGTTCAGACGAAGATTCTTCATGCTGCGAACGCAAACATACTTGCAATACATGCTCAAGGTGTTCAGAGAAACGAAAAACAAAACACTGCCATAGAAAAAAGGAAAAATGGTGTAATAAATGCGAAAGACATTCTAGTAAAAAAATTACCACGTCGTGCGAAGACATTGAATATTTAAAGAAAATGGGGCAAGACGGAAAAGTTATATTAATATCGATTAATTAAAAAAAATAACTGTATATTATATATTTTAACGCATATAATATGGAAAGTAAAATATCCACAGTAATTGGAGAAGGAACATATGGATGTGTACATGATCCTAGCTTAAAATGTAAGAATGCTCCTGCAATATCATACGAAAACAAAATATCTAAAGTGCTCAAAACAAAAGATGCCGAACAAGAATTAGGAGAGTATAAGAAAGTTAGTGAAGTTGATAAAAATCTCGATTTCTATTTAGGAGTTCCAGACGCTTGTTCGATTGATAATAAGAACATATATAATCTTAAATCTATTCAGAAATGCAAAATAGGCACATCGGTGATAAAAAAGTTAAGTGGTGACGAATATAAAATGCTCGTTATGAAAAACGGTGGAATGGATTTAGAAAACTATTGCAAGGTTATGGAAAAATGGTCAAATTCCGAGATGAGCACAGAGCTATGTGACAAATTTTTATTAGAAACGTTACGACTCTTTAAGGGATTAGTTCTTTTTGAGAAACACGGTCTAATACATCATGATTTAAAACCACAAAATATAGTTTATAATGAAAAAACAAATCGCGTTAATTTTATTGACTTTGGGTTAATGATTTCTAGAGATAAAGTTAGAAGTGCAGCTGAACAATCTGTCTACGAATTGGGAATTTATCATTGGTCCTATCCTTGGGAAATGGAAATACTGAACAAAGAAGATTACGATAAAGTACATGGCTCTATTGTTCAGCAAGATAAAATACTAAACGAAATAAAAGATCAAATAAGAGAAAAGAATGGAAAATACTATGAACATTGTCGTTCCTTTTTTTATTATGTAGTTGATCCAAGTATTTCATTAGAAGAATATCAAGAAGAATGTGTATACTATATAAATGGTTACTCCCGAACATTAAAAGAGAATATAAAAAACATGCAGTACCGAGATTTTGTAAATATGTCTTTAAAAACGATTGATGTGTATGGACTAGGAATAGCTCTAATGCATTGGCTTAACAGTGCCAAAAGATTTATAGATAAAAATCTGTTCGATGATTTGAATAGTTTATATAGTAAAATGATTGAACCTGAATTGAAATTAAGAATAACTATCAAACCTGCTTTAAATGAAATGGAAACCATTCTTAGTAAGAACGGTATTCTTGAAAAATATAATAAGAAAATAGTAGATCATTTATCAGTAGACAGACCAATAACACCTAGACAACCTGTTTTGAAGATAGAAAAAAATATCTTTAAAAAGGAATCTTCTCCGATAAGTGGAATAGTGCATGGAGACCCTGGTGCTTGTCCCGAAGGAAAAGAGCGCAACCCTAAAACACGTAGATGTGTAAAAATATGCAAACCTGGATATACTAGAGATGAAAATTTTAAATGCGTAAAAGTTAAGGTTGCTAGAGTAGTAGACAAAACCAAATCTCCTTGTCCTGAAGGAAAAGAACGTAACCCTAAGACAAGACGTTGCGTGAAAAAATGCAAACCTGGATACGCTAGAGATGTAAATTTTAATTGTACTCGAAATAAAACTTCTAAATTACATCAGTGAAATTATAGGTAGAGCTTGTGGTTACATGACTGTGTTAAAGCAGCAAAATTATTTTATTCGCAATATATTTAGTATTAATTATACTATATATATAATATCAATTATATATGCCTAAAAACGAATGCTATCGCTCAGACGATGATTCATGTTCTCGCAAAAATTCACGAAACTGTGAAAATAAACGCGAATCTAAATGCAAAAAAACTAAATGCAATAGATCCAGCAGCGAAAAATGCCGTGATGGAAAAGATGGAAAACATGGGAGAGATGGTGTTGATGGCAAAAACGGCGAAAACGGAAAGGATGGTAAATGCGGCCGGGATGGAAAGGATGGTCGTGATGGCGAAGACGGCAAAGATGGAAAAGAAGGAGAGGATGGACGAGATGGACGCGATGGTAAGGATGGAAAAGATGGAAAGGATGGAGAGAATGGTAAAGATGGGGAGGATGGCCGCGATGGCAGAAATGGAAAAGACGGCAAAGATGGATGTGATGGGGAAGATGGAAAAGATGGAGAAGACGGTAAAGACGGATGCGATGGTGAGGACGGAGACGATGGTAGAGATGGGTGTGTTGGCCCAACGGGACCTAGAGGATATCATGGTGAAAAAGGTTGTCAAGGTGAAAAAGGAGACAAAGGTTACCGTGGGGAAAAAGGTGAACAAGGTGAAAAAGGTTATCGTGGTGAAAAAGGTGATAAGGGAGAAAGAGGTGAGAAAGGTGAGAAAGGGGATAAAGGTGAGGAGGGGTGTCATGGAGAAGAAGGTGTAGAGGGTCCTCCTGGTGAACAAGGTCCTACTGGGGAGCAAGGGCCTTCTGGTTCTACTGGTGAACGTGGCCTTACAGGTTCTCAAGGTCCTACTGGGGAGCAAGGCCTGACTGGTCAACAAGGGCCTACTGGTGAACAAGGCCTTACCGGTTCTCATGGATCTACAGGCCCTACTGGTGAACAAGGCCTTACCGGTTCTCATGGATCTACAGGACCTACTGGTGAACAAGGCCTTACCGGTTCTCATGGATCTACAGGTGAACAAGGTATTATAGGTTACACTGGCCCGCAGGGTCCAGTAGGGCAAAATGCAGGTATATCATCCATTTTTGTATGGAGTGATCTATCACAAAATCATAGTAGCATAACGAACTTTCAATATGTATTTTTTGAAAACAGCCCGATAGGACCAGCTGGATTTGGTTGGACAACAGTTACTGACCCAAGTTTTATTTATCCAACAGCATTTGTAGTTCCATCGTCAGGGTTTTATTTATTAACTTATAAAATCGACGTACGTTCTGGTGGAAATCTTCTTCCTGGAAGCAATACAAATTGCGCAACAGTATTAACGAGAAATGGAAACGAAGTTAATGGCTCATCAACATTGGTTGAAGCGCCAGAAACAAATCATATATATACGATATCAAATACTGTATTGGTGGATCTTTCTTTAAACGATAATATTTCCTTATTGTTTTGGTCTGGAGATATAGGTTCTCGTATTGGAGATCCCTCGTTTTTAAAAGGGATATTGCCTAATGGAAATAAACCATCAGAATCTACTGCATCAATCGTGTTCACCAAAATATCATCTTAAAACAATCACCATATAATAAATACCTATTTTGCAATGGATTGCACACTCGATTACATTATCAATCTGTCTCCTTAATTCGGGGAATAAAATTCATAGGGAATCCCATGTCTAGACCTTTCTTAACCACTTTATTTTTTCCCCAGAATGACCTTGATGGAGAAACATCTTCTGTAATATTACCAAACAACATATCCTCATCTTTTTCTGAATTAAATTCTTCAGGCGCTTCCAATTCTTTACATTCGAAATGGCGTATCAATGCGCGGACATAATAATCGAATGCTTCATTTACTTCTGTAGTTACTTGGTGATTTTCATTGTCTAAGAAATTTTTTGTCACACTTACAATTCTGTCTCTGTATTTGTTTATTTTTTTTAAGTGTTCTAAATATTCCTGATGTTTTTTAGGATCGTTTTGAGAAATATACCGATTATAATGATTTTTATTCATAAGCAATTCTAGCGTTACTTTGTCTATGAATTCATTCACTAGTGGTTTTGGTTCATCATTCTCTTCTGACATACTATTTATTATTGTTATATAAATACTTTGTTATAAACGAAAAATGAATTATTTTACAGATTTAGTAATCTCTATCGATGTGCGTAAATTAAAAAACTATTTTAGCCATAAAAAATATATCGTTATGTTATACTTAAGATATGTCTAATAGTTTCGGAACGCCTATCGGTGGAGGATATACACCAAAATTTAATACAAGCAACAATTTAGGTGGCCCATTTAATGGTTATTCACCTCAACAATCGATTACTAATTACAAAGACAGTGAGAATGTAATGACTCGTAGAGTCCTTACAAAATCTTGGAACGGCAGAGGCGCAGTTGGAACTGATGGTGTTAATAATCAATATAAACGCGTCGTTACTCCTTTTCGAGCGATTAACAATTTAGGAGATTTTTTAGGGCGCCAAAATTATGTTTGCGGTGGTTCTAATCAAATTAATAAATCACGCCCTGGATTGCAAGGTAGATTAGGTAGCATAATATCCAAATGCGATAATACTGGTGTTGCTGCTTCAGTATGCAATAACCGTTTTGTTCCAGATTCATCTGACTATATTAAATTTAAGAAACAAAGCGCTATTAACAAAAACTACAATGATTTAGGATTTGGTGGAGACATCCATAATGCTTCGTTTGTTGCTAGAATGGCGGTTCGTCGTGGTATCCGGGCCATCTAAAGGAAACCTACGGTTTCCTTTTAAACCCTCCCTTTAAAATATAATTTATAATTAACTCAGTAGTAAAGGATGGGTTTAAGAGAAATCTACGATTCCCATCTAATCACACATTTATAATCAACTCAGTAGTAGAGATGATGTTTAAGAGAAATCTACGATTCCCATCTAACCACACATTTATAATCAACTCAATAATAGAGATGAGGTTTAAGAGAAATCTACGATTCCCATCTAATCACACATTTATAATCAACTCAGTAGTAGAGGAGGGGTTTAAGGGGAACCTAGGTTCCCCTTTTTTGTATTTATATTATATAAAAGTAAAGTATATAATATGAGCAATCCAATTTTTATTAAGCAAATTATGAATAACAATCAACTAGCTTTTACAAAAGCTATGCCTTTAAAAGATAGAACGTCTGATGTTACAAGCGATTTTGAATTAGGACGTAAAACTTACATTAAAACATATCAACCGGCGTTAACGAATGCTGCCGCTGCTGAGCTTTTAAACCCTCCTCGATACGGCCCTAGTGGAAAATCCCGTATTCTTCCTACTGTATTCGATGGGACACATACACCTAACCAAAAAAAATGGATGGGTTCCACTAACCGCGATTCTTCTCAAGTAATATCTAATCGCAAAAATAATGCAGTTGGCAAAGGTACTTTAAATCTACCCACGACACAACAATCAAACGTATCTGCCACATTAGTAGGTTGTAGTTTGATTAATGGATCAAATTATTGGTCAACAGATGGATTAACATGGAACCAAGCTAATACAGAAACTGGTTCGCTTGATACTATTTGGACAGGTTCAAATTGGTTATCAACAGGCGTAAATTCTGGTCAAGGAGTTATATCAACTTCAACAGATGGTATAGATTGGACATTTAATGAAAATAGCGGCGGTTTTTTTGACGTCGGTCTAGCAGTAGCAACTAAAAATAATAATATTGTTGTTTTGGGAGAAAATCCTCCTGAAGGTACCCTAACTCCTAGTCCTTCTGGATTAACTGATACAATAATATATTCCGAAGATTCAGGTGCGACTTGGGCCGCCGTAGAAGATAGTACTGATATATTTACAAACACGAGATCGTTTGCGGGAGTTAAGTTAAAGGGCGGGCTAGTATCTTTTGGCAATGTGTGGGTTGGAACTGGCTCTGGACCAAACTCTATAGGTTATTCTTCGGAACTTAATGGAAGCATATGGCAAGCAGCAGTTTCAACAGTAAGTACCGTACGAGATACTAGTTCTACTATCTTTCAAGTAGGAACAGGAATAGCGAACAGTGAAACCCTTTGTGTTTCTGTTGGATTTTCTATTTCAGGCCAAGTTCTTATTGGTTCAGAAGGCGAAACCATTGAAATATTACCATCTAAATTAATTGCATGGTCAGAAAATGGAGTAAATTGGACACCCGCTAATCTAAAGAATCCGGACAATACTGTCATAGATACAGTTGATATTCCACATTTTATGTCTACAGATGTTGCGTTTAACGGTTCCAAGTGGGTAACAATATGTGTTGATTTTCATATAGAAATTACTAATGGATACGTATTTGTATCAGATAATGGAAAAGATTGGGTATTACATCCGATGTTTGAAAATTTCTTTCCATTAAGTATAGTTTGGAATGGTGAATTATGGATATCAAGCGGGTTTTATAATAGTTTTTTTGAGCTAACACTTCTTTATTCAAATGATGGAATAAATTGGGAAATAAATTCAGAAGCAAGTCCCGCCCTTTTCTTAAAGATGGAATGGAACGGAGAACAACCTTATAATTCTAATAACGCGACTAGCTCTACTAATACACTTTTCTCTTTTACTAATGGCAACGATAAAAACTTAATAAACCATACTCTTCGACGTGTTCGCGGTAGTGGATCAGTTCCTCCTCCTAAAAAAGCTGCTAGTCCTAGCTATACATTTGTTCCTAGTCCAGGAACACATCCTTATATGCAACCAGGATTCAAAGGAAAAATAGGAGGATATTTCCCTAACTCAAGATACAACAATTTTGGTAACAAATAATATAAAAAATTTATACCAAATATATATCATGGAGTTCGAAGAGCCCTCTAAAACAGTATACACTATCTATAGTAAAAGTGGTTGCACTTACTGTATAAAAGTTAAACAACTCTTGCTAGAGAAAAATTATGCATTCGATCTTATTGACTGCGATGAGTATTTGTTAGAAGATAAAGAAGGGTTTTTGAAATTCATTAAGGATAAAGCCGGAAAAGAATATAGAACATTTCCTATGATTTTTCGTTGCGGGGAATTTGTAGGCGGGTTTAATGAAACAAAACTATTGATTGATAAAGAATGTGCTTTTGAATTTTAGACAATTGCACATTAAAAATGCGAAATCAGTATAAAAAATTGAAATTAATATTAACACATAATATTAATTTAAAACAACACGACCAAATGGCGTCTATTTCTAGAATATGTCATACAGTTAGTAATTTATATGATAGAGTAAGAGGTGATAAAGAAGATTTTATAGATGAGAATGAATTTGAAAATAAAGTTAATGATTTACGCACTATTGGTTTTATTGAAGTCCATGTCATGGATGATATTAATATTTATTCAGCTAGACAAAATTTGAGATGGGCTGATTTTGTTCATATCGACGACAGTATAAAAAAATCTATTCTACTTAATCTTGTTGAAAATCCTACTACATTCTTTGTTTTACAGAATACACAAAAAGGAAAAATGAGGATTGTTTCTCTAGAAGTAAAAAAATGGGCTCAAGACATTAGCGTTAAACCTGTTTCTTTTATAATAGTCGATAACGACCAAACCCTAGCAGACCAATCATGCGATGGTATTACAAAAGTATTTGGCGATCAAAGATACAAAATGTTTCTACTATCAAGTTCTAGCAATACAAAATTTGAATTTATTAAAACTTATATTGATGCTTATTCCCATGACGAAACTGGCGAATATCATATGCCAATAATAGTTCTACTATCTAATGTAAAACAATACGAGAAAATGCTAAGATTATTATCACATATAAATAACAAGGTTGTAAATTATAATTCAAAACTTAGATATGGCGTTGTTTGGGACGAGGCAGATAAAACATACAAATCTTTGAGAAACAAAAGAATCACTATTAATGGCGATTCTGTGTCATGCTTAACGTATTTTACAGATAATACTACTGCTCTCTATCGTCTTGGATTTGTTACGGCTACTGACGGTGACTTGCTAGACGAAGATTATCCGGAATGTGCAAATGCATATCTATATCCAGTTGAAATAAACGCTGATGATCATCAACATTATCGAGCTTTGCACCATACTGAATCTGTAACACATAGGGTTCCCTTTAAATCAAGACATACTAATAATTCTTATGCAAAAGAAGTAATTGATAACCATCTTGACCACTTTACAAAGCCAACTGTTCTTCAATCTGGAGAAATCTATTACAGGAAGATTATAATTAATTCCAATTCTAGAACTGAAGAAATGAAAGAATTTGCTAAGTGGGCTAATACAAAGGGTATGTATTCATGTGTATTTAATGGTTATGGAGGCGCAAGTGTTAAAGTATTTAAAGATGGACATCTTATTGGAACTCATAAAACAAGGGGTAAAAAGTTTAACGAAACATTATTCTATATCTATAAGAAGTATAAGCTTTGCGATAAACCAATTGTTATTATCGGAAGACGCAAGGTTGATCGAGGATTGGGATTTCATTATTCTCCAAGAACTAATGAAGAGATTAAAATTGATGGGGAGTTAGGAGTGCTTATTACAAAAAACAAAGAGGGTCTTATTTGGACAGACATTATATTGGGAAAGATAGAAGATAAGAACACAGCTGCTCAAAAAGCCGGACGCTTAGCAGGCATTATTGGAAATTCTCCTCAATATAGTGGAACTAGTCATTATTGGACCGATGAAAGTACAGAAAACCTTATTCGAAGACACAATACGATCGTAGACGAAAGTAATAATAGCTTTGGATGTTCAGTTTTGCAAGCAGTTAGACATGCCGAAGACGCGACTCCGATTGTTAGAGTAAACCACCGTACTGATATTAATACATTTCTTGTTTATAATAACGAAGACGATGTTAAAAATGTATGTAGATATCTTGATTATTATTACAGAGCAACTTCGGTTTCAACTGAAGGACCAAATACAGGATTCCGTGAAACAACGCTTAACGGTCCTAAACTTAAAGCTTCTTTAATACAAGCTATTGATAAGGTACCAACAGCTTATGGTGGTGGAGCTGCAGCATACCGAACATATTATCCTTGTTATAAAGACATTAATGATCCAACGTCTCTATATTTCGTTGTGATTATTAGACCTGGCACTGATGTTGCAAAGCTTCAACATGTAAGGGCCACATGGCCTTCGATCGTAATCCCGCAGGAAGGAAACTTTTAAACAACTATAAAAAACAATATAAAAATAACTTTTTTATATTGTATACTAGAATGTCTTCATCTAGAGTTGCTATTGGTATTGACTTGGGGACTACTTATTCTTGCGTTGGTGTATGGCAAAATGACCACGTTGAAATTATTGCTAACGACCAAGGAAACCGCACAATGCCTTCTTACGTCTCTTTCACGCAAGAAGAGCGTTTGATTGGTGAGGCAGCTAAATCGTTAGCTGCTAATAATGCTAAGAATACTGTATTTGACGCCAAGCGTCTTATTGGAAACAGTTTTAATGATGAGAAGGTTCAATCCGACATGAAGCATTTTTCTTATAATGTCATTAATCGTGATAATAAGCCATTTATTGAGGTTGAATTTAAGGGCGAAACTAAGGTATTTGCTCCCGAAGAGATTAGTTCTATGGTTCTCGGTAAGATGAAGGAGATTGCTGAAGCATATTTGGGTTTCGAGGTGACTGATGCGGTTGTTACTGTCCCTGCATATTTTAATGATTCCCAGAGACAAGCTACTAAAGACGCTGGGACAATTGCTGGTCTTAATGTTATCCGTATTATTAATGAACCAACTGCAGCGGCAATTGCCTACGGTCTTGATAAGAAGAGTGAAGGTGAAAAGAATGTGCTAATTTTTGATTGCGGAGGTAAAAGTTCTGCTTCCTGTGGTAGCCCACTCGTTATGGCTTATTAAAGCCATGGCGGAATCTGGTTAATTGCTGGAAACTCCTTAAGCTTTTCCTACCACAACATAATATGAAAATATAAGTGTGATGGTTTAAAAAAGGTAAAAGATTGGACAATCAGCAGCCAAGCTTCTAAGTATTAAGTTACATCAAATATATGAAGAAGGTTCAACGACTAGGCCTATTTGGCCCACGAATGCCAGAGTTTAATTTTAGTTATACTAATTAATTGCTAACAAAATGAAATAAAAAAATGTTACAATATATATAAATGACGTCTGAAACTATAAGAAATGAGATATTGAATTCACTAACAGAGTTTAAAAATAAAAACAACAATAGCATTATACCCATTACAAAAAGAGAATTAAAATTTGAATCAAGTAAATACTCATCAACAAAAGAAAATATTTGGCATGTTTTTATTAATGATATTAAAATTAAAAAATCGTCGGAATATTTATTTAGTTATAAGTGTTTATCTTGTTTTAAATTAAACACATGTGCTTCTACACAATTTTTAAGAAAGATTCGACAAGCAAAATCCCAATGTTTTCAATGCAATAATATCAATTTAAATGAAACGGAATATGATCGCACACCCAAAACAAAGATTGAGAAAGAAGAAAAAACGTATCGTCAAAAATACGAAGATTCTAAAATCGAATTTGAATTATATCCCGACCAGTATAAAATTTCATACTTATTATCACATTTATCTAGTGATGATTATAATCGAATAATTCCAAATATTTTGAGTTTTGGAAACGGAAAGTTTACAAGTATGAATGATTATGAATATTGGCCCATTTATAAAGTAAATAATCAAATGAAATTTTCATACGTTATTTACGATAGTGCAAACGATATAATCTTTAAAGCAAATCAACCGGTTATAAAGTGTGATAACTGCGAAAACAATTGGCGATGTAAATCTCTTGAAGTATTTAAAAATTGTCATAAAATGCTATGCCCTGATTGTAAGCTATGTAACCGTACATTTAAAATACGACCTATAAAAAATATTAATAATCAAATTATTATGTATCAATCCAAACTTGAATTAAAATTCATAGAATGGTGTGCTTCTAATAATTTGATAGTTACAAATGGTCCAAATGTTAGTTACATGTTTAAAGATAAATCGCATAAATATAGAGTTGATTTTCAAATCGATAATGTATTAGTTGAAATAAAAGATTTTCATATATGGCATAGAAATCAAGTAGAAAGTGGAGTATGGGATGAAAAAATAAATGCTGTTAATAAATACATTTTAGATAATAAATTAAAAAAATATTATTTTATAACTCCAAGTAATTGGAATCAGATGATCAAAGAATTACACCTTTGCACATTAAAAACGCCACCGAAGGGGGCAGTTATGAGTGAGCGAGGTGATGCTGATTGCGCATTTTCAATGTGCAACGGTGTAAAAGGCGAATTAAAAGTATAACGAATTAAATAAGATATAGTCTGCTCTCATGTGAAAATATGAGAAATAATGAATTAAATATCATTATAAAAACACGAATGTGGGAACATTCGACGTTTCTATTCTTACAATTGAAGATTCTATTTTCGAAGTTAAGGCAACCGCAGGTGATACTCACCTTGGTGGTGAGGATTTCGACACTGCAATGGTAGAGCACTTTATGCAAGAATTTAAGAGAAAGCATAAGCATGATATTTCATCGAGCGCACGCGCTGTTCGCCGCCTCCGCACTGCATGCGAGAGCGCTAAGCGTACACTCTCCTCCTCCACAGTAGCTAACATCGAAATTGATAGTTTATTCGAAGGCATCGATTTCAATAGTAGCATTACTCGCGCTAAATTTGAGAATCTTTGCGACCATCTATTTAGAAAGACAATGGCTCCTGTGGAGCAAGTGCTTCGTGACTCTAAAATGTCCAAGGCACAAATTAACGAGATTGTTCTAGTTGGTGGCAGTACTCGTATTCCTAAGATCCAACAGCTTTTGTCTGAATTTTTTAATGGAAAGGAGCTATGTAAGTCAATTAACCCTGACGAATGCGTAGCATATGGTGCTGCTGTTCAAGCCGCTATTCTAACTGGTTCACGTGATTCTAAGATTTCGGATCTCTTGCTATTGGATGTTTGTCCTCTCAGCTTGGGTCTTGAGACAGCGGGTGGCGTGATGACTAAGATTATTAACCGCAATACTACAATTCCCTCCAAAAAGACCCAGACATTCTCTACTTATGCTGATAACCAACCTGGTGTCTTGATTCAGGTCTTTGAAGGGGAGCGCGGTATGACAAAGGATAATACACTCCTTGGTAAGTTCCAATTGGATGGCATTCCTCCCATGCCCCGTGGTGCTCCCCAAATCGAAGTAGCGTTCGATCTAGACGCTAACGGTATCTTAAATGTATCTGCGTCTGAAAAATCCACTGGAAAGACAAATAAGATTACGATCACTAACGATAAGGGCAGATTGAGCAAGGAAGAAATTGATAAAATGGTTGAAGAAGCCGAAAGATATAAGAACGAGGATGAGGAATTACGCGGTAAAATTGAAGCAAAGAACCGTATGGAAGAGCAAATTTACCAGCTAAAGAGTAGTAATACTAATCCAGATACTAAGAATCAAATCGACGCAGTTATCAAGGAGTATGAGGAGTGGCATACTGATAATCCTAGCGCTTCTAAGGAAGAATTTGAGGCCAAGACCAAGGAAATGATGGACGCAGTTGCTAAGCTCTCTGTTACTGTGCCAGAATCTAGCGAAACTGTTGACGAAGACGACGGTCCAGAAATTCAAGAGATTGATTAAAATTTCACGCTCCTATTTTTTCTACGAATACCATATAAATATGCACATGGTTATAAAATATTTAGGATTTGCAATTATTGCATATGTCTTTTTATGGTTGTTGTATATTATATTAGCTTATTTAAAAATATTTCTCGATCCATGGTTTTCCAAACTCGAAGAAACTTATTATAAAATCACAAAAAAAAAGAAAACCTAATTTTTTTCCTATTATATCATATATGTATAATTATTTAGTAGAATTTGTCGGTACTGCGTTTTTCTTATACGTATTTTTAGCCACTGGAAACCCATTGGCGATAGGTGCTGCTTTAGCGTTAGTTATATTAGTTACAGCGAATATTTCTGGCGGATATCTTAATCCTGCTGTTACAATTGTAATGGCTTCTGCAGGAAAATTATCACCAAATGAGGTGATACCCTACTGCGTTGCTCAAATATTTGGTGGGTTGACTGCTCTCGAGCTGTACAAGAGATATAAACTCTAATTTGAATATAAGCTGATGCTAATATTCAAAAACTACCTAGTTCTTCTTATTAATCTATAAAAAATAAATAGCCCGATAACAGTAAGAGAACCTACATAAAAACGTGTTATCATATTCATTTTAGGTTCGGGTTTATTAGAAACATCCTTTATGACGTTTCCTTTTTTGGCTTCCTTAATATATTCTTCCACATCTTCATAAATACTATCTTCTAAGATCATGAAATCATTGTTAGCTTCGCTTTGTTTTATAGAAATAGGGATTATTTCTTTGTCTTTTTGATTATAATTTAAATATACTGGATCAAAATTACTCTTATATAGATCATCTACAGCAGAAGAACTTCCTTTCTTTTTATAACTACTAAAGTTTTCTGTATTTGGAGGCAATGGTCGATTAGCTAAAACAATGTTATTCATTTATATTATAATTATAAATTTTTATAGTTATAATTCAAACCAAAAATATTAAAAACAGGTATAAAGATACGACAATATATTAATTTAGACATGTGTGGAATCTTTGCTCTAATAAATAATGACGACACTGTACTAAACACACTATTTATAAAAGAACAATTTAATAAGGGCAAGGGTAGAGGTCCTGAACATTCCATATTAAAAAGCATCATGATAAAGGCACAGTTTGGATTTCATCGTCTGGCCATTAATGGCATTGATGATGTCTCGAATCAACCTATAACTATTAATGAAATAGCCGTAATATGCAATGGTGAAATTTATAACTATAAACAATTATACAGGGAAATGAATGTTACTCCAACAACAAACTCGGACTGCGAGGTAATAATACACCTTTATAAAAAATATGGTATAGAGCATACTCTAAAAATGCTAGATGGTGTTTTTGCGTTCGTGTTAATCGATTATAGATTATCGAATAAAACATCTAAAATGTATATCGCACGTGACCCGTATGGCATTAGACCACTGTATTACTTAAGACCGGATTATGGTACTGAAATATTTGGATTTGCTAGTGAATTAAAAATGATTAATGAGATTAAGAACAAACTAAACGAGAGTAAAAAATATAGAAGGACCGACATAGTTTATAACATAGAACAATTTACCCCCGGAACATATTCTGTATTTGACTATAATTATAAAGTAAATTCATTATGGCGGATTAGTAGAGACAGGTATCCATATCATTCAACTGGGTTTCATACTAATATTTATAACCCCAGTAAAAGATTTATTACTGATAACATCCAATATTATTTGAAAAGCGCAGTTGAAAAACGGTGTTCAACTACAGATCGACCTATTGCATGTCTACTTTCTGGTGGACTAGATAGTAGTTTAATAGCTGCGCTAGTTAATGATTATCATATTAAACATAATTTGCCAGTTATCGAAACTTATAGCATAGGACTGGCTGGTTCGGAAGATTTAAAGTACGCAAAAATAGTTGCAGATTACTTAGGAACGAAACATACAGAAATTCTACTGACCGAACAAGATTTCCTAAACGCTATTCCGGAAGTAATATCTGCTATTGAAAGTTATGACACAACAACTGTTCGAGCGAGCATAGGTAATTGGTTATTAGGTAAATATATATCCGAACATAGTGACGCTAAGGTTATTTTTAATGGCGACGGTTCCGATGAACTCGCTGGTGGATATTTATATATGAATTATGCACCCGATCACATCGAGTTTGATAACGAAACATGCAGGTTATTACAAGATATTCATGCATTCGATGTATTGCGTTCAGATAAATCTATTTCTGGTCATGGATTAGAACCTAGAACTCCTTTCTTAGATCGTTCATGGGTGCAATTTTATTTAACAATTCCAAGCTCTATTCGTTTTCATAAGCTGTCTGGAACTATTGAAAAATCGCTTATTAGAAATGCTTTTTCAGAAAATGAATATAAATCATCAACAGGGAAAGCGCTTTTGCCAGCCGAAGTATTAATGCGAAGAAAAGAAGCTTTTAGTGATGGCGTTTCTAAAACAACACGCTCCCTTTATCAAATAATTCAAGAATACTGTGAAGATAAATTTACTCAGGAACAATCAAATAACCCTCAAACTATAAGCAACAATGTAAATATTTATGAACAAATTGCTAGAATTGATGAATCTATGAGTGAAGTTGGTGATCACCTACTTCCTACTACTGCTGAACAATATTATTATCGTAAAATTTTTGAAAGTCATTATAGCGGGATGGGTCATATTGTGCCTTATTTCTGGATGCCGAGATACGTCGAAGCAAAAGATGCAAGCGCTAGAACACTAGGTATTTACAAGACATAAAAAATTGATTTGTTCTACTTCTATTATAGTACTAGAACAAATCAATTAAGTACAATGAGCAACATTCTTCTTAAATTAACCAGTAAAACTGGTAAGTATCTAGTAAACAACGATGTTTTAACTATTATTAAACTATTTACTGGTGAACTCCATTATCGTAATGGGAAATATACAAAGGTTAATCGAATCCCGAGATTGGATTCACGTTATGAAATGCTTTTAAATAGGCCTAGGATAAAACAGATACTGAATACCGATAGAAACGACCACATCCTTAAAGGAAGCGTTTGGTTTAAAGTAAACGGCAAATTCATGGTATTTAATGTTGGATATCTACACGTTTGGGTAGGAACACATTTTTATGATGGCTACATTACAGAAGTATATTATAAAGGTAATGCTTATCTAACTCATATATAAAAAAAACGTGAATAAAAATAATACGTAATATATATATATAATGGATGAAAAACAAATACTAGAACTTACCAGAAAATCTTTCTATGGTGTTTACTATTTTATGTTAGCTGCATTAGCTATTACATTTATATCTTCTTTAATTGTTAAAGACCCACTATTACGAAGAATATTATTTATCGAGATATTGGTCACAGGCATATCTTCATTTATATATTTTTTATTTACTAATAATATTTCACAATACTTTGATACGGTTCATAAAGATAATCAAGATATAAATTTAACTGTAGTAGATCGAGTTCGCTATTATGGATGGGTTTTTACTACACCCCTTATGCTTATTGTCTTATGTTTAGCTCTAAGCAGCTCTACTAGAATCATTATAAATCCAATTACTATGTTTACTATTTTAATACTTAATTACATTATGTTAATGTTCGGATTTTTAGGAGAATTAAATATTATTGACCGCATTGCTGCTACAGTATTAGGATTTATACCATTCCTTCTTATTTTCTATCTAATATTCAGCACGTTCTTAATAAATTCATTTAATCCATTCAACTATCTTCTTTTTGGAATTTACTTTATTGTTTGGGCTGGTTATCGTATATCTTATATGTTTGAAGAGAAAGAAAAGAATATTGCTATAAACTTCTTTGATGCTATATCAAAAGGCGCTGTCGCAATTTTATTGTCGTTTAGCTATTTACCTTTCTAAATTTAAGGTGCAACGAATCTGTAATTATTTTTGTAAAAATACAAAAATAATACTAATATAAAATATGCGGAAAGGAATTCATTATACATTAGAACCTCACGAAGAAACTTTTTTTGATTCTATGATTGGTGTTTCTGATTGGGTAATTGGTTATATTGAGGGAATATTTATGTTGTGTGGTGAAAAAAAAGAAAAGGGAGATCCAATAAACGAAATAGATATTTTAGCTGCTGAAACTGATAGTAGGTATTTAATTTATAAAAAAGATACTAAAATGGTTGGAAGAGTTATATACCGATAAGTATTTAAGTATTTAAGTATATGACAATATACTTATGCGCCTTTTTAATTGGTTGCGTCTACATGTGTACAAAGCTGTAATGTGTAATTGTACAAAGTTGTAAAATTATTATTATATAATAATAATTATATACATGATTAATTTAAATATTTATACCTCTTTAATTGCTTCTATTATTATACAAGTTATAACAGGAATCATTGAAGTCATTTCTCTATTTATTAGCGTCCCTCTTAAGTTTGCGTTTTTAAAACAAATGATGTTATTGGAAATATTTGTGCAGATCATAGAAGGTTCATTTTACATATATTGGTTGTACAATTTCAAAAATATTTTAAACATTACTCCGAAAAGATACTTTGATTGGATAATTACAACACCAACTATGTTAATAAATTTAATTTTTTATTTAATTTTTTTAGATTATAAAGAGAATAATGCCAGTGATAAGCTAAATTTTTTTGAACTATTTAATACAGAATTTTATACTATTATTACAGTTTTATTACTTAATTGGGCTATGCTTTTATTTGGTTATTTAGCCGAAACTTCTGCAATTAATGTACTATTGGGAGTTTCGTTAGGATTTATTCCATTTTTAATTTATTATTATATTATTTATACGAAATATGCTATATTAAGTGATGATGGATTAAAAATATTCATTTACTTCTTTGTTTTTTGGTCATTATATGGTATAGTTGCTGTATTCCCTTATAAAATTAAGAATGTATGTTATAATATTTTAGATTTATTTTCAAAGAACTTTTTTGGTTTATTTTTGACTTATTTAATATTTGCTAATAAAAATTAGTTATCATAGTAAAGATTGTTTACTCACATTATATTTTACACCATTGAATGTGTAAAATAAAATTATTTTTTAATATTTGTACACTTACCTAGAAATCCGCGCTAAAATCAAATACATCCCCATCTACTGTCTTATTAGCAAGAGCATACTCAGAATTAGTACGCTCAAAGAAATTTACCTTGGACTCGATGCTAATCAATTCCATAAAATCAAACGGGTTTATCGACCCATAAATCTTATCATACCCTAGTTGCAATGATAATCTATCCGCAACAAATTCAATATACTGCGTCATCAACTTAGCATTCATGCCAATCATACGGCAAGGAATCGCTTCTGTAATAAACTCCTTCTCTATCTCTACGGCTTCCGTAATAATCTCATGGATACGCTTCTTTGGTAACTTTCTTACCATTTTTGAATATAGCAATATCGCAAATTCTGTATGCAATGCCTCATCTCTAGAGATCAGTTCATTTGAAAACGTGAGTCCAGGCATAAGACCGCGCTTCTTCAACCAATAGATTGATGCAAACGATGAGCTAAATAGGAGTCCCTCTACACATGCGAATGCTACTAATCGCGATGCAAAACTACTACGCTTATCATTGAGCCATTTCTTTGCCCAATTAAATTTCTTCATAATACAAGGATAATGCTTAGTCGCCTCAAACAACTTTGTTTTTTCCTCTGAATCCTTAATATAAGTATCAATCAACAAACTATACATTTCTGAATGAATATTTTCCATAGCAATCTGAAATCCATAAAATGCCCGTGCCTCTGAAATCTGCACGTCCGCCATAAACCGCACCGCTAAATTTTCTGTTACAGCACCATCACTGGCAGAAAAGAACGCTAAAACCATCTTTATAAAATTACGCTCATCGTCATTTAACGTATTCCAATCATTTAAATCCTGAGCAAGATTAACTTCATTTACGATCCAAAAACAATCTACTTGCTTTTTATACATTTTCCAAATGTCATCATACTTGATAGGAAACATTACGTAGCGATTGTCATCAGGCGCGAGGATGGGTTCAACGAAAGCTGGCTCGGACATTTTTTGCCTAAATAATATACTCGTTAGATTTTATCCCCTTTTCGTAATTTAATTAGAAAGTATGTGAATTTGCGTTCAATCTCACATAATTATTTTAATTCAATTTTTTCGTTTACTTTTTCTATTCTTGCGGGTTTTCTTTCGCCTACTTCCTCCGCGCCCAATCCTCCCTGGAAACACTTTATCTAATACTTTGCCAGTTCCTTTTCTAATACTTTTTAAAACCCTGTGTGTTCTGTGTTCTATGGGTTTTCCTACTATTGGAACACTTCTTACGGCGCTTCCTAGTCCTGTTTTAACATCTGAAGCAAAGTTGCTAACACTTCCCATCGCTCTACCAATACTATCCGTTACTCTAGACATTCTGTCATGTTCGGGCATTTTTATATATCTTATATTATAAGATTAGAAAAATATGCTAGATTTGTGCAAATATAAGGACATTTTTGGTAAACCAAATACTGGAGCCCATAGATACCGTTTCTTAAATGTTGCAGTAATTGATGTTGCGTTTACAATAATTTTTGCATACGGGATTTCGTATTTTTTTGACTATCCATTTATAATAACTTTAGGAATTATGTTTCTGCTCGGTATTATATTTCACAGATTATTTTGTGTACGCACAACAGTCGATAAAATTTTATTTCCTTAATTTGCTTTTTCGCCAGTTTTATTTTCAATAGGTATTGTAATGAAAACAACGGATAATGATCTCTCTGACTCTCTCGGTGAACCTAAGGTTGAAACTAAAAAACCCAGGACTCGTAAACCTAGGAAACAAAATCAAAAAGAAATTATGAACGAGTATTACACCGAAGTAGAAAAAGAAAGAGAACAGTCCGCAGCAAAACAGCGCAAGTATTATGAAAATATGCAATATTTATCAGCGCATGAAAAAACATTATTCGACCAAAAATTTACTAACCCAAAAAACTTTAGCCAAGAGCGTTATGTAGGTCTATTAAAACAGAAATCTAAAAAAATTGTTGTAGCAACAGGGCCCGCAGGAACTGGCAAAACTCTTTTTGCAACCGAGTATGGTGTCCGTAATTTCCTTTTAGGAGTTTATGAGAAACTTATATTCACACGCCCTTCTGTATCTGTAGATGAAGATTTAGGTTATTTACCAGGTACCCTTGAAGAAAAAATGGCGCCATGGGTGCGTCCCATTTATGATATCCTTTATCAGTTCATATCCCCTAGAGAAGTCACCGCGCTCATGGAGGATAAAGTTATTGAAATTGCGCCTTTAGGTTACATGCGCGGTAGAACATTTAAAAACTGTTGGATAGTAGCCGATGAAATGCAGAATTCTACTATTTCCCAAATGAAAATGTTGCTAACGCGTTTAGGAGAAAATAGCCGCCTAGTTATTACGGGAGATTTAGAGCAATATGATCGTCAGAACGAATTGAATGGATTAGATGATTTTTTAAATAAATTTAGAGGAAAAAGATCTACAAGCATTAGTAGCTTCGAATTCCAACGCGGTGATATCCAACGTGAAGATGTCGTTAAAGAAATTCTTGATATATATAGCGGTGAAGAAATACCTCCAAGTTACAATTTAGAAGAAGATACCTAATATTTAGGACAATAATTTCCCAATATAAAGTATATACAGAATGAAAGTGTTTCCTAATAAATCTATAAAAATGAAGTATACCGTCGGATCTCTTTTACACAACCGCTTTGTACTTTATTTTGTATTCATTATAGCGCTCTTACAACTTATATATTTCTTGAATATCAATGATATGTTCTCTTTTTCTTCTCTCATATTGGTTGGACTTTTAACCTCCTTTTTTAATAAAAATATGACTATTATACTGTTAGTTGCCATAGTTTTTACTCATGTTATTAAGTACGGTCGTAAATCGTATAGCGAAGGTATGGATGATATGGAGCAAAGCAAATCGGAGAAATCAACTGATCCTACAGATAAAATCGTAGCAGATCTGTCTAAGATTAAAGATATCTCAAAAAAGATTGATGAAATGAAAGATAAAGCAAACAGTAAAGATGATATTTTTAATAATTTAGAAGATATTAAAGACACGCGTGATAAAATTGTTGAAAACATAAATAATGTTAAACCTCTTTTAGAAAAATTTCAAGGATACATAGAAAAATATAAGAACCATCAAGAAAAAGAAGGCATTCAAAATGAGAATAAATAAATTTTATATGTATTAATTTTACGGTTCTAATATATATAAAGTATAAATAATTATTGAATGGCTGATATTATTGCTATGATTCAGTCCACCATTAGTGCTGTACAAGCTACATTATCAGCTGTCGGAATTGCATCTGGACAAGCTGCTGCTATGGCAGCTATTCCACCATTAGCTATTGAAGCTAGAGGCATAGCAGAAGTAATTGTAGGAATTGGTCAAGTAATCTATGGTAGTATAACAAGTATTACATATATTGTTCCTGATCTATTTGATGCAATATACACGTTTGTAGTTTTTGCTATATCTTGGATGTTATGTCTTTTTAAAAATATAGCTAATATGCAAACATGTTTATTTTATTATTTAATAGATACTGTTGGACAAATAATGTATTTACCATTCCGAATTATTTTTTGGTTATGTTATCTTGTTAAACTTGATTTATATCCTGCGGAAAAATCAATATGGGATGCGATCGAGAGCGTAGATCGTGTTTTTATTAAGAATGCGGGGTTTCATATCTGTCATTGGCCGAAGAATATTAGAGACCAGTGCTATAATTGCAAGAGATTGAAGGTGTCTACTCTTAATCGTCATTCCGCGCCATTAGTGCACGATATTAATCATCATGTACCGCGTCTATTGAACCCAGGATTTAATACAGTTTCTAGTGGAGCTGACAAAATGTTGAATCCTTTTGATTATTAGAATTGAGTTTTTATTTCTATATTTATTATATATGTCATTAACAGCTTCTGATTTAAAAACAAATACTGAATCTTATTCAACTAAAGATAAAAACGGAAACAATTTTATTTTAGGGAAGTTAGTAAAAATAGAGGAAAAAATGCAAGTATGGGGGTCTGATACTATTCTTCTTTATAAATTAACTTTCGAAAACATGCCGCCTAAAGAAATACTTAGAGAAAATAATTATACTTCGTTTAATCCCGACGGCGTAAATCCTATGGAGAAAATGTTTACTAAACTTGAAAAAGGTGGTAAGCGAAAGTATAATAAATCCAAAAAGAGTAGAAAACAAAAATCAAGAAGAAACAGAATAAGCAATAAATCTAATAAATAATCCTAGTAATTTATGTAGGAATAGTATATAAAATGGGTAAAAAATGTATTCCTGGATTATTCTGTGTTGAGAATATGACCCTATTTCTATTATTCGTTATTTTAATCCTTATAATATACTTCTACCATATTCATCTGTCTAATTCTAAAAATATTGAACCATCGAAAGTAATTATCGTTAACCAACCTCCTTTAGGCGCAATTGCTACAAGACAAGACCCTATGAATAATCCTTATGCACCTCCTATGAAATCAGATTCAATATATTATCCTCCTAACTCTGGAGATGTACGTGGCATGATTCCAGTAAATATCGAAACTAGAGGTTTATCTACCAGCTACCAACAAGTGGGAATATTAACGAGAAACCGAGGTGGTGATATGATACTCCCTTTAATGGGAAGAAGAAATATGGCGGGGCGTGATAAATGGCAATATTACACAATATCAAATACTGGGAATTTAAATACTAAATTGCCTATTTCTGTAAATGGTAAAAGCTGTACTAGCGAGTATGGTTGTGATAGTGTTAGTAACGGCGACACGGTATACGTTGAGGGTTATAATGATACCTTTCGCGCTACTGTTTATGAAACCAGTTCTTTCCAATATCTCCCTCAACTTTAGAAAATAAAATGTATTATTAATAAACTATATCTACGTATAATATAGTTTATTATGTCCTACTTTGATATTAAAGATTCGAAACCATTAACTTCATCAGTTGCTGCTTTCAGTAACCCTAAAGTTACTCTATTAAATGGTGACCATTTAGAAAAAACACCTGCGTCCTTTATTAGTTCTTTATATTATTATAGAATGCCTTATCCATCAGATAATAATACTAGATTAACTTATTACGATAATGGTACTCCTATAGTTTATAAACCCGCATACATTTATATATATGGATTATTGCATAATAATATTACTGGTCTAACAACAGAAACTGACGATCCTAAAAAAAATATAGTAGGAGAGATGGTTATAGAATATAATTCTGATGCAAATAGCAATAGCTTATTTCTTTGTATTTTACTAAAAAAATCTCCTTCCGTTTCGAGCAACATGTCGAGCATTGATAAAATTATTAACATGAGTAATACAGACATATCTGATCAGCAAAATTATACTCGTAGTGTTGATTTAAATTTTGATATTGACATACCAGGCAAACAAACATTTTTTAAATATATCGACACATCATTATTTGTTAATAATATTGTAATAGTTCTTTTAAATCCTATAATAATATCTTCTAATGATGTTAGTACAATTATTTCGAAACTATCTCCTGACACATCTCTATTTAAAGTAAGTGCGCCAAATAATTATCTAAATATTACCGCTATGGCGGATAATCAGGAGAATCAGAATAATGAGGATAACAGCACTAAAATAAGCAAGGATGAAATTTATATTGATTGTAACCCAACTAATGACGATCTTAAAGACGCAACTACATATAATTTACCAATTGGAAAAGCACTAAGTAAGGATATACAGAAAATGGACTTTATGAAGACCGCTGTAAATTTCTTTGTTTTTATAATTGGCATTGCATTTATATATGGTGTCGTTCCAATTACTTATAAAACATTGGTTATTGATAACATTATAGATGCGTACGATAATGATGATGATAGAAAAAAGCGAATCCGAAGCGCTGATGTGATTTTAATTATGGGGCTTTTGTATGTAATGTCTACATTCTTTTATTATGGTTTTAAAAAGGGAGGAGATCCTCAAATGGCAACATATGGTATATTTGTAATAGTTTTTTTACTTCTATCGTATATTATAATACAGTTCTATAAGGCGTCTGATACCTGGATAAAATACATAAAAGATGAAGAAAAAGAAAAAATGTTTTATGATTTTCCTGATATTGGTAGATTACTTGTTTCTTGTTTTTCATACGCATACCTCTTTAATAATTTCAAAGATGGACTTAATGGCGGAGCTACAATGCCTGTTCTAGTACTTCTACTAATTGTTACATTTGTTTTAGGAATATTATATATAGCATCTAAAATAGATAATTTCAGTGACTACTTTTCGCAATGTTTTTGGGCGATTTTAATCGGCGTCCCGATTTTTGCATACTTAATGGGTATAGGTAAATAATAAATATAATTAATAATAAATTAATAATTATAAAAATAACTAAAAATAATAAATATAATTAATAATAATAAATTAATAATTATAAAAATAACTAAAAATAATAAATATAATTAATAATAATAAATTAATAATTATAAAAATATTACAGGAATAAAATAAAATATTACTAGGAGGGATTAAAAGGGAACCTAGGTTCCCTTTCTAATATAACGATGCGTCCTTAATATCATCAGCTACCGGTTTATAACTACTCGATGTAAACACACTAGGATCACTATGTCCTATAGGAGCCATTTGCTGAATAACTTGCTCTTCTAATGATTCTTGTCTTGGAGGATTTAATGCCTTTAATTCAGTATCCTTCTTGGCTTGAGTTGGAGCATACTTTACCATTTGGACTCGTCCAGTTTTATTCGCGCTACGACGTAATAATTCATACGCGACAAATACATAAACTACTGCAATTATAGGATTAACATTAAAGAATAAATACACAGTTACTACAAATATAGATAACATACCTAAAGGAGAATCAACCATTTCTGCTAAGAAATTGGGTGTTTGAACTGGCAAAACTATATAGAGTATAAAAATCACTAATAATGCGAATTCCAATTGCGAAAACGATTTAAATAAATTAGGAATGTTTGGGAAATTCATTATATATTATACAATACCATTATATTTTTTCAAATATGCATTAATACCTCTTAGAAAAATTGAATCGTCCTAAATAGATTTAAGAAACCAATATATACAATAGGTCGTTAATATCTTAATGAATAGGAGGAAGTTCTTTATTAATAAAAAATCCAAGTCCCTACCCGCTAAAACAAATGAATTTACCCTAACCGATGAATATAAAACAACGATTTGTTCTAATTCATATTTGGGAAAAAAAGGGTACACAATATCGAAAAGTTTATTATCAAAAGAAGACGAAGATTTCTTACGTAAAGATTTATTCGTAAAGCCAGTTATTTTCGGAACTAATTTTGGTGGGAAGGGCGCGGACGAAGCAAGCTCTTTCCCTGTTTTCCGTGAAAACGCTAACAAAATGTATCTGCCCCGGTTTTATGGTATCCAGCGCTACGGACTCCCAATCCGTTCCGAAATAGGAGTCGGAGAGGATATTTCCATTGAATTTGCTAAACCTCTACGTGATTACCAAGACAAAATTATAGGAGTTTATATGGATTATGTAAATAGAGGTATATGCAGTGGTTCTGAAAATAAAGGCAGTGGAGGTATACTCGAAGTTCCTTGTGGACGAGGCAAATGTTTAGGTAAAGATACACCAATATTAATGTATGATGGAACAATTAAAATGGTACAGGATATTGTTATTGGTGATCAGATTATGGGCGATGATTCAACGCCTAGAAATGTTCTTACTCTAGCTCGTGGAAAAGAAATGATGTATAAAGTATCATCCCAAAAAGGTAATGGATATATAGTCAATGAAAGTCATATTTTATCATTAAAAACAAGTATAAAATTAAATAAAAAGACACCTAAAAATTCCATAATTGACATCTCTGTTACAGATTATTTGAATTTACCAAATTATTATCATGGTAGAAGTGGTCCTCTATTAGGGTATCGGGTCCCTATTGAATTTAAAGAAAGTACTGTTCACATAGACCCATATTTACTGGGTTATTGGTTAGGTGATGGAAGCTCAGATGGAACTAGAATATCAACTCAAGAATCAACAGTTATTAAATATATGGCAGATTGTTTTAAAACAAAACATACATCATTATATTTAAAATATACTGGACACCAATATGATTATAGAATAAATTCTGTAAATAAAAAAAATATATTTTTGGATTTTCTTCGCAATAATAATCTTATACATAATAAGCATATTCCTCATATTTATAAGTGCAATTCTAGGAAAATACAATTAGAATTATTGGCAGGATTAATTGACTCTGATGGATATTATCATGATAATTGTTATGAAATAATTCAGAAAAACGAGAAGCTATTGGATGATATTATATTCTTATCTAGGTCGCTTGGATTTTCCGCATTTAAAACAAAGAAACAAAAAACTTGCACTAATAGCAAAAATGGTCGAGTTACCGGTACATACTACGGAACTAATATATGTGGCGTTGGGTTAGAAGAAATACCTGTTAAATGTCTAAGGAAGAAAGGTCATGTTAGACAATTAATTCGGGATTGTTTGAAATATAGAATTACATTGGAAAAGTTAGAAGTTGATGATTACTATGGATTTGAAATTGATGGAAATCATAGGTTTGTTCTTGGAGATTTTACGGTTACTCATAATACTGTGCTGTCTCTAAAAATTATATCACTATTAAAGAAAAAAACGCTTATCCTTGTACATAAAGAATTTCTAATGAACCAGTGGATTGAACGCATAAACGAATTCTTACCTGGTGCTACTGTCGGAAAAATTCAGGGCACTGTATTTGATGTCGAGGGAAAAGATATCGTTATTGGTATGATTCAGACACTATATGATAAGGAATATAGTCAAGATACATTCTCATGTTTTGGTCTAACAATTATTGATGAAGTGCACAGAATAGGTAGTGAGCAGTTTTCCCGAACACTGTTTAAGACAATTACACCTTATATGCTCGGTATTTCAGCTACAGTAGATAGAAAGGATAAACTAACGCGTGTTTTGTATATGTATATTGGTGAAAAAATTTATACTGAAAAACGCGAGGATGATGATCTCGTTTCTGTCCGTGCTGTTCGATATAAATCAAATGATCCCGAATTTAATGAGGTTGATGTAGATTTTCGCGGTATGCCGAAATACAGTACTATGATTAGCAAATTATGTGAATATGGACCCCGCAGTGATTTTATTATTCGTATTATTAAAGATTTGGTCGAGGAAGAACCAGAAAACCAAATTATGGTATTATGCCATAACCGTTCACTTTTATCCTATTTGTATGACGGAATTGTTCATCGGAATATTGCTGCTGTTGGTTATTATGTAGGTGGAATGAAACAGGCCAATTTACAACAGACAGAAAGTAAACAGATTGTCCTAGCAACTTATGCTATGGCAGCTGAAGCATTAGATATTAAATCTCTATCTACTCTTGTTATGGTTACTCCTAAAACAGATATTACACAATCTGTAGGGCGTATTTTGAGAGTAAAACATGAGAATCCAATTATTGTAGATATTGTGGATTCGCATGATTTATTTGAAAACCAGTGGAAACAACGTCGCCGGTTTTATAAGAAATGTAATTATCGTATTCGAGAGATCGATTCTATTAAATATACGAACATGATGGTGGATTGGGAAAATGATAAAATATGGACAAGGACATTCGAACCTAAGAATAGATTGACTAGTTGTGTAAATGAAAAGGATGAGGATTCGGATGAAGGACATGATATTGGTGTTGCGAATTGTCTTATTAACGTTAGCAATTTAGAAGGGTTATATGATTAGTTTTGTGTTAGTATATTGGTACTGATGGAGTATAGATAGAGTAATTTAATCCACTTGAACCAATGGTGCCTCCATTTCCTGCTCCTGCGACGTTGATAGGTCCTGCGGGTCCCCTTGGTCCTTGAGGTCCTTCTCCTTGAGCTCCTGTGTAACCTTGAGAACCTCTATCCCCTTTCGATCCTGTATACCCTTGAGGTCCTAGTAATCCTTGTATTCCCGAAGATCCTTGTAATCCCTGGGGTCCTAGTAATCCTTGTATTCCCTGGGGTCCTGCTGATCCTTGTAATCCTTGGGGTCCTGCTAATCCTTGTATTCCTTGTATTCCTTGTATTCCTTGAAGTCCTGCTGATCCTTGTAATCCCTGGGGTCCTGCTGACCCTTGTAATCCTTGAGGTCCTGCTGATCCACCTATTCCTTGAGGTCCCCCTATTCCTTGAGGTCCTGCTGATCCACCTATTCCTTGAGGTCCCCCTAACCCTTGAGGTCCTGCTGATCCTTGAGGTCCCCTTGATCCTTGAGGTCCTTGTGAACCCAATGCACTATCTCTTCCTGGTGATCCTTGAGGTCCTTGAGGTCCTATTGATCCTAATCCCTGGGGTCCTGTGTCACCTTGGGGACCACCTAATCCTCTAAATCCTCTAGATCCTTGAGGTCCTGTTAATCCTACCCCTTGAACTCCTTGAATTCCTTGAATTCCTTGAGGTCCTATTGACCCTAACCCTTGAGGTCCTTGAATACCTTGAATTCCTTGAATTCCTTGACCTCCTTGAGACCCTTGAGGTCCTTGAGGCCCTTGAATTCCTTGGTTCTTTGAAAAATAAATTAAAACCTTCCCTCCTGCTGGCAGAAAACCGATTCCGCTATTGTAAAGCGTTTTGCCCTCGGTGCTATTATTATAGCTCCCTCCTCCTCCCTTACCCGGTACTGCGTTGTAACCATCATATCGTTCTCCTCTACATGATTGTACACCCGACCTATTACGACTACAATTTACTGCGGTATAGCTTGTCCCTGCTGCCCCATCACCCCCGTTAAACCAAGCTATACCTCCACTACTTCCAACAACAAGATTAGAAACCCCAATATCTCTAAGATTTACAACCGTGCCTGATATTCCAGATGAAACTGCTCCATTATTATTGTTTATACCTCCACTGCTCGTTCCTGGTATAGGATTTCCATTGCTATCTAAACCACCATTAGTAGCAGTTATATTAATACTTGTATCCTCATTTGAATATATGCGAGAAATCGCTCTACCGGGGCTGCCAACATTAATAATGTATGTGATACCTGCCTTTAAAATTGTAGGTGAAACTTCTAAATCACTATAGGTAACTCCACCTCCACAACCCCCTTTATTATTTGATGCAAGTCCACCTGCTCCTACTACTAAGTATCCAATGTTCAAATTAGTACGTGGTGTTATAGTTCCATCGCTTTCAAAATCTACCTTTGTAAATAGACCCACATTTTCTAAGGTCCCTCCAGTTACATCAACTAAAGAAGTAATTAAATTTTCTTTATTAGTAATAAAATAATAATTCACAACCTCTACAAGAAAAAATATAAATATAAAAAACAAAACAATTCTAAATAATCCTAGTTTCTTAATGTTATTAAATAAATTCATTCTAACGCTATATATTATATATTAAACTACTAAAATTTTTTATTATATATATTCTATAATTATATTATATAACATGAAAGTAATCACAGATGATGAAGAATCCTCAATAATTTTAGGAGGTGGTAAAGTTAGTCCCGAACAAAGAGAAGAATATATGGTACATTATTATGGAATTATAGATGCAAGGAAGGCAGGAGATAAAGAAAAAGAGAAAGAATGTGCAGATAAATTATTATATTATTTATACACATTTGTAATAAATGAAATCAACGACCTATCAGATAACGAGAAAGAGTATAAGCGTCTTAAAGAAGAAGGATATTCGGATGAAAAAATACCCTCTATGTTATTCACTCCCAGTGATATAAAAAAGATGAACGAAGATGTAGTAAAAATATGGGAATCTATTGATCCTGAAGAAACCGACCATATTCTAAAAGTAAATCTAGTTTCTATGCAATATGCATATATGTTTAATGATTATACAAAGAACATAGAATCGCCAGGTAAAACTACTGCAACTACAAGCAACCTAGAAGCAGGGCTCTCAAAAAGAATTTACACTAACTATAAATTGATTAAAAAAAGTCCAGTTCTAAACGAATATGTTACAGGTTATACCAGTAAACTAGGGCAACTTGAAATATATTATTTAATCAACTCACTACCTTACACAACTATAACAGATATGATTGAAGCATGGTTTATAAGAAATATTTGGATTGTAGGATTCTCTACACGAAACAAATACGTCGATGGAGATAACTGGCAGACGCCTATATTTTTTTTAACCCACGATTACGGACATGCAAATTTCACATTTGAATGCTATTCCGCTATTTTTGGAGAACCAGGGAGAGATAGAAGCAATGAGAATATGATAAAAACCTATAACTTAATAAGGGAATTTTATGAGTATATAAAAGAAAAATATAATAGTGATAAACCCACGCTATATTCCATAAAACTTCTTTTATTCGTTTCTTTCCATGAACTCGGTGATAATTGCTTAAATTATTTCTCTAACGCATCCAACCAAGATCGGTTCAAAATGTCTTTGTGGTGGGCGCAGCAAAATACATTTTCTACAAGATTTTCGAATGAAAATGATCTATTTCTATCATTACCTGGTCGAATACAAGCTAAGGCGAAGGATTCTAAAACTAATATTATAGATAAAGAAGAAATAAAAAAATACTTTTCAGAGGAATGCATACCTAATTATACGAAAGCTCTTCATGATTTTCAAAAAACAAAAGGTATGATAACTGGTGGTAGAAAAACCAGAAAACGCAAAATGAAACGTAATAAGAGAAAGACAAAAACACGAAAATAAATTTTATAAATAGTATGAAAATATTTATAAAAATAATTAATATTTACGTCTTCTTGTCTTGCCACCTTTATTCCTTGGAATTAAACTGACAAAATCATCTACTCGAGGAGATACTCTTAGTTTTGATTTAGATGACCCTATGTTATTAGTAATCATTGGATTTAATTTGATATTAATCATGTCTGGACTAATCCTGCTGCGATCATTACTTCTAATCAATTTACCTTTGCGTGTAGAAACTGGTTTTCCTTTAAGTCGGAGCTTAGCTATTTTTAAAGAATCCTGTGGTTCAAATTTTATCTCTAAATCAGCAGAAGTTTTTTTGACTGAACTATTTGATGACTGCTTTTCAAGCACAATAGGTGCGACCTTATTGTTTTTTCTAGTAAAAATATTACTAAACCATGCTCTTCTTCTTCTTTCGTGCCCTATTGGAACGTTCATATATAATAACCCAATATTTTTGATTATTATACAATAAAATTTAAATACTTTTACATAAAATACTCAAAGTGAAAGAAATCGATGTAAAAAAGTCGGGGTCGATTTTCATTTTGGACATTTATTTTTGTCCATTTTCATTTTTATAAAAAAGAATTTTACAAAGAGTTTCTCATTTTTGCATATTGCTGCATAATGCTTTAAAACCCAAAATAATCATTTAATGTGTCGCTGCATAATAAAAATTACATACTTTTACGAAAACTAGTACGGCGTTTTTTTGTTAGGCGTTTTTTCCTAATAGAAAAACGCCCAAAATAATAATTCTAATCATGTTATGTGAAATGGTAACATTTCAATCACCGAAAAAACACGTTTGTTACGTTAGGAAAAAACGCCTAACAGAATAATTTTACGGAAAATATGTACGGCGCTTTTTCTTTAGGCGTTTTTTCCTAATCGTAAAAACGCCGAAAAGAATAACTAATGATACCTTATATAAAATCGTAATGAATACAAATATTTCTGATAAAGATTGTGACGTTAGTAAAAAACGCCTAATTGACACTAATGAAAAAACGCCGATGAAAGATTCTTTAATATATGAATGTATTAACTGTAATTTCTCTTGTAAGAAAACCAGTGATTGGACCAGACACATTTCAACAGATAAACATAACCGGGTTCATAATTCGATGGAAAAAGAGAAGAAACACATCTGCAGTTGTGGTAGAGAATATGCGCATCTATCATCTTTATGCAATCATCGTAAGAAATGCAGTGGTCAAAAAACAATCGAAACATTGTCTAATAGTGTTCCTTTATCAAATGAATTGGTTTTGGAGATTATAAAACAAAATAAAAACATACAAGATCAAAACAAAGAACTTCAAACTACTCTTCTAGAACAAAATAGAGAAATGCAGAATAAAATATTAGAAATATCACAGACACCACACATTACAAATAATATTCAAAATAATGTTCAAAACACCTTTAATTTAAATATGTTCTTGAATGAGCAATGCAAAGACGCAATTAGTATAACCGATTTTATTGATTCTCTCAGGTTAGAAGTATCAGATCTAGAAGCCACTGGAAAATTAGGGTACGTCCTTGGCATATCAAGAATTTTTATTAACAAACTAAAAGAATTAGACATCCATGAACGTCCGCTGCACTGCACTGATATAAAAAGGGAAACTGTTTATATCAAAGACAAAGACGTATGGGAGAAAGAATCAGCAGAGAAAAGTACGTTGAAACAAGTTGTTAAGAAGATAGCTCGTAAAAATCTTCAACAGTTACCTGCATGGCAGGAACAACATCCTGAGTTTAAGAATTTAGATACACCGGAGAATAATGAATATATGAAAATATCTTTGAATGCTTTGGGTTCCTATTCGACAGAAGATGAAGAAAAAGATATTGACAAAATCATGAAGAATGTATTAAAAGAGGTGGTTATAGAAAAGAAGGGAACATGAAAAGGGAACATGAAAAGAGAACATGAAAAGAGAATATGAAAAGAGAATATAATTTTATTTTATCAATTTACTAATATGTACTATTTTTTCTCTAGGATCTGCTATTCGCACTGGTGTCCATTTCTTAAATTTCTTATTAAATACACATTCAATTAATAATACTTTCTCAATATTAACATATTTGTCAATGCTTGTATTTTGGAAATCATCTTCATCCTCACTTTCTTCGATATAATCTAGATTTTTATTTTCACGTATGTTTCGGAACAATCCATTCATAAACACACTAGATTTATAATTAGGCACGTAGGCAACATTATAATACACTGGTTGATTATTTTTTCCATATGCGTATAAATTATAAATATCAAATTGTATATCTGCAATTACTTGAAAAACAGTAGGGAATTTGTACTGTGGTTTCATATAATCCATAACTAATTGTCTGGTTTCTAGTTGGCAAATGGGATTTTTCTTTAATTCGCCCGGCACAGTAACACCAATTTTTTTATTTATATTAACGTTTAAATATGGCATAATTTCTTGATGACTCCTATATTGGATATGATGTACTGGGTAATAAATATCAGTGGGCATGGTTGTAGGATATTCTGTCATAGTTTCAATTAATTTTGTTTCCCACATTAGTGGTAACATAAAAACAACATCTTTATTGTCTCGAAACTCTTGTTTCATATTCATCATAAGTTCAGCTAAGAAAGCTAATCTTTCTCCGAAATTACTCTTTTTCATAGAGATTCCTTTGTAGAAAAGTACATCTTCAATTATAAACCACTGACGCCCGTTCTCTTCTTGTATAAATGTTCCATAAACAACTGTGCCTAGAGATAATGATCTATCGAATTGCGTAGGAATTACAGATGCTTTCGAAATCTTTTTTTCTCTGTTTAAATCCATTAGATAACACAAGTCATTGTTATTATGAAATGTAAACCATGCAAAACATTTCTTACCAGTAGGGATAGCTAAACATATATTATAAGAAGGCGAAACTTTCTTATGCGAAATAGTTTCATAGGAAAGTTCAAATTCGGGAAAACGGTTCATCAATTGGGATGTTTGGGTTTGAGAGAGCTCCATGATAATATAAAAATTATGATGGACCAGTACATTATAACTGTGATTTGCCTTTATATTTTTTTATTAAATTATTTATGTCAAATTATTATAAAAAGCCATGATTTTATCGACGAAGATCCAATTATCCTTGTTGTTTTCGTAACATTCTTTGATATAATATCCATCCGCGTTATATTTGTCGGTTTTCCATCGAATATCTTTGCATATATCAAAATCAATTAAAACCATCGCAGTGTCAATATTATATACATCAACTGTATCTCCAGTTAATACTTCTTTATAAGGATATATATTTACTGGCCGTTTTTGATTAAAAGTATATATTTTTTGTAGTTCAATTGAATCTAATAGTTCGTACAAATTGGGGTGTATTACATTATCATCGTCTAAGAAGTACAGATATGTATCAGTAGTTTCTAGTAAATCTAGTGCAAAATTGCGTTGTGGATTTCCGCTAATACCATCGCCAATGTAAATATATTCTTTAATTTTTCCATCGGACTCTATTGGATTAGTGTTAACTATGTTATCGTTTACTAAGTTAATGTTTACTACGTTATTGTTTACTACGTTATTGTTTACTACGTTAGGAAATTCCTTTATTTTGGTACCATCATATATAATTAACCATTGGTTTACATAATCAAAATTAATGCTTTCCTTAATCTTAACAAGGTTTTCTGGTCTTATACAAGGTGTTATAATTGTTATTTTTTTATGATTATTAACAGTAGGTGTAAAAACGCCTTTCGAATAAATAATAGAATATTCATCGCAGCTTCTATAAATAAGATGAAAATATTTTATTAATTCGTCAATCGTGCTGTCAGCTAATTTATAACACTTCATTCTATCAAACTTAAGATTATCAATCTCTCTGGTTAGCTCATTAATATCGCATTTATTATCAAGTACTAAAAAATCATTCGATGAATCATTGTACAGTTTAGATAAAAGTGTTTTATTGTTTCGAAGTGTATCTAGACCAATGATGCAATATTGTTTCTTATAATTTACATTGATTACTTTATTACAATATTTAAATTCATAATTATCGCGCTTCCATATTTGGCTGCATTTGTATGAATAAATAGGATTTTCAAAAGCATCTAATTCCTTCATTTTCTCGTTTATTTTATATTTTTCATAACACTGAGGGTACAAATGTGATTTACATAGACGGTTTATTTCTGAATTTCGTATAAGCGAGAAATTATTGTTGTTATTATTCATATATTGTACATAACTTAGCTTAGGTATTCTAACCATTTTTGTATTAACTGCTGTTCTTAGCAACAATTCATAATCATCCGAAACAGGTAAAAATTCCGAATAATTACCCATCTCTAGAAGAGCTGATTTGCGCCATATTCTAGGATGGTTTGGAACAGCAACAATATGACTTAAAGTAGTATTATTTATATTCGGACATATGGCCACATTCACCCATTTATAATTGAGTTTTTGGCAATAATAACCACTATATCCTAGGCCAAAGAAATCCCCATAGCTAAAATTCGCACCATTCTCGTAAAGGTTTACGAAATCCATGTATACAAATCCAACTTCGGGATCTTTATCAAATACATTAGCAGCGTCTAAAAGCGTGTCGGGTAAGATCTCATCATCGTGGTCCATTTCAATAACATATTTACCTCTACATAATAAAACAGCTTCATTCTTAACATTTCCGATGCTACCACTATTTTCGCTGCGATTATAAAGTCGTATGCGTCTATCGTTTTTAAAAGTTGCCTTTAAGAACGAAAAATGCGCGTCGTCCGGCGAATCATCTAAAATAACCCACTCCCAATCTTTTAGTATTTGGGTTTTTATGCTATTATAAGCTCGAAAAATTTTATCGTATGAGTTATAACATGTGGTAAATAGAGAAAAAACCGGTCGTGTATTTTCATGTTTATCAGTAACGTTATTTATGTAACAATAATTAAACATTTTATTAAGTTCATTAATTGAATGCAATTCTTTTAAATGTATCCATCGGGAATTCATACGGGGTGGAATAATAGAATAGATATTCTGTGCATATTCATGAAAGTCATCGCCATAAGTAATAAATATATGATATGTTACATCAAAAAGCTTATTTAGTTCTTCTTTGTCATTAGTTATGGTAACAGTAAAGAAAAAATTATCTTTATTAGTTTCAAAGAAACTGTCAATATGAGAATATTTATCGTATCTATAAAGAACGATGTTTGGATATTTCATATATTCTACTTACTTAAGTTTTTTTTATGTTTCTTCCATAAAACTTATTAATTCATTATTCATTAACTCTAAATCTTTTTTACTTATTGATGGTTCTTGATGATTTTGATCCGGTTTATTTTCTTGCAATTCATTAATGATCTTCTTATATTTATCTATTTGAGTATTTACTAAATTTTTAGTTTTTTTTGTACTATATATATCTTTTAAATATGACCAAATAGAATGCGATATATAAATAATAAATAGACATACAAATATCTTTAAAATTATTCCCAATATTATAGCATACATTATACACATTTAAAAGATTTATATTTATGCATTTCAACGTACATAAAAAATTGAAATAAAGAAGATTTGATATAGATATTAATAAAAGATGGCGCCGATTACTATTTTAGTTGTAGATAAGACAGGGGTTATTAAGGAGGTGTCCTTGAAAACCTACGATGAATCTGAATTATATAAAAAAGCAGGAATGAAAACAGCGGATGATTTTAAATGTTACGCTGAATGGAATATTGAAGATTTAAATGATAAACCATATTCCGTTTCAGTATTTGGAAAGATAACTGGTAAGGCAAATCAAGAGAATAAGTATGAGTTTCCTCCTCCTATTGATACAACATTATTCTTTGGAAATTGTATTATTGTAAATAAAAATAATGATAAGGCAGTTAGTATTACAGCTGACGAATGGGAATCTGTATATGATTATTTGTATGGTGGATTTGAGGAATTGGGCGATGAAGATTCAGAGGAGGAGGATGATGAATATGATGAGGATATTCCTAGAACCAAAGAGGGGTATGTAAAGGACGATTTTGTGGTAGATGATGAGGAAGAAGAAGAGATTGATGAAGAAGAGGAGGAGGAAGAGGAAGATGATGAAGATGATGAAGGATATACAAAGAAGAAGGCGAAAACAATAATTAAAAAGGGAGGTTCTAAATCAACAAATAAAAAAGCAGAAAAAAAGGGGAAGAAGACACCTCTTGCTCCAGTGAGTGTGTTTATGAACACGGAGGAAAACTATTTGGATTGCACCAGTGAATTAAGCGAGGAGGAATACGTTTAGAAAGAAAAATATTGTTATATTATATATGCCCAATATTTGGCCAGTTTACGAACCAGAAAATCCTTATGTATATTTAGAAAAACATAAAAGAGAAGTAAACGTTGGAGATACGATTGATTATGTAACAAATAATCAAGAGGGCAGAGTTTTTTATAAAGTTGTATTGAACAAAAAAGGTAAAAAAGACCTTGATGAAATAGTTCAAAGATCGCCTTCACCTTCACCTTCACCTTCACCATCATCTGGATCATCTTCATCTGGATCATCTTCATCTGGGTCACCTTCATCTGCATCATCGAAAGGATCATCGAAAGGGTCAACAAAGAAGCGAAATCAGAAAGGGAAAAAAGGTGGAAAGAGAAAGAGTAGAAAGACAAAGAGAAAAATTTATTAATTAGATCTTTTTTTACATCTTTTTATCATTTCAAACTAGCGTTATATATAATTTATATAAATATTATATATAATGTCTGAAAATATATCCAATTTATGTTATAAATTTATAGAAGATAACCCAAATTATTTTAATCTTAAAAGCCCTGATTTTAGCAAAGATCATAAAATAGCTATAAAAAAATTAGAAGATTACAGCAAACAACAAACTTGTTCAAGCTCATATTTCAAATTAATGCTGGATATATATAAAAAATCACATTATATTGGTCCTAAAGAATTTATTCAATACTATACGAGCAGTGTAAAAAAACTGCATAGTATTGGTGATGAAAAAAATATAATTTTATTACTGCCGGGTTATAAGTTTAACCAAGGCGAACCAGTAGATTTTACAAAAAGCAATTACTACTTTACACTTTATTTTATGAAATTATATAGAGAAGTAACAGGCGAAAAGATTGAAAATGTTTATCCAATGATTATCAAAGGCGGTAGACATGTATATATAAATGAATTAAATATTGATGGTATCATTAATAAATTAAGGGATACAACGGGAAAAGAGAGTACATTGGTTATTTGTGATGATTTTTCATATTCCGGAGAACAATTAAGTTATATTATAGGAGACGTAATTCCTGTTCGGCAAAATGTTGATTTGTATTTAGTTATTTGTGGAATGACAAATACCGCAAAAGGAAAAATAGAGAGCATAAAATCAAAATACAATTACGATAACCCGAAACTAAATATAAATATTATTTTTCCAGACGAAGGTGGATATTTCCTTGAAAAAAATGATTTTTTATCCGTGTTGTATGAAATAATGCTGCCAAACAAAACGGAAGGTAAATCTAGACAAAAGATGGAGAGTGAAGTTATGGAATACATAAAAGAAAACGACATGTATGAAATTAGTAAATGGGGTGATAATAATTTAGAGGCCAATAAACAATTTATAAGTTTATTTAGTAGGTTTACTAATTCACTAACCTATCCATTTTTTAAATATCCTGACCATGTTTCAACAATTACACAAATGTGTGTTGTTGCTGATTATTCAAAAGATTATGTATTTTTATATAAAAATTTAGACCCGGCAATACAGAAACAAATAAATTGGCACGGGACTCGTATTAGTATTAATAAATTAATACCCGAACCTCATTTAACGTTTTTCCTAGACAATTTTGGAAATAAAGCTGTTATGGCAGAATATCTAAAAGCCAATCCAGATTTCAATTTAATAGAAATTTGTGATGCAAATTTAAAACTAATTGACTTAGCTAATTGCGACATAGTAATTGATAAAAATGCTACAACTAGAAATTGCAACACACATTGTTGGAAACCATTCTATAAAATTATTATTGAAGAAGAGCCATTCAAAGAATTTAATTCAATAATTGATTCGTTGGTTAGTGAACCTAGAAGTGGCGGAAAAAAAAGTAAAAAAAGTAAAAAAAGTAAAAAATACCTTGATGAAATAATTAAAAGATCACAGTTGCCATCACCTTCACCATCATCTTCTTCATTGAAGGGATCAACAAAGAAAGGAAAACAGAATGGAAAGAAAGGTGGAAAGAGAAAGAGTAGAAAAACAAAAAATTGATTATTTAAGATCTTTTTTATCACTATTAAAAAAGATGTTGACTTCAATTAACGAATATTTGTTAAAACGAAAATTATACAGGTCTATAAAAAATAAAAAATGTGATTTAAATAATTTAAATGGAGTAGATTTATCATATATGAATTTGTCTTCTATTGATATTAGAGGAGCTAAGTTAAAAAATTCTATATTGGTCGGAACAAGAATGAAAAATATTATTTTGCAAGGAGGAATGTTAAATAATGCGAAATTATCTGGCGCGGATTTGAGAGGAGCAAATCTTAAATATGTAGATTTTAGTGGAGCTGATTTGCGAGGAGCTGATTTGTGTGAGGCAAATCTACATAATGCAATCTTTACTAGAGCGGATTTAAGAGGGGTAAATCTATCAGGTGCAAAATTAGACAACACTACTAATTTTATGGAAGCAAATATGGTGGATATTATTATTGATGAAAAACGATTTAATATAACTATTAATAATGGTGCAACAATAAAACAAATGAGTTTCTATGGAAAATTACGTTATAAAATAGGTTATAGAAAACATCTATCTATGAATTCAAGAAAAATTATGCCGATTGTACCGACAACAAAATAGTTCTATTCTCACAAATAATATAAAAGAGTTTTTTTTTATATTAATAATATTATTATTAATGGACCATGATATAACGCTAGTGACTGCTTTTTTTGATATAGGTAGACAAAATTGGAAAAACAATGATTTCAAACGGACAGCAGATTTTTACATAGATTCTTTTTTAACATATTTGAATTATCCTTATAGGATGGTTTGTTATATTGATGATAGATATATAAAAAGGGTTCTAGAGGTCTATGAGTCAAGCCCATACAAAAATAAAATGTTTATTGCGATTAATCAGGAGTGGTTAAATAATAATATACATGCATGGAATCTAATAGAGAATGATCGAATAATATTGAATAGTGAAGGATATAAGAATTTCTTAAAAGGGCGTTTGCCCTTAATGTATCCAGAAGGTATACCAGAAAGAGACGTTAGAGAGCATTTATGCCCTGAGAATATTTACGCAGAATATAATGTAGTTAACCATTCCAAAATAGATTTCATTATGCATGCTATTGAAAACAAATATATTAATACTTATTTTACGGGATGGAGTGATTTCGGGTATTTTAATACTTATCATTCCGACAATAGTCCTCTTCCAACTGGCGTAATAGATACAAATAAGCTAGATAATAATAAAATTTCTATATGTCTACGAAGGCGTGTATTAGAAGAAGATAAAAATATGTTTTTTACGTTATTGTATGCATATGAACTATTTATTGGCGCATTTTATGCGGGGCCTACGCATGTTATGTCTCGATTTCAACAATTGTATCATGAATGCGTTATAGATATGTATAAAAATGGTGTATCAGATGATGATCAACATGTTTATATTCATTGTTATAGTAAAGATCCTGAGATATTTAAATTATGTATTTTTGGGGGAGATTGGCCAAAGGCGCTGATAGTTTTTCAGAAAGAAGTATAGTAGATAGAATATAATAAATACAGTTTAATAATATAATATATTATATATAATATTATTATTATAGGATGAGAAAATCCCTTATTGATAAACGATATGTTCCAATTAATTTTACAAGACCGAATACTATGCAACCATTTTATCAGGAATCACCAATTCTAGTCCAGAACCTAATATATAACAATACTAGTCAGGATAATTTAGTAAATTTATTATTGGTTTCTACCGAGGTTCAACAATATCAGCAGTTTATTGATTCAGCTAACGATAGTACGTTTGCTGTCGCATATTATCCCATGTCTTCTAAAACCGAATTAATGGAACTATTAAGGAGCAAAACACAATCCATAGAAAGGATTGGATTCGTATTTTATTCATCAAGAAACCGTACGAAACCCTTTTTAGATGGGAACCCATTGTTCTTAGAAAGCGATCTTACAATAACTAATGAATACAGTGAGAATCTTATTTGGTTGTTGGATGTGATAAGCGAATTCAACGTGAAAAACACAGATTTTCTTGCTTGCAACACATTAAATAGCGATTTATGGAAGAATTATTATGGGTTACTCACTGAAAAAAGTGGAGTAATTGTGGGAGCGTCAGATGATAAGACAGGAAATTTGAAATATGGAGGTGACTGGATAATGGAAAGCGCGGGTGAAGATGTAGAAAGGGTCTATTTTACGGAAAGCATAGAATATTATAAATATGTTTTGGATTCTCCCCAACCACCTCTCGCATGTTTTAAAAAGGGATCTAAAATACTAACAAACAATGGATACGTGCCTATAGAAGACCTAAGAAGGGGCGATCTTGTTAAAACACTGCTTAACGATTATGTAGCTATTGATATGATTGGAAAGATAGATATTCTACATCCTGCTTTAAAAGAACGCATCAAAGACCAGCTTTACAAGTGTAGTCAAGACCAATACCCTGAATTATTCGAAGATTTAGTCATATCAGGATGCCATTCTATTTTGGTGGATAAATTCGCAAGCGAAGATCAAAGAGAAAAAACCATAGAACTTACGAAATACACGTATTGTACAGATTGCAAATATAGGTTACCGGCATGCGTTGATTCTCGTACTTCTGTCTATGAAACTTATGGAAATTATACGATTTATCACTTGGCTTTAGAGCACAATGACTATTATATGAACTATGGAATCTATGCGAATGGTTTGTTAGTGGAAACGTGCTCAAAACGCTACTTGAAGGAACTATCTAATATGACATTGATTGATTAGTATGCGGGTGAGATTCTCGAGCATTCAATATAATTATCATTATAAAAAATTTATAATGATAAATTACATTATAAAACAATAAAACAATAGTATATAATATTATAGGATGAGCGATTCTCTTAATATTAGAGATGAGGAACCACAATCCCAGGAATCATCAATTATAGTCGAGGAATCACCAATTATAGTCGAAGAACCACCAATTATAGTCGAGGAACCACCAATTCTAGTTGAGGAATTACCAATTATAGTCGAGGAACCACCAATTCTAGTCGAGGAACTAATATATTCCAATGCCGTCCAGAATAATTTAGTAAATTTATTGTTAATTTCTACAGAAGTTCAAGAATATCAACAGTTTATTGATTCGGCAAACGATAGCACGTTTGCTGTCGCATATTCTCACATGTCTTCGAAAACCGAATTAATGGAACTATTAAGGAGCAAAACACAATCCATAGAAAGGATTGGATTCGTATTTCATTCACCGGGAAATAGTACGAAACCCTTTCTAGATGGAAATTCATTGTTTTTAGAGAATGATCTTACAACAACCAATGAATACAGTGAGAATCTCAAGTGGTTATTGGATGTGATTAGCGAATTCAATGTGAAAAACACGGATTTTCTTGCTTGCAACACATTAAATAGCGATTTATGGAAGAATTATTATAGTTTTCTAATTGAAAAAAGTGGAGTAATTGTAGGAGCATCCAATGATAAGACAGGAAATTTGAAATACGGAGGTGACTGGATAATGGAAAGCAATGGCGAAGATGTAGAAAGGGTTTATTTTACAGAAAGCATAGAATATTATAAGTATGTTTTGAATCCTTTTCTAGTTGGCGGTATATATTACACACAAATCAATGGAAGCACTGTAAGAGTTACTGGATTTAATACATCAACTCTTCCTTCTGAAGTAACAATACCGTCGACAGTTAGCGATGGCACTACTACATACACGGTTGTTTCGATTGGCGCTCAGGCATTCCAAGATCGCACTAGTTTATCAACTATAACCATACCATCAACAGTAACAAGTATTGGCGATTATGCATTCAAAGGTTGCACTCTTTTGAACCCAGTTACTTTTGCAACAGATTCATTATTAACAACTATTGGTATTGAGTCATTCCGAAATTGTACTAGTTTAACAACTATCACCATACCATCAACCGTAACAAGTATTGGCACTCAGGCGTTCTATACTTGCACTCTTTTGAACCCAATTACTTTTGCAGTAAATTCGCAATTGACAACCATCGGCAGTTATGCATTCCGAGATTGCAGTAGTTTAGTAACTTTCACCATACCATCAACTGTAACAACTATTGTAGGTTATCAATTCAGCGGTTGCACTCTTTTGACGTCGGTTATTTTTGCACCAAATTCGCAATTGACAACTATTAGTGCAGGTATGTTCAGTGATGTTCCAAGTATGACAAGTATCACCCTTCCTTCGAATCTCCAAACTATTGGCACACTGGCATTCATAAGGTGTATTAAGTTAGAAAGTATCACCATACCATCAACTGTATCAACTATAGGAGAAAATCCATTCCTACATTCTGGTTTGAAATCGATTGTTTTTGCACCAAATTCGCAATTGACAACTATTAATTATAGTATATTCAATAGTATTACTAGTTTATTAAGTGTTACCCTTGCAACAGGTCTCCAAACGATTAGCAGTCAGACATTCGAAGGTTGTCGTAATTTAGAAACTCTCAATATACCATCAACTGTAACATCTATTGGTATCAATCTATTCAGTAATACCTTGGGTTTGAAAACGCTTATTTTTGAACCAAATTCGCAATTAACAACTATTAATGGAGGTATATTCAATTATAACGCTAGATTAACAAGTGTCACACTTTCTTCAGGTCTTCAAACGATTGGCGCTCAGGCATTCCTAAGTTGTAGTAGTTTAACTAGTATCACCATACCAGCAACTGTAACAACTATTGGCAGGCAGGCATTCGGTGGTTGCGCTCTTTTGAACCCAGTTACTTTTGAAATAGGTTCGCAATTAACAATTCTTGATTATGAGGCATTCCACTATTGTACTAGTTTAGAAAGTTTCACTATACCACCAAATGTAACAACTATTGAAATGCGTGCATTGGGAAATTGCCCTAAGTTAACAACTATAACCATACCATCAAGTGTTACAACTATTGGTCAGAGTGTATTCCCCGGTTGCATTCTTTTGACGTCGATTGTTTTTGCACCAGATTCGCAAATAACAACTATTAATTCTGGTATGTTCGATATCCCAACTATTTTAACAAGTATTACTCTTCCTTCGAATCTCCTAACCATTGGTGCTAATGCATTCCTAAATTACACTAAGTTACCAAGTATTACCATACCATCAACAGTAACAACTATTGGTGACAGCGCATTCAAAGGTTGCACTAGGTTAACAACAATAACTATACCATCAAGTGTAACAACTATTGGTTCCCGTCCATTTGAAAGTTGCACTCTT